ACAAGGAGTATCACACAATGCCCCGTAAATCCACCGCAATTCCCGCTGCGAAACCGGCTGCAATTCCCGCCAAGCCTGTGACCAAAGTCGCGCGCAAGCTGACGCCGGAGCATTCGGCAGGTTCGCTTACGCGCGATGACATTCTCGCAGTCGTCGGACAGGCGATCGCAACGCATCCGGCACTGCAACGCGCAGACGTGCAAGTCGTCGCAGACGCAAACGGCCCGATCGTTGGCAACTCGCAGAAGTCGCTTCAGCTTCAGGCTGGCCCGGCGACTTCGGGTGTTCCCGCAACGCCGATCAATCACGCGCTCGACGAACTGCATCTGCAACTGCAACTGCTGAACGCCGACCTCGGCTCGATGCAAGAAGTGCTGCGTCCGCACCTGCAGAACGCAGTCTTCGACGACACGCCCGCCGAGAGCGGCTCGGTCCAACGCGCTGAAACGTATCGCACCTACGGCAGCGACATGTCGCCGACACTCGTCGCCCTCAACTGTTCGCTGAACTTCGTCGAAGGACTGCGCGAGCGTATCTCGTTCCTGACCCGCAACGTCGTGAACTAATCAGACGGCGCGAGAAGCACTACCTGAAGTAGCAATGGAAGGCCCGACACTGTATGCAAGGTGTCGGGCCTTTTGCCGTTTGTGGTTCGCCACACATAGAGCAAACCCGTAAACCTCCACATCACGTGGGGAGCCTGACGTGAGGCGTTTTACTCCGGGTAACCGGAAAACAGCCCTGTTGCAAACTGACCACAACCCGGTTTTGGCGTCGTGCAGGGTTTTTATTGGCGTGGTATAATGTACGTACCGGCAGAGGTATCCGTGCCGGGCCAAACAAACCAGTAACCTGCAAACATGCCAATAGGGGCAAACATGCAAACGCAAATGCAGTCGCGCTGTGTCTCGCACCGGTCTGATCGTTCGGTGGTCTTCGTCAAGTCTTACGAAGAACGCCGTCTCGACGGAATCGCTCGCAAGCGCGAAGCGCGTCGCAAGCTGTTGGCGACACTCGCCGAACTCAACGCCGAGTTCGTGCATCCGGCGCACCATCTGCGCTGGAGCGAAGGCCAGTCCGAGGATCTTCTGATCACTTGGGCGTACTCGCAAGACTTGCTGTCCAGTCGTGATCAGCGCACCTTGCTGATGATGTAACGCAGGACGGGACCTCCGGGTCCCTGTTCTTGTATCGGCTGTCTGCAACACCAATGATATCTGTCTCCTTACGATCCGGAGTGCCGCATGAAATCCCAAGTACAAATTTTCGCAGCAAACGTCCGCAACACTACGCGCACATTCGCAGAATCGCTGGTCGCTGCTGGCGTGAAAGTCAAAAGTGTCCGCCGTCTGTTTCTGCAAGACGTGCCGTCGGCCGACGCAATCACGGTTCGTGGCAAGGGTCGCTTCGATGCGCTCCTGCGCCTGAACTACGAGCTCGGCCACTTCGAGGTCTCGGTGTACAGCAAGCGCGGCACCCAGATGAAGGCAGTCGTCGCATCGCACCACGAGTTGAGTGCGCTATTCAAGGTCTGGAACATCGCTTCGTACTGAGGAGACCATCATGATCGAAGCGCTCAACAAGACTGCGGCTCACCGCTCGTTCGTTTCCACCACGTACCTCCGTTACGTGATCAGCCTGTACAATCGGCAGCGCGTTGACTGCCTGTATCACAGCCATATCGACTACCGCAACATGGTAGGCTATCTGGCCGGTCGCATCATCGCATCCTCGCTGTAGAGTACCCTATCCCTCCGAGAAGTAGAAGCAACCACACGCGAATGCAACTATCACCAACTAAACCTTCACCAAAAGGAGCTTCACCATGAAATCCCTCAAGTTCGTCATCAACACCAAGTCCCTCCTGAAACTCGTGGATGCCTCGACCATCTGCGCTCACTTCGAAGTGCAGCAGACCAACGCCCTCGAAGCGGGCAAGATCAGCCGCCGCATCCCGCATCGCCGTCTGCAAACCTACGCGGAGGAATGCCACGCGTCGCTGCGCAGCCAAATCCGCCAATGTGTTTCGCCGAAGGACGCCGCTGTGTTGTACAACAATCTCGAGAAGCAGATCGGTCCGCACCGTCTGGGATTTCTCGGGGCCGCATGGCGCGGCGACCGGCGCTCCACTCTGAAGGCACTCAACGGCGGCTGACCAGTCTATCAGCCGTCTGTATCAACTACAACGAACAACTCGGGCATCGCCCATAGGACCAGACCATGAAATTCCTGAACGGTAAACGTGTCGTCGACTACGCCAACGAACTGCACACGATCAAGAAGCGCCAGCGTGAACTCCGGGAAGAGTTCCGCACACTGCGAGCACAGGGCGAGGCCATCGAAGAGTTCCTGTACCGCCGTTCGGGTGGCGAGAACTTCCGGTTCAACGGCGACGATGACTACGTCAAGGAGCTGGACTTCGTGCCGCGTTCCCGCGAGGACATCGACGACGCTGCAGTCCGCCGCATCTTCGCCCGGCTCAACAAGAAGGTGCCGGTCAAGAGCAGCGAGTGGATCGAAATCAAAATCCGTTACGTAACCGAAGACGAGGCTGAAGAATGAACCCGGTACAGGTGCTCCAAGACACTATGATCCGCACGGCAATCGTGGTGCCACTGGTCTGCGTGTTCTGTGTAGCCATAGCATACGGCGTCCGTTGCTTCTTCAAGCGGATTCTCGACGACATCGATGGTAAGAGTAAGGATTGGAAATGACTTGGAAAGCAGTAGTGTTGTGGACGTGCGTTATCACGCTGGCGGTGGCGCTCGTAGCGTTCGGCCTCCACGCGGTTGGGACGCCGCAGCCTGTCGTATCCATCATGTGTGTTGGCGTAGCTCTGACCCTGAACCGTGCTCACAGCGTCTGGCTCAACCGTCAGCGCGCCAAGGCCCGATAGTCTGAAGTAGATAACACCCACTCAACGACAATAGGATATAAATCATGAAGAAGCAAGAAGGCAAGAAGGCATTTGTCCGCAACCTCAAACGAACGATGTTCGCGCAACTGGCGTTCATGTGCTACGTGTACGGCACATCCCACACCGAGAGCCAGCTTCTGGTGGCACACGTAGTCTGTGTGTTGACCGCAGTCATGGCCGTCCTCCTGGCTATGTTGGGTGCAGTCCACACGGAGCAGCGTGCTCAGCAAGAATGGCTGGCCTCGCAACGGGCCTCCGTTCATTACCCGGCGGGCGCTGCCTTCCAAGCTAAGGTCGACCGTGCGGAGCAGTCGTACCGCACACGTGGCCGCGTCAACGAGTTTGTCTAACCTCAACAAGTTTGTTTTTAATAAAAGGAGTCTTACTATGCCGTGCCGTGATTACGATGACGATACCAATAGCAGCCGAGCCTACAACGACATGGAGCAGCGTCTGAAAGCTCGCAACGATGAGTTGGCTCGCCATGCCTGTATCCTGGGGGCTGTTCTTGAAGACATCGCCCGTGCTCGGCGCATTCCGGCGGACGAACTCCACGAGAAGATCCGCGTCAAGCACGCGGCGTTCGGCCCGGCCGCGCTCAAGTGGTGGCTCGCACACAAGAAGGCCGACGCCGATCGCTTGAAGGAAGAAGCCAAGCAGGATGCTCTGAAGAAGCAGGGGCGCAATCTGCTGGACAAGCTCAGTGCCGAGGACCACGAAGCACTCAAGGCTGTAGGCGTTGATCTTGCCAAACTCACTAAGTTCGGCAAGACTGCCAAGACCAAGAAGGCCGCATGATGAGCGGCGCTAACCGAACCTACTTCTCAGCGAAGTCCAACCCGGAGTCCGACGTTGAACCGTGGAAGTTCACTGTCGGCAGCAAGGTTGTCCCGCTCAAGACGGTTACTGCTATTCATCACGCGGATCGGACGATAGTCCAGCGGATGGTCGACCACGATACGGGAAAGCGTTACTACCGCTTCGTGTTGGGGCGCATGGGTACTGGTTTGGATAGCGCCTTCATGATGGAACAGGATTTCGAGTTGGCTCCCCAATCAAGATAAGCTTGAGGTCAGCATGACGACGTTAGAAGAAGCGCGGAAACAGTTCAAGGCGTTCGTCGATGCGTGGCGGGAGCCGATGGTTACGAGTGGTATGTTGATCGATTACGATGAAGACGTCGTGATCTTCATGAAGGACCACTCCGAGCTGATGATAGACATAGTGGCGAACGGTCGTGAGTTCATGCACTTCGAAGGTGAGTTCTCGGTCCACGTCATGTACGATGGCAATGACTACCGGCTGACCGAGTCTGTAATCGGCCAGTCCCTGGATTCGGTGTTGAAAGACCTGCTTGAGCTGTACCGTACTTGCATGAGACAGATCGCGTCGAAGTAGTCGTATTCTGGTTGTGCGCTTTGTAACTCTAGCCCAAGGAACTGGATGATCATGTCCACCAAAATAACATCATGCATCAGCATCACCAATAGCCACTCCAACACGCGTTGGAACCCGTCTTCGTTTCTGATTCAAACGTTTGCACTTCCGTACGACGAGAAGTTGCACCTGTACAAAGGCTGATCTCAGCCACAAACCACCCTGGAGCTGTTCCATGCTGAACCGTGACATTCTTAACGCCAATAGCTACGAACGTGATCTGATCGCTCGCGCCCACAAGCTCGCGCGCATCGCTACCAACGCGCTGAACTTCCTCGAATCCCAAGATTTGTTGGGAGTGATGATCGAGTCCATCCCCGACCCGATTCAGCGCCAAGAACTCGAAAAATGGTGGGACAACCATAAGAAGGTCGTAGAGCGAGACAGTGAGAAGAAGCAGAAGGCCGAAGAGCGCGCACGCAAGGTGCAGAAAGCGCTGGCAAAGTTGACTCCGGCTGAACGAAGACTGCTTCGGATCAAGATCAAGAACGAAAGCGGAACGGCGTAGTTCAAGTTCAGCATCTGAGTGGTGACCACGCGGTTGCCCGTTTTCAGCTGTCTGTTCCCACTCAGTTATGAACACCCCAGTCCGACAACCCCACAAATCATGGAGAGTACATGGCATCGACCAGCAAGACCCGCACTTACCAGCGACTGGCCTCCGTAGGCCGAGTTTTCGGACACTGGCGGAAAGTGTGGTATAATAGTGTTACGGGGCCTCCGCCCCGGAGCAAACCCGGCAAATACTCAGGTACGCTGGCAAACGCCTACAAAGCTCCCGGCGCACCCTTGTTGTAAAAACGCAACACCCGCGCAACCCGGAGTGCCCTATGGCAAAACGTTCCCTGAAGTACAAAGTGGTCGTGGCACCAAGCGTCCAGCAGTTGGAAGACGATGTGAACATCGCGCTGAAGTCTGGCTGGCTTCCACTCGGCGCTCCAGTCATCGACTCCGGTAGTATCGGTTCCACGCGGTTCTATCAGGCGCTGATCCTCCAGCTGCAACCTGACTAGTATGAGAAGGGTAGTAAATACCCTGTAGCATCTGATCCTTACTCCCAACGAAACGGAGCGCTTCATGCAAATCTATCAACACCTGTCCCGCGATGACACCGCATCTGCCACGGTTCGTTTGAACCGCACCGAAATGGCAGAACTGCGCAAGTTCATGCACACTCCCGAGTTTCACCAGTTCGTCGGCTTCCCCAACGGAGTCCGTCTGTATTATCGCAGCAAAGGCTGGTATCGCCTCGAAGCTACCCGCGACTACCGCGCTTGTGACAAGATCCGCGCAGCTCTGGCAATTCTGCGCAAATTCAAACGGGAGTTTCAGGCGTTGCTCGTAACCGACATCCGCCGTCTGATCCTCGCGAAACACCCGGAGTTGCAGACCGTCGCCTATGTGGACGAATCCGACAACGCGCTGATCGGCACTTTCCATGTGCGCAACACGAAGGAGCCGCTGTCCACCGTCGCGCCTATGGAATCGCGGTTGCCTGTTGATTCCTCCAAGCTTGAGGAGTTGGCCGCAACCTTCGCCAAGTCCAATCGAACCCGGCACCACGCATGAACGACACCGTATTCCACATCTTCCTGATCGTCTGGGGCGTGTATCACTTCTACACGGTATTCTGCTCGGTGTACAACCAGGAAGTCCACAAAGATACGTCGCCGGTCGTAACCCGCTGGCGCTTTGTTGGCTACGTTCTTCTGGCAGAATACCTCGTCATCGTTGTGTGGGCGGCGTCGCTGCTCCACTTACAATTCTAACTTCATACCAAGGAACCACACCATGTTCGCATTCAACAAGAAGGCCACCGAAATCCAAGCCGCCGTCGAATACTGCGCACCGCACTGGATCGTGGTGATCCGCAATCCGCGCGAGTCCAAGTGGACGCCGCTGCGATCGCTCACCAAGAAGGTGCGTGTGCAGGACGAGTTCGGCAACGAGAAGTCCAGCCGTCCGGCGATCGAGAGCTTCGAATCCAAGCAGAAAGCCGATGTGTGGGTCAAGGAAAACATGCCTGGAGTCGCGCTGACGCAGCGTAGTTCGGTGGAGCGCAACAAGGATCACGAGTGGTTCGGTTCGTCGGGTCCTTCGATTAGCGGAGAAATGCAGTGATCGTAGTAAATAGACTGGCAAGCAACGTTTCCCCCGCCACCAATTACATACCTGCATCAATCCCCTTGGACAGCGCAACCATGAAGAACCTCGTTCCTCCCATTGGTACGATGGTGCCCATCCGCTCCGGTGACGCGTCGTTGTCGAAAGACGACAAGACGTATATGTGCCGCATCACGTTCGACGAATCCACGAAGACTTGGATCATCGCGTCGCGGTTCAATCAAGCAACCGGCCGGTGGGCGCCGACTACCAAACACAAACGTCTGGGCTTCATCGTGTTCCTCAACGACAAGCCGGACACCGACGATACCCATGTGCGTATCTCGGCAATCCAGCCTTCCGGGCAGGGAGCATACGGTGACAGCATCAAGCAATCCACGGCCAGTGAGTCGTGAACTGTCGGTGTTCCCGGCTCTCGATATCGGTCGGCTAGCTCGATATCGGCAGTTACAGCAGCAGGTGACTGTTGCTCGCAATCGGTATTTCAAGTTTCATGCTCAGGTCTTGCAAATCGCCAACGAGTATTACGATGCGCTACCCGAAGCGGAAGTAGTTATCCGCTTGCGTCGTGAGATCCGTATGGCAAGCAAGGGCACTCCGGAGACGATGGCTGTAGACAGTATTACGAGTGCTGGCTACGTATCGTTTGGAACTGAGCAGCTTTACAACGCAGAGGCGCATCTGGTGAAGAAGGCGTATCGTATGCTGGCTCCGATGGTTCACCCCGATCGGTGCGGCGGCGATGTAACTCGCTTCCAGCTAGTAAATGCAGCATACCGGCTTCGCGATCTGACGTTTCTGCAGGAACTGTACATCCAGTTGGTGAAGGACAATCTGTGGTATCGCACCACGGACGAAGCCTTTGCATACCTGGAGCAGGAACTTCAGCGTCCGGCGGTGAGCACGATGTTGCTGCGCAGTCAGCCTGAGTTCACAATCGCACAGCTTCACCTGTCGGGAAACCTGGACGCAGCGCAAGCCACCGCCCGGCGCCGTATCCTGGAACTGGTCCGCACGCTCAACAACGAGCTGGCCTACCTGCTAACGAAAACAACCCATCCCAACTAAGGACCATCATGGCAATTCAGAAGAAAGTGAAATCGACGGTAGCAGAAAAGCCGCCGGTCAAGAAGAGCAAGACTGCAGTCGCCGCCCCCGCTCCGGCAGCGAAGAAGGGTGTCCCCGCCAAGAAGGGCTTCCCCGCGAAGAAGGTTGGTGGTCCGGCACGTAAGCGCCCGGCGACGGCACGCAAGCCGCTCGCAACGTGGCAAGCTCCCGCCGACTTCAAGCCGCACTTCATCGAGATCGGTGTGCGTACCGACAAGGACGGGCTGCTCAGCAACGCCATCAAGGCCACGCGCTACCAAGGTCGCTACGATCCGGAAGCCGAGGACAAGAAGAAGTTCGACGTGGGTGGTTACGACATGGCGACGCTGGTTGGCATTCAAGCGCGTCTCGCTGGTGTGACGTTCCGCGCCAACGCAGATCGCAAGTACCCGTCGGGCATCAAGGAACGCAACGCCACGGAAACGCTGAAGAAGGAAGACGGCACCAAGCGTGAAGCCCTCGTGTTCCGCGCCGCACATCGGTTGCCCGCCAACACGACGTTCCGCATCCTGCTGCGCGTCAACAAGAAGTCGGCCGACGGCACGCTGTCGATCGTGTTCAAGCATGTCGAGCAACTCGTGAAATCGGCGAAGACGGGCAACGTCTCGCCGGTTCTGCTGGACAAGAAGGATCCGGTGTACCGCGCTTTCCGCAAGGCGAACCGCATCCTCCCGGCAGCGTTCAAGAACGTGCTCATGCCGCCGAAGCGCACTCGCGGTCGCAACGTGCCTGACGAAGAGTAACTCCTCGGGCCGCAGTAAAGTAATTCGGTAACAACAAAAACCAACCCCACGAGGTTCCCAGTATGTTCGTCCAGTCCCCCAAGCAGATCACCGCTCGCATCATCGTCCCTTCGCTTATCGCCGGTGCCGCCGACGAAATCATCACCGTCCAGATGGACCTCCTGCAAGATGCAAAGAAGCAGGGTGATGTCAAGTCGGCACTCCGCGTGGTAGTCGTCAACGGAACGGTGTTTGCCGCCAAGGGCGATCTCGAACCGGTGTTCGGCATGTTCGTCAGCAAGTTCGGTATCGGCAGCCGCGACGTCGAAAACGCAACGCTGAAGTTCGGCTCGCAGCTGACTCGCCTCACGGCCGAGGCCTACTATCTGCTTGGTGGCATGACGACCAAGCAATATCGTGTTTCGAAGCTCCGGCTTGCTGAGGAAATCCGCAAGGAGCGGGAGCGCGACATGAAGGCGCAGGGTGCAGGGATGCTGCTCGATCTGATCGACGACGGGTTCATCACGGCGGCCGAAGCCAAGAAGTTGATCGACAAGCGTATCCGGGAAATCAAGCAGCAAGGCGCAGTAGCAACAAAGCCTGCCGCCGAATCCACCGATCCGCTGTGGGACAACATCGGCTGACCGGTTTTCGAAGTGTGTTACAATACTGCCAGCCGCCGCGCACAGCATTCCCGGCGGGTAGTAAATACAGCACAGTAGCAAACTCCGCAGCACGTAGTAAATATCGTATGTACGGGGCAGTCTGTACTCGCAATCACAGACATCACAACCAATCCAACGTTTCACCATTCTTTATCGATAAAGGAATACAAAATGGCAATCCGCAACGCAGCGAAGGGCACGAAGGCAGCAGCAGGTAAGGCTAAGGCAGCTCCGGCACGCAAGACGGCAGCTCCGGCTCGCGGTCGTGGTCGCGCAGCAGCTCCGGCTCCGGCGAAGCAAGGCCCGAAGGCTCGTGCAGCAGCGGCAGCAGCGAAGGCTGAAGCTCTGGCAGCGCGCAAGGCGAAGGCTCTGGCAGCGAAGAAGAAGGCAGCAGCTCCGAAGAAGCCGGTTCGTGGCGCGAAGGCCGCTCCGGTTCGTCAAGCTCGTGGCGCGAAGGCAGTGAAGGCAGTTGCTCAGCAAGCAGTCGGCACGCAAGTGTTCATCAAGATGGTCGTGACCACGCAAGCTGGCGGCAAGCCGACCGAAGCATCGTACTTCGGCGCACAAGGCCAGATCATCCCGCGTTCGACGGTCAAGGCAGTGGTCGGCAGCGTAATCTATCACGAAGTGCTGGTCCCGATGGGCACGGTCACCGAAGTGAAGGTGCAGAAGGGCATCACGATCTACATCACGGAAAACGGCCCGGTCATCGCGCTGGACCCGGCTTCGGTGTTCACCTCGTTCGGCGGCGCATCGGCAGTGATCGCCCCGGCTGGTGACGAAGACGAAGACGGCGTCGAAGGTGACGACGAAGAAGATGAAGACGAAGACGGCGTCGAAGGTGACGACGAGGACGAAGAGTCCGACGAAGAAGAAGACGAAGACGAAGAAGAAGACGAGGACGAAGAGTCAGACGACGGCGACGAAGAAGACGAAGAGTCGGACGACGGCGACGAAGAAGACGAAGACGAAGAAGAAGACGACGGCGACGAAGAAGACGAAGAAGAAGAAGACGACGGCGACGAAGAAGACGAAGACGACGGCGACGAAGAAGACGAAGACGAAGACGAACTGTTCTAATCTTCCGGCATCGGCGGTATAGGTCAGGGCTGGGAGCACACAAGGGCTCCCAGCCTTTTCAGCATTTGCTGGCTGCACACAACAGAGACGTCCCGTGGCAAAAGAGCATCTAGCACTTTACTCTAATGACTGTAAGCGATGCCGACATCTGGACCCGTCCGAGGCCAGAGCCTTTGCGAAGTGTCACTACAGCAAGGGTAACAAGCATTGTCCAGCGCAAGATCTGGTCATTGTAGTCGTAGGCCAAGCGTACCGTTGGGCGAATCTGGTGATTGCTGCCCGCGAGAAACGTGACGCCGCGTCTGAAGCTCGCATCCTGGCGCAGGTGGCGAAGAAACCTGCATCGTTCCAAGAACGCTTTTATTCAGCAATCGAAAATCCGGCGGACATCCGATGAACAAGGCGATACCAGCGGCTACGAAACCCGCATCTAACTCTCCCACCGTAATCCGCTTGACGAAGATCAAGCAGTGGTGGCTCCCAGTCGACGCCGAGTCCTACTTGGCTTTGCGCGAGGCCGGTGTGCCACTCGTCCGCTTTCATGTGGACTTCCTCCCAGCGCTATCCCTCATTACGAAGAAGCATCGCATCCGTGCGAAGGAAGTATCCTTCAAGGATGAAATCCTGACGCCGTTCCTCAATCTGGTCGGCACCACCTGGAACAAGAAGCAACACTGCCGGGCAACCATCGCCGCGCGGTCCATGAAGTTCGAGACCCTGAAGCCCGAGGTCTACACGAAAGCGAAAGAGAGCATCACGAAGCTCACCGACATCCTCGAGAAGTTCTTTGTTCGGTGGGGCTTCAAATACCAGTTCGAGTACAGCGAGTCGCGCGGTAAGTGTAAATTGAATGTGGAGTACTACTTCGACAGCACCAAGATGCCGGTCATTCCTCTGGAGACCCCGGTCACTGATCTGCCGAAGGTCCAACTGAAGATCGGCTTTACGCGCATCACGATGACGTTCGGCGACCGCTATGTGGATACGCTGATCGAAGTCAGTCAGGGTGGCAAGTTCACCCCGTTGCACTCAACGCGTTGCACGTACTCGCAGATATCCTCAGTCAAACCTATGATCGCGGCACTCATGCAGGTGCCCGATCATGACATTCACAACTTCGACAACTCGGCCACCCCATGATTATGGCTCTCGCCAAAAAGAAAGTCGCCGCTCCGACAAAGAAGGCGGCTTCGTATTCGAGCAAGGACATCACAACCTTGCGCTTCCCGGACAACGTCCGCTCGAACCCTTCGATGTATCTTGGGTCGGTGGACGCCGCTGGTGTGTGGCTCACGGCCCGGGAATTGCTGGACAACGCGCTGGATGAGCATCTGGCGCACCGTAACGACGCAGTCATGCTGCACGTCGATAAGGACGGCTCCTATTGGGTGCTGGATCGTGGTCACGGCGTGCCGCAGGGTGTGAAGAAGTTCAGCGTGCACGTCAACGGCAAGGACATCGAGACGAAGATGCCCACGATGCAAGCCGTCTTCGGTGAACTGCATACGTCGGGCAAGTATCGCTCGGATGCATACGCAACCTCGGTTGGTACGCACGGCATCGGCGCCAAGGGCACCAACGCAACCTCGGAGTTCTTCGAGGTCTTCACGTTCTACGAAGGCCAGTGGTTCACCATCGGCTTCAAGAAGGGCAAGCTGGTCAAGCACGTCGCGAAGTGCAGCGCCCCGAAGGGTCCCGACGGCAAGACTGTTACCAAGGGCACGGTCATCCACTTCAAGCCGGATCCCACGATCTTCACCGTCAAGTCCTTCCCACCCTCGATGGTGATGGAATGGGCCGACGTGATGTCGCATCTGAATCCCGGCTTCGCAATCGTCGTATCCAGCCCCAAGGGCAAGAAGCAGTTCCTGTCGAAAATCGGCCCGGCCGGTTACGTCCAGCAGCGCATCGAGAAGTTGAAGACCGAAGCTGAACGCCTGATGTTCGAGTACAAGTCGGATCTGGCGGACGTCGTGGTGGCCTTCTCGAACTATGACGGCTGCGACGTGCGCGGTTTCACGAACGGCCTGAACAATGCTCAGGGCGGCAAACATCTGGACGCTGTGACCGGCGCACTGTACGCGGGCCTCAAGCCCTACATCAAAACCAAGCGCGTGGAAGGGAAGCCGGTTCCGGTGTTCCGCGAGGCTGACTTCAAGGAAGGCTTGGTTGGTCTTGTCAACGCCAAGCTCCACAAGGCCGAGTTCAGTTCGCAGGACAAGGCACGGCTGACTGATGCTCGTATGGGTGCGGCGTTCGAGAAAGAGCTCACGCTGGCAACCATCAAGTTCTTCAAGGACAACAAGGCACTGGCACTGCGTCTGTGTGCGCGGGCCACAAAGCTCAACGAACTGAAGACCAAGTTCACGTTGTCGAAGAAGGCTGCGTCCACGCTCAACGCTATGAAGCGCAACGGTCTGCCCGCCAAGTACGCTGGATTCGACAGCAAGACGAAGACCGAAGACCGCGAACTGTTCATCGTCGAAGGGGATTCGGCAGGTGGTACGGTCAAGAAGGGTCGCTTCCCGTATCAGGCAGTGCTGCCCCTCAAGGGCAAGATCATGAACGCGTTGAAGGATGGCAAGGGCAAGACGCTGGAGTCGGAGGAAATCCTGAACATCCTGGCGGCTATCGGCTTCGACGTCAAGGCAGTCGACCCGTATGCCAAGCTCACGGTCGGCAAGATTGTGTGTCTGGCTGACCCGGATCCGGACGGCCCCTTCATCGGCGACACCCGCATCAACTTCCGCTACAATACGCACGGCACGACGCAGTCGGCCAGCATCGAGTGCCTCGCCAAGATGGCAGCTGATGGTACGGAGTTCGTGGTTCCGGTGTGGAACGGCCAAACCGAAGTGTGGGCCAGCGCCAGCGCTCGCCTCGAACGCAACGTCGAGCAACTGGTTGCTCTCGAGATCGGCAAGACGAAGTACAAGGTCAGCGTCGATCACAAGTGGCTGTGTGTTAAAACCGATGCGCTGCGCGGCCGCGACGTGGGCGAACATGCAGACAACCTCGTGTTCGTCAGGGCGGCTGATCTGAAGGTAGGCGACCGGGTGTTCATGCCCGCAGCTAACAACACGCGGGACAAGTCTAGCTGCGACTACGCGACGAAGCTCGGGTTCGCCCCAGTCTCGAAGATGCGCATCCAGCAGTTGGACCAGCCGGTTCCGGTGTACTGTCTGAGCGTGCCGAAGTATCACCACTTCATGCTGCCTTCGGGTATCGTGTCGAGCAACTGCCACATCAACTCGTTGCTGCTCACGCTGTTCTACCGCTATCTGCCTGAGCTGTTCAGCCGGGGCATGGTGTTCGTTGCCAACAGCCCGGAGTTCTACAGCATCCACAAGAATCAGCTGGTGACCGGCGAGTCGCTGTCGGCAATGGGCAAGAACCTGAAGCGCATCAAGGCACCGGCCAACACGCCGATCCATCACATCAAGGGTTGGGGAGAAATCGATGCTCCGCTGATGCGCATCTTGGCAATGGACCCGGCCACGCGGAAGCTCATCAAGATTGGCGCAATCGAGCACGACGACAAGGTTGACTTCGAGCGGCTCATGAACGACGACGTTGCCTATCGCCGTGACATGTTGGGCTTGCCGTCCAATGCCGTCGGCGGTGACGTGGAGGAGGAAGGCACTCCGAAGTCCAAGGCCGCACGTAAAGTACCTGTGAACAAAGCGGTCGTCGCAGCCAAGAAAATTGCGACAGCCAACCGGAAGATCGTTCACCGTCGCGATGAAATCGAAGCCAAGCGCATCGAGAAGCGACGTGGCCTCCGTCCGGTGGGCAAGACGTTGCGCAAAGCCGCATAAGGAATCGACATGGTAATCAAAAGACGAGTAGCGAAGCCCGAAGCCGACGATATGGACTTCGACAAACCCGCACCGCGCACACGGGCTCCGGCCCGTCGTGGCAAAGCGCCGGTCAAGCGGGTTCTGAAGGGTACTGAGGACAAGCACGTCGATAACGAAAGCATCCGTAGCTTCGGCAAGCGCAACATGACCACGTATGCTGTGGCGGTCAACCTCGATCGCAGCGTGCCTGACATGTACGACGGGTGGAAGCCTGTGCATCGCCGCATCATCTGGGCGGCTTCCACTCAGGCTCGCGACCTAACCAAGACGGCGCGGGTCGTGGGCGATACGCTTGGCAAGTATCACCCCCACGGTGACCGCAGCGTGGCCGACGCCATCGAGACGATGGTCAACATGCCTACTGCTCCGCTTTTGGGCAAGGGCAATTGGGGATCGATGATCGACAGCGCGGCAGCCATGCGATACACCAACATGAAGCTGTCGGCGTATGGCCTCACGTTCCTGAACCCGCACTACATCCACTCGGAAGTCACGTCGTTCGTACCCAACTACGACGACAAGGACGTGGAGCCGGTCACGCTTCCGGCGCAGTTGCCGAACGTGCTGATCAACGGCTCCGAGGGTATCGGCGTTGGCATTACCACTGGCTTGCCGTCGTTCACGCCTGAGTCGATGATCAGTGTGCTGGAGAGCATGCTCAAGGGTGAGAAGCTGAAGGCCGTCGACTTCGCGAAGCGCCTGAAGTTCGCTCACAAGTGGGGCGGGCAGATCGTCCAGTCGAAGGAGAACCGCTTATCAATGATGGGCATCTTCAACGGCAGCGTCGGCACTGTACAGTTCGAGTCGGCCATCGAAGTGGATCGTGACCGCAAGAGCATGACCATCGGCGACTGGCCTCCAGGCACTAACCTCGAGAAGTTCGTGGCGCGTGTCCGGGCCATGCCTGAATGTCAGCGCTGCTATAACAGCGAAGGCGTCACCAACTTCACGATCGAGTGCAAGCCCGCCTACAACTATGTGCAGTTCGACAAGTTCGTTGAGAAGGTTCAGGCGGCGACTCGGCAGAAGCGCAACTACAAGATCAACGTAACGCAGCGTGTCGCCAACGATAACGACGGCGTCATTAGCTTCGAGACCAAGTTCTTGGCGCTGTCGGTGCCTGAGCTGATCTTGCAGTGGTTGCGTATGCGCCTCCAGTTGGAACTGAAAAGTCTGACGTTCCGGATCAAGAAGCAGGAAGCAGCCATCGCCTACTCCGAGCTCCTGATCTACGCGTGCGACAAACTGGATCTGATCTTCAAGGCGATTCGTAGCAGCGACCCGAAAGCCGCGATGGTAAAGCTGCTGAAGATCACCGAGGAGCAAGCCAAGCAAATCCTGGAGTTGCGCTTGTCACAACTCACGCGCATGGATCAAAGCGCGATGAAGGAAAAGCTGGCCGAGCAACGCAGTCATCACAAGCAACTGCTCGTGTGGCAGAAGAAGCCTCGCAGCAAGGTGCTTCTCGATCTCGAAGATGTCCGAGCCGCAATCGACAAGGACCGGAAGTTCGAAAACACCAAGGAAGAGCAGTCGCTTACGGTGGTGTAACCGCCTCGCGTCACTGCCGGGTTTTCGGTGTTGCAAAAACGCAACAGAGCGGTTCGCGCGGTGTGGTACAATATGGTACGTGCCGCGCGCACGTCGTGCAGGGTTTTGGCCGGTTTTACCCGCACGGTGCAAAAGCACAAAATCGGCAAGTAGGTCTACCCGCTCGCGGGTTCGTAGTTCATCCAAACCACAGGAGCAGCACAATGCCAGCACTCGCACACTTCCAGGTAGCGAAAACCGTCTACGATCTGGTAGACAAACGTACCAAGGCGGGAGATCCGCCAAACCGTCGGGAGCTCATGGCTGAACTCCGCCCCGTACTCAGTCTTCTGGGCCGGGCGGAATCTACCGCGCAGCAAATGCTCGATGTTCTCATGCGCATCGGCGCAATCGAGCGCGACGTCAGCCGGTACTATCAGACGGTGCGGGAAATCGATCTCGCGAAGTTTGCGACTGCAGTCGATCGCAACAACAAACGGCGCAAGATGCTGATCTCGTATCAGGAACTCCCGGTTCCGGCCGGTGCCGCCGAGTGGGTCGAAGAATCCGACTTCGCGGAATCGACGGCTCTGTAACAACCCACGCATCACACGGGCTTCGCCGGGCTCCCGCATCCAACGTCCGGCACATTCCACAACAGGAAACGTATCATCATGGCTAAGGCACAAATCGCAGCATCCTCCAAGTCCAACGCAGCAGCAGCCAAGAAGGCGACGGCGAAGAAAGCATTCGCAGCCAAGAAGGTAGCGCCGAAGGCAAAAGTCGGCGCATCGGCCCGCAGTGGTAACGCAAAGCGTGGTGCCGAGCAGCGCGTCAAGGTAAGCCAGGATGCTGTGAAGGCATTCGCGTTCCCGACTCGCAAGTCGATGAAAGCGCTCGCCAAGACTCTGACTGTCGGCACTGTGGTTGGTGAAAAGGGTGGTCAGGAGCGCGTCGGTATGGTCCACGCTGTACCGGGAAGCGGCTCCACGATCCCGACAGGCACGGTCGGCGTCATCTGGGACGAGGGCAAAGGCGTGGAAGTCTACGCGGTCGGAATGCTGGAAGTCGTGAAGAACCCGAGCAAGCTCCTGAAGGCGGATATCGGCACCGCCATCGAACAGAACCGCGAGTACGCGAAGCTCGCCAAGAAGTACACACTCGGTGCCGAAGTGCAAGAGCTTCAGGAACCCAAGCGTCACGGCATCGTGCAAGCGGTCGCGGCGAAAGGCAGTGGTTACGTGACTGTGCAGTTCGGTATCGCAGTCGAGGCCAAGCATGTAGGCGACCTCAAGCTGTTGGGCCAGCATCAAGCGCTTCTGGCCCCGACGACTTCGGCTCCGGTTGTCCACACCGCATGGGAAGTCGGCACCCGCGTTGAGCATCCGACACACGGATTGGGTGTCGTGGCTATCAGCGCAGAAGGTATGCCCGACGACGTCGCCACCGTCCACTTCGATGACGGTGATCAAGTGGCGAAGGAAATCGCAGCCAGCGAACTGAAAGTGATCAACGATACGTTTGCAGTTGGCGAGATCGTCGAGCACGCGGAACACGGTATGGGTCGCATCGAGACGCTGCATCCCAACGCCACTACCGCAGCGGTTCGTTTCCTGGACGCTGACGTGGTTGTTACGCGCAAGCTCAGCGAATTGCATTCGCTCAAGGACGCAGAGATCACCATCGAGCGCGCCGCCGATGCCGCAGTCACGCCGGTCTCGAAGGTCAAGCGCGTCCGCTTCGATGAGCTCGGGCTGTTCGAAGCGTTCGTCCACGAAGACCGCACGCATGTCAAGGTCGGCAACACTAGCGCGCTCCGCGTTGTCGTCGCCGGAATCACGAGCGAGCCGTTCGCAATGCTGGCAACCCAGGAATCGAAACTGGTGAAGGATGCCAAGGTGCGCTTCCGTCTGAAAGACAAGGTCGCCCGTTACGCAGTTCACGCCGCGCAGTAAATAGCAGGTAAGTCGGGGCGGGTGTGTTCTGCCCGTTCCCGCAATCAGTAATTTGAAGTTCCACTCTCGTAGTAAATAAACGGTGTGCCACAAACCACACAGCACAACGTCTTCTGTATTATCAACCTTTCCCAATCAAGGAATACAAATCATGGCAACGCAAATCAACGCAGTTCAAGCAGCTCGCTCGGTCGCACAAACGGTCGCTCAACTCACGCGCAAAGTTGCACAGCAAGAAAAGCTGATCGCTCGTCTGCAAGCGAAGGGCAACGGCGCGGCGAAGCCGGTTCGTGCAGCAAAGGGTCCGAAGGCTGCTCCGGCTGCGAAGAAGGCTGGCAAGATCGTGCGCGAAGCGCGTGAAGGTCGCGGCGCAGCGAAGAACGTGAAGGTCAACGCGAAGGCGGCTGGTCGTGCTGGCAAGGCATCGGCAGAAGACGACGAAGACGCTCCGGTTGCGAAGCGCGTGAAGGTCGCTGGCAAGGCTGGTCGCGTGGTGAAGGGTCCGAAGGCTGTCGCAGGCAAGCAAGGTCCGGTCGCGAAGAAGCAAGCAGCGGGCAAGGGTCCGAAGGCTGCTCCGGCGAAGGCTGGCAAGCCGGTCAAGGCTGCGAAGAAGGGCGGCGACGACTTCCTGCTGTAATCGGCCGGTCGGCAACACGCAACACGATGTAAATCTGCATTAGGCAGATCGAAGGGCGAAACGCGAATTCCGAATCCCGGTTGCGTTTCGCCCTTCTGCCGTTTCGGCACTGCGCGAATTTAATGGGGTCGCCCAGAATTCACGCCACGGAGATAACTGTGAAAAACGTACAGCGCGTAGCAGATACAAACTTTGATCGCTTCCAGGCCAAGCAAGGTCTGACTGCGAAGAACCAGTCGCAAATGACGAAACTCCTGCCGATGTTGCAGGTTGGTAGCAAGGCCGGACCTGACGACGCACAGGTCCTCGCTAAGATGGAAGCACGGCTCACCGCGCTCAAAGAATTGCGGGCATCGTTGCACAAGACGACGATCTCCCTAGCCAAGCTCCACATAGTAGACAAGGAGCAACAGCTGAAGAAACTCACGATCGCACGCAAGAAGGTGGTGGCGATCGCCGAATCGAAACCGCCGGTCGGCGTGTCCAAAGCATTGCGCGCATGTCTGAACGAACTGACGTCGCTGCGCGAGGGTGTGTACGTCGGCACCGCCACTACCCGCAAGACGCTGGCAATCGTGGCGTGCAGCGATGCTGTCGAGCATGTCGATGGTCTGATCGCCAAGACGACGAAGCGCCTCGAAGCTGCGAAGTCGCAGACGCAAGCTGGCTCCGGCGATCCGGTGTTCCAGGACGAAGTGGTGAAGGTCATCCAGCGCACGGCCGAAGACGCACACAAGCTGGAGTCGCTGAAGGGCAAGTCGTTCGTCGTGTGTCGCGTCCCGGTGGTTGCTGTCGCGAAGACGATGCTCGACGCCAACAAGTTGAAAGCCAAGGGCTTCAAGGCCGAAGACATCGGCGGGTATCCGGTCCTGCACAATCAGCTGGTGATCGGTATCAACAAGGCGATGCTCAACCTCAAGAAGAACGAGATGGACGAGCAAGGTAACAGCCTCAAGCCACTGAGCACCGACCGTTGGGTCAACGCCGCCGATCAAGTGCTGGCGATGATCCGCAAGCAGACGAAGGTCAAGTATCAGCTGGTGGATGCGCGTCCGTACGGACATGCTGGTGGTGCGTGGTTCTGGGCGATGCCGGAACGTGATCTGAATCTGTTTGCTACGTCGTTCCCGGGCAAGGCAGTTTCCCTGCAATCGTGGGGCTTCGGCTTCTAACAGGCGGAGGTGCCAACCATGCTTGTCCATCAACTGGTAGTGCTTCCGACGCCGGAAACTCTCGACTATCTCGGGAAAGTGTTTTCGGCGTGTCCGTTCAACCTCGATCTGTCGCAAGCGTATGTCGAGATAAACAGCTCGCAGACGTCGATGGTTCCCGACACTGCCCGCATCTACACGGCGCGAGCAGGAAATCTGCAGGTGTTCTACGACGCGTCCACTCAGCAGACGTCGTTGCTGTTGCCGTTGCACAGTCCGGCGCTCGAATCGCGCGTTTCCGAACTGCGGGAGTCTGCGCCGTCTGCGTTCTACGGCGAGCACTACTTCCCGAATCTGGTGCTGGTCCGCGGAATGCCGCCGCTGGCTCGGACGTACCGCTCGTTCATTGCCAGTGTTGCAACCACGCTGGCGAGCGATCCCAACCAAGTGTTGACGTTCGACGCCGAGCTCGTGATGTCCAAGGATTTCCACACCATCCCGGACGCCGACTACTACGAATCGCAGTTGGCAAACAACTTCGCACGTCGTTGATCCTGGAATAGCCGTATGCACGCGGAGCAGTTTTACAACTCCGCGTGCCCTAGTAAATAGTTTGCAGTTACCTGATCTTCTCTAACCTATCGAAAGGGTTATCGCGCGTTACCTGTTGTCGGCGTTCAGTCGATACCATTACTCCCCACGCTGAAATAAACTATGGACTCAATCGTCCTTCCACATTGTTGGGTCTGTGAGAAACGTTTCACAGATGCCAGTCCACCCGGACCCGCCAACAAGGAAATCCACCACATCATCCCTCGTCAGGCTGGTGGATCCGACGGACCGACAGTTACGATTTGTGACGGTCATCACGCGGCGCTCCACAAGATTGCGCTGCGTATGAAAAGCGGCAAACCCCACTTCGATCTTCTGGTAGGCGACACACCGCCCCAGAAGCAGAAGGTGCTTTGGCTGGCGTCCCGGGTCCACATCGCGTTCGAGGCCGTCAAGAATGACCCGAACAAGAAGGTGGTGGTAGTCATGGGTCTCAACGCACAGCAGCAGTTGATGATTGATCGCCTCAAGAAAGTGTATCCCACCCTGAAGTCTCGCGAGGCCATTTTCAATCTCGCACTTCAGAACCTTTACAACCGTCACTTCCAGGAGTAAGTTCATGGATGAAATCAAAACCGGTGAAGTTATCATCGTCCACCTGACCAACGGTCAGACCATCGTTGGCAGGGGTGCTCCCAACATCGACTCCGTCGAGGACGGCTTGCTGCTCGACTCGCCCCACGAATTGATTGGTGGTCAGCGCCCGGACGGCACTCTTGGCTTCGGGATGCAACCGTATCTGTCGATGGGTGGTCTGCTTCCGGCGTTTGAGCGCTTCGCCTTCGAGTGGGACAACATCGTCACCGCCCGCGAATGTCCGGAGCAGATTCAGCGTGCGTTCCTGGAACTGACGAGTGGACTGCAGATTGCCAAGACGCTGCCGACCGGTGGACAAAACGGGCAAGGCCGACCCACAAACCCGGCCAGTTTGCTAGTGGTGCCCTAATTAAAAGCCGGTAAAGTCACGCGGTAACATTTACTGGCGGGCATTTCTGCAGGGTCTACTTACCGCAAATAGGCAATAACGCCATTGTACATACGGTATAATGTTTCCAGTGGTGCTTAATTGGTTTGCGGGTTTATAGCAGGTTGCGTTTTACCAAACTCGCAAACCAGTCACGTGCTGGTAATCCACAGCAGGCATCACAGGTCCCGCGTATCGTATATCCACTCAGTCTGGTGGAAGGCTCTAGATCAGATCCGTGCTACGAGGCTCGGGTTCGTACTCCTCAAACACATATCATAAAAACGGTCGACCCTCAGGGTCACACATCACTATGCTGAAGAAAGACACTCTTGGTAGTGCCAGTGCCAAATCCCTCGATGAGGCCTTCAAATGTGGTGAGTGCGTACACTTCAAGCAGCACGCGCACTCCAGTCGTCAGCAGGTATGTTCAAAAGAAGGGATACGTGCCGTCGGCATCGCCCCTAAGTGTTTCACCCCGGACGTTACGGTCATCGCCCAGAACTCCGACCACTTCGTCCAGGTCGCAGCAATGTTTCAGTCGTTCACACCAAAGCAGCGCCGCATCTTTCTGGCGCTCCTGCGCAGCAACAAGAAGAAGCCGCACGCGATGGGAACCAAGCTGTACTTCAAGGTCGGCAAGGATTTCATCAGCAACTACCTGTGCGGTTATGTCGCGGGCTACACATCCAGTGGCGAGCTCATGCTCATCGGCAGCCCGGATCGCAAAACTCGTGGTACGTCGTTCGTGTCTTACCTTGCTCCTGATAGTGCTGGACTGCTTACTGCCTCTGAATGGAAAGTGAAACGTCAATCCTTGAAGGAACGCAATCTGATTCACGATCCCTCAAATCGTGTGATCAAGCGTGCCTCGGTCGTAGACAACTACGAACCGCCGACCATCGACAACGCCCCGTCGTCGTGGTACGACAAAAAGGAACCGGTCAAGCGCCGGAAGACGGATTCACTTTCCTTCAACATCAGTTAATAAAAAGAGGCAGTATTTTGTTACGGCAACTTTTGGGTCTCCGGCCTTCGGAGATGGCGAAAATCGGCGGGGCCGTTTTCGCCTACTTGTTTCATCGGATCACACAGCGCGAGCTCGTGGCGATCATCGATGATAAAGAGAAAGAGGAACGTATCCTTGAAGTCGTTAGACGCAAGGGCTACGTTCTTCGAGACTGCAAACTGTACGCTTGGGCGGCGTACCGTGCGCGTTTCGGCTATCCCAAGCCAAGCATTAAAGAGTTCGGTGTTACTCGAAGGGACGCCGCCTTCTTGTCCCGGCTCAATCTCGGTCACTTGTCCATTGACTTCGAGTCTTACAATTTGGAAGACTTCAAGGCTCTTGTAGAAGGCACGGTGAAGAGTCCGACCATGGATGCATACATCGGACGCTTCATTAGCAAGAAGATGTTGTTCTTAACTCGCAGTTACGGGGTGAAGCGCAGTGATCTCGAATCCGACATGCTGTCCGGCGCTCTGCGTGCCGTGTACATGCACTTCCCGAGATTCGAGTCGCTGCTGCATTTCACAAATGTGGCAAAGGCGGCAATCCATAACACTGGTATGTCGCTCATCACGTACCACACCAGTCCAGCCCGACAACGGCTGTTTATCAACGAGAGCGGTGGCTTCGAGGCGACCCACGTCGATGTGGACGTGATGTCCAGCGTCGAGGCACCGCAGCAATACATGGCCCACGCGAAGGAATCCCTGGAGGTCCTCGTAAAGCTGGCGCACAAAATGCGTCCCGATGTTCAACGGTTCTTGTTGTGTTGTGCAGGTCACTACGACGAGGGATTCTCGGACTACCTGGAAACCGATAACTCCTTGGCCGTAGATAGCATGGCGTACTCGCGGTATCTGGGTAAGGCCCGGAAGTACTTCGAGTTCAGTGAAACGCAGGTACAGAAACTCTTCGAGAAATTGAAGATGCATTTAGAGTAACCAACGGGGTGCTTTAATGTGTAACGACGCAGCGGTCCTGTCCAGAGAACTAACCGAGTTCCAACGACGTCAGCAGGTGTTTGCCGCTCAGTTCAATCTGAGCCTTGATGAATACCTTCGCATCATGCGAGCATCCACGACCGAAGAAGCTATCGTGATCCTCGAACTGACAAAAGTAAGGAAGCACCGCTCGTTACACCGTAGTAAGGCACATGACCAAGTTCGCAGGTGGCTAGATCTGAATCTGTTGGATAAGCCCCTGCACCCTTCCCAGTACATATTCTTCCGGCCGAAGTGGCCGATCACGTGGCAGTTCCCTAAACCCTAACCTCCAGTCAGCTATGCAAGGTATCTACGTTCTTATTGGCATCGTCATCGCAGGTACGGCATTTCTATCAGCCGTCGGCTACGGCTACTGACTAGCCTAGCCATTCATCAATCAACCCTCTGAGGTTCATTACTATGAAGTTCATTCAACAGTTCATGACCGGTGATATGGGCGCGGGCCTTCATCAGCTGGTCGTCGTCTTGGGTGATGGTACGCAGCTGGAAAGTGGTTGGACCGGTCACGATCAGGCCGCAGTCGTCGATGATCCAAAGCAACATGGTACAGCCGGATGGATCAGCTACACGGATCACTACGACGGCGTCATGCCGAAGGTATCGCGGTTTGGTGAGGTGACCGAAGAGCACGTCACGCAGGTGGAAGTGCCGCAAGCCGAAGCGCTGCCGCACCTGTCTCACGTCGAGGACTTCTTCATAAGCTCGGCCCCGGCCGTCGCGTCGGACGTACCGTTCTACCCGGACGAGGACGACGAGGACGACGAAGAGGAAGAGGACGGTGACGCAGATCCAGCTGAGGACGAGGAAGCCGCTTTCGACGAAGAGTTCTGCCTTCGCGCTTAACCTGCTGCATCCAACGCTCATTATTGAGGAGAAGTAATGCACGGAAAACGATATGGGGTTGATCGCTTCGCGGCTCGTGACAAGAAGCTGAACCACCTCCATTCGCGTCTTGCTCTGATGGAGCGGGCTGGCAACACGGCGGAGATCACCCGCCTTCACAAGTTGATCAAGCAACTGTCGTGCTCTATCTGAAGTAGTCGTTCATCTTGTTTCGCTTGTAGCACTTTGCAGTATAGGCCAATCTAAAATCACAAACGGGACACACCGACCCTTCCCAAACAATCATCGGTGTGTCCCTTAAAACAAAGGTAATAAAAATGAAAAAGACGACCATCGCAATCGCAATCCTGTCCTCGTTCGCAGCTCCGGCATTCGCAACGCAGTACGTGGCCTACGACACGGTTCCGGGCAGTCACGGCCAGTCGGAAGTGGACTACGGCAACGTCACGATGCAGGGTACGAACGGCACGAAGATCCACAACGTCGCGGCGGGTACGTCAGGCACGGATGCAGTCAATGTCAACCAGCTGAACAGCGCAATCGCTACGGTCAAGACCCAGAAGGGCGATACCGGCGCGACGGGTGCCACAGGTGCTCAAGGGGTCGCGGGTAAGGACGGCAAGAACGGCATCGATGGTAAGAACGGCATCGATGGTAAGAACGGCATCGATGGAGCAGCGGGTGCGACCGGCGCTCAAGGCGTCGCAGGTAAGGATGGTGCGAAGGGCGACACTGGCGCACAGGGTATCCAGGGTGTGAAAGGCGATAAGGGTGAGAAGGGCAACACTGGCGCTTCTGTTGCTGGCGTGTCTATCAACGGCACGACTGTGACGACAACGCTCGACAACGGTTCGCAGGTGAACGGCACTATCACGGGTCTGGCTACGACGGAGCAGTTGAACCAGACGAACGTCAACGCCAGCGCTCTGGGTTCGAAGGTGGACCAAGCTACCACGACGGCGAATCAAGCCAAGTCCATCGCACAAGGGGCAGACGCCAAGTCGAACACGGCAATCGGCATCGCCGCCGGAGCAGCTATCACCGCGACCGGTGCAGCCATCGTCAGCGGCATCGCCTACGAGAAGGCTGACAATGCTCAGCAAGTCGCTGGTCAGGCCAACGCCACGTCCAACCAAGCGAAGAACATCGCTCAAGGTGCGGCGTACCAAGCCAGTCACGCAGACCAAGTCGCGGCTGAAGCCAACACGACGGCAGGTAAGGCAACCGTCACAGCACAGGCAGCAGATGCGAAGTCGGACATCGCACTGGCAACCGGCGTGAAGAACAGCGGTGACATCAACAAGCTGAACGCGGGCTTGGCGACTACCAACTCGCATGTCGCGCAGAACACGGCAGACATAGCGGCCAATCAGCAAGCCATCCGCTCGGAAGCTGGCCGTGCTCAAGACGCTGAGTGGAAGCTGGGATCAGCGATCACGTCGGAAACGTCGCGCGCAACGGCTGCCGAGCAGGGCATCCAGTCGCAAGTGACGGGCAACACGAAGAGCATCAACAATCTCAACGCACGCCAAGCCAACACCGAAGCGTGGATCGGAAATGCGAACGCGGGAGCCATCGGTCAAGGCTCGCAAGTGAAGGCGAACAACGCAGTTGCACTCGGTGCTGGCTCCGTGGCAGATCGTGACAATACCGTGTCCGTAGGCGCTGCTGGTCAGGAGCGTCAGGTCACCAACGTCGCAGCCGGTACGCAAGCAACCGACGCGGTGAACGTGTCGCAGCTGAACAGCTACATGCGTCAGACAGCAAAGGCGGTGGACAACTCGAATGCCTACACGGATCAGCGAGTCAACGCTCTGCAGTCGTCGTTCGATAGCTTCAAGAAGGATACCTACGGCGGCATCGCAACGGCGCTGGCAATTGCAGGACTGCCGCAGCCGACGGCTCCGGGTCGTTCGATGGTGTCGGTGGCGGGTTCCACGTATCACGGGGCAACCGGTCTGGCCGCTGGCTACTCGCAGGTAACGCAAGACGAGCGTTGGGTGATGAAGGCGTCGGTTACCACGAGCAACCGTGGCGACTTCGGTGCTGTGCTCGGCGCTGGTCGTCAATTCTGACGCGTAGTAAATAGCAGTACAAGAGGGGTTCCTTGTTTGGGACCCCTCTTCGTCATTTCAGTTGTTACGAAATGTATCTTCCATTTCCAATTTGAGCACATTCATGAATCTCTTCGAACGAATTCCCCTCTCCGCAGACGAGCAAGCCGCCGCAAACAACGACGTGCAAGACTGGGGCGAGTCGCTGTCCAACATGACGATCTCTCTGTGCCAGCTCAACGAATCGGTGCCGAACGGCCAGATCGAGCGCACCGCCCACTACTTCGAGTTGCTCGAAGCCAACGCACGCCATCTCCGTAAGTTCCTGGAAATCCGCGGCGCTCTCGCCAAGGTCGAAGCTCTCGACGTGCGCGCAGCCGAAGAGCCCACGCTCTGACAAGTATAACCTCGGGACGTCGCTGACGGAAAGAGGATACGAACCCACCCACGTTAACCTTCCTTAGGAGTCGTCCCGACCATGGATATCTCAGCAACCACCCCGATTCTCCAACGATCCATCCTGCCTGACGTGCGCCCCTTCTCGTGCGTAGTCGGCCAGAAGTCGATCAGCGGCACCGTCACGTACTACACGCCGCTCGTATCGCCCGACACTCACGGTGTCTACACCGTAGAAGCCCTCGTCGGCTACACGCAGTACAAGTTTGCCATCAACAGGACGGGGTCCGTGTGGTCCACGGGTATCGTCTCCGTGTACGATCACGGCAAGATTGAAAGCCTGGACGCGTTCATCCTGTCACACCCCAAGATTGAGGAACTGTTTGAACAGGCGCTGACCACCCTCACAACGTATCGCAATCACGGCGTCGCTGGCATCGACTCGACTCAGCCGATCGATACGACGCGGCCCCCAAACTAAATAACGGAGCACGGTTCAGTCATGGACGACATCAATCTGTATCCGCAGCAGCGGGACGAGATGAAGCAGGACGATACCAGTATGCAGCAAGCCTTGGACTGGCTCAAGGATCAACCAGCAAACGCGAACATCACTAGCGAGCGTATCGCCGCCTTGCACGAGGAACTGTCCGGGCTCAACCAGCGGGACGCGTTCCTGGAAGTGGCCGCACGCCACGGTATCATGGTTGTCGATCACTCGGGGTCGATCGACAGTGTGGACCGCGTTCTCAAGTGGCAGAACCCTGCACGCATCGTCGATCACGACATCCTCGGCAACCCCATCTACGATCCGACCGAGATCGCAATCCTGAACGCGCCGGTTCCGCAGCTGGACATACCGGAAGTTCCCAAGGACCAGCCGGTCCTGGTGGTTGGTGGTGACGGGAGCCGCGCGAGTTCCACGCTCCGCCGTCTGGCGCTGATAGAATCGTTCGGCTCCGCCATCCTCGGCCCGAACTTCGTGGACGACTTCATTGACCGCAGTATCCCGGCCCGCTTCAAGCCCAAGGAACCGCGCAAGCAAACCGATGCTGACCGTCTGGCAATGGCGCGCGCTGAATCCAAGCGTCTGGCGAAGGCAGCGAAGCTGCAGAAGAGGGGTGGGAAATGACAGCCCGCGAACGCACAGTCTCCTGCGTAGTTGGATCCCATCAGATCATGGGAACCGTGTACTTGGACAGCGGTGCGGGCATTCGTGATTACGCAGTCATTCTCAGTGTTGATGGGAAAGCCTCGTACTCTTTCCGTCTAGTCATGTCCGGCTTCGGGTCGGTTCCCCTGTTCAGCTGTCGCGGCTTCCTTATCAACGAGGAACGCTTCATAACCATCGACCGGCCGCCGCGTCCCCTGACGGCCCCTCATATGTTCGAGTACGTCGTCCACAAGATCGTGGAGTCCCATGACATCAACCACCGGTAGACCGTTAACGGATAACACTGGCGCTTGCGGCGTCATCGAGCACAAGCATAACGCCACTACCGTAACCATGACTGGATCGGGTACGGTCACCGTGTCGATAGGTGCCAGCAACGTCACAGCAACCGGACCAGTAGCGCGGATCAGCTTCCGTGATGCCGATACCTGCGTATCGCCGTTCGGAACGCTGGACGAGATGCGCAAGATCGCTCAGACCGTACACGAAAACAGCTACTATCAACGATTCAACAAGCAACGTGTCCCGAGGAAGATGAAGACATGAATATCCGTGACCAGTTCATCAAGTCGTTTCTGCAGCACGCGTGCCCGCCCGGCTTTGGTGAAGGCACTGCAACTCACACGATGTACCGCGACAAGGCAGTGGCTCTGATTGAATGCAACGACACCGCGTTCGTCATGTTCAAGCAGGGAGTAGCATCCGCTGTGCGGGACCGGCCGACCGTGTATCTGTCGGAGTTCTCCAATGGAGTAGGCGGTAAGCCCGCAGTCTCAATCTCGAATCTCAGTATGGACGTCAGCGGCCCGGACCACTCCTGGGATAACAACAGCATGTTCCTCGTGCAACCGGGCCACAATGGAAAAGGTGTGATCCGTATGTCGGACACGCTGACAACGCTTCGCAACATCCTGGGTAACGCTGGGATCATAACCGTCACGGAATAACAATGAAAACAATCTATCGTGCCGACGACGGCAAAGAATTCGACACCGCTCTCGACTGCCATAGATACGAGCGCAGCATGTCCATTGGTTCTGACGCCCGCTTCGTCGACAAGCTGGCGGTCATTCTGCAGCCGGTTATCGCTTCCGACGATCGAGGCAACGACGTCATCCATGCAAGTACTGATGACACGGATGAGTACAGTCTGACGGAAATGGCGATCTACCTTGCGGATCATCTCGACGAGCTGGTTGAACTGCGAGACCAGATAGCGCACGAGCGCATGAAGCCGAAGAATCCCGGGTACAAGGTCAAGCCCAAGTCGAACCGTAGTAAATAACTGGTAAGCAGTCCACCAACCAGACAACCAAACACCGGAGCAACCCATGAGCGACATTCAACAGTTCAAGATGGAAGACGTGCAGAAGCGCGTGGCCGAAACGATCAAGGCGCAGTTCGCAATGCTGATCCCGGAAGAAGCCTTCAACGAGATGGCGAAGACGGCGATCAACGACTTCTTCAACACTGAGCAGTCGTACAAGGTAACGCGCAACGAGCGCCGGATCCCCAATCCGTCGGGCTACGGCGATCGCACTGAAACGTGGTATCAGCTGGCGACACCACTCACGCCGTTCAAGGTCATGCTGTGGGAAGCTATCCGCGAGGAAGTCGAGCAGCGCGTCAAGCGGTGGAGTGGTGAGCAGCAGGCCGCACTCAAGGCAGAGATTGACCAGTTCTTCGCAGTGGGAACCGAGTTCCATGGCGAGTTCTCTGGGCAAATCGAAGTGCTCGCCAAGAAGATGGCAGCCGCCATGCAGATGTCCATCATCAATCAAGCCACTGGAATCGCGCACAGCAATCTCCAAAGCTTCGCCTCAGCCAACAACCTACGGGTTCCGGGCTACTAACAATCCGCAACAAGCAATCAACCATGAGGGGAACTGTCAGTTATCTGCCGTTCCCCTTTTGCACGACTGGGAGCAGGTAATGACCGCCGACCAAGTTCTTGTGGACTTCGAGTTTCTGGCATGGATAGAACGCTGCATGTTCTTCCGCAAAGACATGGCCCTTCACCTGAAACGGATTGGCCTCGACGATCAGGCAGTCTTCGAGTTCACCCACTCTGACGCCGTCAAGGCCGCCAGTGTGGTCCAGCTCTATCAAGACATAGGCATGTATCGCCCGGAAGAGTTCAAGCTGTTCATCATGGATTGCTGGAACACCTACCAAACACTCTCTGCCATAGTGCATCCGACATGAATCAGCAACTGTTCTTCACAGCAGACCTGCACTTCGGTCATGCTGGCATCCTGAAGCATACCGCACGCGGCACCCTCTTCGACAGCATCAACCAGCATGACCTCCACGTGGTCGACTCTATCAACAAGGTCGTTGGCGCCAAGGACATCCTGTACATTCTCGGTGACGTTTCGTGGTACGGTCAGTGGGTCACCGGCGCATTGATCGACGGCATCCGCTGCCAGAACCGCTATCTGGTGTACGGCAATCACGACAACAAGCTGCGCGACTTCTACAAGACGTCCGGTCTATTCAAGGAATGCAGCGACCGCATGTTCTTCAAGCACTACAGCAACAAGCTCTGTCTCGACCACTTCCCGAGCGCTGAGTGGGCCGAAGCCCATCATGGCAGCTGGATGTTGCATGGTCACACGCATGGTTCTTTCGACTACGAGGCACGAGGCCTCGCCAACTATCGCATCTTCGATGTGGGTTGGGACGAGAGCCCCAAGCACGACACGGGTTATGGCTACCATCCCGATGCTCATGGGTACAAACCCTTCAGCCTCGACTTCCTGAACAAGCAGATCGGCAGCAAGGAGAAACTCCCACATCATGGTTACACGCGCCCGGACGGCTACGAAAGCGAATCCCGATAGGTTCCACGTACGACTGCGTGACATCGAAGAAACCTTCTGGTGGTCATACAACGTGCCCGCCAAGTCACACGGACATGCAGTGGAACTCGCCAAGCTTCACATGGGTTGGGGCAACTGCCACTGTGTGGCCTCTGTCAAGAAACTGGCGATTCGAAATCGTTGAGGAGTCAACATGAAAGTCAGAACTGATGAGTTGAGCGGTGCGGCGCTGGATTGGATGGTCGCGCAGTGCGAAGGTTACACCTTGACCACGGACGGGATCAACAAACTGGTCGAGAAGGACAATAAGCTCGACATCCTCGGCCCCTGCACTACGGGACAAGGCATCCCCTGTGGTTACAGCCCGAGTAGCTACTGGAGCATAGGCGGGCCGATCATCGAGCGCGAGCACATCAACATCGAACATCGTGGGGATTCGGGAGGATGGCGCGCAAGGATTTGGGCCGAGGCTGCGATGGATTTCATCGAGGTCGGGTTCAGCGGGCCATACTGCAAAACTGCGTTGATCGCGGCGATGCGCTGCTACGTTGCCTCGAAGCTCGGCGTCGAAGTCGATGTCCCCGCCGGACTGCCTGGAGCTCGCCTCAATGCTTAAAGATCTGGGTCTGGACCGTAACGACATCTTCATAATCGTGGCCTGTATCGTCGGCGTAATCGTCGCGATAGTCGGCGTGTATTACTTCTATGTAGCCCTCCTATGGGCTACGGCAAAAGCCATTGGCTATGTCCTCGGTGCGTTCTTCGGCAACTTCGTCGACGCGTACCGTGCAATCGCACACCACTGAGTAAGCATCTATGATCTGTAGCAAGTGTAAACAAGCACGCGGCCGTCACATGGCGGTCAGCTACCATTGCCCTACCGAAAACGGCAAGTTCCACAAGACCGAGCGCTTCAGCCTCGACGTCGAGCGCCTCACACCAACCGAATTCCAAGGATATCTTGGGCGCGGCCGGGGCCGTACCCCCGAGAACCTAGAGCGCGAAGTCGCCAAGCGAGTGTTGAAACAAGTTGAAGCGGCACTCGCCGTGTATGACCTGCAGTCCAAATCTAACTACACCCGACAAGAGCTGATCTCCAACCTGGAGCTGATCAAGCGTGGGTATCAACTATAAGAAGGCTGACCACCATGTTCCAAATGTTCACGCACGTACCGTCGCTCCACGCACTGTGGATTCTTGTAATGATCGCCGCAGCAGTCTTGGTCGGTATGTTCGTGGTGTGTGCCTGTCGGACAGCGGCAGCCTATGACCGCAGCCTAGATTCTGTGGAAGTTTCAGCGGCACCGAATGTGGAGCAAATCACCTCCATACAGCCTTAAAACCGCGTTGTTTTTACGCAACACGGGCCTTCGGAGGGCATGGTATAATAAAGTGCGGGCGCGCCTCTTCCGCACTGGAGCACTGTGCAATTGTCCCCGGCAATGCGGCAGCCGGTGTGTCCGTCGCGCGTCCCGCACCCTCTGATACCTCCTTCCGATATGGAGCAAGAATGGAACATCGTCAATGGCTGCTGGCCCCGAAGTACCCGCTGATCACCAAGCTGCTCAACGCATACCTCGTACACATCCAGGTCGAAGGCGTCGACCCGGAGTCAATCCTGGCCGAGATTGACGAAGACTTCGGTGACGAGAACGGCTTCGATGCCGCCGAAGCGTATCTTGCCACTCTGGGCGAAGAGCAGTTCGTGAAGCTCGCGTCCTCCGAAGCTGGCAAGGAATACGAAGCCTTCTCCAAGTCCATTCCCGACGAGCACCACGGAGCGCGGTCAGCACTGGCGGACTTGTTCGAAACCGCCGACAACTTCAAGTAACATGACGGGGGCCTTCGGGTCCCCATCCGCACTTCTGATAAACCTCCCAACGAAACGGAGAACACATGAACAACGCACAACACAAGTGGGCAGTCATCACCAATGGCGATCTGCTGGTCCAAGAATGCGACGACCGCAATCATGCAGAGCGCATCGCAAAGAAGGCCAACGACTGGCACGCCTCGCAAGTGGCCGAGGGTCTTATCCAAGGACTCGGCACTGTGCGTTACGGTGTCCGCAGCCCCGCTGGTCAACGCATCTTCGCTGGAGTGGTCGAGACCGCCGTCCAGCCGGTCCTGCTCCAAGCGGCTCTTCGTCGCAACGGCGTCTGGCTTGTTGACACCAACGGCAACGCCACTGACTTCTATCATCGCGGCTGCTTCCAACACAATCTGCAGTCGAAGGCTGTCCACTGATATCTACTCCCTACGAAACGGAGATCGCAATGTCCCAAGCCAAAGCACACCCGCAACAAACGTTCCCGACTCTGCTGTACAAACCGCAGTTCATTACGACCAACACGTCGACCACCGACCCGCAAGACATGATGTTCTTCGTCGGCTTCGAGATGGTCGGCTTCGTCCACAAGCCCAAGTTCGAGCCCCTCGGCGAAGACGGTCGTCTGGACTGCCGCACCTTCTGGGACGGCGACGCCGCTCAAGCCGCTCTCGACGAGCTCCTCCACTGGTACGATACCGAGGGCGTCAAGTGGGGCGATACGAAGCCCGACAATCTCGGTATCATTGCCTAACCTTGCAGACCCGGCCCTTCGGGGCCTCCTGATATAAACTCCCAACGAAACGGAGCACCACATGACAAAGATCACCAATCTCAAGACCCTCGCCGATCTGTACCCGACCACCAACAAGCTGATCCGGATGTATCTCGACGAGGTCGACGCCGGTGACGTGCATGTTGCTGACGTGTACATCGAGATGGAATCGGGTCCCGGGGAACCCGCTCTGATGGCGGTGGAGTGGTACTGCAAGACGCTTACCGAAGATCAGCTTGAGCAAATGGTCGAGATGGCTGTCGATAACTTCGACAAGTATGCCAAGACCATCCCGCCTCAGCATTACGGCGCACGCTCGGCACTGGCCGATCTGTTCACTGCGTGCGACGTCTACGCGGATGGTGGTAGCGAAGCGGCACTGCTCCCAGCAGATGTCCTGCCACTGGCGAAGAAGCCATACTTCTTGGTCCTCAAGCCCAACGCAGCGCCGCATCTCGACAAAGAAATGAAGTTCTTCACCGGATTCAGCGCGCACATGGAACCCAACTTCGTAGCACTTCCGGACAACAGCCCGCTGGAAATTGGCCTTCGCGTCGTCACGTACTGGACAAAGAGCGCGGCGGCTGCGGGATTGGCTGAGCTGGTCGCGTGGTATGCGACGAACGGCCAGACACCTTCGCGTAACCTGACCATAGCACAGTAACAAGATGGGGACCTTCGGGTCCCTATCGGCGCTTCTGATACAAACTCCCAACGAAACGGAGCATTCCATGCCAGCCATCTACGTAACTCTCGTGAACTCTGGGTCCTACGACCGCAGCAAAGACCGTTCCACCATCGTGTACTCCACCACCCCAACGCATGAACTTATCATGTGGGTTCACAAGTCGTATCCGGATCTGGGTATGACTCAAGCAGTTGTCCAGCACATCCTCAAGCAGTTGAAGCTCGGCCGTTCCAACTGCACCATCGCCTGATCTCGCAGTCATCTACGGAGAAGACAGTGAAGAACTTTCAACAAACGCCCAAGCAGCGTCGGCTTCAGAAGCAGAAGCTGGAGTTGTCCAAACGCGCCGCCGCTCACTCGAAGCCGCACTTCACGCCGCGCGACTCGTGGACTTCCAAGCGCAAGATCGGGGATGCCCCGCTCTCGGTGCTGGCTCGCAAGCAACCCAGTCTGGCTGCCGTCTTTGACTGGCCCGGTTGGGGTTGGGGCGAAAGCTGGTAACTTCAATCAATCAACAGCGGTCACCACATGGTGACCGCTTCATCGCCGTAATCTATCAGACACACAGTGGAGCATCGAACATGAAAGCGAAGCAGCAAGCATCGACCCCGACCCTCGTTCTACGTTCAGTCCGGCCGTCGAAGCTCGCCACACCGCAGAGTCTGAATCAGATTCTGTCACACCTGCGCTTGGCTTCCGAGCGCCTCGGTTCCTGCATACCCTTGGCTGAATGTCACGACGACCGCGTCGCCAAGTGTGGTTACAACGGCCACGAAACACATACCCGCGTCGAGTCTGGAGCCATCGAATTGTGGCTGACTGAGGATCAGGACTCGACGTTCACACGCGCCTCCAATCTGGGGTGGGTGCTCGTAGGATGCTGGTCTGCGCCTGTGACCTACGGTCCGGCCAAGATTCTGCTGATCCTTGGCAACCGTGACCAAGTAGTTGGCCTCATGCCGAGCGGCAAGATGGAGCGAGCTCCTGCTGGTAGCAGGTCATTCGTCATCCCACGTCAGTGGTGGAATGCGCGGTAATCACAACGAGGCTCCAATGCAAATCAATCGAGATAGTGAAGTGTTCAACGTGGTAGCCGGAGCCCTGTCGTTGGCTAGTCCGGCGCATCCGATGCCGCGATACGTAACCCCACGCAGTTCATTGCAAGTCAACGTCCACGGTTCGCGTGGCATCAACTGGCGATTGCTGGTCACAACCATCAACGCTCGAATCCCCGCAATGCCACCCATCACCGTTGAAGAGGCGAGCGGTTGCATCACAGTGGCTGACCTGTGTCGTTTGGTTGCGTCGCGACAGTCCGGCGAGTCGTCGGTCACCAACACGCTGACTCCGCGCCAGACCTATGCGTGCTCGTTGCTCGTCGGTCAGTTGCGTGATTTCACGCCCGAGGCATTGCGTGGCTTTGGTGAGTATTTGGCAACTCGCGACGGTGATCGGGATCTGGTGCTGGATCAGTTGCGCAAGATGGTGAGCTCCATCGTCAGCCATGCCCCCGGTTCCGGCACCTCACAGGTGCTACCCTTTCGACACAAAGTCAACGATTGAAATTTCTGAATACGAAGGTGAATCCATGACCGATCCGAACCCGCCGTATGAAAAGGAAGTCTCTCCCTCGGAGCAAAAGAGCCGTGATCATGTGACCGGCTCGCGCTTTCGCCTAACCACCGACGCCTATCACGAGTGGGCGTCTCATAAGTGGGTGATGTATGCCGCGGTCACCATCCGCGGTAAGCAGTTGCTCATGGAAGGCAACATGCTCGGTATGTACCGTGTGACCATTGGGTCCCACGTGGATACTCCGCGCTATCACGGCCCCAGTCTTGTGGATGCAGTCAACGCGTACAACGAGGAACTGTAATGGCTGAGCCGCGCATCTCGACGACTAATCCGGATTGGTCCTCTCTTGAGGAGGACATCGGCAAGATCATGTTCGACAATGTCCGGGCCCATAGAGTGGTTCCGAACCTAGCAGACTTCCTGCTAACACAGGCTGAAGCTTCGGCGTTCGCCAAGTTGGTTCTGTCTAACACGAAGCCCATGGATATGCCGTATCTGTCTGTGGGTATAAACGGTTTGTCCCACGACCGGCTGATCACATGGTCCAGGACCAGTTCCTTCGACGCTCCGCACAACAACGATGGCGTAGTCATTCAGGTGCTTGGTAATGGTGGCGTGGAAATCAGTCGCGAGGGTCACTGGCCCTTCGCCGCATTCTTGGTGAGTTATCGCCTAGATCACACAGGCAACATCAGGCAAGCAAAATGCTTGATATCCGACAACCAATCCGATCCCAACAAGGAGTTATAACATGCCTTTCGATATCCGCTTCAAACGTGCTACTGCGGTTGCCGACGCGCTCGACGATTACTTCTTGGCGAAGGATCTCTTCGCGAAGGTTAGTAACGAGTGCCGTGAAAATCACGGTATGGTCATTCACGACATCGTTCACAACGAGCAGAGTGCGCTGGATGCAACTCGTCAGACGTTCATCCGAGCCTTGGTTGACATTCAGACCGGCATCTGAACATCTAAACCTCCGCAAGAACTCACATAACTGGAGAGTACCATGACCAAGAAAGCAACTATGAAGCTCAAGCCTCAGTCCACGCTTGAACAAGTCCGGGCGGCGGTATGTCAAGCGTTGGGTCTCAACAAGAGTGCGCTTCGCGATGACGCCCACTTCGCAAACGATCTGGGTGCCGATAGTATCGACCTCGGCGAGATCTTCACCAATCTCGAAGAGGCGTTCGACATTTCGATTACCGATGAAGAAGCCGCGCTGTGCTGCACGGTTCAGCACGCCACTAGACTGGTTGAACTGAAGCTTCGGCCCGAAGAGGGCACTCGCTGGTACATCGTGTATCTCGACAACGACCCGAGCGTCTTGGGCCTCGTCGAGTTGAAGATCAACAGTGTGCCGCTGGACCACAAGCCCTACGGTAACCGAGGTGACGAGATAGACCATCTGCACACGGTGCCGAACAAGTCGCACCTGAAGCGGGCGTCCTATCAAGCCTTCCCCAAGATGGAAGACGCTGCCGAGTACGGGGCTCAGCTGGCTCGTACACATAGCAAGTCGTTCTACCTGTTTGACACACAGTTCCGCATTCTCGACAACTAACAGAGGCCATAATGAAAACACGCCAACTGTGGGCGCACGTACGAGCCAATGTGTTCTGTCTGGGAAGACTGTGTCTTTTGGTCAAAACCGGCAAAGCATGGTCGGTGGAAACCCAGAGTGTCGAATTAGACGGTGGGTCCACCACCGTGGCGTATATTGGAGCAGTCCATGTACCCAAGGGTCAGTCGTGGCCCAATGGTGAAGGCATAGAGCGTGTCGCGTTCTATGGACGCCGCCTCACACTGAAGGAACTTTAGAACGGCTCCTACCTAGGAGCTGCCAAACAATCACGGAGATACGCGCATGAATGCACATACTATCACGGCGACGAACCCGATCACGGCTGTGCGCAAGGTCCACCTGATGGATCTGCTGTGTAAGTACCGTATGGAAGTAACGATAGACCAGGACGCCGAGTGGGAATGGGAACCCAACAATCAGCTGTCCATACATGACGTCGTGTACGACCTATCGGTCAAGGCCGAGTGGGGAGGCAAGCGTTCAGACAACTTCAGCTTCCGGCCACAGGCAGGTCGGGCCGGTGGTGATGCCTACTTCCGAGCCTTGGAACAGGCTATCCATTCCTGGGTCAAGAAGAATGGTAAGCACGAAGCCGCGTTCAGTGCGGAGCCCCTCTAATGTTCCGAGTCATCATCAAGGGGCCGAACAACACGCAAGCAGTCCTCAATCCCGAACAGTTCCAGGCAGTGCGTCATATCATCGTGAAGATGATGAACAACGGTATGACGCGTGCCCGCGCCCATATCACGATAGCCGAGCGTCTGGCCGAAGTTGGCCTTCCCCTACAATTCGTTGAACGGAGTAATAAACATGCCGACTAAATCTGGTGTAGCAACCCTTGCGGATCTGAAGCAAGGTGTGTCCCTGTTCTATGTGTTCAGTGTGTCCGACGCCAGCGGTACGCGTCGTGTTGCTCATGAAGTAGAACGCTTTGAAGTCATCCGAGTAACTCGCGATTTTATCGGGAATCGGTATTCGACTCGCGTCCACTTCAAGAGCCCCGACCGCTGGTCTATCGATCACCCGCAGGGCCGTCCGGCACCGATGGACGTTGACCAGATGTTTGCTGAGGACATGGGTATCCATCCCAAGGGCCGAGTCTGGATCCGAGACGTTGGTCACAAGTGTTTCCTGTCGTATGCCCGCGCCGAGTCGTATCGCAAACGTCTGATCGCAACACCGCAGTCCGCGAAGGAAACAAAGCACGCCATCTACGTACACCAGCTCCTTCTGAAGTCGATGTCTACTGCACAAAGGTTCGGTGCCCCTAAGGAACAGTTGTTCAAGATGGTCGAACAGATGGAGGGTTAATACCACATCAACCAACGGAGGGCTACCGTGCCGAAGATAAAGAAGATGTTCGAACCGCCCCCAGTCTCTGGACGGTTCACGTATCGGGGAACGAAGAACAGTCGGCCGCCTCCCAACAAGCCCGCGCTGTTCATTTGTCAGCAGCAAGTAGGTATCTTCGACCTGAACGATCCGTTCGTGGTCGCTGCCTACAACAATGCCGTTCTACTGTATCCGCACAGTGATATGCTGACGGATCTTCAGTTGTTCAATGATCTATGCAATACCTTTCTAGCGAGGTAACAATGCCAGCCAAGAAGACAAGCAAGTCCAAGGTGGTCGACGCCGTTGAAGAACGCACGCCCAAGCCAACCAAGCCAGCCAAATCAAGCAAGACGACGAAGGTGGGTGCTCCTGAATGCTCGCGATTCGTCAACCTGTTGACTGAGGCGCTGCGCACCAACGCGCTCCTGGAACGCCATCGTATTGAAGTCGAACTCATGCTAGGTGTCGAGGACGCGTATGCCACGGCCGGAACTCTCGGAGCGCAGTTCTCTTACCCCGAAACGGACGATCACTGCCCGGCCGACGCGCAGTTCTTGAACGGTAAGAAGCATGTGGTTATCGTCAACCTCGAGTCCAATGACTACCTATTCGAAGACACGGCCGCCGGGATGCGGGCTCTTATCGGTGTAGAAGCTCATGAAGCCATCGTGCGCAAACGCAAGGACGCTGCCCTTCGCAAGCTCACTCAGGAAGAGCGGGAAGCGCTGAACATGGGGCATTGGGTTGACCCGTTCAGGCAAGCGGCCAAGCCGAATCAATAACTACCGTCTATACAGGAACGCCCATTCATGCCACATCACCAGTCTCATCTGGATGCCTTTCATAAGAACGCTTCCCTACACTGCCGGATTGGCGATCTCCCAGTTGGATCCAAGGCCATCATCCTCAGTATGCACTTCAAGCGCGCCTTGATAGTCCGCTTGAATGGGCGTGCTACCGACGGAATGCACATCTACGGCACGGTGCTGTTCCCGAAAGGAATCAGCCCCAAGGGTGCAGAGCAGAAGTTCGACCGTGTGGCGAGCGCACTGGCTCTGCCATTGACGGACGCGCAAGCCAACGAGTACATCGCAGCAGCCGAAGCGGCGGTCGCCCATCGGTCCGAAGCACAGAAGGCCAGCCACTCCTAGGCTCGCAACTCGGTGTTGTTTTGACGCAACACGCCCGCTAGGAGGCTATGTTAGGGCGTGGTATAATAAGGTGCGGGCGCAGCGCGCATCACTCACAGCGCGTGGCACGTCTACTCCAGGCGGCGCTCCTGCCCCGCATCTGATAACGTCTAACGAAAGGACAACCAATATGAAACGCGTTTACTGGTCGCAAGCTGAGAAGAAAGAAGTCGCCGAAGTATCCTTCACCTTCCGCAACGACCACGCATTCACCGGCTCGGATTTGGATTGCGTGCGCGAGGCAATGCGCAAGTGCCTACGACCGGATCGTCATCGCAACCTCATTTCCATGGCTGAAGTCCCGTGGTTGCGCGGCTGCTGGATCGAACTCAGCCACGCAGTCAAAGAACATAAGCGTCCGCTCATTCAAGGTGCTGTGCATCCGCACGTCGAGCGAGAACATGCTCCGCAGTTCAGCCTGACCGACGTTTCCATAGCCGACCTCTTCAAGGAACTGTCGAAGCGCATCGACGATCTTGCCAATCCGAACAAGCTCCGCGCGCTGATCCGCGCTGAGGTTAATGCAACCATCGACCGTCGGTTGCCCGGCGTCATCCCACCGGATACGCTGGATGTTGCCGACAAGCCGAAGCCTCGCGCTGTAGTTCCGAAGGTCGCGGTCATAGGTTTGCTTGGTCAGCAGCAACACATGCTGAAGCAGCATTACAATGGACAGGTGGACTTCCACTGGTTGGAAGGTAACGAAGGTAGCCAGCGAGTCAAGAACACGGCCCGTACTATGGACCTGACGATCAAGTCCAAGTGGTCCAAGGGGGAGTTGGGTTCCACCAAGGACTTCGAGAAGTTCCACGCAGTCAACGGCGGACTAGGCCAGATCCGGGCCCTCATCAACCGCACGTTCATGCTCGACGGTACACCTGCCGCCAAGTAAAACCCAACACAGCCCCGAAAGGGGCTATTCCCGTTTCTGATCCACGCACCCATCGCACAGGCATGAACATGAAAGGCCGACTCTTGCTTCTCGCAGCAACCATCGCAGCTCTGATCCTGTACTACCTCAGCCCGTCTCACGTGGAAGTCGGGTTCGAGGATGAAGTCTGGGCGGATTGCCGGGTGGACGATCATAACGTGTGCGTTCCTACCCAACGACCGAAGTACCAATCAAACATCTGATCATGAAGATCCAAAGCCGATACAAGGATTACTACGATTACGTCGCCCATCAGTTCGGCGGCGGCGATCCAAAGGTGGTGTACGAGCGGGAGCGTGTGGTTGCCCCGACGTATCACGACGGGCAGATTGCGTACGAGAACACGATGGACGTTCCTACCAACATGTCGCTGTACATTCCGAACTCCAGTCTCAGGTGGGGACGGAACATCACGGGCTCATCGTGGTACTTCAAAGGACTGGTCGTAGCCGGTCGCTGGTACATGCTTCGACAGGAGTCGCGTGCGCCAGCAGTCCGAGGCACGAGCAAGGAGTTCCCGAAGCGCGAGCTCGGCCCCTGGACGATCCATATAACCCGCGAAGCATCTGGTCAGTTCCAACCTCGAATGGTGGAGCTCTCGCGTCTGGTTAAGGCTCCAGTGTTCACGGTGGTTGGTGACGGATACAACTACCACAAGGTGGAGGGCAAAGTGCCCCATCTTGGTGACTTGGGGTTCGCCAAGATCATGAGTCCGGAGCAGTGCTATCAGGAGATCGCCATGTTTCTCGGGAACACCATCTTGGTGAACCCTGACGAGACTCCCGAGTCCAAGCCGCCGCTCACAAACGAAGAGCGTGCTGTTGCACACGGATTCGACAAGAAGGTGTCGTTCCGTCACCGCAAGTAGGCAACATCATGGGCAAGCAGCTTTACGATAAGCCTATGACCAACATCGCGTGCCGCCTGAGTGACGAGGACATCGAGTTGTTCCGCGAGCTTGGTGGCGGCAGCTACTCGTTGGGCATCCGTCGAGCAGCACGCATGATCCGTGAGAACCGCCTGTCTATGAGCGCCGCCGTTCCCAGGCGCGATCTAGATTGGGTTGAAGTAAATAAGTCATAACAATAATTCTGGAGTACCTACATGATAACGCTGACTGTGTTGGAAGCTGAGAAACTACGGTTGTACAAGAAGCGCATCGGTGCGATGACCGCGGCTGAAGCGTTAGAGCTTGCTATGGAGTCAGAGCAGTTCATGCGAGACTGTGGCCCGTTCGACGCGGCGTTCGAGCACTTTGCGCGTTCCTGCCGGGAAATGACCAACTACGCGGAACTCCTGGAGAAGGAAGAGCAGTCAGCGGCGTTGGCAGTAGCAAACACATAACCAATACAACTCAAATCATGAATACCAATCAAGATCTCGTATCGTTGAAGCGACAGTACAAACGGGCGGTGGTCGCGTACTACAACGCAGACAAGCCCATCATGACAGACGCCGCCTTCGACAAGCTGGAGGACCAGATCCGCAAGGCTGATCCGTCGTGGAAGGAACTGGCTAACACTGGCGTCAAGGTTGCGGACAAGAAGACCGAGGCACCGTTGGTCGAGTTCATGCCTAGTCTCAACAAGATGTACCCGGAAGCGGTCAGCAAGTTCTACGCTCGCCCCGCGTCGGCCAAGGTCGGCGCATGGCTATGGATGGACAAGCTGGATGGGACCAGCCTCCAGCTAGTGTACAAGAACGGTCGCCCCTTCAAGCTTATCACGCGTGGCGACGGCACTCTTGGTGGTGACATCAGCTTCTTCCTGCCTACCTTGGTGAAGCTCAAGCGTATCCCGGCCCAGATCCCCACCAACGGACAGGTGGTGTTCCGCATCGAGGGTCTGATGTCAGTCAAGACGTTCGCGAAGAAGTGGTCGCGAGGCGTCCGGGGTAAGCTCGGGTTCGACAACATCCGCAACATGGTGAACGGCCTCTTCAACAAGAAGGACATGCATCCGGCGCTGGTTGATGTGGACTTGGTGGTGTTGGGAGTGTACGACATGACCATGTACAAAGGTCTGCAGACGGCAGCCCAATGGGGATTCAACGTCGTGCATTATCAAGTAGTGAAGGGTCACAAGGATTCAGAGAAGGGTCACAAGGACGCAGAAGCGCACGGCAAAGCGTTGGAGGATCGTCGTGCCGCCAGCATTTACGAGATGGATGGTCTGGTGATTGCTCCGATGATGTTCGAGTTGTCCTATCCCAACGCGGACAAGCCCAAGGCACTGATCGCCTTCAAGTTCAACGACGAGGAAAATGCGCAGCAGGTCGTGGTAGAGGACATCATCTGGCAAAAGACGCGGCTCAAGCGCTGGATACCGAAGATCAACATCAAGCCCACCAAGATGGACGGCGTCATGGTTTCGAATGCGGCCGCCCACAACGCTGAGTGGATGAAGGAGAAGGGTATCGGGCCGGGAGCTATCGTCAAGGTTCTGCGCAGTGGTGGCGTCATCCCGAAGATTGTGGGCGTCGTCAAGAAGGCTGCATTCAAGGAACCGCCTGGACCGTATGAAGTTCAGGGCGTCCACTTCGTCATGGCCGAGCACGACAAGGCAACCGAAGTACGTGGCATCCACTTCTTCATGACCACGCTTGGCGTCGAGCTCCTGGCCTCGAAGACCATCAGCTTGCTGTATGACCACGGCTTCACGACGCCTGAATCCTATATCAAGCTGGCCCACGCATCGGACAAGATCATCAAGCATACGCTGGCTCCCGCAGAGTTGGGTCCAAAGCAAAGCGCCAAGATCATCGCTGAGCTGAAGCGCGTGCTGTGCAACACGGTGTCGCTGCGTCTGCTGATGGTGGCGTCGGGTGCCTTCGAGAAGGGTGGCATGGGTAAGCGCAAGCTGGAGCAGCTGGAGGACGCTGGTATCGCAATGGCCCGCTTGTGCAACATGAAGAGCCCTGAGCTTATCAGCACGGTGGAAAACATCAAGGGCTTCAGCAGCAAGACTGCCACGATTCTGAATGACGGCGTGAAGGTGTTCCGTGAATGGTATCGTCCGCTGAAGGGCGTGCTCACCGTGGACGGCGCGTTACCTAAGAAGGCGAAGCCAGTCGCTGGTGGCAAGCTGTCTGGTATCAACGTGGCCTGGACTTCGTACCGGGACAAGGATCAGGAAGCGAAGGTTGTGGCCCTCGGCGGTGCCGTGGTTCCGTACGGTGCCAAGATGACGGTCCTGCTGTACAAGGAAGGAGCCAAGTTCGCAGCCAAGATCGAGAAGGCTGGCGACAAGGCCATGACGTGGGAAACGTTCACCAACAATTATGGAGTCAAGTAATGCTGATGCCTATGCTGGAAGTACGTGCCGGAAGCGCCTATTGGTTCAGCCTCTGCAACGCTCGTGGGAACACAGTGTGGGTTCCCGCGTTGGTTGTCGAGGTGAACGGTGCGCTGATGGCGATCAATCATGCAACGGCCCTTCCGTTGGATATCTCGGACAAGCGCTGGCAAGCCGCCAAGCTGATGTCGGAGTACACCTTCCACCGCTTCCTGTCGAAGACCTATGCCAAGATGGGTAATCATGAGAAGTCCATGGAACTGTACTGGAAAGCGATGGGGTCGTTAACTCCGGATCAGCATCGCAGCATTATCGAGTCCAAATCCACGCACGCGGTTTCCTGAGGAGCTACCATGTCGCCATACGCTGGACTGGCGCTGTCGGTGGTTGTCACCAGTTCCTTCTTCCTGTATTTGCTTCCCGCGATCATCGCCAGCCGCCGTAGACATCGTCACGAGAACACCATCTTGGCACTCACCGTCGTATTCGGGTGGACTGTCATCATATGGCTGGCTCTGTTCGCATGGGCGCTGTACGGTGAAGTGCTTCCCAATCGCATCAACCGCTGATCGAGTCAACTATGAAATATCCGTATCCTCACCACAGCTCCACGTATCACCGCTCTTCATCGGGTGGTGGCAATGCTGAAGACAACCTCAAATACTTTCAAGACAAAGCCCTTAACGCGAATGACGAGATGCTTGCCACCGCTATCGGCATCGCTGTCGGTGCCGTAGCAACTATCGCAGCGGCATGGGTCTGTCATCACTTGTTCACCAGGAAGACGAAATGATTCAACGTTTACTTTCGCTGTTCCGTAACGCGAAGCCTACGTTCGGCCAGCGCCTTGAATGTGGACCCGGTCGGCAAATCGGTGTTCATGGCCGGATCATCAAGGGATTAGGTGGTCTGAACGATTCCATGTTGTGTACGCGTTGTGGATACGAGCGCTATGAAGAACGCTGGTCCCAGGAAGAATACGACCGGGCAGTTCCGGCGGAGGCCACCGAAGCCATGTTCGCCGAAGTCATGAAGGCCCGCAGTCTGCCCGGCGGCATCTACGAAGAGGCCGACCTGGAAGCTATCCACTACCGACCGTATAAGAAGGAGAATACGTGAATGAGCAATCACCAAGTGCGTCGCGGCGGTCCGAACGGTGTGACCTGTCTGGGAAACAACGAGCCGGACCGCAAGCCTTACTTGGCTAACTGGAACGGCGTGTCTATAGGCTGCTACACCAAGGAAGAGGCTGCGGCAAAAGTTATTCAGCTTCGTGAAGCGGCCCGCAATGAATACCTCGATAACGACTAGAAGGAGCGCCACTGAAAATGGCAAGGCAACGACAACCATCACCCCTGAAGTGTGCGGTGTGCAAGAAGGCACACGGGGATCACAAGGAAGGAACTCTGAACTGTCCTATGGGAATGCGTCACCGAGCTGGAACCTATTCGTACTTCAGCAAGGATCAGTACTTCACGCTTCCGTTGCCAGACGTCAGCATTCGTACTCGTAGGCTACTCGAACGGTTCGATGTGCGTGCCCGTGAGTGGGGACGTATGCACGAGTTCGGCACTGGCCCGACTGTGGAGTTGGCCGAACGTGAATTCCGTCAAGCTCGTACCGCCTTGTACAAGCGTATAGCCGAGCTCGAAGACGCCTTGTCCAAGGAAAGCTAATGCTCAAAGCTGTCGAGTATAAAGTCCGATTGTTCAATCGGGAAATTCGCAAGCTACCATTCGTCCTGTCGTTAACCACTGACTATTGCATCAACGGCGACCTGCTGCCGATCGTGGAGATTACTGCGGTGATCGAAACCAAAGAGCCGGTGCAAACATCGCAGTACCTGAAAATCATCGAACTGTTCATCAACCACTTTGGTGATCAGGCGATACCCACAATCGAGACTGGCCCGACCACTGTCGTCATCAGCAAGGGCCGGTTCACCAACGAAACTGAAGTCATACATAAAAGCTTCTATGCCCAACTCTATTAAAGACCCAACCGCCACCGCCGTCGGGTATGATACCGACGATATCATAGACATCGCCGAAGACTTCGGCACCGTAGTCGAGCCGGATCCGCGTGAAGGCATCCAAGGATTCGTGAGCTTCAGCTTCGAAGGGTTCATCAACTTCGCCAAGGCGCTGATCGTAGATGTGCGCAATGACGACTATTCTTCGCGCCTCAGCATGGACCACAAGCTTGACGTGGTGATGGCCCACGCTATCACCACGGCGCTCGGTCACGGCCTGTACGATCAATATGGTCCGTACATCCGCAACTGGCCCAAGGACGACAAGTACGTGCTGATGCATAGCGCACTCACCAAGCTTCTTGAAGAGCATCGTCAACGGCAAGCAGACAAGAGTCTACAAGAAGTGTAGATTTACACAAACTCGATTGTTCACAACATCATAAACAGAAATCACAAAGGGGTGTTTTATGAAACGATTCTTGCTTCTGGCTGCGCTCGCGTCGACGGGTGTTGCTCATGCAGAGACTAACATGATCTTCACCGGGAACTTCGGCACGGGTCGAGCATCGTATGACCAATACGTCGACGGGTACAGTGTTCGTTCCGAAGGTAGCGAGGTCTACATCGCGGTAGCGGTTAAGCAGTACAAGATGGCGCAGACGTGGCCGGGTGCGGAGCGCAAGATGTACACTCACATGTTCATGCGCACGCGTGTGAACTGCGGTACGGGAACCGTAGGGTTTGAGCGTGTGATAGTTTCGGCCAACGGTCAAGAAGTCGACGATTTCACGACAGACGGCGAAATGATGTCTGCTGGCTTCAACACCAACAAGTCGGCGATCCGCGATCTTATCTGCAAGTAACACTCGATTGCGTACGAAGAACACCTGTCATTTGCATCCGCCGGAAGTACTAACCTTCTCCACACAAAGATAATAAATCATGAAAAAGATCATTGCTATCGTCCTTGCATCCTTCGCACTCAACGCACACGCGGTCACCCCTGAACAGCAGATGGAGCGCGACGCCAATTGCGATATGATGGCGGGCTTCGGTGAGGTGGCAGCCCAGATGAAGGCCAAAGGTGGTAAGTACACCGACTACGCAGAAGTGGTCGACGCGACGCTTCGTCAAGAGCCGGCGGGCAAGCGGTACTCGATGGGGATTCATCGCATTGGCTCGTGGGTCTTCAGCCGGAACCAGCCTATGACCGACGTAGAAGTCAAGCGCAACACTCGCATCTCGTGCCAGCTCATGCCTGAGTGGTACGGTGTGAAGTAACCCCTTTCCAACAAAGATAACATCATGAATAACCGAATCGCAAAGGTTCCGATGATCCGAGAGGTCACGCAGTACTCCGCACCTGACGGCAAGGTATTCCCCTCAGAGCAACAGGCTCAGCGTCACGCTGATGACCTGCTGTGCAACAAGCTCGAAGCGTTGATCAATCTTGCATTCCCAACCGGTCACCGCCCTTCCACAATCAAAGCGGTAGAGCTTCTAGCCGAAGATCGCACTATCGCCGTTTCCATGTTGCGTGGGCTGCTCGACGTCCTTACCTACGGCGACGAGTAACCAACTCGACTAACAAACCCGGTTCTATAACAATCTATGGAGAAGTAGCAATGGACAACCAACACAAACACATCCGTGGCTATCGCGATCTGACTGCTGCCGACATCGCGCTGATGAACACGTTGAAGCGGCAGGAGGCGAGCCTCAACCGCATTCTGACGGAAACCACGCAGACGTTCATGCGCATCCTGGAAAGCGAGGCGACCAACGGTCTGCTGGCGCAACCCATCTACAGCGACAAGGTCCACACGCACAGCGAGCTGATGTCGAAGGCTAGGGACCAGCTGATGGTGGGCTTCATGCTGGCGATCCGGTCCGTGGCACAGCCGCAACCTCTGCAGGAAGAGCAGACGCCGTTCGTGCCGTGGCGACGTGTCAACATTGACTCGATGTCCGACGAGAAGCTGAAGGCCAGCCCAGATCAGTTGGTACTCGCGATCAACGAGGACGGTCAGATCGAGCAGACCACGTATGCCACGATCCGATCAACGTTTGCCCGCACTGTCCCGTCCAGCCGTGGCATTCCCAGTTACTATCGCGCGTTCTGCCCGCTGTCGGATCTGCCGCTGCCCAAGGAGTGATGATGCAACTTGATTTGCGTCGACGTGCAGTCATGGGCACGTTCTTGTTCAATCCTGCGTGGGTTGCGCAAGTGCCCACTCCAGGCTTTCAATCGAGAAGCATCTGGGCCAGCGCTCCCACGGTGTTCCAGGACATCTGGCCGGAAGCGAAGTCAAGTTCACCCGTCGCTGCACTGTGCGGTTCGCTTACCTTGCAAGGTCTACTGTACGTAGCTGCTCGGGTCGAAAGCGTGTGGCGTCCGTCCACGGATCAACGCGCAGTTATGCCTTCCATTCCTTTGGACGGTGTTCGTTACGAGTCCCCACTGTTCGCACCTACTGAAGCCGGTATGCAATATCTGCTGACTAGCGACGATTTCGACCACCGGTCACTAGTCGAGCTCGGCATCCCGCGCGGCTGGCGCAAGATTGCCTACGACGCGCAGAACACCAAAGTCAGTCGGATGTTCGAGCACTTCGTCCATTACACGGTGGATGAACGCGATCATCTGATCGGCCGTGCCCTAGCGCGGCGACGACAACCGCGATCTGGAAACTCGCGTGGGAAGCAACCAGCAATTCTGAAGGGTGATTGACGGAGGCGGTCATGATTGGCATTAGCTCTAAACCGAAGTACGCTCGTGGTGAGGAAGTCAGGCTAAGTCACACGGTAGACGCGGTGACTGGATTGGTAATCGATGTATTGCCGGGCGAGATCAACACAAAGCGATTGCTGTACGTGGTTGCCCTCAAGAATCCTCTGATCGACACTGCTGACGTGCACAATCGATACACCATTCAGTTCCTCGAAGCTGAAGAGCTTCGACCATACGTAGCGGAGAGTTCATAATGGGTATCGGCCCTGGATACAAGTATCGAGGTTGTTCATCCTCGCCGTATAGCGTGCCGGACAGCAATCCGATACCGACACGCTTCACGGTGCTGGATTGGCAGTACTTCCGCAACCGAAAGGGGAAACTGTATTTGCTTGTGAAGGTGAAGTACCCAGACGCCACGAACTTCGACGGCATCAAGGTTATGCTGTACCAAGGCTTTGCTCACGTGGATGATCTGCTGAATGCCACGAACAACGAGCTCGATCCGCACTTCTCTGAGCATGGCATCAGCCCAATCGCGCGGTTCCCACCCACTGACGCCGGATGGCGCCGAGCCCTCCGCTTCGCAGGTTCACTATGAACAACAAGCACACTATGAACAACAAGCATGAAGTGACCGTTACCTCCGCCCCGGCCGCGTATCGGGTGTGGCCTTCCGGTGGAAACGCCTGGATTCTCACCCATGACGCGGCGTTTGTGGACTTCGCACGGCTCCACAAGTGGGAAGTCGTTGAACTGTTCGACAAAAGACAACTGCTACTGGTCGACGGCCTACCTGAGCCACGCATCGCCGAGTTAGCAGAGGCGACTCTGTGGCTCGCTTCGCGTTCGTTAGATGGTAGAATCGAAGATTACCTTGTGGACGCGATCACCACTGCGGTTCACGAGGCGGTCAGCGTATCTCAGGAACATGATCGCCTAGACGCCGACCGATGGCGAGCCTTCATGGCCGCCGGTATCCGTGGTGACTTGTGGGTCACGGCGTATCGACCACTAGGTCGAGCGAAGAAACCTTCGGCTGTGCCTGTTATGGACCTGAATAGTTTCGCAGACGGACTTATCAACCCATCAACAAAGAGGGAATCGTGACTACGTATGCATCGCTCATCGGAATGAACCCCAATCTTTCAGGGCAAGAAATCTTCGACGCTGGGATTGCCGAAGGCACTCGTCGCCTACGTGATTCGGATTATCCGAAGACGCATTTCACGTTGGCGCAAGTCGAGGAACACGACAAGCACCTTCTCGATGCAGTAGTCGGCATCCTGCGCAACACACTGCAAGCGGCGGCGTTCATCGACTACCCGGTCTACACTCTAAACGTGGCGATCAAGCAGATAAACGGTCTGCGCGATGGCATGGCACCGAAGCAGGTTTTGCGTTGGAAAGTCACTCACATGCTGCCGGTCTGTAGCACGGAACCACGCAGTGAGGGTGTTCCAGTCGTGGTCTGGTCCACAGCGATGCCCGCGTTACCACTCGCGATGGACGCCTTCTACGGTATGCGACTGGCTGTGTCCCCTGAGCAGCCGCCGTGTTTCTACCATGCCGGAGGCTTGATCCCGGGCGTCACCAACTGGCGATACCGCGACGAAACACCCAACACGTAAAACCCAAACACTAAAGAGGTCACTAATAAAATGAATCATCCTGTAACTGCCGAAGAAAAGCTCGTTGATGCCTTGCTGGAAATCCACCGTCTGAAAGAACAGCTCGCGGCTGTGAACGGGCAGAAGAAGGCTGTGCTTCCATGGCAAGATCCGGATACGGTCAAAGGCCAGCGTCTGATGAAATACAACTTGGCAATCAAGCCTGAGCTGTACTTGAAAGTCAAGTGGCTCTTAGAACACAAGGGTGGACTCAAGTCAATGCAGGTGTTCTTCGAGAGGGCGGCTAACAAGCTGGCTGATGAATACGTGGCGGAGCTCAGCGCCAAGTGAGAAAAGGGAGCCTCTGTGGCTCCTTTTACGCGTTGTTTTTACGCAACACTGCCGGTTGCCCCGTATGTTATAATAAGGTGCGCCCACGCGCACTCCATCAAGGCGCGCGTGGCTCACGGCGCACAGCAAACAAACATAAGTAAGCGCGGCCTCCGTCGCGCACTGTTATCTACTCCTTCCGAAACGGAGCACTGCATGAAATCCCAAGTTATCGCATTCCTGAATTCCAAGAACCTCGGTCTGGTCGGCGCTTGCCTCACTGGCGCAGTCCTCGCAGCAACGGTCTTCTTCAGCTTCTGATCGAGGTCGTCATGAACAAGACGCAACTGCAAGCGGCACGATTCGTGACCAACCGCGTAGAGCACGCCAATCGTATGCGCTCTGGCGATCCGATGAACGGCGTCATCACTTGGCGTCAACTCGATTGGGGCGACAACGTTGTCGTGCTCGACGGGTCGAATGTCAACGACGAGAAGAAGTGGTTCGAGACGCACATCCACGTTATCGCCGAGATCGGCCCGCGTGGTGGTGTCAAGCTTCGCCATTGCGAAGGCATTCGCATAACCGTTTTGAAGTGATCGGAGCGCGCAATCATGTGGATGATCAAGGCTGGCACCACGATTCTCATCGACGCACCGTTCGGCAAGATCGGTGGTCCTCGTTCGGTCCCGTCGTCGGACGGGTTGAGTTCGGTAACCGATACCGCTCCCTGGAAGGCGTATGTCACGCCAGAAGATCGCTTCTATGAGAAGGAGCAGGTTTGGGATACGGTTCGGGTTCACAACAATCAGCATACGGAGGACATTCCGTACTGGATCAGCCACAACATCGAGCTGCTGCGTGGTGCTGAAGTCATCGTGCAGTGCAAAGGCAAGTGGGCGCGAGTCAAGCGCTCGGATATCGAATACCTGGACTAATCGCATGAGCTATATCGCCCAACGAGTTCTCGAGCTCGCACATCTCGACAAGCAGAACCGCGTATTCATCCACCGCCTCGGCGGTAGTGTGCAACGCGATGGCTACAATGCAACGATGCTACGCGTCCTCGCGCTGCGCATCATCGCCAACGATTACTAACCCCATCGCAGTACCAATTCAACATGACACAAGATCTCGCAATGAAAAACGAAAACCAACAAATCGCGAACGCTGCTCCCATCATGTTGGTGACGCCGATCGCCAGCAACAAGAAGCCGGGAACGGTTATCGCACGCGTCGGTAAGCAACTGTGCTTCTTCGAGTCGGACGAGCCGATGCCGGCTCCGAACGTCCCCGTATCAGTGATGATCACGCGGTGTCTGTACCGCAAGCATCCCGACGGGCACTACGACTTCACGCAGGTGATGGCGCTAGTCTTGCGCGTTGTCACCGACGAGTACATGCTCGTTGGTCACCACGGCTTCGAGAACGAGGGTTCCATGTGCCGCACTACGGCGCAGACGACTCTGCGGTTTAAGAACGACCAGCCGGATAGTGCGGGACTGCATCGCACGCTAACTCCTGGTCGTACCGGAGTGTACGTGTGCGACAACCACGGCGTTGATTGGGACAACGCAGTCAATCGCACCTATGGTGACGGGCAGAAGCAAACCAGCCGGAATCCCAGCAAGCCAGGACATGTGTACGTCAAGCGGGCCGACATGCTCCGCAGCGGGGTGGTTCGCGCGGAGGGGTTGGTATCAGTGCTTGACGGGGAGTTCTCCGAGCACTTACAAAAATAAGAGCGCCCTACCCCGAAAGGGGTTTGGTCGTCTGTGGCTACCTAACAAGGAACTGGAGCTCGCGTTGGCCTCGTCGCGAAGTTCCAGCCAGTCACCATCAACTATCCATATGAATTACCGGAGGTAGTAATGAAGGACAAGGAAGACAACCTGGACGCTGTTCGCTTGTGCCTAATGGCTCGTTACTGCCAGACGCACACGCGAAATCTGAAGTGCGTCCAGCCCCGTCAGGTCTCGGTGTTAACTCATGCCGACGATGACTGGCTCCTCAAACGTCAGCTTGAGGATAAGCGCAATCTCTTCCTTCTGCTAACTGACTCGCGGGCTTACACGAAACTGGAATGGCCTGATCTCGTGATATACGAAGGGCGGCTGTTTCGTAGCGTGATGTCAGTTCCCCTACCGAAAGAGCTTTGCACCAAATCTTACTTCGGACTGCGGCTGTACGAGCAAGTGCTCACGTTCGACCGCTCCGAACCGTACTCCCTTATCGACCTTAGCAAGCCAGCAGATACATCTATCCAGGAGGCTCACCAATGAAGAAGACAATCATGCGCATCATTGTTACCACCCTGTTAGGCGCAATCGCTTTCGGGCTGTTCATTTGCTACGACCCGTGGACCATTCATACCGACCCGTGGCTTCGCAGCGCCGTGTTTGCTAGTCTAGTGGCGCTGTCCTTCTTCGTGGGTCTGCTGCTTGCCAGTGATCCACAGGTTGCGGAAACGCGTCGCACGTTGGATCGGCTGCATCGCGATCGTCAGGAGTTTCTGGCGCGGAAGGTTCCGAATCGGCCCCGTCGTGTGCATCCGCAGCGTGCTCACATGGAAGCCAAGTTCGCAGTTACTGACTGGAATCACAAGAGCTGAAGTCGTTAATAATCAACCCTTCCAACGGAGCTTCATGATGGCAACCAAACAGAACAAGGTAGTAACGCTCGACTCCGACGTTTCCCAAAAGAGCCTGTTCCCGTATCGGGGCGTTATCAAACCTGCGCACGTCCTGTCGTATGGTCCGACGAACAGTCCGATGATCATGCTCTTGCTGGTCGACTCCCACATGACCAACTCGTACTGGCCGAAGTATGTGCGAGTCGGCGGTCTGGTGTATGTTCGAGGCGCACTCCAGCCGGTTCCAGATCATCTGACGCGGGAAGTGTACATGGCCCGTGAGTACCAGACGTTGGCAAGTCACGCAGCAGTGGTCAAGGACACGTTCGATCTGCTGGAGCTCTGACATGCGGACCGGACCTTTCCCGACGACCCCTGTGAATGCGTTCATGCTGCATCGTGGCATGGGCGTCATGGTGTGGCAGGACAACGCGTGGCGTCCAGCCACCGTCCTGAAGGTGAATCGGTTCACGATCCGAGTTCTTGAATACCCAAGAGTCCTGTTTGGATTCGAACACGTTAACACGAAACTGGTGAACGTTGATGAAAGCATCCAAGTTAAAGGCAGCGAAGTTGCGCCTCAAGGTCAAGGAAGCGAAAGCGACGGAGGTCCGCAAGTTGGAGGCGAAAGCCGCGAGCCTAAAGTCCCAGACGTTGGGATTAGCCCGCACTCCGCGCAAGAAGGCAGTGACTGACGCCTTCGAGGCCAGCAAGATGCCGCAGTATGCGAAGCAACGAGCGATCCAGCACACTCGTCCAGTAGAGGATCGCTTCACAATGGCCGAGCCCAAGCCTTCTCGTCAGCTCACCGGCGAGATGTTGGCTCGGGAGTTGGCCGCCAAGGAGATCTACGAGACGAAGATGAAACCCCGCATCGGTCCGGCGTTCAACAAGTCTGGGGACATGTATCTGTCTGAGTCCGAGCTAGATGCTGAAAAGAAGGGAGAACTGCGGAGACGCTCGTGACTCCCACCGGATGGTCGCACTCAGTGACCCATCGCCCTCCGGCAACCTTCCCGCCGCCGAACACGTTCAACCGGAAGGCCAAGGAGGTGTACCTGATTATGCGTCGCCCGAAAGTCAGTCCAAATGGTTTGGCGTCGGCCATTCAGATGACGCAGTTCTTCATCAATCGTGCGGGCAAGGCCATGCCCGAGAAGCAGAAGCATGAGCTTCGCAAGGCGATCGAGATGTTGCGCATCGAACTGCGTTTCCTCAAGCAATCAGAAGCGTGTGGGTTGAAGGGAAAGGCCAAGCCCGTTCACCCACCACCGGCGAAACGCATCGGTGGTCGCTTCGGTTATAACTGGAAAGGATGAATCATGAGAACAGAGCGGTTGGTAGAACTGTTGCAGCACGACGTGCACGAAGCTGTAGAGTTACTGCGATCCGTAGACGACTACGGCATCCGCCTCACTATGGGTGGCGAATGGTGTCATCGGGTGGATCGGTTGCTTGCCAAGTATCCACAGCATAACGGTGCTGCTCACGCCGCCGACGGAGATTCAGAATGAACATGGACGATGACGTTGTGACTCAACTCGTGTTGCTCGTACTCGTCGTCATTCTTTTCGTCGGGTGGCTCTGGTCGGAGCGATGGGCACGTAGAAAGCTGCGGGCCTACGGGGACTCTCCTACTAACGATCCCTACATCGAGTCGGTGCGGGCCATGCGGGAAGCCAATCCCAGCATTCCCCCGTGCGCCGTGTCGATTCAAGATCGTGAGACTGGTGAGTTCTACTACTATCCGGCCGGTTCGGAACTCCGTATGAAACGTAACAAGAACGGTCGGCTGTACGCAGACCCGGCCGTTCAGCAGAAGTAGTAAGACTTGATGAATATCTTTTGGCTTGACCTTGACGTAGAGCGTTCTGCCAAGTTCGCAATGGATCAGCACATAGTCAAGATGCAGACCGAGCACACGCAGCAGATGGCGACCATCCTGACAGAGTTCGGGTTATCCGCCTACATGCGACCCACTCACAGTGGACATCCGTGCGTCCGTTGGCTGGCCGAAGACTTCGCCAACTTCGTGTACCTGTATCAGCTGAACGGCGCGTACTTCAAGCAGTATGCGCTCCGATACACCAAGCGTGAGGGTCACGGAGGCTACATCAAGGGTGTTACCGCAGTCATGCAGAATGGGTGGTCGACAATCCGTCGAGCCTACCGAGCACACGGTGCTGACCGGACCGGTGCTAAGTTGAAGGACATGCTGGCTCTTCCACACGAGTACATAACGGTTCCGCCACAAGCGATACCGGTAGATGTTCGAGTGGCACTGACCGGCGATCGAGTCCAGGACCTGCGAGGCGTAGTAAAAGCATACCGACGTTGCTATCAGATTCACAAGAGTTGGTTTGCCCGGTATCATCATTCCGATGTACCGGCGTTCATGGCAGACTACGTATTCTTCTTCAACCGTAGGTAGACTCAACACTCGTTCTTCAACCCCGCATGTGGAGGTTAACGATGGGCGCTGTCACTTATACGCTGTGGTTACTAGCCAGACTTCTAATCATACTCCTCGTAGTCGCGGCCGTCGTGGCGTGCGGGGCAACGGCATTTGTAATCGAGAGGATGGCTAAACATAGAGGTGCTTCGCCCTACGAGTCGACTCTAAAGGACTGAGCCATGCACTACGTCACTAACATGGGCCAACTATACTCTTTGTCTACCCGGCGATACCGGGAGTTCTTGCGTATGGTTAGTATGGGGATCAGTATCCACGAAGCCCTTGATGGTGCGAACGCGCGCTTTATTGGTATCAACATCAACGTTACAGGGTGGGGAACAGCCGAAGCTCGGATTGCCCACTCTACCCTTTCGCCACGCAGTTAAAGGAGCCCTGACATGACGTCCCAACAAATCCAGCATCTTGCAATCCTTCTGCCCCTCGCAATCTTGTGGGTTGCCAGTGCTATCCACGTCCACGCGAACACTGGCATGTCGTATCCGTATGCGATTGCTCAGGGGATGGGATTCGCCGCGCTGATGTTCGTGTGCGGTTACGCGATGTTCCTGTTCGTTGGGCGGCCGCTCGTTCGACGCATCGCGCGTCGGTAACACGTAAATAGACAGTACCAAACAACGTTGTTCTCGGAAAACCAATCTATGTCCAATCTCGTAACACCAAACTATCACAACAATGATCGGGTAGAGCGCCTTCAGCGCGTGGTCAATGCCCTGCTTCAAAGCTCGCCGGTCAACCTGCATTCCACGATCGTGGTGATCGCCCCGCGCGGCACTCAACGCCTGTGGATGCACGCCGAGTCGGTCCTTCACACTGGCCGTCACTTCGTCTATGTCGAACCGCGCAAGGTAGGAATGGTGGTCCAAGCCACTGATCATCAGGTAGTGTTTGTCACCGACGACATTGCTGAGGCCGACCGTCCGGCGGTACTCACAGAACTGAAGAAGCTGAACATGGACCTCGGCCATCGCATGTTCCTGACTTTCTCGGTTGACGATCTAGAACAGAGCAACTCACCGCTGTCGTTGATCAAGCAGTAAACTTGTGGACGGAGTCTGGTATCGCTGTTCGTTGCGTCAGCCACTCATGCAGCTACCTCGGGGCCAAGTGGTAGCGGTTATAAAATCCAAGCTGGCGCACGCTTCTATCGGATCCACGTTCTGGATCCTTTCCACGGATTACGACGTCATCTATCAAGTGGCCGAGTCGGCCTACGGTCGTAATCTCAACCAACTTATAATAAAGGAGCGCCCGGTCAAAAGCCAGGAGCTCTGCAAGATTAACGCTAATCGTCTACTGTCCACCGGGCAGTACGGCCTGGAGCATCGTCATGAAATCCGCAAACTTATCAAGCGTCGCCGTTAATTCCGTAAGTAGCACCCGCATCTCACGCATGGAGCGTGCTCGACGCCGCACACCGGCGATCCTAGTCAAGCACGCTATGCTACTAGACGCGAACGGCAACGCCGCATTGGTTCGTCTTGCTGACCTTCCGCACGGGATCATCAAGTCTTCATACGGTATGAAGGTGTGGGAGACTGACGAAGTTATCAAGCCGCCGTCGAAGACCTTCCAGTTCCCACTCGTCGCGCCACTCGCGCACGTTGTTCGCGCCCAAACCCGTTACGGTCGTGAACAGTTCGGCGACAAGGCAGTCATCTGGGAAATGGGGTTGCAGAACGACTCCGGATTCAGCATTCCGGCAGCCGACATCATCAACTCGCTGTACGTGGTTGTACCCAACAAGGAGAGTCATTGATGAACACCAATTCAACGAACGCAGTTCCGTCGTGCCCTTACTGTGGAAACCTTCACCAGACGGTGTGTCCGATGGTCAAAGCTATCGAATATCATCCCGACGGTGTGAGCGTCAAGCGTGTCGAGTTCAAGACGGCAATGGACTACCCACAGTCCCACGTGTTCGTGCCTGGAGCTACGCCGGACCTGCGGTTCAATCCAGGTCAGGGTTTACCCTTCCATCCTGGACAGTCCTACGGTCCAATCGGAATGGGCTCCGTAGCAACCACACGCACTCAGCAGTTCCAGGACGAGGCCGCAGTCACTCCGCAGGTACAAGGGTGACTACACCCGGCAAGCTGCGAGCGTATCTGGATAAGATCCGCGTGAAGGCCGCTCTGAAACGGAAGCAGCGCCAGAAGTTCAACAAGGCAAAGAAGCAACGTCGTGCTCGCACTGGAAGGTGACTATGAATCAAATCAACAGCTTGTCTGATAGCTACGTGGATGCGTGGCTCGCCTATTGTCTGGACTACTCCAACATCGGGGTGGTCAACGGTCGTTTGTACGCATGTGATCCGATTCAAGGGTCGTGGCAACCGGTTGACTTTCACACCGAGAATGTTGGAACCGAGCTGATCGATACACAACCTGTATCGATCGAGCCGCACTGGAAAGAAGGGGTTCACATTGGCTGGCGCGCACACTGTCGCAACGGAATGTTCAGCGGAGCTGGTGTGTCTCATCGTCAGGCTGCGCTACGCTGCATACTTGCCACGCTGATGAACAGTCGCGACGTACCGTCCGACCTTCCGCCAGCCAAACGCAAGTAATCACGCCGCCCTGAGCCTCGCGTTTCAACCACGTCCAATCATTAACAAACTTAAACGGATAGAGTACCAAAATGGCTAAGCTCGTGAAAGTATCACCGACCAAAGCGTATCGTATCGAAGCGATCCAGATCGATGACAATCAGATGATCTCCATCCGCCAGATGTACGCCACCAAGAAGGACCCGAAGTTGAAGCCGGGGCGTCAGGGCCTCACCATTCCGCTTGAACAAGCCGAGCGGGTTGCCAAGTGGATCAAGCAATTGGCGACCGACCCGAACACTGAATTCACCGTGCTCGAAGCACGTGGAGGTAGCGACGAATGAAAGTCCAACGCGTAGTTTGGGATCAAGGAATGCCGCAAGAGTCGGTGCAGTACATTGACACTGCGACTGGTAAGACCGTGCAACCGCCGCAGCGGCCGCGGATCGAAGGCTTCAACGGCCAGACGTGGGACCGCGGTATGCCCCAAGAAACGTTTGAACGGTGGGACGACAAATGAGTGAAGCCCAAGTGCCCACGCCAACACCCCACCAATCCGAGTCAGTCTTCGGCTGTCTTGGTACAGTGTATCGCAGCACCTACACTGGATGCGAAGGCTGGAACAGCACCAAGATTGGCACCGTATCCGTGTACGGTGCGTTGCCTCAGCTTGCGAAGTTGAAGGCCGACAAAGAGGCTGCGTATCCGCCCGGTCCCGCGTTCATGCGTACCACGATCAAGTGGGGTGACCCGGTTGCGCTGCATGACTTGTCGGACATTTGGAAGTTCCTTCACGGTGACGTTGTTACTCACTAGGAGTTGGTCATGTCGCGGGAACAAGAACACCGAATTCAGATTACCGTCAGTCCCAGCAAGTCGCCGAAGGATTATCCAGTGGTTCGCACCTTCCGCATCCCGAACGTTGGGGTCAGGACTGACGTTTCAGCATACGTAGTGTTAGACGGCAATCAGTATCGCTTGGTAGTGGGTCGCGGCAATGGGCGACTGGGGTTCGCCGAACCTGAAGAGATCTACCAGTTGCTCCGTGAGCTAGTCTCCTACATCGATGAATTGACCTACACTCTTCTCCTCCTACACAAAACGCCATGAACTACAACGACTACGACGACATTCCCGATTTCCCACCGTCCCCGTACATTGACCGGATGGCTCAAGCTAAGGGTCGAACCTCCGTTCAACCGGCGTCCGCTCCGGTGCCGGTGACCTTCGACGAAGTTCGTATGGAAGTCCGTATCGCCCGCTACCTGTCGTCACAGTCGGTTCAGCTGGAAGTCGCCCATCACTTCTACTATCAGGGGGTACGGGTGGTGAAGGGCCGGTGGACGTTTCTAGTAGTGAGCGATCAAACCGCCAACCACTTAATCATGCACGGAATCTCAGGCAGCGTCCAGTGCAGGGAATAGAGGAATATTCTTATGGAACTTCTGGTTCTCTACTCGCAGATCAATTCTTCAACTGGCGAACCTGTCCAGCGCCGGAGGCTCGTCAATACGTTGAGCAGGTTCATGTCGGACATGGATGCGAAGGGTCGTGACTACGAACTCATCGATGCGTACCCGGTGACCGACACGGCGGCTGAGGGACTTCGATGGGACATCGACGCTGAGAACGAGGCGCAGCGAACAAAAGCAAAGTCTGGGAAGGCTAGTAAATAAACGGTGTAGCAACCAAACAAAACTACCCTTCCCAACACACAGGATCCGTATCATGAACATCGAAGAATACCAACACGTAGTCGGCTCGACCTCCGCAGAATTCGCATCGACCGGTTTGCATATCGGCCAGCTCTTCATGTGGCAGATCATCAAGCAGAATCAGATGTACAGCCTCCCGGTCAACAAGTACCCGACGCTCGACGGCTTGAACGAAAGCCCGCTGAAGCGCATGACTGGCTTCATGGAAACGCTCAAGCAGGAAATGGAAGAGGGTTACGAAATCCACGCAGTCATGCAACTCCGCGAGATGTTCGGCGCGTCGCTCGACACCTCGGCTTACTCCGAGTCGGGCATCCTCACGCATCTCGTGGCGAACGGCGTCGACGGCAAGCGTGCAGCAAAGCTGGCACCGGAAGTGTTCCAGTGGATTCAGAACTCGGCTGAACCCTACGAAGACGGCACCACGGAACTGGATCGCCAGATCCTCGTGATGCTCGCCGACTGGCTTGGCGACATGAACGTGTACAACCGCTCGGAAGCGCTGAAGTACGGCATTCCGCTGGAAGGCGTACTGGCCTGTATCATGGGTTCGAACTTCACGAAGCTCGGAGCGGACGGCCAGCCTATCATCAACCCGGACAACGGCAAGGTGCTGAAGGGCCCGAACTTCACGCCGCCGGAAGACCACATCTACGCAACCATGTTCGGCACCAACGAACTGTACGACGACCTCGAAGCCAAGAAGAACGAAGTCGCCGACATTCAAGCCATCGCTGGCGAAGTTATCGTCGATCCGATGACGGAAGTGTTTGCAGCGTTCGACGCGGTTGACGAAGAGGAGTTTGGCTTCGACGACGCTTCGGAAGAAGAGGCAGAAGACGACGAAGAAGAACTCGGTTAATTGTAATCTATCGAGTATGAGGCCGGTCATTCCAACAGGAGTGCCCGGCCTTTTGTTCGTTGGTGGCAATTTTACGCCTGATACTACCGTCAGGATACCGCCGTGGACCAAACTAAAATCACCGCTTCACAGCTAGTCAATCTTCTCGAGATACTATACGTTCTCGTCATCGATTACGTTGAGAACGGACCCGAGCGCAAGCCGGACGCAGAAACCGCTGAAGAGCTCAAGCATCTGGGCAAACCTGCTGTCGCTCAGTGGGGCAAGGATCTGCCGGCTCTGCGAGACAGCATCAACGCGGCATTGGCTGGTCGCAGCAAAGCCGAGCAACTCGCGCTTCTCGGTGAAGAAGTGAAGGGTGCCTTCCAGAACTTCCGCGCCAACGAACGGTTCACCAGTCAGGAAATCGAACTGCTCAAGGCACTCGGCGCCTATCTGCGCACTGACTCCGAGATCGCGCTGCAGAAGATCAAGAAGTTCGCGGGCGTGATGAACAATCCGTACATCAGCAAGCGCATGGCTCCGGAAGTCGGCACACAGAAGAAGTCGTCGAATGCGTTGCGCCAACTCATCAAGAAGATGGTTGGTCGCGACGATACAGCTCTTACCTTGGACGAAGCGAAGATCGCCAAGGAGATGCATCCGGATCTGTATAAGCAATACATGGCGTATCGCAAACAGCACCGGGAAGTGTGGCAGAACGCGATGATCTCGTACATCCGTAACAGCGGACACAGCACGGTTCCGTACGAAGAGCTCCTGCAATATCTGCTGGCGAACGGCATCGACCACATGCTCCCGCTGGGATTCACTGGTCAGGTGGACGATCAAGGCAAGCTGTACACCAACGACGGTCATCTGATCGACGGCGTGCCGCAAGCAACCAACTTCCCGAGCGTGGAAATGAACGCGCATTACGGTCAGCCGGGTGCCGAGCATTACGTGTTCCAAGCCATCCGCTCGAATGGCGGCCCCGGTCCGTACTTCTACACGTCTGACTTCAAGAAGGCCGCTAGTCGCGCCAAGTTTGAGAAGGTCGCCGATCTGGCACCGAAGCTCAACTCAATGCAGAAGAAGTGGTTCGCCAACGTCAAGAAGTTCGATCCCGAGAACGTGCGCTGCGTCTGCGCTACCGTGCTGGAAATCCTGTACGAGTTCAGCGCCCGCGTCGGTTCCAAGGGTAACGCTGCGGCTGGACAATCCACGTTCGGTGTGTCCACGCTTCTGGTCCGTCACGTCAGCGTCGATCAAGGAGGCAATGTGATCCTGCGCTATCGCGGTAAGGACGCAGTGCCTACGATGCACAAGCTGATGAAGAACGATCCGCAGCAACGATTCGTGATCGCCAATCTGATGCAGCTGATGAACGGCAAGCAACCGAAGGATCGGCTGTTCACGGTGTCCAGTCCAACAGGACGACTCAAACCAGTTGGCGGTGCCGCGGTCAACGCGTACTTCCGTAGTCTGGGTGCGCCCGAAGGTGTGACCGTCCACAAGCTGCGTACCTTCCGTGGCACTGCGCTGTTCCGTGAGCTGATGGACAAGCTCTTCGAGAGTGGTAAGCTTCCGAAGGACGAACGCGCTGCAACCCTCATGTTCAACAAGATGGCGATGGCCGTCGGCAAAGCGCTCAATCACGTGCGCCGTGGTGCGAACGGGACGTCAGTCACCGGGACAACTGCGCTTGCCAACTACATCGACCCCTCCATCCAAATCACCTTCTGGCGTCAGTTGGGCTTCCGACCGCCGAAGTCCCTCGAACGCTTCGATGTCGGTGGTGGCGCTGGTTCCACTGACGAAGAATAAGGACACCTATGACAGTCAAGCTAACTGCACTCACTCGCCTTCTGCTCACCGAGGGTGAGATCGCGGATGCTACCGAGCAGGGGCTGTTCAAGCAGCCTCTGCAAGACACCGACTACTGGAAGTCTATGGCTGCCGGTGGTCTGGTGCTGGCGCGTGATACCAAACGGTTGCTCCTCAACAAGCGAAGTTCCAAGGTATCTGATCCGGGCCTGTGGGGTGTGTTCGGTGGGACTGTCGATTGTGGTGAAACTCCCAAGAAGACGGTGCTACGGGAATTGAACGAAGAAGCCGGTCTGCCTGGAGGCAAGCCTTTCGGTGGCGGCAATACCAACGGAGCGCATCGAGTTTTCCCGATGCTCACGTACCGTAACATGGATGCAGGATTCGTCTACTACAACTTCTTGGTCGTGGTCGAGAAGGAGTTCAAGCCGGTCCTGAACTGGGAATCCGAAGCTGCCGAGTGGTTCACCTACGGCAATTGGCCCAGTCCGCTGCATCCGGGCGTGACCGCGCTGTTCAACGACAAGGTATCCGTAGATACCATTCGTCATCATCTTCGCAGATAGGCATAGAATGACAATCGCACTCAATGCGGCCGCACGTTTAACCGCGGCGATGGCCGACGAGAAGCAATCGTTGGTGTTCCTGCAGTCGCTCGGGTTCAATGGCCTTCGCTACAAGAACGCGGAAGAGGATCGCATCCGCTTCCACTACACGACGTATAACGAGCAGTTCCTCATCAAGCACTTTGGCAAGCCCGAAAGCATCAAGATCGGCAAAGTGTGGAAGTTCGGTACGGAAGGCGCTATCCTCGTGCGCACCACTATGAGTCTGGTGGTGCTCCGCAATGCCAAAGGCAACGCCAAGCGTCGGGCACCTGCTCCAGTCGCACCCGTTGCACCTATCGAGACGCATGTTCCGGCACCGGCACCGGCTCCCGCGCCAGAGCCGAAGCTTCCTCCGGCACAGGATCCGAATGTTCCAGGGGCTAAGGACAACGACGACGCGAATGTCCCGGTCACGCATTTGCCTGACAATCTGGTCAAGTTCTACAGCCGAGCCAAGGCACTGAAGGACGACCGGATATACCGTAAGCGCTTCATGGCTCTGCTGTGGCATTACCTGAACACCAACAAGTTCGGCGGTCAGTTGAAGGAACCACGCTTCAACTTGCTCAAGGATCAAGATGCGTATCGGATGCGACTGCGTGGTCGTTGGTGGCCGGGTAAGCGCGTGCTGGATATCGCGCCTCGTCTGTACAACGCACAGCAGAACTTCTTCGTCGAGATCTTCCTCCACGAGATGTGCCATCAGGCAGTGTCCGAAATCGACCACGCGGACTTCGACCCATCCGAGCGTTACCATAAGGGACACGGTCCGTACTGGCAAGACTGGATGCGCAAGGTCGGCTTGAACCCATTGCGGTTCGATCCGAATGACAACTCGACCTACATGACCGAGGACGAGAAAGAAGAACATAAAGAACGCGTTGAACAGCGTAAAGAAGCATCGGAAGAACTGCGTGATCGGGGCATCACCCGTCTGATGTATTACGAGGGTATCACACCGGCAACCGCAGTGTGGCAGGGGAAGATCTTGGTTGGTCTGGCAGTATGCCCGACCGCCAAGAACGGTAAGGCTATCGCATTCCTCGACATCAACGAGTTGCCCGGCAATTCGTTCAAGCTCGTAGCAGGAACCGCACTGTACAAGTTTTCGGGTACAGAAGAGCAGAAGGCCACGTTGTTGAGTGCCCCGTATCTGAGTAAGGCGAAGCGCATTGCTGATTACTACGGCGATAAGGCTCTTCTTCGTCAGCTCAAGCGGACGCGTCGTATCTAATCAAAACACAATCACCCACCTTCCCACACTCGTACCCCCCATAATCCATTGGAGTGCAGTGTATGATATCTATCAGTAGCCCGGTTGCAGGCAGTGTCGTAAGCGGTACGGTGAACATCACCGGATCGTCCAGTCAATCAGTAAGCGCTCAGGTCGGAGCATCGGCACCCGGTACGCCGGTGGTCCTGCCTAGCGCAAGCTTCTCTGTGTCAGTCGATGTGTCCGCGAATGTTGGCCCTGTCGATCTGACGGTCACCAACAGTGCAGGCGAGTCGGCCGTCGTATCCGTAATCGCCAACATGTCCGCAGACGGCACAACGACGCCTCCGGCCGCCAAGATTGTCGACGCGTCGGGCAACCTCTGGACGGTCGATCAAGGTCACGCAGCCAAGAATGGTGCTTGGGTGTCCACGGGTTCGCCTACCGCATTCACCGAGTTGGTGTATTGGGGTGGTGTGATCTACGGTCACAACGCGACCGGTTGGGTGAAGAACACGGCTGCTCCGTGGGTTGCCACCACGGATCCGCGTCCGGCAGCACCGACCATCACGATGAGCCGACCGCTGAACAACGCGGTCTCCGGTTCGCTGTGTACGGTTTCGGGTACGACCAACCAGACGTCGGTCACGATCAAGGACGGTTCCACAGTGTTGGCAACGGTGGTCCCGGCAGCAGACGGTACGTTCAGCAAGCAAGTACGCCTCAGCGGTGCTGGCGCACGGAACGTCAACGTAGCGGCGTCGTCAGCCACGGCATCCGCGACTGTCAACGTTGGAAGCGCATTGCCCGCGAAGATCTTCTACGGCATGAACGGTCACATGTGTTACGCCGATGGTAGCTGGTCCACCTACTCGAAGGCGTCGCAGCTCGCTTTCCTGAAGGACCTCGGCTGCACCATGTATCGTGCTGACGTAGCATCTGGCTTCATGGCCGACGTCATCAAGACGCAGTTGTCGGCTGGTGGTTCCTTCTACAACCAAGGTATCGGATTCATCCCGGTACTGAACGCTGTGTCCGCAGGTTGGACGACCGGTATGACGGAAACGGCTGCCTACAACCTTGGGAAGAGTCTGGGTGTGGCGGTAGCTACTTCGCTCAATGGTCTGGTCGATTACATCGAGTGCGGTAACGAGCTCGACGTGCCGATCAAGATTGGTGGTAACGGAAGTCAGCCGTCGGACTGGAGCCAGACGACGTGGCCCTCGTATCGCGGCGTACTGCGTGGGATGTACGACGGCGTGAAGAGCATCAACACCGACATTCAGGTGGGCGTCAACATCGGTATCCCGATGGCGTATGGTGCGCTCATCATGCTGTGGAATGGTACGGAACCCAACGGCACGACGGGTAAACCGAAGCTGCGTTGGGACTTCACTGCCTATCACTGGTACGAGTCGAGTGGTGACATCGAGCACGCTGGTGGACCGGCCAACGTCAACATTCCGCAACTGCTGAAAGATCAGTTCGGCGTTCCCACTATCTTCACTGAGTGGGGCTGGCAGTCCAACACAGGTAACGCACCGGCATACGTCACCAATGCGATGACGCAGTATCGCAACAGCGCCAACTTCAAGGACAAGTACGGCATCCTGTGTATCATGCAATACTGCATGATCGACCCGACTTACGGGTTGGTTCAGGCAGACGGAGTCACCAAGAATCCGGCTTACACCACGGCGAAGAACTTCATCGCGGCTAATCCGGCGTAATTTTACGGTCATCGGTGGTGAGGCTAACACGGCTCACCACCTTCGCCGCATCTACCCTCGACAAGATCATCACCGGCCAGTGTAAATAGCAGGTATCTAACAAAGGTATCTGCTATGGCACACAAATACGAAGACGACCTCATGTACCTCGACATCGCCAACCGGGTTGCCGAGCGTAGTCACGATCTGACCCACAAGGTCGGCTGCGTGATAGTGAAAGACGAAAACATTCTTGCGTATGGTTGGAATGGAATGCCCGAAGGTATGGACAACTGCATGGAGTATCCGCAGATGATGCGGCACGAGTGTGGAAGTCTGTATCTGAAGATGCGCACGCGTCCCGAAGCAGCGCACGCCGAGCTCAACGCATTGAGCAAGATTGCGCGGTCCACCAGTTCTGCGTTGAACGCCAGTCTGTACGTGACGCTGAGCCCGTGCTTGAAGTGCGCCCTACAAATCCACAAGTCAGGTATCTCAGAAGTAGTCTACGATGAACTGTACAAGGATGTCGCGGGTGTGACATTCCTTGCAGAACGTGGCCTCACTGTACGAAGGTTTGAATAACGATATGATGCAAGACGAGACACATAACCGGTCCCGGGATTCCGTCCATGCAAACGCGTGGTATCACATGCGGGAGATTGTCGGGAAGCTACACCTTCCTGCAACATGGTCGCGCCAGTTCCAGCCGACATCGCTGGTAACTCACAACCACAAACGCACCGTCTACGTGAAGGTCACGATCGGTGGCGAAGTGTATGTTGACCGGAAGCAGCGTGACTTTACCTTCCTGTCCGAGAAGCATGTCTTCCCTCATGTGGAAGATGCTTGTCGGAAAGCCAAGGAAATCTTGCTGTTTGAAACGGGACAGGCCGTGCGAGTCTACGAGTAGTTCATCATATCCAACGAGGGCGCATTCCTTAACTGGTCTGCGCCCTTTTGCGTTTCTGGGGCAATTTTACGCCATGAATATTCAACCAGATCGAGGACCATATGCCGGTGCGCGAGCGTAGTAACAACCGTCTGCTACCTGCCAATGCGCGGGCGGCTGACGTCGCCGAGAAGGCAGTCAACGAGATCATCCCGATCCAGCAGCGGCGATACTACGATGCGTTCCGTGTCCAAGGTATCGCGGCAGTTCACTACACCAATCTCAAGACTGGTCGCAAGTGCAACTGTCAGAGCAGCCAGAAGCAGATCAATGGTCTGCTGAACGAACAAGGGAAGGCCTCCGAAGGTCACATCAACGAGTTGCTGACGGCACCGAGTGGTGCAGCCAAGACCAACGGTAGCTTCTCGTTCAACATCACGCCGTACAATCAAGATCAAGCAAAGCTCGGAGTGCCGTCCACACAGACTAGTCCGTTCGCACCAGTCAACAAGAACCAAGGTGTGTTCGACATCGTTACGCCGGACGATGACTTTGGGTTTGCTGACAACGTGGTGAGCGAGGGCTTTGGTGACAACGGTCCGGTGTCGGATCTCGATCTCGACGCAATGGTCGGTGACTTCGACGCCAGTGCCTTCGGTTACTCTGACGTGAGTTGCCCCGTCTGCTTCGGCAGCGGTTTTGTCGGCGGATACACTCCGTACCATGCGCATCGTCAAGTACTGACGGTTGCCGACATGCAGATGGATGCACACGGCGAGATCGACATGTTGAAGCGTCCGTGGGTTGCACACACCATCGGCTTCTCGGTGATCGTGATCCTTCCGCGCGGTGCTATCGGCGTCGATGCCTTCCGCCTGTGGAACATGGCTGACGTGGTCAACGTACCGATACTGCTGGATGGACAGGCGCTGACGTCCACAACACAGCTACTCAGCAAGTGTGATGGACGCCCGCACGTTGTTAGTGTCAGCGTTCCGGCAGGTTTCTCGTTCACCCATCTCGAGATGCAGTTCAACCTGACTACCGAGTCCGTGTACTTCGAGTTCCCACGGCGTGGCTCCAGCGCAGATACGGCGTTGCTGGAACAGATGGAACCGTTCCAGATCATCGTTAGTCCCAACCTCCCGGCTATTGACTCGGAAGACGTTATCGTCGAGTCGCAGCTAGGTAAGGTTCTTCTGGTGCAGAACAGTAACCCATGGAACAGTCGCAACCGCGCGGTTCTTGGGTGGGAAGTTCAAGTGCGGGTTATCCAACCGCAAGAGCTGTATCGCATACTCCCACGTCGTGGTCGTGTCATGACCAAGGACGCAACCACGCAGATGATTCGCGACAACGTAACAGGCCCACGTCGGACGTAACGACAATTTGACTGGGTGCTTACCGACTTACACTTAGGAACTAAACATGGCCACGAACGCCGCTCAACGCCTCACCGCAACTGCTGCCCAACGCAAGAACCCCTCCAATACCAAGACAAAGGCTCGCGCTAACATGAACACGGAAGCAACCCGCGTGTGCGCCGTTGAACTGCCGAAGTTCCGGTACATCGACGACGTCACCCGTTTCCTCGACACGATGCGTGACGAGATCGACGAGTTGGGTCAGCTCGTGAAGGTTCAGCAACAGGCTCTGGCCTATCTGCAACGTCCGCGCGCTTTCGTGAAGGCTGCGATGGAAGTATCGGCTGCTGGCTTTTCCTTCAACATCAACACTCCGGCCGGTGGTTCCAAGACTCACCTGAAGCGCAAGATCGACCCGGAACTTCCGAAGTTTGTGATTCCGAACATCACGAAGCTGCGCGAGCAGTACGCGCTGTCCGAAGATCTGTATGAGAAGCATCGCATGTTGCAAGCTGTCGAGACGCAGGTTGCCATGCAGTTTCCGGAACGCAGCGGCAAGGAATACAACAACGCAATCGGCGCGATCAAGGAACTGAAGGACAAGGTCGGTGCGCAGCTGAAGGAAGTTCTGGGCTTCCTGAACTCGGTGGCGTCGGAACACGTACCGAAGACCTTCATGAAGTACCGTGAAGCGATCATGCAGGAAATCTCCGAGCACGTGATGTTCGAGCAGTCGGAGCAGTTCATGTACGTGAATACCAGCCCGGCGAAGGAACTGGTGTTCACCAACTACATCATGCTGCAGAATGCGACCAACGACGAAGGCAAGACCACGCCGCATCTGTACATCAGCATCCAGTGGACGGTCGGCGCTGGCGTCAAGGTGCAAGTCAACCACGAGTTCGAGTTGCCCGCGCAGCTGATGAAGGAAGGCGGCACCGAAGTGGAAAGCGCTGGCGAAGCAGTGAAGGCTATCAGCCATCTGCTGGACCTCGAAGACTTCAGCACGTCGCTGGGTGTTATCCCGCTGGCAACCCAACTGCGCATGGAACCGTCGCAAATCACGCCGACGATGTTCACGTACAAGGACTTCATCAGCCGCATCGACTTCGACACGAACAGCCTGACGTTCATCCTGCGCAAGGGCACCACCCAAGAGCAAGTCGACGAGATCAAGTATCCGCTGTACGAAGAAGTCAAGGCGCTGTTCCAGAAGGATCTGAACAAGAGCCGCAAGGCCAAGCTCAAGGCGAAGATCAGCCGCCAGAAGATCAGCTTCGAGCTCATCAACGTGGCCGAGCGTGGCGAAGTCAACAACCACGATGCTGAGTTCCTCGCCGACCGCTTCGGTCTGAACGACAGCCAACTGCGCAAGGTTGTGAACTTGCTCAACGAAGGCAACAGGGACCAGTGATGAAACCGTTGCCGCGTGTGAGTCCCGCAGTTGAAGAGGTTCCCACTGGCGACGTAGGCACTCGGATTGGTATCGATCCGGTGCCTCCCACCATTCCGGTACAAGGGCAACGACAAGTCAAGTCACGCAGCGCCGTCAAGTTGAACGCTGCCCGGCGACTGGCAAAGGATAAATGATGGCCGCCCCATTCGTCTATTTCAAGGACACTGTGCAGGACACGGTGGTTCTGGCCGACATCACGTCGCTGCTGAACGCTGGCGAGACTATCTCGACTATCGTTGCCGGAACTCTGAGTCCTCAGTCCACACCCGCTCTGACGGCTATGATCACCAGTGGGATAAGCCCGCAGGTCTTGATCGCGCTGTCCGGCGGCGTCAACAACACGAGCTACGGCTTCAAGCTGACGGTCACCACCAACGCCCGAGTGTTCCTCGTGTCGTGTGTGGTCACTGCTGCCGACAAGGAGTTCGTGCCGTACACCACGCAGAACCCAGACGCGTATCAGGATCTGGTGGACGAGGTAGAAGCAGGTAAGGCCGCAATCGGTACTGCAATCTTCAGCTTCCCGCCGACCATCGATCCGCGGGGCGGGTTCGTTACGTGGGAGCTTCTGGCTTCCGACGGAACAGTGTACGCCGCAGGTAACGCCTACGAGTACAACGTCCAGTCTAACGGTCTGAGCAACACCGTGATCGGCAAAGCTGTTATCAGCATTCCGTCGACCGTTCCGCCGTCGCTGGATGGTCAGCGGTATCAGCTGCGATACACGTTGGAACTGCCGCAGTCGATTGGTGTGTCACCTGACCCGACAACCGGGTTGCAAGGACAGAACACCTTCTTCCAGTTCGAAGGCATCCGCGTCGTTGGCCTGAACACGGTTCCGCTGGGAACGCAGCCTTCCGTCGAGCTCAAGGGTGTACCGGCTACGGTATCGATCGTTGTGGATCGTCCGTACGACAACGTGACGGTCGAACTGTGGAGCGGTGGCACGCAGCTCAGTCCGCCGTCGCAGATCACCGACTTCGAGCGTACTGCGGACGGCTGGTATTACGCAGGTGTTATCGACACATCGCAGATGGAAGTCTCACTGGTCCCATACCAGATGGTGTGGAAGTATTGGGCGAGCACCAACGCAGCGATGGTGTATCAGGAGTCGGCTGATTTCTGGGTTATCAACCCGTCGATCATGAGCGCTATCTCGGATGTGAAAGCCAAAGTATCGAAGGCTCGCACCACGCTGTACGGTGCTCCAGACCTGATCTACTCGACGCCGACGATCCTCACATGGCTGCGTCGGGGTGCCGACCAGTTCAATGGTGCCTACGGTCAGTTCACGAGCTTCACATTCACGAATGCACTCGGCGTCATCCGTGAATACTGGTTGATGTGCGCTGAGTTGTCGGCGCTGGAATCGCAGTATCTGGCGGAAGGCGAGAAAGCATTCAACTTCCAAGGCGCTGCTATCACGCTGGATGTGGACCGCACTCAGTACCTCGACAACGCGGCTTCGAAGATCCAATCCAAGTTGGACAACGAGCTCAAGTCGATCAAGGTCAATCTGATCATCAAGGGCAACACTGGCGGTGACGGTTCTGCGGATCCGAGTCGTCTGCGCGCTGGCGCTATCGGTGCAGTTGGTATCACCATCACACCCGCCTCGATGTGGGGTCGTTATGGTCCGGGTTACTTGCGAGGTCTTAGCTAACAAAACAAAGATGACCAATCTAGCGGGGAGTATCATGTCAGCAATATGGGCTGCATTCATCAAGCTGTTAAACAATCCGATGGCGTTTGTATTGCTGATCATCGCACTGCTCGCCCTAATCGTGCTCTGGTCTATTCAGGCCAAGCGCGACAACTTCGATCTACGCGCCCTCATCACAGATCCCCGCACGCACCAACCATCCGTCCACAAGATGGGTGAGCTGGTGGCGCTGATTGTCTCGACATGGTTGATCGTTTATCTGGCCTTGAACGGTAAGATCGACGAGAACTACTTCGGCCTTTACATGGCAGTGTGGGCTGGAGCTCAGGTGGCAAACAACTGGGTGTCCAACAAGTACAATCCGGCTGCCTCGACGACGGTCACCAGTTCCACGGTGTCCACGGTGGTCCCGTCCGGTGCAACGGTGGTTTCGACTGATGATAGTCAAACCACCACGCCCGATCAGCAATCGCAGTAAGACCACTCTAATCCTGCAATTTGAACGTATCACTCGATAAAGGAAATCATCATGGCAGCAATCACGTACGCACAAGCCAAGACCGCTATCGTTGCGGCAGCTCTTCCGGCGTCTGCAGGTTCGGCATGGCAAGGCATCGACGACGGTTCGTATGATCAGTACGCGGCTGGCGCGTGCTACGCTGCGGGCGTCCCGTTCAACCGCAACGCTGCGCAATACGGCTTCGCGTATCCCGGTGAAATGCCGAACGCGATCGCTGGCGCAGTCAAGGGTGCTGGATACAGCGCAACGATGGCTGGCTCGCCGTTGACCGGTGCTCACCCGGCGACTGTCACCTGGACGCTGACGGAAACGAACGGCCCGGCCGATTCGTACTTCTGGGACTTCGGCGACGGCGTCACCGCAACGGTGTCGACCAACGCAGCGCAAGCACACTCGTATGCGGTGGCCGGTTCGTTCCGCGCCAAATGCACGCCGTCGTTCAATGGCGTGGCTGACACCCAGATCATCGCCGCTGCACCGGCAGTCATCTCGTAAGGAGCGTAGCAATGTGGGAACGTAGAGCCCGTTCGGGGCGCAGGAATTCACACGGTATCGCCAAGATCCGGCGAGATACGTATAACACCTCGAACGGGTTCTCCGTGAAGGCTGGATGGTGGGAGATCCGCGACAAGGTCTGGAAGCGAGACGGTGGTAAGTGCCGCTCGATGACTAGTGGCGTCTTCTGCCTGAAGCCGGGCACCGAAGTGCATCACATCATCCCGCTGTCCAACGGCGGGACCACCACGATGGCTAACCTCATCACTCTGTGTCAGGGCTGCCACGATAAGCGTCATCGGCATCTATTCCGAGCGCGTTCCCGATAACCAAACCACCACGACTATGACCGTAAAACTCCACGCGGGAATGCGCCTCCTGGCTGACAGCAATGAAGCCGGAGTGGCACTCACTGCCATCAAGAAGATCATCGGCCCCCACTTCGTCACCGACGAGGACCACGCAGAACAACGCATCCTGTGGCGTAGCAGCAAGATCCAAGCCGAGCTCGACTTGACGCTCGACGACGAAGACATGCTGCTGTTCAGCTTCCGCACCCGAGGCTTTGCCGGCGGATTTGACGCTGAGGGCCACACGGCGCACGAGCTGTTCGCCGACATCCGCAAGCAAGTGACCGAGTATCAGCCGTCGGGTCGCGTACCCAACGACATCGCGGCTCTGCGCAAGCGGTTTGCCAACATCCGATAAAGGACAACCATGGATAAGCAGCAACTCCAAGAACTGATCGCGGCGTTTCTGAAAGTGAATCCGACGCCGACGGACGATCAGGTACATGCGCTGGCTGGCGCAGTCAACCTCGACCACGAGACGTTCGAAGCCGTTATGTACGAGATGCTGGCCGAGTCGGACGAAGTCAACGCCACATCCGAGCATACCGACGCTGAGAAGGTTCTCGACGGCGAGTACGACCCGAACACCACGACGACCGACGATCTGGTGCTGAACGACGGAGCACCGGAAGGTACCTCCAGCCAACAGCAAGTGCAAGACTCGACGTTGGACGACGGTGTAGCACCGGACGACGTTGGCCTCGACGTGAACTCGGACCAGTCGGCACTTCTGGACGATGGCGAAGTGATTCGCAGTCTGGCTGCAGTCAAGGTGAACGCGGCTGCTCGTCTGAAGGCAAACTGACATGGCCCATCCTTTCCTCTCGAATCTAGGGGTCGACGCTCTGGCACAGGGCCGGAGCCCCACGACGCAGACGTTCCCGTTGGCGTTCAATCAGAACAACGCCAGTGACTGGGCTGCTGCAGTCAATAAGACTGTGATGGGTGCCGACCCCACGGAGGATTGGGGTGCGGTCATCAAAGAGTACATTCATCTGTGTGCTCAGCGCGGCGTGTATCCGTTCCAGAACCTGCACGAGTCGAAGAACGATCAGATCGTCGACTTCCTGCGCGAGCGTCGTCGTGCATTCGTGCACTTCGTCAACATCACGGACTTCTTCCGCACGCTTACGCTGCGCGCTACTCATCGGCGCGTGACTGCTACGGAAAGCGGGTTTGTGCTCACGGTGTATGCGCATACGCTCAACACCGACCCGTCGTTTGTTAAGTGGTTGATTGAAAGCCCGTTCCCGCGTTTCGATTTGGTACGCAAGAACGGTCGTTACACCAAGCGCCTGATGCACGGCCTCGACGTCTTCGTTGAAAACGACTACGCCGACAACATGAAGGATCGGTGGGTCGTGGGGTACGACATCCACTGTCCGATGTATCCGGATCTTCCTACCAACCACACTCCGTCCAAAGCAGAAATCGAACGATTCGTACTGGACGTGTGTTGGATGCCCCTACTGCGCGCGATGAGACCACTTCGCACCACCCATCGCCTCATCTGAGGCAACAATAACGCAAGAGGAGTATCAAATGGATTATCTGTCGTTGGCTAGTGAACTGTGGAAAGCTATCGTGGCTGTCCCGGCGTTCGGTGTCGGCATCGCTGTTGGTGCCGTCGGTTACAAGTATCTCCTGAAGAAGAATCCGGTGATGCTCAACAAACTGGTGGCTCTGGCAGAAGCGGAACTGCAAAAGGTTGCACTCGCGGCGGTTGCAAAAGCTGGTGCTGTCCCGTCGCCGGTTGCCACGTCGGCGGCTCTGGTTGTGGGCCTCGCTGAGGACGTCCAAAAAGAGGTCACAGTGGCTCCCGCAGTCGCACCTGTCACCAAGTAGGCGTTGTTTTTACGCAACACCGGGTATGTTATGATAGTGGTAACTCCGGGCGTGCTAGTAAATAGGTGGTAAGTCACAAGGCAGGGTTCCCCGGGTTAGTAATCTCGGGGAACCCTTTCTTCGTTCGTGTCTTAGCATCTTGCAATTTTAGCCGTGAACCGCAGATATTGTGCGCGTTGACTCAACTAGCCGCGAGGACCCACATGAAACGTGGAACAGTTACCAAACATCAACATAACAAGGTCATCTATTATGGCTGAACTCCGCCCAACAACCAATCTCGTGATTCCGGAAGATCTGATGCTTCCGAAGCGCGAGTGGAAGAACAAGTTTCTGTTCGTCTACAACAAGGGATACGTTGGCTCGCCGTCGGCATTCATGACGAAGCTCTGGGCTTCCGTACTTTTCCCGTCGCTTGCGCACGACCCGAAGTTCGGTAGCGTCAAGGGTAAGGCGGCGGCGAAGGCGCTGGCAGAAGTTACTCCGTACGGATATCTGCGTCTGAAGAAAGTGCTCGACCCCAAGAACCCGCACTTCGTCGTTAGCGTCCCGCTGTATAGTGGCCCGAAGTCGAACGGTCTGGGCGCGATGTCATTCCTGTCGAACTGGTTCCTTGGTGGGAACAAGATGAAGAACCCGCCGGAGCCGACTGCTGAAACGATCAGCGAACTCCGCGAGTTCCAGTCCAAGCTGACCGCAGAAGGTAGTCCCGACGAGATCCGCGACCAAGTGATCTCGGTTGATCGTGCAGTGCAAGCAATGCGTCTGCCGGCCGATCAAGCCCTCCAGCTGAAGTCCACGCTGCTCGGCATCCGGGTGCAGACCAAGGGTTATCTGGGCATCATCTTCGCGGATTTCAAGATCACGAAGGAAGAAGCACAGCAGCTGACAACCACGCCGTGGACGGAACTGCGCGACATCGATCTGTATCCGCTGCTGCTCCAATGGGTCAAGACGACCTACGGCGAACGTGGCCCGGCTCCGATGACGAGCTTCCCGATCTCGAAGATCGCCATGACGCTGCCGCCTACGCATTCCGCGGACGCGCGCATCAACGAGAACAACATCTCGATCGGTCCGAAGGGCACGCCGTTCTACCTGCCGAAGGAACTGCCGAAGACTACCACGATCGACTACGAAGATCGCTACACGCAAGCGGGCGCGCGTGAAGACGGCAGCTTCTGTCTGTTCGATATCAACCAAGGCGCTCAGGCCATGTCTTCGGGCGCGAACCTGAAGAACAACCTGCCGGTCAACATGCCGGTTCTGGTTGACTGGGTGAACCTGAAGTATGCGTACACCATGACGAATGGTGCGATGGAAGTGCTGGACCTCACGCGTTTCCGCGCTGCTGACGTCACCCACATCCGCAATCTGGTGGACGACACGGTCGTTACTCTGGAACTCATCGATCTGATGACTCGCATGGGTGAAGCCGCTGGTTGCCCCGCGTCGTCGCTGGCCCCGATCCCCACCGATCTGGAAGGTCTGCAGTTGGGTCCGGTTCTTGAACGTCAGTTCGAAGATGCCAAGCGTCCGCAAGACTGGTTCAAGGTCGCGGTTCTGGCCTACAAGAAGCTCGAAGAGCAAGACCGCATCACCATCGCCGACATCAACACCATCGGCTTTGGCCCGTTCCGTACGCTGGCTCGCTACTTCAAGCAAGTCGAGGCAACGGTTCGTGACAACATCGATCCGGTGTACAACAAGTATTCCGTGGCTACCGTCATCGAGGCAATGCCGTGGCTCGTGTTGATCGCCAAGTACACCGACGACATGCCGGGTCTGCGCGCATCGGACGTGGCGAACCGCAAGGCAGCCATCGATCAGGAAGTGGATCCGAACTGGAAGCCGCCTGCAATCCCGCTGTTGTCCGATCAGATTGGCTTCTTGCCGCACCAGTCGAAGGTGCGCAATCTGCTGAAAGATAGCCCGGACTTCGCAATGCTGCCGGTTCAAGCTGGTGGCGGCAAATCGATCCTGTTGTTGACCGACATCCTGTACGAGATCAAGGCCAATCGCAGCAACCCGTATCTGGTCCTGTGTCCGGGCCACTTGGTCGCCAACTACGTGAAGGAAGTGGTGTACTTCACGCAGGGTAAGCTCAACGTCGTAGCCATCTCGCGATTTGCTATCCGCCAGAATGGTTGGGCGCGTCTGCGGGCTATCCTGGAAGCGGCTCCGCGCAACACGGTGGTTGTCGCTGAGTACGATTGTTTGGCTTACCGTCAGCAGTCTGTGTGCTACGGCACGACGCCGGTGGAAGTGTTCCCGGTCATCGACTTCCTGCGCCAGTTCAAGTTCGGCTACGTCGCACTGGACGAATCGCATTTGGTCAAGAACGCTACCTCGCGTTCGAAGTCGACGGCAACGTTGATCACCGACATCCCGAAGAAGCGTCTGGCTTCGGGTACGATGGTTCACGACAGCCCTTCCGACTTGGCAATGCAGGTCTCCATGATGGACCCGACGCTGTTCGGCGATCGTGACAAGTTCAACGAGACGTACGGCGAAGTGGTTCGGGGTGGTCGCGTGGTCAAGTGGCGTGACGACGCACCGCAGAAGATTCAGCAGCGCATCCAAGGCCGTATCGTGTATGCGAAGGCTATGCGTAAGGAGTGGGCTGCCCTCTTGCCTACCAAGCGCGAATGGCTCGGTGGTGTTGAGCTGACCGAAGCTCAGCAGAATCTGTACAACGACATCTTGGACGACACGGTTGAGAAGATCACCGAGAAGGCCAAGAAGGGCAACAAGAACCTGCAGAAGTTCCTGGGTCTTGGTAAGAAGCCCGCAGTCAAGTCGGATGACGACGAAGACAACGGCGACGAGATCGTTGACGAGGACAACGAGGAAGAAGATGCAGCGGACGAAAGCGCAGGTGAAAGCGTCGAGAACGCACTGCGTCCGTACTTGCAGCGCCTCGAAACCTTCCTGATCGCTCCAGGTCGTGACGACGTGGGCAAGAACCTGCTGAAGGGCGACGATCTTATCAGCCCGAAGGCACTGGCAGTGTTGCGTCGTGCAGAAGCCCACATCTTCGGTGGTCAAGAAGAAAACGGCGATACCGGTCAGCTGGAAGCCTACGGTCCGTTCCCCGGCAAGGTGCTGATTTTCACGAACAACATCAAGTCGGCTGAAGAACTGTGGGAACGTGCCAGCCCGCGTATGCGTGCCTGTGGTCTGCTGTATAAGGCCGCCCGCAAGATGGAAGACGGTTCCAAGTTCGAAAAGGATCCGAAGGTCAAGTGGATGGTTGGTGTTTCGTCGTCCATGGAAACCGGCCTCAACTTCCAGTTCGCCTCGCGCCTGATTCGTACGGAAGGTGTGTGGAATCCGGGTACGCTGGAGCAAGGTAACAGCCGTATCAACCGCCCGGAACTGAAGGCAGAAGAGACCCGCAAGGAAATCTTCTTCGATACTATCGTGGCTAACCACACGATCGATATCACGAAGGCAGCACGTCTGATCTCGAAGGTGATCGCGGCGGCGAAGTTCGAAAACGCCGAGAACTCTGAGTTCAAGACGATTCCCGACGTGGAAATCATCAACATGTCGCTGCCGTCGATCCGGAACTTCAACTCGTGGCATGGTGATGGCACCGACGAGAACCCCGGCCTGAAGTCGTACGCCATTGCACAGGCGAAGTACGAAGATGTGCGGAACCGCGACTACGAGGAGTACAAGCAAGCGTACATCGAGAAGCATGGTTCGGGTCCTGTCAAGCAGTCGATCCCGGTGGCCCCGGTTCCGGCAGATGCAAAGTTGTTGAAGCGTGTCCCGTATGCTCCGGGTCTCGACATCTACAACGCCAAGGAAATGGGTCTGGTGCGCGTCGACGAGTACCTCAATCTGTCGTCCAGCAATGGCGACGACGAGGACGACGACACCAACGGTGGTGAAGAGGAAGAAAACGGCACGGACGCAGCGGCTGCAGAACTCGCAGCTCAAGCGGCAGCCCTGTCGGGTCGTCTGGTCCACACCGAGTTTGGCGAAGGGTACGTGCAGAAGTGCAGCCCGACCAATCCGTTTATCAGCGTCAACCTGCTGAACGGCTATGCCATGACGGTGCGCAAGTCGCAGTGCTTCTTGGTGACCCGTGGTGAAACGTCAACCAAGGACATCCGCAATCAGCTGCTGAAGAGCGTGGGTGTTAAGAACATCGCCGATCCGGTGGATGTTCCGGCTGAGAAGTGGCGGCCGATGCGCAAGAGCATCAAGGAGCAGATTCAGCGCGAGAAGGAAGAGAAGGTTGTCCAACAGAAGAAGGTACGCGAGGAAGAAACCAAGTCCGCGCTGTCCGTCGAGTTGGCAGTCGTGCTGGTCAACGGCTTCTTGGGTCTCGACTACATCGTCGACGAGTCGAATCACAAGGCGATGCAAGCGCTGTCGGCAGTGGGCTTCCGCCCGACGCCGCAGTTCTACTACGCTCGTGTGGTCAACGACAAGGCGCTGGTCAACCAGATGAAGCTGTGGAAGGAGCTGGGTCTGCGTCCGGATCCGGTGGTCATCAAGCAGAACATCCCGGCTGCGTTCGCTGAGCTGCTCGCCCTGTTGAAGAGCGGTCAGATCAAGAGCCACCACGCGACGTACAAAGCTGCAATGAACGCCAACATCGTGAATTTCTATCGCCTGACGCACAAGGCGTCGAACGACAAGATGTTGTTCAAGCCGTATCCGATTATCCAGGACGGTCAAGCGTACATCGCACTGCCGCTCGGTCAAGCTGGTACGAAGACTGCAATGTCGCCGAAGTTCAAGCGGCCGTCGTACAAGTGGGCGCTGTCCGAACACTCGCTGTCGTATTACGGCACGATGCAGCAAGTGAACGGGATGATCAAGAAGCTGCAAGCGGCTGGCGTTCAGATCATGAACCTCGACGAGTTGAACGAGGAACTTGGTGCTCTGAAGAAGGCTAAGGTTCGCGCACCGTCCGAAGACATCTGATCGTCTGACGACAATCTGTAATTTGACGGGGAGGCCGGGAAACTGGCACTCCCCTTTCTTTTCTCAGGAGTAGATATGAGCTTCAACTATCAAGCAATCAAAGACGCCCTCAAAGAAGCTGGTCATCTCGTGTCCGAAGGCGAAGCGTGGGTGGCATCGGACTTCAGCGCGCTGTACCAGTTCGCGAAAGACAAGTTCGGCCTTCTGCATGACAAGGTCGCGTACGGTCTGGCCTTCCCGTCGGAACTGCCCACGGATTTCCCGGGCCATCCGAACGCCGGTGAAGAAGTCGTGGCCGTCGACACGAGCAAGCAAATCCAGCCGGTAGTCGTTCCGGCGGCGTCGACTGGTGTTACGTCGGTCGTGGACACCACGGACGCCAGCGTTCACGCAGCCATCCTCGAAGCGCGCGTCGCTGCGGGTGTGCCGACTGGTCCGGCACCGGAAGCTGAAGCTGAAGAAGCCGCTCCGGTTGCTGACGAAGCTCCGGTTGCTGAAGAAGCCGCGGAACCCGTAGTCGAGCAACCGGCACCGGAAGTGAAGCAAGAAGCCGCTCCCGCTCCCGAAGTCAAGGAAGAAGTGAAGCAAGAAGCTGCTCCCGAAGTGAAGCAAGAAGCCGCTCCCGCTCCTGCTCCCGGAGTGAAGCAAGAAGCTGCTCCCACCCCACCCCCGGAAGTGAAGCAAGAAGCCGAGCAAGAGCAAGCTCCGTCCGACGACAAAGCGGCTGAGTAATCCACCTGGAGTATAACAACATGGCAGTTAAGCTCATGAGTAATCGTGGGTCTTACTACCGTAACGGCGTAGATGGGATCGGCGGGCGTAATCTGCCCGACGGCCTCATCTCGTGGATAGGCCTCACCGGGAAAGCCGGTGATGTTGCCTATCTGTCCGCTGCGGACTGTACGACTTCGAATAAGGTTGACCAAGGCTATTACTTCCAGTCGGTGGGTAGCTCGGTCACGGTAGATCGCACGCTACAGAACATCGGCATGGCCTGTGATCCGGATCCGGCTGTTCAGGCGGGCGTTCATTGGGTCAGCCCGACGGTGGTCGCACCCGGCGCAATCGTGCAGACGGCGGTCGCATTCGCAGCCATCCGTATCACCTTTGCTGCGGACGGCGAATTCTACATCGTCGCACGCTAAGGAGTAGGTCATGCCACTACACGTTCCGAAGGCGTTTCAAAACGCGGGCGTCTCCACGTCCAAATCACAAGAGCGCGATCGCGTCTCGTACAACAAGAACCGTCTGCGGGCCAACGAACAAGGTATCGCGGATGCACTGAACACCAACGCAGTCGACACTCCGGTAACACAGGCACTCGAGACGTTCGAAGCCGAGAAGGAAATGGGTCGGATGAATGGCCTCGACTACGAGACGTGGTTGCCGTTCGCTGCCAAGCTGTACAAGATCAGCCCGCGCATCGAGGACTACATCATTGTCAACACGATGATCTGCCCGTCGGACATTCCGAATCGTAACGGCATCGCGTTCCCGGCCACGGAGCTCGCGAAGTTCCAGCCGCCGCCCACCAATCGCATGGCGTACAAAGCGTGGGCTGGCTGTCCTGTCCATCTCGAGCACGACAACGAAGTTCACGAGAAAGCCTATGGCGTGATTCTCGACGCCGCATTGACGAAAGTCTCGGGCTACGGTGGTGGCAAGCTGTGGAAGGTCATGGGGTTGCAGGCAATCGACAAGAACAAGTATCCCGACATGGCGCAGAAGGTGTTGACGAAGGAAATCAACACCTACTCGATGGGAGCTCTGGTCGATTACTTCACGTGCGGCTACTGCGGACAGGAATGCAGCAGCAAGCGGGTGTGCGGTCACATCTCCAGTCCGGCTAACGTCAACTGGAAACAGTACCGTGACTTCGACGGTTCGTCGCATTTGGCGTTCCTGAACGCTCATGGCATTCAGCCGATCGAATGTTCCATCGTTGCTGACCCGGCGTGGGCTCCTGCTCTGTCCGACGAAGTCTTCGATCCGTGGGCCAACACCGGAGGCTAGCATGGTCAAGCTCAATGCTGCGGCGCGACTCATTAACGCCGCAGGTCCGCATCCGGCTGCTACGCAATTCGCCGAGAAGCACGGCATTCCCATCTACAACGTGGACAACGCGATTGCTGCCAGCCGATTCGGGCTGGTAGTTGCCGAGATCGATAAGGCAGTACAATCGCTGTACGCTCGCGGGGTTCCCCGCAAGTCCATAAACGTCCACGAGATCAAGTTGATAAAGGGTAAGTCGTTCCCTGCCAACGGTTGGGATGCAGGTGGATTGTTTGAGGATCACGACGGTTACGGAATCGTGTCTCTGGCTGCTGGCCAGAAGTTCGGTGACAGTCCGGTGCTCAAACCCGGTGGATGGGCAATAGCGGGCGCGTACATGAACGATTCGGTACGCCACGAATTCGGTCATGGTCTGGTCCGATCGTTGATGACGTTCGGTGAAAACCCGACGATGCTTCGGAACGCGTATGTCCGCGAGAAGAGAGAACCGGGCGGTATCCAACCCAGACTGTCCAAGTACGCTGCTGAGAATGAGTACGAGTACTTCGCGGAAGCGTTTGCTGCGTTCATGCATCCGAAGTTCAAGACCAGCGGCATCAAGATCTACCCGCCGTTACTAGAAGTGTTCGAGAAACACTTCGGCGTCAAGTAACAGTTGTTCCACCACGAAGTTCAAACAGCCCCGCCCGACATCCCAGTCCGGCGGGGCTTTTGACGTTCTGGCTTCAAATCCGCGCAGCACAAACCCCTCGGTCGTTCTGACCACGCAGCACAATCCCACCCCCTGCAACCTGCAAACCCACAGTTCCCGCAATCGCCATTTTAATGGCTGAGCGAGTTTAGTTAGGACCGGTCCTTCATAAACTTGTTTCTTAACATCTCAGCGAGGAATCTATGGCGATCGTCACCAAGAAGCGGAAAGTCGCAGCAGCGCGCGAAAGCACGTCGTTGCACTTTTCGAACGAAACCACCAAGGCGGTGGAAGAGAGCAAGCAGCCGCTGCTCAACCATCAAACGGCTGACACTCTGATCGATCCGGAAGACACGACGGACGATCAAGGTTCGACGCACTTCACGAACGACACGAAGTACAGCAAGAAGACGAATCGTCTGCACACCACTGCCGCGAAGAAGCCGGTTCTGGCGCTGGAAGTTCCCGAAGCGTTCGGCAAGAAGGTGCCGAAGGACGAGGCTCCGGCCGACGAAGCAACGGAAGCATCGCTCGACGACGTGGCTGCTGAAGACGACGGTTGCGAAACCGGTCTGCAAGACACGCAGCACATGCCGAACGACATCGATCCGACGGAAGGCTACCTGACGACGGGTTCGGAAGAAGGCGACGACGAGTTCGACGAAGACCTCGAAGACGACGAAGACGAAATCGACGCCAGCGCCGAATTCGAAGAAGGCACCGGCACGAATCCCCAGTCACTGCTCGAAGCAGACGACGAAGAATGGGATCCGGACTCGGCAGTCGTTGCTGAATTCGGCGACGAAGACGGCGAAGACGAGTTCTCGGAAGAAGATGAATCGGAAGGCGAAGCTGAAGTCGAAGCCGCTCCGGCATCGGACGACGACATGTCGGTGGTCGACGTGGACGGTACGGACGACGAAGGCGACGACGTTGTGTTCGCATCGATCGGCCTGCAACTGCACGCCATCAAAGCCAACCGCATCATCGCATCGATCGGCAAGAAGCGCGCGATCAAGGCCGGTCACGGCGACGTGTATCTGTCGGATCAGTTCCAAGACGTAGTGGGCGTCGAGATGTCGAAGCACGGTCTGCGCGCTGGTCTGCAGAAGATGGGCTTCGCACTCGCAACGTTCAACGTGGCGAAGAACGAAGTCGTGAACAAGCGCGTCGAAGCGAAGGCTGCCAAGGTCACGTCGGCTGTCCGTCGCACCACGCATCAGTCGAACGAAGCACTCGGCCAGTGCTTGGCGATCGCCGCTGTCGGTATCAACCGTCAGTACTTCAAGGACGCACGCAACGAACTGCGCGCATCGCTCGAAGAAGAACTCGAAGCGGCTGGCGTTCGTGGCGCGTCGCGTCTCGTGCGCAAGGTGTTCGCATCGAAGGGCGTCGACTACGCGAAGGCGATTCTCACGCTGGCAAACAAGCTGGTGAACATGCCGGAAACGACGCGTAACCAGTTCGCGGCCGCTCTCGACATGACCAACGACGGCGAGATCGAAGACGACGAAGACCTGTTCGCTGAACCGTCGGATCCGGAATTCGTTACGGCCGAAGGCGAAGACGAAGAATTCGACGACGAGTTCGAAGACGAAAACGACGCACCGAGTTCGGTCCAAGCTGCGCTGGCTCGCCCGGCAAGCAAGGTCCAACGCCGTGAGATCAACGCTGCGAAGACCGGTTACTCGGTCACCGCAATGGCGATCCTGTCGGGCAAAGCACCGCTGCCGTTCGCCTAATCCCCAGCCGGGTTTTAGCGCGGTTGCACAATCCGTACTTTTATAGTGACGGTCCAGCGTAGTGGTTAAATCCTAACGCTGGACCGCACGCAAAACTTCCAATTGGAGAAGCACACATGTCTCTGTATCTTCCTTTCACGAAAGCAGTCGACAGCACGGAAATGCTGACGGCTCCGGGTGCAGTCTTCACCGCTGAAGGTCAAGCACTCGTTCGCGCAGCCAGCGCTCCTGCTGCTGGCGTTCTTCCGGGCACTGGCGTTGCTGCCAACGACATCTTCGCGGGCTTCGCTCTCGCAGGTACGTCGGCACTGCCGTTCCCGGAATCGTACACCAACAAGGTGGAACAGTTCCTGGTTCCGGTGACGGGCGTGGTTACGCTGTCGCTCACGCCGGTGGCTGGTCAAGTGTTCCTGCATGACGACACGGCGGGCACCGCCAACACGGCACCGACGGTGTCGGGCAAGCAAGTGACCGGTCTCACGGCTGGCAACCAAGTCACCATCACGTACAAGTACGCAGTCAGCGTCGTGCAAGCTCGCGCGCTGTTCGGCGACGTGCAACCGGGCGGTTACGTCGGCGCATACGTCGGCCAAATCGGCGTGGTCACGCGTGGCTCGATCTGGACGTCGGAATTCGACTCGTCGGCAAACTGGGCGATCGCTGGTTCGGACGCATCGCATCAGATCGTCGTCGGCGCAAACGGCCAGCTCAAGCTCGGCACGGTCGGCACGAACGGCGTTGCAGTTCCGGGCGCATACGTGATCGGCGTTCCGGGTCAAGACGTGCCGTTCCTCGGCATCCGCTTCTCGGCTGCGTAAGCAACCAACAAGGCTTCTTAGTCCGGACGCGCACTTCAGCATAACGCTACCGCGCATCCGGGCTAATCACAAAACACGAAACGGAGTATCAAGATGCGTACAAAAGTTAAGGTTCGTGCGTCCAAGACGCCGATGGTGGCAGCCAGCGAGTATCGCTTCGACGGCGCGCTGACGGGTGAACGTGCAATCGGTCGCAACGGCGAAATCAACGCCAGCAACAAGCGTGACCTCATCAACCGCCAAATGGCTTTCGTGCAAGCTGCTTCGAACGGCCAAGTCGCCGGCGATGCAGTGTTCGCTTCGGCAGAACAAGCAACGAAGGCTTCGAAGGAACTCATCGCTGCTGCGTTCAACGACGGCGAAGCTCACCGCGTTCTGGGCGAGCGCATGGCTGATTCGCTGTACATCACGGCGAATCGCCAAGGCTTCATGCGCAAGTACCTGACCAAGATCACGGTCGAGCAGGGCGCAATCCCCCGCTTCCCGCTGCGCACGAAGAACGTGACGGCTGTGTACTCGACGTCGCCGACGAAGATCCAGTCGCAAATCACGCGCGACAAGTGGTTCACGCCGCCGGAACTGCAAGTGGTCACCCGTCCGTTCATTCCGATGAACGAACTGAACCAGTCGGCTGGCGACGTGCTGCAAGAAAAGTACGTGGAAGCAACGGAAGCCATCATGGTCGGTGAAGACCGCCTGTGGTACAACCAAGTGAACCAGATCGTCGGCGTGGACAACCCCCTGTCGATCATCTCTGGTCAGCTGACGCCGTACACGTTCGCGCAAGTCATGACCAACGTCACGCGTTGGGGCCTGAAGGCACCGCACGTCCTGATCGCCACGGACATCTATCAGGACATCATCGGTAACGCGGACTTCTTCAACGCGATCGATCCGGTTGCTCGCCACGAACTGCTGTTGACCGGCGAACTCGGCGTGATGTACGGTTGCACGATCACGTCGGACGCGTACCGTCACCCGGAGCACAAGGTGCTGAACCAAGGCGAATTCTTCGTGATCGCCGACGCTCTGAACCACGGCGCGTACTCGGATCGCGGCGGTCTGCAATCGCAGCCGACCGACATCTCGGTCGAGAAGATCCCGGGTCGCGGTTGGGTGATGTTCGAATCGCTCGCCGTGTCGGTTGCCAACAGCCGCTCGGTAGCAAAGGGCCTCCGTATCTAATACGGGAACGTCGAGTGATGCAGTATCAGGTAGCCGCATAAATGCAAAGTGCTACCTGATACTGTGTCTATCAAACGCACACAAGGAAACATGATGAAGACATACAATCGTGCTCTCGACTTCATGGCACTGGCTGCAGTCCAGTTCACCAAGGGTCGTCCGCAAGTTGCAGCAAAGCTGATGGTCAAGGCCACGGCAAGCTCGGACTTCGCACAAGCCATCGCGATCATCGAAGCGTCGAACGGTCAAGCGTTCGCAGCCAAGGAAGCTGAAAAGGCCCGTCTGGCAGCCGCAGCCAAGAAGGTCGCAGCGAAGAAGAAGGTGAAGGCTTCGGAAGAAGACGAAGCCCTCGAATCGCTGGTCGGTGACCTCGACGAACTCGACACCGACGCGGGTGACGCAGTCGAAGACGAAGTTGAACTCGACGAAGTCGAAGCATCGGATGAAACGGACGAGGAAGAAGACGCTGGCGACGACGAAGTCGAAGCACCGTCGGAAGCTTTCGCCTCGGCGCTGGCCTCGATGGTCAAGCGCGCCGCCAAGTAAGTTCGCGCACGCGCAGTAAAAGACAGAGGCCCGCCGGTGATTGTGCCGCCGGGCCTCTTCCGTTTGTGCGGTATATTCCGGAGCTCTTCCTATGTCGGAAATGCAGGCAATCCAGACAATCGATCACATGGTGCTTGCTGGATTCCAACAGCGTTTCCAGCAAGTGTTCAACTGCCCCTGCCTGTTCATCAACGCTAACGATAAGACGCGCATCCTGCAGAAGGTGTTTGGCGAAGGTCAGCCGATCACGTATCCGTATGCGTACTTCGTCGTTCAGTCGATGGGCGCTAACAATGAGTCCTACAACGCGCACGTGATGGCACGCCGCGGACTGGTTGTGAACGTAGCAGCGAATGACCTACTGCAGACGGTTCGGGTTGTGCCTACGAACTTCGTTATCGAGGTATCGTATGTCACCAACAAGTTCGAGTCGGTGGAACAGGGTTCGGTGTTAGCGTTCGTGCGTCGGTGGTTGCTGGCGCGACGGGTGGGTTACCTGAAGTTCAGCATCAACTACGGGCGACTGCAGTTTGGTATCAGTCACACGCTGGAAGAATCTGTGAACATCCCCCAACGGGAGAATGTCACTGAGAGCGAAACGTCTTACGTCATTACCACCTCCGTCACCACTCACGGTTACGTAAGTGAGCCGGTCCTTGGCCGACAAGGCAAGGTGACGGAAATCCGGCAGAACACCTCGGTTGGACTGCCCGGAACGGTAGTGTCCACGCAGTTTTCCGAGTTCCCGAAACAGTCCTAGGAGTAAATCGCATGGCTACGAAGGTTATCAATACCGGCCGTGTTCCTCTTCAAGTCGGCATCATTCTGGAAGACGGCACCAAGTCGTCTATCCGTGTGATGGGTCGCGGTCGTCCTGATCTGGCGGAAGGTGTGACCGTCGATCCGAACTGGCTGGTACTGCACGGCGGCGACGTCCGTGTGGTGGAAGAGAAGTCGATTCAAGTGGCCGAAGTCGCCACGCAGATCGACAACACGAAGAAAGAAACGGCCCCGGCAGCAACGACTGCCACGCCGTCCACCGTCGAAACCCCGGCTGCGACCGTCACTGCTAAGGAGGACAAGCAATGACTATCTCGGCAAAGCAAGGTTCGAAGGTAATCGTACAGGAAATCAACCTGTCGCAAGTGATCACCAGTGCTTCCACCTCGGTGGTTGCTCAAGTGGTCGTCGCCAAACAAGGCCGTACCATCCCGGTCCAGTTCACCAACGCGCAAGACTATCTGGCGGAGTACGGTAATCCGAACGCTCAGGTCAGCTTCGACGTGTATTGCGGACTCGACTACTTCGGCGAAGGCAATCAGCTGTGGGGTCTGCGCGTTGCTGGCACGGGCGCTCTGTACTCGGCACTGCTGATGTACACCGACGGTTCGGCTACGCATCTGCTGCCGATCGCCGCAGGTGTGGTTGACCCGACCAAGCCCAACTGGACGGCCATCCTCCCGAGCGGCGCGCAGAACGAAGCAATCGCGTTGTTCTACCCGAACAAGGGTCCGGGTTCGTACGGCGACAACGTAGCGCTGTCGATCACCAGCAACAATATCGCGACGCCGACGGGTTTCGCCGTGACCTCGGCAGCGACGGGCGGTACGCTGGTTCCGGCCACGTATCAGTACCAGATCTCCAGCGTGTCGCTCACGGGCGAGACTCTGGCAACCAATCCGGCGCAAGTCGTGATCGGCGGCGCGGCAGTAACGAACGTCGTGAATCTGTCGTGGACAGCGGATCCGCAAGCAATCGGGTACAACATCTACGGTCGCGTAGGTGCGGGCGTTGGCCTACTCGCTCAAGTTGGTCAGGGCGTGACCACGTTCACGGATACCGGCGCGCTGACTCCGGATACCACCAAGACTCCGGTGGTGAGCCCGGCTAACGCAGCACAGCCGCTCCCGACGTTCGGCCTCAACGTGTTCGACACGACGCAGTCCACGTCGTACCCGGTGGAACAGTTCAGCGTGTCGCTGGATGACTTCACCGACAGCACGGGCACCGAAACGGAACTGGAACAACGCATCAACCCGTTCTCGACGTACATCCAAGTGACCTCGAATGTGCCGGCTCTGCTGGACACACCGGCAGTCACGACGACGTCGCTGACTTCGATGAAGGGCGGTGACAGCGGTGCGGCTCCGACGAGCTTCCAAGTTGCGGCAGCGTGGAACACCTTCAGCAACAAGCAACTGTACGCGGTCAACATCCTGCTCAACTCGGGTCACGCAGATCCGACGGTGCAGTTGGCGATGGATACGTTGGCGCAGAAGCGTGGTGACTGCGTGGCAATGCTCGACATCCCGTCGGCAAGCCAACAGTTCCAGCAAGCGATCAACTACCGGAACCTCAACCTGAATCTGAATTCCACGTACTCGGCGCTGTTCGCACCCGACGTGCTGGAAGCGGATACGATCAACGGCAAGCAACAGTATGTGCCGTTCTCGGGATGGGCGGCAGCACTGTGCGCTCGTACCGATCGGGTTGCCAACCCGTCGTTCTCGATCGCTGGTCTGAATCGCGGTTTGCTCAACGTGCTGAAGACGCGCTACACCTACGACGACGGCCAAGCGGACGCTCTGTTCAACGCGCAAGTCAACTACACCAAGACCTTCATCGGTCAAGGTATCGCGCTGTGGGAACAACAGACGTGTGCTGCGCAGTTCTCGGCGCTGTCGTGGGTTTCGGTTCGCCGTATCGTCAACGTGATCAAGGTCGCGCTGTATCAGTTCTTGCTGTATTCGCTGCAAGAGCCGAACGACGACTTCCTGGGTCGCCAGATCGTTAGCTCGTGCTCGGATTATCTGCAGTCGATCCAGAACGCGCGCGGCATCTCGAGCTACACGGTGATCTCCGACAGCCAGAACAACTCGGCGCAGGACTTCAACAGCGGCGTCCGTAACGTGACGGTCATCATCGTCCCGACGATCCCGACGCACATCATCAACTTGCAAGTCGTGATCAGCAAGCAAGGTGTGTCGTTCACGGAAGCCCTGTCGCAAGTCAATCCGGGCTAAAGCTGTAACCAACGAGGCGACAGTGCTAGTACAGGCTGTCGCCTTGTAGACTAAGAGGTGACTCAGATGGGATTCAAACTCAACGCAGCAACGCGCCTTAGTGCTGATACCGAAACCAGCAAGGACGGTAAAGCAGTCAGCCCGGCGAATGGTTTCCGCGAGCAGAACGAGGACAACCTGAAGGACCGACAGCAAGACAGCCAGAAGTCGGTCGATGAAAAGCCCAAAGCCGAAACCACGGCGGATGCTGAGGGTGACGACGGCGCGAGCACTGGTGATACAACTATCACCCTGGACATTCCGCAGGACAACGACGACGATATGAGCTCGATCGACGCTGTGGTAACGGCCGCAGTTAAACGACTGCACGCTGAGCAAGAAGTCGAAGCGGACGCCGACCCGAAGCTCTTCAACATGGCAAACCAACCGATGGGGCCAATGGCATGATCATCAATGCGGCTACCCGCCTCAAGGCGTCGGAATACGAGGTCAAGCTGCACAAAGCTTCTGATCTATTCACCCGATTGAACGCGGTCTTCCGCAACAAGCTGTCGCTGAACAAAGTCGACGCTTCGATCTGCGTGAAGGACGTCAGCGTGGTGCTGGTCCTCAAAGCGTTGCAGCGCATGGGTTACGACCTACGTGCTCGCGGCGACAGTGAAGCGGCACACATCTTGTCGCTCAACGGCACGCCTGAACTGCAAGTACAATCGCCCCGCGAGGATTGGGACCCGGTTATCAGTTTCGTCTGAGACCCGTTGCAGCAATCCCAATTTGACGGTGTCTTCGACAAACAGACATACTAAGGAGTATCACAATGGCTCGTTCCAGCTTGTATGATGCACAAGCAGTGGCGGACCCGGCTCAGAGTTGGAACTTCGACTTGTTCCTTCCGGCAATCCCGGGTTCGTCGGATACCCGTGCTCTCACGTGGAAGTGCATGTCCACGGGTCTGCCCGGTTTCCAAATCGAAAAGGTCGCAGTTCCGCTGCACGGCGTGGAGTTGCAGTACGCTGGCCGCAAGACCTTCAGCCACAGCTTCCAGTCGGTGTTCATGGAAGCCTCGGACTGGTCGACCCGTTCACAGTTCTACGCTTGGTCCGAAGCTACTCGCTCCTGGGTCAACAACAGCGGCACGTTCGCCAGCGCCTACAAGGTGAATGCGCAGATCGTGGTCTACAACGACCTGCCGCAAGTCGCACGCACGATCAACGTGTGGGGTCTGTGGCCCGAACAGATCGCTGACGTAGCGCTGGACGGTGCGAACTCGACGCTGGTCACGCTCGACATCACGTGGTCGTTCGACTACGTAACGGATGCTTGATCATGATCGTCACCTCGGCGGCATCCCGTCTGGTGGCGGCAACCCACTCGTTTGCGTTTGAAGTGCGTATCCTTGACGACAACGGCCAGCACGGCGTTTTCCGAAAGACTGTAGACGCAGCAACGCGCGGAGCCGCCTGGATAAAGCTGACCAAGGATCTCAAGAGTATGAAGGTCCTGGAGTCGGTCTACCAAATCACGAGCACACCATGAAAACCCGACTGCACGCTGCACGTCGGTTGGTAGTTGCAGAAGGGGAGTGGTTCCACGCGATGGAACCCGAGATGCAGAAGCAGTATCTGGAAGAGCATCCGGGTAGTAAGTACGCGAAGGATCACACGTCAACGGCACCGGCCAATCCGAAGGCGCTACCTGCGCCCACTCAGAAACCGAAGTCTGAAGTAAAACCTGCTAGTCCGAAGCCGACGCCCGAAGAAGTCAAGAAGGTGTCACCGAAGGCGAAGGCCGCAGGTAGCAAGGAACGTGTTGACAGCGCTAAGAAGCTGAAGGCAACAGCTCCTGGTCTGGCGTCCCAGTTGATCGGCGGCGTCAAGGATTTCGGCCACGATCTGAGTGCAGTTGGCAACTTCCTGAATGGTCACCCCGAGCATGGTGACATGAAGCGTGTTGGTTCGATGCTGGTCACACTTCTAGGCACGGGCGCAATGATGACGGCTCTGGGTGCAACTGGCCCCGTCGGCTTTCTGGCGTTCATGGCACTGAAGAAGTTGGCGCTTCCCGAGTTGGTTGGATGCGCGAAGAGCGTGTACAAGGGAACCAAGCGTCAGTTCGCACCTGCGGATCGGTCCAAGATGTTGCCGGAGTATCAGGATGCGTGTGTTCGTTTGCTGGCTGCTTCTAAGCAAGATCAAGAAACGTTGCTGGAACTGATTGAGCTTCTCGCTGACATGGTTGCTCACGGGGAAATCCCGCAATCGGCTCTCGACGAAGCGCAAGCAGAACTGGAAGCCACGCACAAGAAGTAATTTGAAGTTACACCCAATGAGTGCGATCCCGTGCTCTAGAGGTTCACAATCGCAATCCACCTTTCTCAATAAGGACAGTATCATGCAAACCGTAGCTCTTACCGATTTCGAAATGAAGAGCGAGACGCTCGCCAAGGTGATGGTCTCGTTCACGGGCCGCTTCAACAAGGACAGCATCCGTGCTGCTCTGCTCGAAAAGCTGAACGGTCTGGCAGCTCCCGTCGAGAACAGCTTCCGCATGGTGAAGGCACACAGCGCGGGCGGCGTGGCCGTGGGCTTCCTTCGCGCCAACAAGGAAGTTCGTGTGGTCGAGAACGAAAACGAACTGCGCGCATCGTACCGCGTGATGAGCTCGAACATCCTGATGGACAACGCAGACAAGTCGCTGTGGGCTGTCAAGGAAGGTCGCGCTGGTAAGTACCTCGCACGCCACGGCAACGAAGATCTGTCGGAACTCGTGAGCGCCAGCCTCAATCGCCGCGCCGATGTGCCGGGTCTGCGTCATCTGTCGGTTGCCAAGGCAGCAGCCGGTGAGTTCGTAGCATTCGTCGGCAAGACTGGCGACATGGACTACGGCTTCGCAGTGCGCGCCAACGCCGACAAGGTGCAAGTCATCAGCCACACGACGCACACCCCGATGGTTGTTTCGTACGACATGGTCGCTTCGATCTGTCAAGTGCCGGTGCCGCGTGAGTTCGCGAAGCAGATGACGAAGGCTGGCATCAGCCGCGCGGACAAGGACCAAGCCAACGAATACTGGCGCAAGCTGTATTCGTACGACACGGCGTACATGAACGACGTGATCGAGCAAGTCAACGAAGACACCGTCGCGTAATCCGAAAGCGCACCAACGTCAAAAGCCCCGCCAGACTAATCATCTGAGCGGGGCTTTTGATTTACTGCAGTCGGTCCCAGAATTCCTGACCATACTGCTCGACGAAGGCTTCCTTCTGTGCATCGTACAGCTTGTCGGCACGCTTGCGATCACGGTTCTCGAGAGCCTCATGCAACATCGTACCGGGACCTACTGCCAGTCCACGATACAGATAGCCGTTCTTGATACGAGGGTGACGTGCGATCGGATGGGGTTGTGCCTTCCGTACTCGCTCCGCCTCGGCCGTTTGAACATCATCCATAAACACTCCGTTTTCCATGTGATGGTCGGCTCATGGGCAAACACCCATTTGAGCTATTTTAGCGTTGTCACGCATAGACAGGGACGTCCTCAGCGTGACGCTGTGACCGCTATTCAGACATCCGCCTCGGCCAAGTTGGGTATGTTCCGTTTCTTGGGGCGCTGCGTCTTATCCGAGTAGTCGGAACCCTTACCGCTCTTGCCGCCTTCAGGCTTCTTCTCGTCATCAGCGGCACCAAGGCTATCGTCCTGCGGCATGTCCTCCACCCGCATGTACTCGTAGACCATCTTGACGCGGAACGGGAAGGCCAAGCTGTTACGCGACTTGGGTTGTTCGACCAGCGTCTCGCCAGTTTCCTTCGACTCCTTGGTCGCCACCCAGATCCACGAGTTGGAACTGTGCTCGGAGATCGCCCGGCTGTACCGGATCTTGCCGTCGTCAGCCACCTGACACAGCAGGATGTTCACCCGGTTCTCGACTTCGGCGTTGATCTTCGAGTATCGGGCAACCGCACCCAACGCCCGCCACATATCGTCGCCATCCACGCCCTTCAGCAGTGAGATGTAGTCGATGATAGTGACGTCGCAGTCATACGCGCTAGTTGCCGCGTACACTTCCTCGATCGTCATATCTTCCTGCGGCTTGAAGATAGTGAAGCGTCCACCCTTGGCGAACACCTTCTTCTCCCACATCCGCTGCCGCTTGTACACCAGATCCTTCTCGCCAGTAGCTAGGCGCTGCAACAGGATCTTCGTGAGATTGGTCTTCGTGACGTTAGCCATGATACGACCAGTCATCTCACGCTTACTCATTTCCAACGGAACCAGCAGGACCTTGTAACCCATAGCCGCCATGTTGACGGCCATCGCCGCAGCCAACGTGGACTTACCGCCGCCGGAGTTAGCGCCGATGGTGACCAGCGATCCGCGTGCGAATCCACCACTCACCGTGTCGAACGCCTTGATGCCTGTCGGAATCACCTGCTCCGAGTTGTCCTCATACAGGATCGACTTGACCAGCGAGCTGCTGTTGTTATTGCGGCCGAAGTGCAGGAAGGCGTCTTGGTTGGACTTCTTCGAACGAACCACGTTGAACGCAGTGGCCGTCTCTTCAAGCAGTTCATCGATGCTGACCTTGGAACCCTGTACCTTCTGATTGATGTGGGCTGCCAGATTGAAAAGACCGCGCGTCTGCCGGTACTTGTTAAGAATGCGCGCCGCTTTGTTGGCGTCGTCGACCGACTGGACGGTAGCTACGCTATCGCGGAAATGGGAACGCGCATCCTCGGACAGGTCCGGGTCTTCGACCATCAAGCGGAACGACGGACTCGACCCACTGTCTTTCATCTGGCGCTTGATGCCGTCATAGATCTCACGACTTTCGTCGCTGAAGAAGTACGACTCGTCAACCTGCGCCAGTAGCGCACCGGCGATCTTCTTGTCCTTGTGGCACATTCCCCGTAGAACCGCGAGCTCCGCGCGGGGAGAAACGATCTTCGCCATGTTTCCTCTTATGCTTTGTGATCAGTGTGACCTTATTTACTGTCGGCCTGAATGACAGTAGTGGCGTGTCCACACTTAGTAAACTCACCGGTGCCGGTCTTCTTGTTGGTGCTGATGTACGGTGTGACGTTGCGGATCCCGAAGAAGTACAGGTATCCGTCCAAGCACATGAACTCCTTGGGTGACACTGTCGTATCCACCAGCAAGGGGTTGGATTTGGTATTGTAGTCGACGCCCGGAATGCCATACTCGTGCAGCTTGTTTGAGATGCTGGCCTGAACGTCAGCCTTGCTGCAGGATGCCAGTGCAATGACACTAGCTAGAATGAGTGCTGTCTTCATGTTCTGGTGATTGCGCAATAGGGTGCTCGTGGCACTTGAGGTTGAACTCGATTTCCCAGTCGCGACCCCACAAGCGGTGGACGTCGCTGATGCGCATCGCCCAGAACGCTGTGTGGGATTCGTCCGACCCTGACGGGGCTTGAGTGTAAGTGCGAATGCGTTTACGGCTGGAGGTTCGACGTTGTCGACTGTTCATCTATAGTTTCCTTATCAATGTGACGATGCCCCAAACGGTGAATAGAACGACGAACATGCCAACCCCATTCAGGATGTGCACGACGCCCAAACCAATCTCGGAGCAGCCCATGATGATACCTCCTAACGCGTCATAGAACTTCTACGCGCTTCTTGACGAGGCTTTCGCTGAAATACGCCACACCGTTCACTGGTACATACAGACGAGTGGTGAGAAACGACATCGGATCTTCACCTGCCGCCACGATAACGCGTGGGATATCAGCAAAGCGTTCGAGCAAGTCACGCGCCTTCTCCAGCTTTACGCCGGTACTGTTGGGCGTCAAATTGCTGAGCACGAGCATGGTAGGTGCAGTCTTACCGTCGATCTCGTCGTACTCCTTGAGGATCTTATTGTCGAATCCGCCGTACAGCGTGTGCCACAGGACGTTGCCTTTGACCGGACCGAGGCACGTCATGTGTAAGTGCGCCAGATAGGCTGCAAAGAACTTGGCTTTGCTGTCATCCGGATTGCCAGTCACCCCGTAGATCAGAGGTAGTGTCGGATCGGCACTGAACATAGCAAGGCTGTTACGCTGCACCTTCTCTTCGATGATGCGGTCTTCGAGCTTCTCGCTCTCAGCCACGAACGCCAGCGGATCCCACTTGAACGCACCTTGCTTCCACACGCTGCCGGGAATCATGGCGCGCAGTTGTGCCGACGGATGACGTATCTCGATGCGACCCACTTCTTCAGGCGTCGGGCTGCGCTGTGTCGGCTGCTTTGCTGTGCGCTGTACTGCCTGAAGATCCTCTGCGGTGGCTTCATCCGCCGGATCGTATCTAGGGGTGGTCTTCTTGGCGGCGAACGGCGGCTGACGGCGACGTCCGTTGGCATTGGCTTTGATTTCTCGCATGGGCTTAGAGACTCCTTGTTTGTACCTCTTATTTACGCAAGACACACCACAGTCCCAAAAGCAAAGGGCCGTATCCCATTACAGAATACGGCCCTTCGATTGTGACTAACACGGTTCAACGAGCGGCATCCTCGACAGTCTGCCACTATCCCGCTGAAGTAGGTTCGGTTCCTTTTGGGTGACGCCGGTGCAAGCTCGGTGCAACGCCATCTCCATCGTATCACCATCCCCACTTCCCAACACGATCGAACGATTGGGGCCAGTGTCACGAACGATCTGCGCCGTGAAGTAGGTTCCCATGTCGTACATGTCCAGCCTGAAGCTGTTCACCATTTCTGCTGCCACCATAGCCTCCTGTTAGAATTCTACTTTTGCGACCTTGTCCTTGTTGGCGAAGTAACCCTTCAACACTTCTGAGTCACGCTCACTTATCACCGGCCGGAACTTGGGGCTGACGCATTGGAAGTACTCGTTACGCAAACAGTTACGACGCACGTTCATGTCGTCGAGGAAGAAGCGTAGCACTGGCGTCGGCTTGTCATCCCACGGTGTCAGGATACGAGAGGTACGCTGTTCACAGTTCTCCATGTTGGAGCTCATGGTCACATCGTACAGCGCACTCGCCCGCGGGATGTTGGTGCCGGTACTCAGCAGCTTGATGTTGCCGACCAGAATCTTGGCCTTGTACTTCCGGGCCCACTCGATGTAGTCGTCACGTTGCTGCTTCTTCAAGCCGCCGTAGAACGGATACGCCAGTGTTTCACCGGCCAGCTTGTTGATAGCCAGTACCAACGCCTTGATAGGTGTGATCTGTGAGAAGGGTATGAGAACCATGTGACCGGCCTTCGCATCCTTGATCGCCCACTGCGCAATCAGCTTCAAGCGCTTCGGATCCTTCTCCAGACTCGACACCATCCGAACCCAAGGCACCTGTCCCTTGTAGTTCTGGACATACGCAGTACGGACCAATCGTACATGCGGACGCAAGCGCTCCACCTTGATGTCGGCTACCAACGGACCGATGAGGTTGCGCATCAGGATGTATCGACCATCCTTACGTGACGGCGTACCTGACAGGCCAATCTTGTAGCGACAATTGATGTTGCTGATAACCGTCGCGTACTTTGGGGCCGCACCAGTGTGCACTTCATCGATGAAGATGCACTCGAACATGTCCCGCACTTTGCGCAACAGCTTCTGGCCGTTCTCAGACCAGAACGTCTGGGTAGTGACCAAGCAGATGTCGTACTTCAGGAAGTCCGCGTACGTCTTGGCGATACCGATCTGGTCCGGACGACAGTTGGTCAGTGCCGTCTGCGTGGGACTACCGACGAACGTTTCCTTGAAGCCCAATAGCCACTCACGCTGCGACGCCATGATCATGGTCTTCCGACCAATCTTGCAAATGGCGGCACTCGCCATCACCGTCTTACCACTTCGCGGAGGCGCACGCAGCACGCCGCGCTGCTTCTCGATGATGGCGCTGACCGCAGCAGGTTGATAATCCTTCAGAGTGCCTGTGAACTTGATAGGCCGCTTGAACTTCTTAACCGGGAACCGATCCTTGATGCGGTACTCGATGTCGTGGTTGTCCAACACCTTGAGCAAGCCTGACTCGTCGCCGATCGGTGTCTTGATGTAAGTGTTGTCGCCGACCTTTACGTTGGAAGCCAGTTCAGCCCCGCCCTTGAACGCCGCGCAGTTATCACACACGCCTTCCACGAGACCCGTCGGACTAGCCTTCTTCTCGTCGTTGAACTCACACTTACCGCACGCCTTGTCCTCGAAGAAGAGGAACTTGTACTTGTTCAGCAGTCCCTTGCGCAGCTTGATTGGAAGGCTATCCTTCCGTATATAAAACGCTTCACGCGCATTGATAGTTATCATTTCTGGTTGATCGTCAGCGTTAGGTCGGTCGCCGCTGCCAGTTGCTTGATACCCTGGATGTTCATACCGGCGAAGCGAACCTTATTTACGCCACCCTCCGTGATGGTACTGGCTTCTACAACGAAATCCATGGTGGCGATCAGCTCGCCGATCAGACCGGCGGATACTATCCCGGCGTTCAGCGACAGGGCAAACACCAGCGCGTCCGTATCGTGCAGAGCGACCGGAGCCTTGTTGAATTGCTTCGAGACTGCGGCGATGAAGTTGAGCACCGCTGTGAACGTATCAGGCAGCGCCAGATTGTCGTTCAGGCCCATCTGAATGTTCTTCGAGACGTTGGGTGCGAACATCACGTTGCACACCGGCTTCAGAGTATCAGTGTTGAACAACAGCAGATACTTGGCATCCGACTTGGTGACTGATAGCGCGGGGCCGCTGAGGATTACGGAATTCATTGTGCTTCCTTATCAAGTTTATGAGTCACGTCCACGGCCGTGATCCGGGTTATGCTGTGCTCTTTGGAATTGCCGAACCGATCGATACGCTCCACTACACCCTCAGCGTTATACGCCTTCACGTCGACGTTGACCACCCCAATGAAGCCCTGGAAGCCTTGCCCGAATACCTCGATCCGCATCTTACCGTCGGGGTGGTTCTCGAGGAAGTACGGACACGCGAACGACATCAGGTAGGCAGCGTGCCGGTACACGCGATGATCGGTCGTCTGTGCGATGAGCAACGACAACTGACCTGTTGGTGGCACGCTCTGCAACACGACTGCCGAGCCAACGAACGAGATCTCTTCCCGATTGCCGAGCTTGGTTTCGTAGACACTGTATTTCCACAGGCCGTGGATGGCTTTGTCATTCGTGCTGTGGAAGTATTCGTAGAAGTCGTGTAGCGAATGCATGATTGGTTATACCTCGATGATGGGTGCATCAAACGCGTTCAGACTGGCCGTCTTCAGCGTACACTTCAAGACTTCGCGAGTCTCAGTGTACTTCCCGACCTTGCTTCGTGCGACTTCCCACACCGCCATCAGGTGAGTGCGGTTTTGCAGGAGAGTGGGTGTGAGCAGCGCCCCCAGATAACAGGCAACATCAACCCGGTCTTTGCGCACCTGAAGATGTGCGACCGGCACGAACCCGCGATGTTCGATCAACGCATCCAGGACAAGCTTCGCCCGGTCAGCGCCCATGAGCAGCGGAATTCCGACCGGCGAATCCGTGAACGGCGCACCGTTGTACTGGTCCGCTGCGGTTTCAATCATTCTGGCGAGTTCGGCGCTTGTCATACTGTGTCCCCTAGAGTACGCGGCCCTTCGAGCCGTCGAGTAGTTTCAACGATTCCATCATGTTTCTGAGGGAGTGCCCGGCCTGATCGATATCCTTGATGATATGGTCGAGCATCTCCAACAGTTCCTTTCCTTCTTGCGCCAGATCCCGAGCACTACCCTGCACCCGCTGAACCAACGCATTACGCTGCGACTCGTTGCTGTACTTCCGAATCTCGTCGTTGTACGTCGTGACCATGTGACGCTTCATGGCGTCCATCGCCTCGTCGAGCAAGCCTAGATGATAACTGGCCTTCACTCGGATCTCTACCAAGCGCGCACGCGCCGACAGATCCTTCAGTGAAGCATCCATCAGAGCTTTCGGGCTGTACTGCGCTTTGCCGTGCAGAGTACGGGACGTACGCGACGCGTGCAACGCAAACGCCTCGTTACGGTCTGCATCTAGGTTCAAGCGTGACTGGGTGTTCTGAACGATGTTGCGGAACTTCTTGTACTTCGGGTCTACCTTGACGTCGTTGAGCAGACCACGCAAGTCCACTTCGTCATCGTCGTCTCTACGTCGGCGAGTCGCCATGTTATTGTTCCTGGGAAGGGTTCACTTAAACTATTGTTCTTCGAAGATTGTGCGCACGTCGTCACCGACTACCGGGCACACTGCCAGCGTGCCGCGATTGGTGTAGTGGTAGACGACGAGGTCAGGGGTCTTCAACAGCACTTCCACGTTAGATGCCTTGCCGACACCCCGGTTCATGTACGTGGCAAGGAAGCCACCACTATTTACCACGTGGAACTGCGACTCGAAGTAGAACCCGACCTTCGCGCCATTCAATACCAGCCAGTGCATCTGGAACATACACGAGACTGGGATGCGCTCGCCAACCGTAATCACCGCACCCTTCGCAATCTTCGTGAGGAACAACGCGTGCCCCTCGTCGAGAGTGTAGAACAGGTGCGGTTCAGCATCCAAGGTAACTTGCAGATACTGCGACTCGATCGTAGAGTTGGGATTCACACGGGAGTCGAATAGGTTTGTCATTCGCTGGCCCCTTCGTCCTGATTCAGCGCTACCAGCAGACTGGTTCCCTTGGTCTTGAACATCAGGAACGAATCGGCCACTAGCTTCATCAGCACTTGATCGCCACACTTGCGAACAGCTTCATCGAAGAACTCGTAGTCGATCTTGAACTTCACTGCCTTCTTGATCGAGCACTTCATGTACGTCTTGACGATACCGTTGGTGGTCGCCACTTCGAACCGTACCTTGCCCGGCTCTGTTACCACCGACAGTTCCGGCCTCTCCTTGGTTGCCACACTGCGGCAGTTGTCCAGGAACGCCGACACGTCCTTCTTGTCGAGCTCGATCGCCAGACCATCCGCACGGGATGCTTCCTTGGCTTTCTCCAGCACCAGATCCGGCGACAGTGCCGCATCATCGTTGACTTCGGGAAGCGCCAGCGATACGTTGACCAGCTTGTTCTTGACGATAAGCGAGCTGTTCGTCACCGTCATCGTACATGCCAACTTGTTGAACGTATCCAACACTGCAGTCAGCGTTTCGATCGGCAGCGTGAGCTCCATATCACCGTTCACCTCCTTGGAGTTGATGAACGCCATGTGCTGTTGGTCATAACAAGCAACAAAAGCTGACTTAGAAGTCAGCTTCACCGAGACCGGCATGAACGTCGTGATGTTCTGCGTGGGCTTCAGAGCCACGGCTGCGACTGCCGACTTCAGCCATTGCAACTGATCCACGGTAAGGTCCCACGACTGACCTTTGGCTTCTTCGGCCGCGTCCGACTCTTCGACCTGCAACGCGTCCACTGTCGTCAGGCTGGCCTTGTAGCGACCGCCTTTCATATTGAGCATCGTCTTGTCGTATGCCATCTCCAGCGAGGCGTGCCCCTTGGAGGCAGCCGCCAGACTGTCGGTCGGAATGGCGAACAGGGCTTTTCCGGTAACGGCACACGGGATAAGCACCGAGCAGCGGGACAACTCGGCTGCTGAGTGCAGATGCAGGTTCTTCCCGTCCGAGTGCAGCGTCACGTTGCCGGTGACCGGCGGGCTCAGGCGCAGCGATACCCGGATAGCTTCCTGCAGGATTTCTGTATCGATGGTTGCGTTCATAGTTGATTGGGAAGGGTGTGGGTATGCTTATTTACGCAGACTGCGCGCGCCGTCTTATACGACGGTCAGGGTAAGCACCGCAGGGGTGGACTGGCCGAGGTTGTCGGACACCGAGAAGTTGAAGGTGTAAGTTCCAGCAGTCGGATCAGCCAAGCGCAGGACGCGAACCGTGTTGAACATCACGCCGCCGCCCGGAACGATGACCTGACCGCCGTCACCCTGAAGCACGCTTGCTTTGAAGACACCACCGGCCGGGTTGGACACAGTTGCCAGCGACAGCGGAACCACGCCGTTGCCGTATGCCTTCGGATCTGCTTGAACGCTTGCCGCGAACAGCGTATCCCAGCGGAAGTCGAAGAACGAGCAGTCTTCAGCGAACGACTGCAGATTCATGGTACATGCCCACGTCAGCGTCTTCGGCGTGCTGACTGTCGGAGGATTCTGACTCGGCATTGCCGCCCCGGTGTTGAAGTTCGCCATGCCGACCGTCATCGAATCAAGGAACACGCCCTTGGCGAAGTGACGGAACCACCCGTTGACAGGCATCGACCACCATGCGTAATGGCCGATGTCGTTGGGGTTCTCCACCGAGACCAATTCCGCGTAACCGCGCCACGGAGCTTGACTGGCGGTCGATTGCGGGAACACCGCAGCCATGAACTGCTGGACGCGCTGTTCACCGTAGACGTTGGTGGAAACCTTCGGAGGCAACGTCACACTCTGGATGGCAACCGAACCGCTTGCCAATGCGAACGTCGTTTCTGCACCCGTGAAGGTGGTGGACGCGATCGGGAAGAATCCGTACACGCGACCACTCGGGGTCATGACCGGCAGAAGCGTCTGCTTGGACGGGGCAACAAGTGCCAGTCCGTATTGATTGCTACTCATGGAAACTCCTTAGTTATGCGGATACCGTGGTGTCCACGTTCGAGACCTTCGCGTAGGCCAGTTCCGTACCCATGCAGGTGATGCCACAGACACATGAACCATCCGTCGGATCGACCGCGGCGATTACGTTTTGGTTGGGGAAATCGTCAGTACCTACAGGCTCCCGCCAGCAGACGCGCACTTCGTTGAGCGTTGCACTGTCCAGGTGAACTGCGGCTTGATCAGCGCTGAACGGCGTGAAGTCGAAGCTCGCGGGGATGCTGTGCACCGTGATCGTCTTGGCGCTCTGAACCGGAACGAACGCGTTGTCCGATAAGATCAGTGCTTCTTTGTCCACGTCGATGACTTGTTGGGTGCCGTTGGGGGAGGGTACAAGATACAGACGGATGAAGGCCATTTGCTAAAACCTCTGATGAGTGTTTTGTTGATTTGTGATTCCGGTTTGGTCTACTCGCTGATGTAGCAGTCCAGCCGGGTAAAATTGCCAATTAGGCTTTTGATTTCTCGAAGGAACGCAGCACATACAAGATTTCAAACTGCTCAAATCCAGTTTCATGCGCGACGATTTCGACGTTATCGCGACGCGCACGACCCACGGCTTCCCGCAGTTCCCGAGCCTTTTCGCTGTCCATCAACGTCAGTAGCTGGTCCAGCTTGTGCGACGACTTCAGTTTGCGCTTCAAGGCCGTGATGCTGACGCTACCCGCCAGATAGGCCACGCACATCAGGTTGACTTCCTTGCGCAGATTGTACGGGGTGATGCGGTACATGGCCGACTGCACATGATTAAAGAACGACGGCTTGGTTGCGATGTTGACGTAGTCCTCGATAGTCGGCTCGTTGACAACGATCTGCCAGTCGTGAGTAAGTGAGTTCGCGGCGATCAGCGCTTGCTTGACTGCCGCGGTGACCTCCATCAATCCACGATGCTCCGGCCACAGTACCTGACTGATGTTGGACGTGGACAGCGCGGCTCGTGCGTCACACACGAAGTACACTGCTCGGCCCATGTCCACCCGCACCTTCGGGACGTTGCGTACCCGATCGACAATGATCGGCCACACAGGTTGTTCTTTGCACAGACCGTTCACTGTCATGTGCAGGGTTCGAACCAAACCACCCACTAGTGAGTGGCTCATGTTCAGGCTTTTCAGGACGGTCGACAGTTGATGCGGCGAGACGTCGACCAGCCCGTATGAGGCTAAGATCATTGATGGGTTCCTCGGGTAAGATGTAGTTATCTGTTATTTGACTTGGTGCGGGAAGCCTTCAACAATAGAGGCCACCCCTTGATTCTTCACAACAGTGAACGGCTTGGCACCTTCGTAGATTTCGTCGCTCTTCGGAGTAACGATGATCACTGACGGGATAAGCGCGTTCAGTACCGGCAGCAGGTCCTGGAAGGACTGCGTCATTTCCTTCGAGAGGTTAGCGGTAGGTTCGTCGAGTATCAGCATGGAACAACGCTTGTGACTCGGAACGAACGCGAGAAGCGCCAACACCAGCACGATGGTAAACAGCTTCGACTCGGCGCCCGACAGCTTGCGTACATCCGAAGTCAGCGTCTTCTTACCGTATCGACGATGGACCATCAACGATACCTGCGTGCCCCATTCGAACTCGAAGCGGTACGTCTCGGGGAAAACTTGTGACGAATACTTGTTGACGAGTGCCATCAAGCGCTGGCTGATTGCTTCCACCGCCATCTTCTTGATGTTCTTGTCCTGATACCCCTGCACCAACAGACGCAGCGGTTCTTCGTCGCGGAGCTCACGCTTCATCTCAACCAGACGATCACGCATCTCGGTAACACGCACGCTGATGGTCTGATGCACTTCCAGCTTGGCACTGACCTTCGACAACCGTTCCTGAATCGTGTTCATCTTCGATGACAAACCACTGGCGTTCTTGGCCTTGAGCTTGTCAGCCTTCGTCAGCTGCAGATACTCCAGAATGGTTTCGACGTGCGGACGCATTGCCTCTAGCATAGCCCTACGTTCATACAGTTCTTCGAGCATCCGCTTGAGCACCACCGTCTGTAGCTTCTTGCCCTCGAACTTCTTGGGCTTCTTCGGCAGATCCTGAAGTTCTTCGTCGATGGCTACCCACGGCTGCACGTTGGACAGTTCGGCAGTGAGCTTCGTGATCTCGGCGTCGGCGGCTTCCAGCTTGACTCGCAGCTTCTTCTGCTCACCACGCGCGGCTTTGTACTCGGCATACGCTCGATGTTGCTTGGCCTGTGCCGTCAGCTTCTTGACTCGCGCTTGCAACACCTTCGGATCTTTGATCTGCACGACTTGCCCGCACGTCTCGCACTTACCTTCCGCGAACTGTTCGGCGTGTTCCAGCTGATGCTTGTAGGCGCGCAACGCCGTCAACACATCCTCTTCTTCGCCAGAAGGCATATCTACCTTCTCGACCTCGATGTCCTTGAGCTGATCGTTCAGCAAGTCCCGATCACCCTTCAGCTCCGCCAGCTCATTCTTGATGCGACGCGCTTCCCTAGCTTCCGTGGTGGCCGTGCTACGAGCAGCGGACAATCCATGTTCGGTTACGGCCTCGCGCGTTGACGCACTCAGCTTCTTGGTAGCCTCGATGTATGCTGCGTTGTCCTTCTGATAACGATCCCACGCTTCGGAATCTTCAAGATCAGCCTTGACCTTGTTGAGTTCCCACGTGTTGTCCTTGACGGCACGCTCGAACTCTTCCTGCGTGATGGTTCCACCCAGAGCCTTCGCCAGTTCCGCGATCTGCGGTGCAGCACTGGTAGCATACTGGACGAGGCGTATCGTGTCCTGTACCGCCTGGAACTCGTCTTGCAGTTGCGACAGCTGGAGCTTGTAGCCCTTCGCCTTCTTGCGCATGACTGCGAAGGTTTCGTCGTCGAGCAGATCTTCCTTGCTCTTGTTGTACTGCGCACGCAACTCGTTGAACGCCGCCTTGATCTTCGACAGCTTGGACAGCGCGGCAGCAAACAGCTTGCGCTCCGTATCCATCTTGTCCAGACCGAAGAACGAAGTGAAGAAGCGCTTGCGTTCAGCACTCGACCCCATGACAAGCGGGTGGGGAACCCGGCTGTCGATGTGGACGTAGGTGTTATACTCTTCTTGCGAGATGGGGAATGATTTGCGCAGATAGGCCCGAGCGAACGTCGGGGTACGCAATTGCTTGTCCTTGCCGTTGACCTTGATGGCGATCTTCTCGGTCTTGCCGCGCATCGACCGATTGACCACTACCTTGTGACCGTAGGCATTCGTGTAAGACAGCGCGCGAGTGCCTTGCTTCAGACGGTCGGCCTTCTCACCGACGATAGGTTCGTCGTAGAGGATCTCCGCAGGTTGGCTTGTCAGCAGCGACTTGCCAACTGCGTTGGAGTTCTTCGAAGCCTTTCCACCTGCGCGATTCAGCCCGTACACCACGCTGACACCCTTCGGGATTTTGAAGACTACGTTTTCGAAAGGACCTACATCCTTAAGAGCGATGGCGTGAATGATGTTCATGGCTGAGTGCTGAAGGGTTAGTTGCTGACACTGCTATTTACTTGCTGACGCAGAGCGTGGCGCTCGTGGATGTTGTCCACCAGACTAGCTCCAGTTGAGCAACAAGCGATCCCACCAGTTCAGCGGCTTGACTGCCATGATGATGTGCCACTCCTTCATACCATAGCTATCATCAGCCAGGATATACGTGACTTTGACCGCCACGCTGCGTCCCGTGTAGTTGGTGCCGTTCCACTCGTTGAGGATTAGAACGTCACCGACTTGGTAGTCGCGGTCGTTCTTGCGAATCTCGAACGACTTGATCCCGTCGAGGGACGGGCCGAACACTTCCTGCGCTTGTTTCAAGTGATGTGTTATCACGCCGCGATCTCCTTGATCAGATAGTAGAGCTCGGACGACAGCAACTCTGTGGCCGGAACTTGGAACTGCGTGGCTTGCGACTGGATGCGGACGATCCTGGCGTTGACCGCAGCCAACGTACCCAACGTCAGCTTCTGCTCTTTCGTTGCTGCCATCACTTCACGCGCGGCCGCACTCGCCCACACCTTCGGATGACGCGCGCCATTGAGCACGGCGTTGTTCAGCATGTACGAGCTGATGTAGCCGAGCTTCTTGACGAACATGAACTGGTCCGACACGTCGAGTAGCGCCTTCACGACCTGAGCATACTTCAGATTGTAGACGCCGGACATCACTGCGGCAGCCAGCTTGTCGTCCGACGATTCGGTGCTCGACAGGACCGTGGACAACTGCTCCTTGGTCAGCAACTCCGGCTTGTCCTTCATGCCGTCGTAATACTGCTGAGCCGACTGCATCAGGTTGGCGAGCGTTCGCATTTCCTGATTGGAGTTCTTGACGATGGTCTTCAGCAGCGCCTTGTCTTCGGTGAGCAGATAGTTCATGCCCTCACCCTTGGCGATACGCACGGCTTGCTTCAGCAGATCGACGTTGGAATGCGGCTCCAACACAAACTGCGTGCATCGCGACAGGATAGCCTTGCCTACCGTAGAGCTGAACTTGGCGGGCTCCATCGAACAGATGATGAACATCGTGTCTTTCGAGGGCTCTTCTAATGTCTTCAGCAGGGTTTGTGCTGCGGCATTGTTGCTCACCAGCTGATGCGCTTCGTCGATCATGATGATGCGCTTCTTCAACATAGGCTTGAACTTCGAGACCTTGATGAGCTCGCGCACATCGTCGATGCCTCGCTCGTCAGCCGCGTTGATCTCACGGAAATCTTGCTGCTGATTGTGAGGCTTGCCGTTGATCTCGTTGGCCAGGATGCGAGCAAACGTGGTCTTGCCAGCCGACGGCGGGCCAAAGAAGGCAATGGCCGATGGGATCTTCCCGCCTTCGAGGATACCGCGCAGACGGGTGGTTGCTGCTTCCTGACCGATCACACGATCCAGCGACGTCGGACGATACTTGGTGTGGAGTGCGTTCTGATCGAGCTCGACGGCTGTGGGAGTGGGTGCTTTCTTGGTTGCCATTGTGTCGGTTGGTTATTAGTTAGGCCAGGACTTCGATCACTGCGTTCGCCGCCGGAGCGTTGTCGAACAAGCGCGAGAAGAAGCCTTGTCGATTGGTTGCCTCGTCGAGTGACTTCGAGAAGGTGTGTGCCGCGAGATACATCGCATACGGATGTGCGAACGTCAGCGACAGTGCCTTGCCATTACGATCGTGACGAGCGCGGAAGGGCTTACCAGTTTCGGCTTGAACGACCAGTAACTTGTCGAGGATCTCGGGATGGTAGTGCAGGAAGGTGCGGCAGCGATTACCACGGGATGCGAGCTTCATGATGGATTACTCCGGTCGAGTGAATTCGCGCTTCAGCCAGATCTGCACGCCCGGCTTGTGATTGCCGGTTGCCAGCGGTTGAGCAGGACGGCGCGTGACTTCGAAGTTCAGACCCACGCTATTGGCGAACGCGACTAGCTGTTCTACCTTGTACGTGATGATCTCGCAGTACTCTTCCATCTGTTCGGGAGTGGGTTTGATTGCCATGTTAGTCTTCCTTATTCCATCGATCATGTTCGTTGTTGAGATACCGGACAACTGCTTTGGCACAGCGATTGTACATTTCGGTACGGACCTCTGCTACGTCGTCACCTTCTTGCAGTGTGTACGTCTCCGACACGCTGACTACCACCGGTTCGAACTGGACAACTTGAAGCGTCTTCTGCACCGACACGGTAACGCTGTCAGGCTGCCTTTCGCTTGTGGGTTGTCGCTTCTTCGTCTTCGTCTTGAGGCCGATTGGATTCACCATTTGAATATCGCTCCATGAACTGTTGGAATTCGTCTTTCCATCGTGTTTCAGGTAGGAACTTGGTCCGGGCTTTACCTGTCTTAACCAGATGAAGCCAGTGGTGCTCGAAGTCCTTGAGTATCTGAACCTGATCAGCAATGAATTCGTCTAACTTCATTGACACCTCTTATTTACTGTTGATGATTTAGTCGACAAAATATTAAGCTGCAATCTTCAGTTTTGCCCTCTTCTTGGCTTGTTCTGCCATTCCACGCTCTGCGAGCTCTCGGAGGGGTAGGTGTCCTGCTTGTTTGCCGAGTTTGTAGGCGTGCTTGATCTTGTCCTTCAGGGAAGATTCAGACAATTTACAAGTTTGGCAGTACGGATTGGCACATCGACCCCAGTCACGAAGAGCCAGTGCTTCACGCAACGATCCAGCGTCGAGAGTTGCACGATGTGCCTTCTTGTACTTGGACAGCCGAATCTTCACCCTGCGGCGCATGTCGTCGGTCATCGGACGCGCCCACACAACCGGATCCTTCTTCGGGTTGTCACGCAAGATGAATGCGTCCATGATACCCTCGATCTTGATTCCGTACTGAAGTTCCAGCAACACACCGTAGACTTCGATCTGCTCGATGTACACAATCCCAGGATTCTTTTTCTTCGAGGCAGCACCGGCGACGCTGGTTGTCTTGAAGTCGAGAATCCACAGTTTGCCTTTCTTGTCGCGATAGATAGCGTCGATGTGACCCTTCACGCCTTTGTAGTCGATGAGAGCTTCGTGATACTGCGTCGGCACATCGCAGCATTCATACTTGTAGGACATGCGATGCCACGTCCCACATTCCTTGCAGTGGTAGTCGGCAAGCAGACGGCCGCTACGACACAAGAAGTTCTGAAGCACTTCGTGGACGGTGGTGCCGACGCTAGTGTAGTAAGCGCCCGCCATGTCGAGGTGACCGGTGAGTCCGCGCATCGCATGGTTGACGAAGAACTGGACAGCACAGAAGGGCATCTGTGAAGGTCGAAGATACAAGAGTCGCGTTGGGTCTGACTTCCCGACCACGATCTGATGTTCCATAGTGTTGCGATACACCTGTACGAAATCTGCAGATATGTTGTGGCTACTCAGAGGCTTTAGGATTTCCATGCAGGTCTATTCCGTTTGATTTATGCCTGGACCAATTGGCTAATTTTACACAGTACGAGATGTCCATAATCAAATTCGCAAGGACGAAAACATGAACGTTCAAATCACGAACGCTGGTGCAGCACTGCTCGCGGCGAACAGTGGTCCCATCACGCTCACATCATACAAACTCGGTTCGGCATACGGATACGTACCTGCGTTGGGCGACACTGGCATTCACGGGACGCTCGTCTATCAGGGTGTGCCCTCGGCACCGGTTGCCAGTAACGCCAACGTCGTCAAGTACAGTGCGTACCTCGACTACGATCTCGGCTCGTTCGCCTTTGGTGAGATCGGCTTCTACACGAGCACTGGAGTGCTGTTCGCACTCGGATGTGGTAACGAACTTATTTACAAGCTGGCGCTGACGTCGATTGCCGCTGGCAACAGCATCCGCCTCGACATGTACCTGTCGATGGTCGGCACCAACTACGAGATGTGGTTGGACTTGGCTGAATCGAACAATGAGTTCCGCATGGCGGTTCTCGGAAGCGTCGATCAGATTCCCCCGCCGCAGAACGCAACGCCGAACGCGTACATCATCAGCGGCGCGGCTGGCAATCAGTCGGCGTTCATGGCCTACACTGACCGCAGCGGTATGTGGGGCTTCGATGCCTATGAGTTCGCCAATCAGGCAAGCGCTACGATCACGGCGCGGGACAGCATGTCGGTGACCATCGCACTGGCCGACTACGTTCCGGGTATGAGCCCGTCGTACTTCGGTCAGATCATCCTGGAGTTCTCGACGGGTGCTCTGTTCGGTATCTGCCGTTACGTCAAGACTGCGGTGATCAGCGGCGGTACGGTGACTCTCGGGTTCAACAATCCGTTGATGATCCTCCCGACGGTTGGCGACAAGTTCGTAGTGTTCGGCCGTCAAGCGCTGTCCACTACGATCCCGGGCATTCCCATCGCCAGCGACACGCGTCTGGGTGCAGTCATTGTTGGCAACACGCTGACGGTCGATGCGTCTGGTCTGATCAACGTGAAGACCTCGTCGTACCCGGTGTCTAGCGTCAACAACAAGACTGGCGACGTTCATCTGGTGGCTGGTGATATCCCAGGCTTTGCCGCGGTCGCTACGTCGGGCAACTACAACGACCTGTCCAACCGTCCGGCAGTGTACAGTCTTCCCATCGCGGACACCAGCACGCTCGGTGGTGTGAAAGAACCGACGACCGGCAACATCGCGATCGCTGGTGACGGTACGATTGATCTGACGTACATCCCAGTCAAGACGGTGAACGGTGTAACGCCGGACGCTGGAACGGGTAACGTGGACGTTGTCTACAATCTGCCGGTAGCATCGATGTCCACGCTTGGTGGCGTGAAGTCGTCGTCGGACATCACGGTTAGCGAGGATGGTACGCTCGGTCTGGGCTTTGCCAAGGTGTTGACGGTCAACGGCGGAGCACCTGATGGAAGCGGTAACGTAACCGTGACGATCCCGCCGGTCATCGGTCTGGTTGCTCCGGCGAAGCTGGCGAGCTTGAACCTCAACACGGTACAAACGGCCGGTCTATACTTCGTGCTGGATTCGGACGCAGCGTCGGTTGTCAACCTGCCGAGCGCTTCGGGTGGCACGCTGGACGTTGAACCGCTGACGACCACGGCTTCTGGCGGCGACGTCATGCAGCGCTATCAGACGGCGACCAGTCTGTACTTCCGTCGTTACACTCAGACACTCAACACGTGGAGCACATGGGTTGCAGTGACGACAACGGCAAGCCTTCCGCTGGCAACTACCTCGTCGGTCGGTGTAGTGAAGGTTGGAAGCGGTCTGTCGGTGGACGGTACGGGTAACCTGACGGCTAACGTAGCGTCGGTCAACGGTCACTCCAACACCAACATCACGCTGAACGCAGCTGACGTCGGTGCGGTGGATGCCAACACAGTTGGAATGCCGGGCGGAGTTGCTCAGCTGGACAACACGGTGGTCACGCCAATCCCGGCAACGGACCCGTTCACCTACGGTCGCCTGCCGTTCAACCAGAACACACTCGGTGTGTGGTGGAACGCTGGTCTGTGGGATGCCAACGCCAATCACGTTCACCAGACGGCAGTTGCTGGAACCACGCCGGATACGTCGACGTCGTTGCTGGCTAACGGACAGCAGATCATCGACATCACGTATGGTGGTTACATCACGGACAGCGGAGCAGCTCCGAACTACCAGACGGTAAGCGCGGAAGGCAACGTGTACCGCGTGACGGTTGCAGGCACCACGTCGCTGGACGGCATAGCGCAGTGGGATGTGGGTGATCTGGTGGTCGCCGTTGCTGGCAAGTGGACGAAGGTCACGGTGAACTTCTCGAACATCGTGATGGGCGCCGGTACATTCTAAGGACACAAGAATGGCAAAGATTCAGCATCTCTATTCAACGACTCCGGGTAATGTTCCCGGGTCGTTGGTGCGGGGTCAGGTAGCCATCAACATCCCGGACAAGATCGTGTACGCTAACGATCCGTTCGGGAATGTGGCACCGATCTCGAACGGTAATCCGGGAGTCGCCAACGCTGGTTCATTGGTTGGCTCCCACATCCCGGTTCAGTTCCATCCGGTCGCGCAGTTCGGTGTTGGAATGACGGAAGCGCAACTCACCGCGCTGTTCACCGACAACGGTACGACTGCGACTTTGCAGCCTGTGAAGGTGTTTGCATTGGGACGCGTCTGGTACACTCCAGTACTGACGTGTCCGCATGTGAGCGCAGGTGCGTATCAGCTGAACCTGAACGCTTCGGCACGTACCGTCTCGATCTCGGGCCTGACCCTCCCGCACACTGGCAGTGGCAGCGTCAACGTTTCCACGAGCTCATGCAATCTGGTGTTCTACTCGGACAGCCATATCTATCCGTGGTTCTACCTACCGGAAAGCTATGGGGCGGCAAACAGTGCGGCTACTCTGTACCGCATTTCACCGTATCCGACCTTCGGGGCTATCCCAGTCTCGACCGGATTCGCAGGGGCTAACGCCGCTACCTATTGGGGACACTACCCATGATCTTTAAACATCTGGTTCCCCTCAGCACGTTCGGTATCAGCCCGGCTCTGTCGTCGGTACAGGGTTCGCTGATCGTGCAAGACGCCGAGCGTGCTATCTACGCACAGGTATCCGCCAGTCCTACTCCGGCAACGAAGGTCGGCTTCATCCCTGCGACGTCAGATGGGTTTGGCGGCATCACGCAGTTGGCCCGCGACCTAGACGTGCGCTGCTACTCGCAGATGACGGCAATCGGCGGATTCAGTACCGCTCTGGTAGGCACCACGCTCACGGTGTATTACCCGAACACCGATGTGATGTGGGACGGAGTGGTGCGCACGCTGGCGATCGGCTCGATCAGTGGCACGGTATCCACTGGGACATACAGTCTCGTCGTGGGTTACAACTGGGGATTGACGCAAGTCCAGCTGCTCCCAACCGCATCGGTCACGTCCAACGGTGCTTACGTAGAACTCTGCCAGATTGCTGTGAACACCACGACGGTATCTGCAGTGGTATCACCGGGGCGGATCAACACGAAGTTCCTGCAGACGTATGTGGTGCGCGGCGACACTTCCACGGCGTACAGCATCTCAGTGTCCGACGGCAGCGGTAACATCACATGGTGATTACATGACACAATACAAATATCAAACCAACTCTTCCCTGTTGATCGAGGGTGAGCTCGGTGTGACTGGCGGTCAACTGCTGACGAAGGACGGGTCGAACAACGTCGTGGTTGTCGGCAATCCGACGGGCAGCACCGCAGTATCCGACCTCACTCCTAGCTACGCCGAAGAGGCGATGGACATCTCGACGGCCAAGACACTCGGCACCGGCTTCGTGTTCCTGAACGGTACGTCCTTCGACGCGATGGGTAGCTCGGACTATGAGTTCGAGGAACCCGACGGTCGAGTGTTCGGCCTGTACGGTCGCACCGACGGCATGGGACAGCAGATCTATTACGCTGGAGCCGCCAACAATCAGCAGGATTTGCAGTTCACGACCGTTCCGTATGTGCCGCCCTTCCTGTCCAGCTCCGTGTGGCAAGTCGCAGCGGTGTGCGGTGGCGACGTGTACGGATTCACGGTGGCATTGCGCGATACCAGCGGCGTGTCACTCGGCTTGCGCTATCTGTACATCAAGCATGGCGGAACGCTCATCAACACGGCAGGTCATCAGTACGTGGAGATCACGCAGTTGGTGAACTCGTACGCCACGACTGCGGCGATGGACGCTGGCACCATTCCACGGGTCGTCCGCGTTGGCGCGTACTTCTTCATCGCGGCGTCGTCATGGACACAAGCGAAGGTGTGGATCGGCGGCTGGAACGCACAGGACGGGACGTACCCGTTCTCGACCTCTGCACTCGCAGGATCGGCACCGTCATACGCACCGACTACGTTCACAATCCAGACAGTCAACTGGCCGGGAACGTCGGGAACGTCAACCGCAGCACAGATTCCGGTGGTGCTCGGCAACTCGTTGGGTGGCAATCAGCATTGCAGTCAGATGTTCCGTATCCTGGACGTGACGACCAATACGCTGACCCAACCGGTCAACGGTAACTATCCGCTGCCTCCTATTGTGCAGTGGGTCACATCGTCGCCGGTGTATCTGGACGGTGAGGTCGACGGGTCGGGTAACGTGTTCCTGGCGTTCGGCACACAAGGTCAAGCAGCGGATTCGAATGCCAACAGCGGTTTGTTCCAGTTGGTGTATTCACTGAGCGTTCAGTTCACGGCCGGTTCCGCAGGTTCGTACACCAATGCGCAGCTGACTTACAACACGCCCGGAACCAACGGCACAGATCTGCTGCACTGTCAGCCGTGGCCGTTCGTCGTTAGCTATAATGCCTACGACGCGTTGCCGAACGAAGCAGTCAACTCGAACGCTGGAGTTCCCTCCACGTGCGTGAACAAGCTGCCGATCGCGAGTGCGTGGCTCGGGTACACCGCGAACGGCGGTGGTGGAACCGGAATGACATTCAACTGGTTCTACAGCGGATACGGATCGATCGTGCGATGTGGTGGTAACGTGTTGGTCCGTGGCAAGGCCAAGATGCAGAGTGGTGCGAATCTCGGAAGTGCTGCGGCAACACAGCTGAACAAGCTGGCGACCATCTATCCGATGTTCAACGTGAATCCGCGTGCGAACCTGAGTACTACGAGCGGGACGCCGTCCAGTCTAGCCAAGGTGCAGCCTTCCGGTGTGTTGACTACGATCTTCAGTGGTATGATGATCGCGGCAGATACGATCCTGAGTACTGGACTCGACATCAACCGTAGGGGTGTATGGACGGTATCCAAGCTTCCATCGAACGCAACGCTGAGTGCGTCGTACAATCGAGGCGGTACGCTTGTTCCGGGTATGCCAGCGCGTGTTGCTGAATATCCGACTACGCTGTCTACAGCTACCTACAGCTCGTTGTCCAGCATGGTGAACGTGTGGCCGGTTGGAATCTCGAACATCAAGAATCCGGTGAACGTGTTCCTGCCTGCCTTGGCAACGTCGTCGATCAACTCACCGAATCCGAACAGCCAGAACATCGGCGTTGGTTCCTGGACGTTGAGTGGTGGATCGTATGCACCTCCGTCGACTACATGGACGACGAGCTCCTCACTGAGCACTCAGTTGGCTGCGCTCAAGTCCAGCGTGTTTGCGGCGGCCCTGTCACCGTATCCGGATCGATTCGGCAACGCGATGGCTTGTGAAGTAGTTCCGCTGCTGAACAGTGCAGGCACCGGCGTCGCGGCCGCGCTCGGAGCGCTATGGGTTGTTGACGCAGTAGGTTCTTCTGGTACGTCGGTGCAGGTTTACTTCTTCACGACGCCCGCGACTATCAGTGGTGGCGTGTTCAGCTTGACCAACACTGCGTCGGTCACGTTCCTCAACCGCTGTGTTGGTTCGGGGCTGCAAGGGATTCCGGGCACCAATCCGAACAACGATACGTATCCGGGCCGGCTCAATCACGTGTATCTGGACGCAACCAATCAGTTGGTGCAGTGGACACCGGCGAACGGTCTACTGGTGAATGGTGATGACTGGACGTGTTGCCTTGTTGCCAAGCTGAGCGGCACGTCGGCTACGTCGTCAGCGTCGATCATCGCTTCGGTCAGTCGCGGCTTCTTCGGCGTACATCCGCAGACTCAGGGATTGTACTGGAGCCCGCAGTTCGGTGTATCCGAACCGCAAGCGGACATTCCGATCTCGCGATACAGTACGAGTGCAGTCAGCGTCGTGTCTGATTTCACTGCGGGTTTCACGCAAGCGATAACCGACATAACCAATGCCGCTGGCGCTGGTTACGGTGGCAAGAATATCGCTGAGTTGATGACGTTGCAGGCTATCAACAACAATTTCTTGTTGCAGCTCGGGGCAGTGAACGGCCGTTTGAATCACAAGCAATACAATCTGCCGTCCACGTTCCTGGACATGACGAGCTTTGCCGTCGGCACCTACTACCTGTATCTGACGGACACTGGGACTAGTGGAATTCAGTTGCAAGTGGACAGTGTCCAACGTGCGGAGACCGCGACCAACATGTACTTCGGGAAGTTTGATAGGACGTCTGGAGGCTTTGCCAACGAGACGTCGATCGCGGAGTGTCTGAGGTTTGGAACTGCACGGCTCGTTTCCGGTAGTGCTGGAGTGGCCGTGCAGGGATCGTCGATCCGGATTGGGTCGTACGTCGGCTGATCAGCCGAAGAGACCCTTGCTCTTTGGATAGAGCCAGTTGTGATAGTCGTGGTAGCGTGCCGAGAGGAAGGGGTTCTTGCTCTTGACTTTCGGCAGCTTCCATTCCGACAGTTCGTTCGGAGGTGGGCACTCCTTGCTGAGTTCCACCAGCTTTCGGTTACGGCGAAGGGCTTCGAGTTGGGACGTTATGAATACCTTCTCGTCGCCCTTCGCCTTCTTATACCAGTTCGACAGTGTGCCGAACTCGGCCAGTATCTTCTTGGCGCGTGCCGCTTTGATATCCTTGATATTAGGCACGCAATCGCCAGCATCGCCCACCAGAGTTTGATAATCCAGCATCTGATGCACCGGAACACCGAAGCGCTTCTCAGCATCTGCAGCCTTGATGTAGCGCCCGCTCTTCTTGGTCTTCAGATTCTTGTAGGAAGCATCGTACAGAATGACGCTGTTGTCGTGAGTCAGATACTGATACGCGTCCTTATCCTGCGTACCGCCGATCACAATGTAGTCGCCACCGTACTTGTGAGCGACAGAGCGCAGCACATCGTCAGCCTCGAACGTCTTGGGCTGATAGAACACGATGCCTACTTCCGAGAACAGTGTGAAGATGTATGGCAAGAACTCGTAGATGCTGACAGTCGGGACCGCGTTCTCTTGGTCAGCACCTTCGCCAGCAACTCCTTCCCGATGCTTCTTCTCTCCGCGATCCGATTTGTACTTCGGATACACCTTGTATCGGAAGACCTTCGGACCGTCGAAGGCAACCGCTATGTATGTGGAGCGGGTGTCGAGTGCATCCTTGATCACCATACCGAGCAGCTTGTATGGGATGACGTCTTCGATCGGGCGGTTGGTTTGCAACGTAGACATCGCACGATGGAGGTACCAGTTTCCGTCAACGATGAGGATGCGTTCTTTGGTTGTTGATTTGGCTTTCATCAGTGGATCTGCGTGGAGTGGACGTCAAGGGTATTGACGAAGAGGATGAGGTTGATGCTGTCACGGTCAGCGTCTTGCTGCAAGTCAGCATCGAAGAACGTCACGTAGTACGAGTTGCCGAAGCGCGAGGCCAGAGCCTTATCAATGTCCGGCTTCATTTCCAACAGGGACAGGTGCTCACGACCTAGACCTGCTTGAGTGAAGTAGCTCTCAACGAACAGTCCGAGCGCCTTGCCGTTAGGAGCTCGCATCTGGGCTTCAGGTGTCACGTAGAATCCTAACAAAGTCTGCATGGTGGTTCTCCTTTGCCTCATATTTACAACACGAAATAAAATTCTGCACACGGGTCCCCGCCAATTTAATGGAGTAGTGGCGGGTAACTAAGTAGTGGGTTATGGAGTTAATGATATGATCGAAAATAAAGATCCGTTTGGATACCCGCTCAGTACGTATGCGTGGGTGTTCGCGATCGCGTTGACCGGAGGGTTGGTGAAGTACCTGAACCACACGGGAAGGTTCAGTGTATTCGGTCTAGTGCGCGATCTTGTGACGGCGGGGTTTGCCGGACTTCTCACGTTCTGGCTTTGCGAGTGGACCAATATAAATGGGCCGTTGTCCGCAGTTTTGATTGCGACATCCGGACTCATGGGCACAAGGGCACTGAAGGAAATTGAAAACCTATACCGTCTGCGGATGGGGCTTCCAATTGAAAAAGAGGATGCTCCAATCAAAGACGTTCCTCCTTCTGCACCTTTGACTTCAACGGAAAATACAGCGAAGACCGAAGGGGAGTAACCGTGATTCTCAGTTCGAAAATCCAACATAGCGATGGGTGGAAGCATGTAACCAGCGTTCTCATGAAGGTGTATTCGTCGGCGTCTGTGATTGCGCTGGTGATGCTGATAAGCGTCTCAGTAGTATGGGCGTTTGAGAAAGCACCGTCACAGACGTTTGTCAATGTGCAGAACATCGTTCATACCCATGTGGGCGACCGTATCAAGTTGAGCAGCAACGTTCGTGTTCATACTGATGCGGTTCGCGCAGTCTATCGCATGTGGTTGACGGACTCAGATAATGAGTCCGTCTATGTTTTTCCGGACCGCGCTGTAATCGATCCGTCCGATTTCATTCTTGAACCGGATAACATTCGCGTACCGCCCGGTCTAAAGCCGGGTGAGTACACGTTTCATGCGCAGGTTATTTATCCGTTCAATCCTTTCAAGAATGGAAGCATCAACATGACGTTGGCAACACTGTACGTCAATTAAGGAGTTAGACATGTCATTCAAAATCACGAACACTCAGTTGGCGAAGTTAGCACCTACTCTCGATCAAGCAACCGTGAATGCCTTGGTGGCGTCGATCAATGACACTACCGCGCGCTTTGGGATCGATACTACGGCGCGGCGTGTTCGCTATTTTGTGGCCCAGTCTTTCTTCGAAACTCAAAGCTACACGAAGTGGTCGGAAAACCTAGTGTACACAACTCCGCAACGATTGGTGACTGTGTGGCCCCATCGCTTCACAATGGATAAGTCACAAACCAATCTAGCCTATGCCCCAGACTACGTCAACAACGCACAGAAGCTCGCGAACCTGACGTATGCCAATCGGTATGGTAACGGGAATGAAGCCTCGGGCGACGGTTGGAAATACCGTGGTCGTGGTGGATTCCATCTGACATTCAAGAACAACTACCAGAAGTTCAGTATGGACACGTACAAGGACGGCCGGATTGTGTCGAATCCGGATCTGGTATCCCAACCGCAAGACGCGATGTTGAGCGCAGGTTGGTTCTGGACCAGCAATGGTCTCTCAGCACTGGCAGATACAGATTCGTTCACACGCGCCACTGAAGTGATAAACGGAAGTGCGGAAACGGTGCCCGCGCGGCTGCCGGTCTTGACGAAAGTCAATTCGCTCTTTACATGGTAATAACCTAGGATAGTTCAATGGACAGCCCATTTCTCTATAAGATGACGCTTCACCAAGGCGCTAACACAGGCACGGTGACTGCGTCGTGGGTTCAGAAACTCCCTCTGATCCAGCAAGTAACAGACCAAGTAGTGGTCATGCCGAACACGGAAGGCGGCGCCATTCCAGGTGTGTACGTATGGTCCGGGACCCGCTGGCGATTCCTGCTTCCGTACGTTGAAATCGCACAGGCAATCATCGACGGTTCGACCATCGACGTGTTCTACAACATGGCGGCGGACTTCACCGATCTATCGCACGCCGCAGTTCTGTGGCGGAACGGTACGCCTGCGAGTGGTACGACGGTCGTCGCCGGTGGGGACGCCGTGTGGTGTGGCGTCACTAAGAAGCAGAGTGGCGACGTGGCGTCAGTCAACGGTGTGCAGCCGGATGAGTTCGGCAACGTCGTGATCCCGTCCAGTGGTTTGAAGACAGTCAGCAGCCAGTCTCCGGACGTCAACGGTAACGTCGTCATCAAGGCACAAGATGCAAACGGCGCGACAGGCACTTCGCTTATCGTCGGTGACGGTAGCGGAACTGGCGTCGTCCGTCTGAAGACCATCGTCGCGGGCGTCAACGTGACTATGACCTCGGACGTGAACGGCAACATCGTTCTGAACGCTGCCGGTGGTGGCGGCAGTGGCGGTGGTCTGGCCGCAGTCGTCAACGAAGGAACCGGGACTTCGTTGGTAGACAACGACGGCACGACGGGTGGTATCGCAACTATCAAATCCCTGCAAGCTGGCGCGGGTATCACGATCACACCGTCTGGCGACAACAAGACGCTGAACCTGACGGCTGTATCGACCTACGTGTTGCCGGTCGCAACCTCCACCGTTCTGGGTGGTGTGAAGCAAGGTCTCGGTGTGACGATCGCTGGGGACGGTACTATCACGGCGCTCGGTTCGGTAACTGCAGTCGGTGCAGGTACTTCGATCATCAATGACGACGGTTCGACGACTCACGCAGCCAAGCTGAAGACGCTGGTTGCTGGCACGGGCGTGACACTGAGCTCCGACGCGAACACTGTGACGATCAACGCGAGCTCTGCCTACACGTTGCCGACGGCAAGCGCTACGGTTCTGGGTGGCGTGAAGGTCGGTGCTGGTCTGGCGATCGACGGTTCGGGTGTGCTCAGCGCAACTGGCGGTGGCGGTGCAGTGACCTCGGTCAACACCAAGACGGGCGCGGTCAGCATCACAGGTAGCACCTACATCAACGTTGACAATTCGGGTTCAAACATCGTCATCAGCCTGCTAGGGGCTATCGCGGATGCGCCGAACGACGGAACGCTGTATGGCCGCCAGAACATGGCTTGGACGGCAATCCCGGACATCGGCACGGCCATCACGTCGGTTACTGGTCAGGTAGGTGCGTCGGCAATCAAGCTCGTTGAAGATAATCCGCCTGCGCACTCGGCGATCATCAAGAGCCTGATTGCTGGTAACAACGTGAGCATCACCGAGATCAACGGTCTGGTAACCATCACGGCGTCTATCCCGTCGGGTACGGTAGCTACGGTCAACAGCAAGGCACCGGACGTCAACGGTAACGTGGTGATCAACTCTTCGGATGTTGGCGCGTTACCGCTCGCCGGTGGAACCATGCAGGGTGCGATAGCGATGGCTGGCTTCAAGGTCAGCGGGTTGCCTACCCCGACAGTTGCGGGTGACGCGGTTCCTCTGTCGTATCTGCAGGGACTCACAATCGATAACGGAACCTACGCCTGAGTAGAGGAAACATAAATGGCCGCACTCAATATTCCGGTGCAACACCCTCGGTCCGCGGTATCCGCCGCGAAACCGACCAGTGCACAGATTCTGCAAGGACAGCTTGCAATCAACTTCGTCGACCGCAAGCTATGGACATTGGACAACACTGGAGCAATCATCCAGATCGGCGTAGCACTGTCCGATCTGGCAACGGTAGCACAGACCGGCAACTACAACGACCTAGCGAACAAGCCCAATCTGTCCGCAACGTACACGCTTCCGGCAGCACAGCCCACGACGTTGGGCGGCGTGATGATTCCAGCAAGCTCTGGTCTGTCCGTCGACGGTAGCGGCAATCTGACGGCAGCCGTGAAGTCCGTAGCTGGACGGACCGGCATCGTCGTGCTAACTGCAACCGACGTGGGTCTGCCAACCGATCTGTTGTCGGGTCCGTCGACTACGCTGGCTTCGAAGTATCTGCCGGCGTCGGTCACGGGCGCGTTGAACTATCAAGGCCAGTGGAACGCTTCGACCAATACTCCGACGTTGACGTCGAGTACCGGCACGAAGGGTAACTACTATGTCGTGAGCGTCGCAGGTACGACCAACCTGAACGGCAATGCTTCGTGGAACGTCGGCGACTACGCGATCTTCAACGGCACGACGTGGGATCGTCTGCAACAAGCGGCCGCTGCAGTCCAGTCGGTGAACGGCAATACGGGAACCGTGGTGGTGAACGCCGCGAACCTGCCGAACCTGTCGCAGGTCGGTAAGGACAATCTGTACAGTTCGCTGACCGGTATCCCGTCGACGTTCGCGCCGTCGGCACACACGCAGCCCGCTTCGTCAATCACTGGTCTGGCAACGGTAGCGACCACGGGTGCTTACGCAGATCTGACTGGAAAGCCTTCCAATCCGGATGTAGCGCGCTTGCCGGTGAACGTTCAGGGCAATCCGAACGTGATCAACGAAGTGTATTACGACTTCGCACAGGGTTGCCAGTTCCCGCAGAACTTCGCGGCTTCGGTAGTGACTGCCAAGCTCATCAGCGGCACCACCGCAACGATTCGTATCATGCAGTACAACGCTGCGAATCCGAGTGGTGTGCAGGTGGGGACTATCAACATCGACACGGTTGGTGGCAACACATTCACCTCGGTGGGATCCTCGACGACTTACGTGCCCGGTGATGAACTGTCGTATCAGTTCGTGACCACTAACATCTCGCGATTCACGGTGACCCTTATGGGTACGTGGCAGTGAACAGGATAGGGGAATAGAAAATGGCAGTAGCACAATTCATTGCGGGCGCGGAAGGCTTCGACATCTACGGGTCCGGGAACATCCCGGCAAACTACCCGTGGTTCGTTACCGACGCCACACGTCAGGGTCAGATCAACCCGACGGCTGGTGCGTTTGGTGGTTCGGCCCTGACCTTCCCGATGAGCGGGTTGAGCGCCAGTCTGGCATCGGGGTTCGAGTATCAGTTCCCGTCGTCGCTGGTTATGACACGCGGAAACACGGCGGCCAACGGCAAAGGCGTGTTCGCCATCAATGGCTGGTTGAACGTCAGTTCGATGACCACCGGAAGCGGTACGTTGCTCGGACTGGGAACAGCCGGTGCGACCGGGGTGGCATACCCGCTCCTGAACATCTCGCAGTCCGCGACGGCTGGCACCAACCTCCAGTTTGTGACCAATATCAACAGTCCGTCCAGCGCGCCGTACAACTTCAACATCCAGCTGAACACGTACTATTGGATCTCGATGCAGTTCGCCTTCTACTCGACGAGTTCGGCCACGAGTTCGGCTGTTCTGCTGGCGACGTACACCATAAACGGCACGACTATCCAGCAGGATATCCCGGTAACATGGGGTGGCGACGTGTTCACGTCGGTGCAGTTTGCAAACCGTCTGAAGTTCTACGCATCCAACTTCATCACGCACTTCTGGGATGACGTGGTTGTTCAGGCAGTGAGTGGTGCGGACACGAACTGGCCGCTGGCCGGTGGTGTGAATCCGACGCCGGAAGCCGTTCCGACTATCAGCGCACGTCGTATCTACGCAGTGTCGGCAAGCGCCAACGGTTCGCTGTCACAGTGGACGCCGAGTGGTGCACAACCGAACTGGCAATCGGCTACCGATCCGACTGGTGCGAACTACGTGACAGCAACCGATACGGCGCTGACCGACACGTACAAGTGGAGTGCTCCGGCGGTATCTGATGTTCGAGCCGTCGTTATCCGTGGCAACAGCAATCGGTTCCAGAACGTCAACGGCAGCTTCAAGGCTTCGGGTGGTGCATTGACGCAGATGCCTACCAACAATGGGCCTTCGCGGTACATCGGTGTCTGTGAAAACGACGGCACCAACGCGTGGACGCAAACGTCCATCAACGCCGCTGAGTTCGGACAAACATCTAAGTAAAGGACATGGCAATGTCATTACCATTCTTCAACGGGTTTGACACATGCGCCGCCGACTCGGATCTCCGAGCTCAGGGTTGGGTGAACGGTCCGACTGTTCGACCGGCGGCGTTCGTACCGAGCCTCTCGTCGTTCAGCGGCAAAGCACTGGCTTTGGTCGGTGCATCCGCAGTAGGTAACGCGACGGCGCCGGGTGCCGCTGGTGCCAAGGACGTCGGCTACAAAGCCACTGGATTCACGGTGCGACAAGCGTGGGACGCAGGTGGTGCGACGCTCGGTATGGCCGCTCGCTTCAACTCGGGACAATCCGCAAGTTACGCTTCCGGTCAGGCGGGCAGCAACTTCGGGGTAGCCCACGACGGTACTCGCTATTGGGCGCTGCGCAACATCGCCGGTGCGTTTGCTATCTGCACTTCGACCGACCTCGCCAACTGGACGGCGACCCCGACTCAGCCGAGCGGCGCAGTGTTGAACATCACAACCACAATCAGTCACATGGGTTCTGGGCTGATCGCAGTGATTCCGACCAAGGCGGCGCTCCAGCTGGTGGTTTACTACACGTCTGATCAAGGCACGACGTGGAACACGATGAACCTCGGCGGCACGGGAGCCTCAACCTACACTGTAGCCGTTGGATGTGCGACAGGTAACGCGACGTATCCCCACGCGTTCGTCGCCATTTCATACATCAACGGTAGTACCGCCTCGTGGTACGCGACTTACGTAGGGACCGTCGGAGGCACTACGTTCGGCCCGGTCAATGGTACAGCCAACGCAACGGCAGCCTCCGTAGGTAAGCCGCGGATCCTCGGGAACATCCTGTTCCTGCTGGGTCAGCATTTCAACCAGCGAATCTTCTGCGCTAACGTGACGGGTGGCTCGTTCAACGTTGGTGCCGGGTGGGTCAACGGTGTATCCACCAACGTTGGTGGGCTGCTAGACATCGCGTATGTGGCGTCTTCGAACCTGTACGTGGTGGTCAACTCCATCGGGATTTGGACTATTCCAAATTCGAACGGTTCGTCAGGAACGCCGGCCAATCTGCCCGCCAGCTTTACGGCAACGCAGCGATACTCGACAGTAGGTATGAACAACGTCTGGTGGAACAGTGCGGCTTCGTTGCTGGTCGCCACCGGTGCTTCAGGTCACATCGTTACGTCACCCGATGGTATCACCTGGACGGAGCTCGGGCCCAAGATCCTTCCGGTAGGTATCTCGGGTACGGATTGGCGCGTCTCGATCTATGACGGTAGCAAGTATGCGCTGTTCTCGGATTCGGGCTCAGGTATCGTCGCTGTGTCCCCCGATCTGCTGACTGGATACGAGTGCAAGTACGCGACGGAATACGGTGAGTCTACGTCGGGTGCGCAGTCGAGCCTCGGCTTTGTGGGCGTCAGTGGCGGTACACTAGCCTCGACGTTTACCATCGCGGGTGGCGTGGGAGTCGTGGCTGGTGCTATCAATGGCACCGATCGCCCGATCAACGTCTACTCGTATGCGAGTCCGGCCAGTGGGATGTTTGTGTCGCCGTTCAACGTATCGACGGTGACTCCGACAAGCTTCTATCCGAATCCGCTAACGCATTACTACGAGGTTCAGCTGGTCAAGGATCCGGCCACGGTCAACAACTTCTTCGTCGCTTTGTACGTCGATGGTTCGTTGCTCGGTCAGACCGCGGCATCCACCCCTATTGGTACTGGGACGTCGGATACAACCACGACACTGGCGATTCAGGTTCCGCGTTCAAACCAGTGGACGGTATTCGACGACATGTACTGCACGCTGGATGACGGCACAGGCACGGTTGGTCCGGTTGGTCCTTCATATATGGTGGTGCGTCGCCCGACGTCGGATACTACGGCTCAGTGGACGAAAGACGGGGCAGAAGCGTCGAATGCAGCGGCTGTATCGGCGCTGGCATTGTCGTCGACCAATGGTTACGTGCAGACGACTACCGACGGTGCGAAAGATGTGTACGCGTCGACGGATACGCTCCCAGCCTCGGGATACCGAGTCAAGGGTGTGGCAGTCGAAGGTTACTTCGCCCGCATGAGCGCAGGTTCGCCGGTAGTTACGATTGGCGCTACGATCAGTGGGGTTGAAGTTGACAGTGCCAATATCACGGTGTCGTCTGCAGCCTATACGTTCGCCCAGAAGATCCTGGAAAAGAATCCGAATGGCAACGTGAACTGGACAACCACTACGGCGGCGCAAGTCTCTTCGGTGATCAACAAACTGAGCTAAGGAGAGACTAATGTCGAGCAGTAATCAACCGAAAGCTCGGGCGATAGCTCAGCAGGTGATGCTGGCTCCAGGCACTGATCCGGTGAACAAGGCTGGAGCCACAGCAGTCGGGCTCCAGACCTTCCTCCAACCCGCACCGAACGTCCAAGACTTCGGTGTGAAGTTGGAGGTTCTGGGTCGAGGCCTGATTCCGGTGCAGCTAGCCAAGGTGGTGATGGAAGTCATAAGCGGTGTGCCCTACGCTGTCCCTGACTCAAAGGTAACTATGGAAGTCGTGGCAGCAACCACTCAGACTCCCGCCAAACCCATGCAACGGATTGTGTGGTTCATGCCTAATTAGGAAAATACAAATGACTCTCAAATACGCTCAGGGATTCGAGACCATGCGCGATGACACCGACCTGCGTGCGCAAGGCTGGGTCAATGGTCCGGTGTCCCGATCCTGCGGTTTCGTTCCGTCGGCGAATGGTAGCGGCACCGGATACGCGATGGCTCTTATGGGAGCAAATCGTGTAGGAACTTCAGGATACGCAGGGGGTTCCGGCGTTACTGACCCCGCGTATTTCAACCTCGGTGTTACCATCAACTCGTTGTGGAATGCGGGCGGGTTCACGCTTGGCGCCTCTGGTAAGCTCAATGCCGGGGCTGCGAATGCTCCAGGTGCTGGCTCGTCCAATCAGTTGGCCTTTGACGGCACCAAGTACTGGACTATCCTGCGCAACTTGACGACAAGTTCGGCAAACGTTGCCACGTCGACCGACCTGATCAACTGGACGGTAACTCCGGCACAGCCGTCGAACGCAGGTGTCTACGCAGGATTGGCTGTTCTCGGTAGTGGACTGGTCGCAGTCATCGGTATCGACAGTTCGACAAGCGTCCAGTATTACTACTCCACGAACTCGGGTGCTACGTGGAACCAGAAGGTCCTGTACACGACGGCGTCAACCGCTGGCGCAGTTACAGGACACGTCATCAACACCGGCAACTCATCGTTCCCGCACGCGCTGATCATCTCCAGCAACTCCTCGGGAGCAACGGGTACGAACAACGGCGTCTGGATCGGTGACATCACAGGCACCATGACCAACGTCACAGGTGCTGGCGCAGGCAACATCTACTTCTGCCCGTGGCGAATCACGAACGGCTATCTAAATGTGATTGGGAACGGCTTCGTCTATTCGGCGCTTGCCAATAACGTAGCACTCAACACAGCGGGTGCGTGGTCGAAGTCAACAACCACGCTGACCGGCGGGGCCAGTGACTTCGTGTTCTTCCCGGCAGGCAATCTCTGGGTTGCGAGCACTCAGTCGGGTATCTCCACGACGCCGAACACCGGTACGGTAGGAGCTCCGATTCCTCCGACTGGATCGTTCACCTGGACCAGTCGTTACAGCACGCTTGCCGTCTATAGGTTGGCAGTTGACGGAAGCAACATCTACGCCTTCTGTGCGAACGGCACGGTGGTCACGTCAACCGATGGTCTTACGTGGACGGTAACGGCTCAGCAGCACATGATGCCCGCAGTATCCGCGTCTAACTACTGGACGAACTGCATCTATGACGGCACGCGTTGGGTCATGTCGTCGTCTGGTCCATACGGACTGGTAGCTACAGCGCCGACTCTAGCATACGGCTGGCAGCTCGTGTCAACCGCAGAAGCGGCAGAAGCGAATCCGGGCCCGTATAGCGCGCTGTCAGTGCTGAGCTACACCGGTACATTCGGTTCGACGTTCACCATGCCGATCGTGCAAGGTTTCGGTATCGTGGTCGGATCGATCTCCGCAGGTAATCGGCCGGTGACACTGTACGGGTGGACGAACGCGACAACCAACGTCGCGGCGGTAACTGGTTCCATTCCGTCGGCGCCTAATGCGTGGCATAGCTACGAGCTCAAGGCAGTCAAGGACACGACGGTCAACACGTTCAAGCTTTCGCTCTACATTGACGGCGTCCTGATCGGAACATCGGCTGCGGCCTATGCAATCGGCGCAGGTACTAGTGATACGACGTCGCAGGCGTTCATCAACGTGCAAGCTAGCGGACAGATCACGCAGTACGATGATATGTATTTCACGATCGACAATGGTACTGGCGTGGTCGGCCCGCTCGGTGTTATCAACATCATGGCTATTCGTCCATCCGGCGATGTTCAAGCTCAATGGACTAAGGCCGGGTCTGCTGGTACGAACGCCGCATCGGCTCGTGTGGATGGATTGTCGCAAGCCAATCCGGCCAACTACGTGACCACCAACACGGACGGTGCACAGGACCAGTATTCGTTGGACGACATTCCGACTACCTACAAGGTCGCGGCAGTCATGTCCGAGGCGTACTTTGCCAAGATCGGAACTTCGGCACCGACGACTAGTGTGGGTGTGGTAAGCGGAGCAGTCGAGGCGGATTCGACTCAGGTTGCTATTGCGAGCACCAACTTCACCTACATGAGTTCGATCGTCGAGAAAGACCCGAACGGTAACGTAGCCTGGACTCCTTCGACAGTGAACGCGTTGAAGCTCGCCATCAACAAGGTTAGCTAATGTGGGGTCCACATGTCCACAAGTAACGTAGCAAAATCAGTCGGAGGGGCGGTATCGGTAGTCACTGTACCTAACGCAGTCGCTACTGCCAGAGCACCGGCAGTGACTGCGGTTCTGCAGACAGCCAGCAATGCGAAGGCCCTCGCCCCGGCGGTGATGGTCATCTCGCAGGTGATGAACACGGTGAACGTGAGCAAAACCAATCTCGAAGTGCTGGCTTCGGGCTACATTCCGAACAGCAATTCTAAGGTGGCACTGGAGATCATCAGCGGCGTTCCGTACAGTGCGCCAGCCAAGCAAGTAACGCTTGAGGTGATTGCACAGACGACGCAGATACCGCAGAAGCCCATGCAACGTATCGTATGGTTCATGCCTAACTAACAGGGAAATCAAATGGAGATTCAACTGAACGACGTCCAGAAGCTCGTCCATGTGTTTGATCTGGATTTCAATGACTTGGCTGAGTTCAACAGGCAGCGGTCTACGATACCTGACGACTACCTAGTGCAGTTCATCCCCACCGTCGAGGATGCGCGGGTGCCGGAACTGGGTCTCGCCGGACGAAATCTGTACTTCACCACACGCACAGTCTACGAGACGCGGTCTACGGGAAATGGTTTTGTATCACATCCGTCGACGGTGTATGACCAGTTCCTGTCGGCGGTGAAGGCTGGGGAGTGATGATGAAACTCCACGCCAGTAAGCGGCTAATGGCCGATCAGAACAGTCGGTGGCAGGACGAGGTTGAGAAGGACTACAAGGGCAAGCCTCGTCCGTATGGTGACAAGCTACCGGAAGGTACGTTCACGAACAAGTCGCCTGGAACTATCGCTAATGATCTGAAGCAACACTCGGAAGATCATGGTGAAGCCAGTTCCAAGCTCAACATGTACGTGAATCGGCAAGGTCGCAATCTACAAGGTGCAGACAAGGTTCGGATGCAACAGACCAAGGATGCACTGGACCAAGCCTACGGCATGGAGCACAAGCCGGACAGCCCCAAGCCGACTACCGCAGACATGACCAGCATCTGCGCACCACGTGACGGATTCAACCCGGATGCCCCGTCCTTGGAAACAGGGCTGGACGTCGACCCAGCAACGGAAACTCCGACGCTGAACGCATCCAACAGGTTGCTTGCGTGACCTCAAGATCCCCGCAATTTGACTCGGTACATACCCGGTCAGGTTGACGGGGATTTTGCATTTTCCCTTCCCAATCCATAGCAGATAACACGAGATATGCGATGACCACAGTGATACAGATACTGCGTAATTCCACCGCCGGGAAGGTTCCACTAGCCGCAGAAATGTCGCAAGGCCAGTTGGCAATCAATCTGGTGGACAAGAAGCTCTATACCAAAGACAACACAAACACGATCGCGCAGATCGGTGTCGCTCGGTCTGAAATGTCCGCCGTCGCGTTCAGTGGCGCATACGGTGATTTGCTCGGTGCACCCTCAGCATACGTGTTGCCGGTTGCTACCTCCAGCATTCTGGGTGGCGTGAAAGCCGGAACCGGAGTCACCATCGCCGGTGACGGTACCATCAGTGTGTCCGGTGGTGGATACACGCTGCCGACGGCAAGTGCCAGTGTGCTCGGTGGTATCAAGATCGGCACTGGATTGTCCATTGACGGAAGTGGTGTAGTATCGGTCAGTGGAAGCAGTTACACTCTTCCGGCGGCAACGACGTCTGTTCTGGGTGGCGTGATCGTCAAGACTGGCCTGACCGTAGACGCCTCGGGTAATCTGAGTGCCAACGTGACAAGCGTCGCTGGACGGACCGGCATAGTCACACTGTCGGCTAGTGACGTGAGTGGGTTGGCAACGGTAGCGACCACAGGTGCTTACGCAGATCTGAGTGGCAAGCCCACGATTCCGGCGGCTCAGGTCAATAGCGACTGGAACGCCGTATCTGGGGTAGCTCAGATACTCAACAAGCCGACTATCCCAGCCGCACAGGTCAGCAGCGATTGGAATGCCTCTTCTGGTGTGGCACAGATACTGAACAAGCCTACGACGTTCACTCCGCCGATTGCTACCGCTAGTGTCCTTGGTGGCGTGAAGATCGGTAGTGGTGTTACCGTCGCAGGTGATGGTACGATCAGCGTCACGGCCTATTCACTTCCGACTGCAAGTGCCAGCGTCTTGGGTGGTGTGAAAGTTGGTACAGGATTAGCCGTCGCTGGGGATGGGACGCTTAGTGTCAGCAATATCGATCTCGGTTCGTTCTTCCCGGGGATTCCGGCTAATAGTCAGCGAATGGCTCGTACCAAGATTATACGCACCATCATACTGAAGGCTGGATTGCCTTCCAGTCAGGCTGATGCCGATGCAGCAGCGACCGCGGCAACCACGCTGACGATCAAGCAGAACGGCACTTCGATCGGCACAGTCAATTTCGCGGCCGGAGCAAGCATCGCAACGTTCACGTTCAGTGCCGATATCACGTTGGCCGCTGGTGACGTACTGGCTATCGATAATCAAGCAAGTGCCGACGCGACACTCGGCAACATCTCAATCACGTTGGCTGGGCTTCGAGGTTAATAATGACAATCTGGTATCTTGATCCTGAAGGCGGTAACGATAGCAACAACGGCCAGTCGTTCGCTAATCGCAAATTAACCGTCCAGAGTATCACCGCCGCAGCAGTGGCGGCCGGGGATGAAATCCGATGCATCGCGTCAGTTGATCCGTGGAGTGTAGGCAACGCTACCTGGACAGACAACAGTGCCAGTATCACGCTGGCTGCCGCGCAGACCTTGACGTTGGATAACTGTGACGTCGTGTGGACGGCTGGAACGAATGTGACTGCAGCATTGACAACTCAGCGCCGCAAGCAAGGTACGAATGCGATGCAGTTCACGATGGGGGCTAGTTACGCTGGCGGACTGATTGGATACAAGGCGTTCGGCAGCACCCAGAACTTGAGCGCCTATAACTGCATTTCGTTCTGGTTCTATTCGTCAAACACGTTCGTAGCAGCAACCGGTATCAATCTACGGATAGCGCTGTGTTCGGATGCGGCAGGTGCCACGCCTATCGCCAGCTATCCGTTGTCCGCGGCATGGTTATCTCTACTGAACACCGCAAGTTTGCCGAACAACCCGTGGCCTATTCTGCTCAACGAAGGTGGGTCAGCGCTACCTAACGGTGTGAACTCGATTGCCATCTATGCCGATGCCCAACCGCGTTCCGGGTTAAACCTTGTGTTCGACAACATCATCGCAACGACGCCGTCCAATGCCGCTGGGCATTTGTCACACGGATGTCTCATCAGTAAGAACACTACTGGCGAGCCGGAGTTCTATCCGATCCAATACATCGACGGCACTACAGTCAACCTCGGGAGCAGCGCCGACTTTTCGCTAGCTTCCGGATCACGTCCGTACCGAGGCACTACTGCGACAGTCACCACGTATGCGTTGCTCGGCTTGCGTCCATTACCGTGGACCACTACCCAGAGCACCACGTCCAAAAGTGGGGTGTTCGGTAATCCAATCAAGTGGACGGGTGGTTGGGATCGTACTACGATGACCACCCAAACCGGAAGGTCCTGGTTCAACGGATTCGCAGGCATGTTCACCAACGGACTTACGGTCTCGAATGACTTCCACCTGTTCGACGATCTGACCTTCGCGTTTACTGGCTACACTAACGGAATTAACTTATCCATCGGCAAAGGTTCTAAGATACGAATCTATTCAGCAAGCAACTGCGGTCAGGCAGTATCAGGCGCTTCCGGGGCGAGCTGGTACTCGCGGTATATTGAGGTTAACTCAATAACGGCGTGTCTTGGTCAGGACGTTGCAACAGCGATTTCCACCGAATCTGGATTCTACAAGGCGCGGCGGATACATCACGGCACAGCGGGCGGGATCCAAACTAGTTCAACACTTCCAAACATGCGACAAGCGGCACGCTGCGTCATTGGTCAGATTGATAACAACACGGGTTACGGAATTAACTTTGGGACGGCGGTGACGCTGACTATCGACGGGCTGACGCTGCAGAACAATAGTACAGCGTCTATCAGCACCGGGTCCAGTGGTCAGCTTACGCTGAACAGACCAATCCTGAACGATGCGACATTTGCGTCAATAAGTGCCACGGATGCGATGATCAAAGTCAATCAAGCGAACGGTAATCGATATGACTATCGCATATACACGGCCTCGTACACGCTGCTCACTGATCAGGCTACGGTACACGCCCCGGCGACGCAGTCGTTGAAGTTCACGATGAACGACTTCAACAGGTTCCCGGCCTATCTGCCTGCCCGCATTTCATTGTCCAAGATTGCCTGTTTCGCTAACAAGACGATCACGTTCAAGATATGGGTACAGCGTACGACGCAGAACGTTCAGAACGGTATTGCCGTCTATGCAGGTCCGATCGCCGGGATGGTTGATACGTTTGTGCTAGGGACTGCGGCCAACGCAACGTGGGAACAGCTGACAGTCACGTTCACACCTACTGAAGACGGAGTGGCGGAAGTGTGGGGCACGGTTGCCGCATTGAATTCTAGTGCCAACACTTCCGTCAGTTACTTCAGTAATCCTACGGTGAGTTCAACATGAGTCTTCCAGTACAGTCTGATCTGTTGGGTCTGGGATGGGGCTTCGACGGGGAGCCCGCCGCTTGGGTTGCCCCGTCGCCGCTGTTCGCAGAGTACTCCATGCGTTGGGGATTCGACGGCGAGCCTATGAACGCGCTTCAATCGGCGTCGACCGGTGGAGTCCCTATCATCAGTGGCAGTGCCTCGATACAGATACTTATGTGAAGAGGCCGTAATTTTATGTCATCGGCACCACACACTACACGAGATAAACTATGACGATCTGGTACGTTGACCCGGAAGGCGGGAACGATAGCAACGCGGGTACGAGCTTCGCGCTGCGCAAGAGGACGATGAACAGCATCGCCAGCCCTCAAGCCGGGGATCAAGTCCGTGTGATCGCGAGCCGTCCACGGCAGCAGCCGATGAACGTGACGTGGACGGATGGTTCGTCGGTGCTTACAATGGCAAACGGCGCAGTCACCAAGACGATCGACACGTGTGACGTGGTATGGTCGATCACAGGTGGGAATCCGAGTGCTGCCACCAACGTGCAGACGGTGGGCAGTCGTCGGGAAGGGACGGCTTCTGTTCAGTTATCAATTCCGGTTGGAACGTTTACCGGCAAGATCGCATATCACAATCTTGGGACGCCGGTTGACTTGAGTGGATATAAGGGTGTATCCATGGCGTTCATCCCGCCTAGCAATATTCCGGCGGGTAACACACTGGTCCTGGACCTCTGCTCCGATACTACCGGTGACGTGCCGATCCTCTCTATCCCGATGAACTACGGTAGCACGTCCAACGCCGCGTTCTCCAGCCCATCTGCTCAAGCCTGGACTGCAGTGGCATACGACACGGGAGCCGCGCTTCCGGCAGTCGTGCAGTCGATAGCGATTCGGATCGCGACGTCGCTGGTTGTGGGAGGCACTGGCGTTCTTATGTACATCGATAACATCCTCGCAACCTTGGGTTGGGACGATCCGAATCACGTATCTCACCTGTCGGTGATCTCGAAGGACACAGTGGCTGAGCCTGAGTATTACCCGGTCATGGCTATCAGCGGCACCTCACTGCGTATCGGAAGCGTGTCGGACACCACGACGTCGGCGCGTCCGTACAAAGGAACCACCGAGACGGTCCCCACGTACTTCCGGCTAGCAACTCGTAGCTGGGTCGGTACGGATAACCGGCTGAACAACGGCGGGACTGTAGGTAATCGCATTGTTGTCAGCGGAGGGTGGGATCGCACAGCAATGTCTACCCAGTCCGACTACACGGTGCTCACTGGAATGGGCGCGCTCGGGACGGCTATTGATATCGGGAGCTGGTTCTCTTCGGCGTTCAACTCCGTGGAGGTGTCAGGCTTCGGCTACGCTAACTTCCCCGGAACGCTCATTCAGATCGCACAAGGGACGGGCGATCACAAGTTCGTGTATGAATTCGTGATCGGCGGGTACTTCACGAGCCTCACCTATGTAGGGTCGGCGTCCAACGCTGGATTGCCCTATGAACTGACGGTCAAGCGCAACTACGGGTTCAACAACGGAAGTGGTCCGCTCGCGTCCGCCACAACGCTGTGGGCTATTGGATTCACGATGGCTCCGGTCAAGCTGTACATCCGACGCGTTCACGGCCGATCCGACGGTAGCGGTATGGTGCTTCCGAGTGGCAACCGCGAGACCATGGACGTCACGATCGACCGGATCGACAACAACAGCGGCGCAGCACTGGCGGTCGCCAGCTTCTACACCAACTTCCAGTATCTGCGTGGGTGTACGCTTCAGAACAACGACAGCGGTGACTTTGCCAACGGAAGTATCCAGCACACGCTGCATCTTGATCGCTGCTTCTTCTCCACGACGCCCTCAGTCAACGCCTTCTCGGATGACGGCTGGTCCGGCAAGCTCTTGGTGACTGCAGCCAACGGCAACGCATGGGACAACCGTGAGTATTCGAAATACTACACGTGGATATCAGATCAGGCTACCCGACATTCGGCGGATGGAGTAGCTTGGAAGATCTCGATCCGGAACGCCAGCTTCTTCACGGCAGATGCGCCAGTTAAGAAGTCGCTGGTGAAGATCCCGTGTAAAGCGAATAGTCCGAAGACGGTCAACATGTGGATGCAGCGCGACAACGTCGGGTTGAACATGGGGCTAATGACCATGAGTGGATACGTCGCAGGGGTGGTTGATCAGCAAGTGGCAATGACCGCGGGTGCTGGAACATGGCAACTGGTGACGCTGAATTTTACACCAATAGAGGACGGACTAGTCGAGGTGTGGGGTTACGCCTACGGCGGTACGACGTACAATGGCTGGTTTAGCGATGTGTCCGTGACGTAAGAACACGTGGAGGGACTAGTCCCTCCGCATCTCACAGAGAACAATATGGCTATTGGATTTAACACCGCGAACAAGACGTCGGGCATGACCATATCGCCAGACGGGCGGACTGCCACGAACTCTGCGGCAAATGGTGTAGCAAGCGGAGTTCAGGGGCTTCTGGCGTTGACGACTCGGTGCTACATCGAGTTCACTGTAATCGCCAACGCAAACACCAACTCCGCAACCTCCGGCGTAGGTATCGGTCCGGTTGGTATCGACCTGACACAGATGGCTGGTAGTGTGGCAACCCATTCGGCGGCCGCACTGTTCACTACGCTGACCGGCATCTACTTCAACGGCAGTACTCTGCGTAACATCGGCGGAGCTACTCCCGCTGGAACCACTATCGGGATGGCGTGGGATCCGGCCACGCGGAAGGTGTGGTTCCGCAGCACGTTCAACACGAATGGGACAACCACTTACTGGAATGCATCCGACGTATCCGGTATCACTGAGAATCCGGCAACTGGACAGGGTGGTTACGTAATCGCTGGTGCCGAAACCATGTATGCAGTGTTCCAGTCCACAGTCAACGGGATGTCGCTGCTGATGAACAGTGGTGAGTCGCCGTACGTGATGATACCGCCCGACATGTCACCAGCCGGTTCGAAGGTCTGGTATGTGGATCCGGAAGGTGGACAAGATACCGGCACTGGTCTGTCGTTTATTCAACGCAAGCGTGTGATTGGTGGTCCTACTGGTATCCCGTCTTCGCTGGCGGGTGGCGATGTTATCCGTGTGATGGCGAGCCGACCGAAGAGCTTGGTGGGCAACGCAACGTGGACGGACAACAGCGGTACTGTCACGCTGGATGCGTCACTGTCGGGGCTCACGCAGGTGGTAGACAACTGTGAAGTCGCGTGGCTTCGCACTGGAGGCGCAGCCAGCATTTCCACGGCGTCGACTGTGATCGTCAACAGCCGCGAAGGGAACAACGCGATCTCGATCGACATTCCGGCGAGCGGCACAGGCAAGCTCGCGTATAAGACGTTGGGCGCGGCGTTGGACTTGAGTGCGTTCACAGGCGTTTCGATGAGCGCATGGTACACGGGCAGCACGGCGACTCCTGCACCCGGAGTCTTGGTCCTGGATCTGTGCTCGGACGCCACTGGTGACGTACCGCTGAAGACTATTCCGTTGAACTACGGGAACAGCGCGTCTCTGACGCTGCCTACCACGAACGGTTCCACCATCCTGATTGGTGATACGCAAGTAGCCCTCCCGTCAGGTGTCAACTCAGTGGCTCTGCGATTGACTGCCGCCTATGGGACGACGCAAACCATAATAGTGGACAACATCATTGCGACGAAGAGTTGGAGCGATCCCAACCACATTTCGCACATGAGCCTGATATCGAAGGACAATGCTGCAGAACCTGAGTATTATCCTATCATGTCGATCAGCGGTACGACGGTGGTGATCGGTGGTATTGCCGAGCGAGTGCGTGGGGCCAGCGTTCCCCAACCGCGCCCCTATCGTGGAACTACCGAAACAGTGCCTACGTACTTCCGCACACCGACGCGATACAACTGGACTACCGCACAGAGCGCCATTGTCACCGGCGGGACTGTCGGTAATCGAGTGGTGGTGAGCGGAGGCTGGAGTCGTACCGATATGAGCACTCAGACTGACATCACGGTGTTCAGCGCTGTGGGTGCATACAGTCAGGTGTTCAGCGTAGGACCCGGTATCAGCTCAGTAGAGGTGTCGAGCTTTGCGTACGCACACTTCAACAACGGCAATCTGTTCCAGACCAGTTTCTTGGCGAGCGGGGACTTCAAGCATCACGTGTCGTTTGTGGCCGGATGTTGGAATACGCCGTTCATTCGCACCGACACGTCACCGGCCAATGGTCAGCTGTACGATCTGCGCATTTCGCGCGGGTGGACCTTCAACTCCGGCGCGCTGGTCCTGGACAATGCGAATATCTGGAAGGTCAACGGGATGCAAACTCCGTTGAAAGCGTACTTCCGACGGCTGCACGGGCGCTCAGAAGGCTCAGCGATAACGCTTCCCAACGGAAGCCGTGAGTTGATCAATATGCGTATCGACATGATCGACAACAACTCGGCTTTTGCGCTGACTGACAGCACGACGTATTACCTTCAGAACTGCTACCTGCGGAATTGCGTGATGCAGAACAACGCACAGGGCGACTTCGCACCGGGTCTGGTGCAGCTCAACCTGTTCTTGGAACGATGCACGTTTCAGGGTCCAGTCATTAGCGGTAATCCCAACACTGGTCTAGGTTCACCGTTCAATAACGGCGGATGGGCCGGTAAGATTCTGGTCAACGCGTTCGGCGGCGTGACGTGGGACAACCGCGAATACTCCATGTGGTATCGGTGGGTATCGGACAACGCGAATAGGCATATCCCAGCAGGTCCGCCATCGCAAGGTGCCAGCTGGAAAGTGTCGCTGTACAACTCCACGCTGTTCACGGCCGATTTCCCGGCTCGCAAGTCGCTGGTCAAAGTCGCGTGTAAAGCCAACGAAGCGCGCACCGTCAGCGTGTGGTTGATGCGTGACGATCCTGGATTAACTCTGGGTCTGATGACGCTGTCCAGCTACGTCGCGGGTGTGACGCGACAGCAAGTGCCGATGACCGCAGGTGCTTCGACGTGGCAGCAAGTATCGATCTCGTTCACGCCGACGGAAGACGGTCTGGTAGACATCTGGGGTTACGCCTTCGGCGGCACTACGTTCAACGGCTGGTTCAGTGATGTATCAGTCACCTAGGAGATAGCATGTCCCAGCCAGTAGCAGACGGGGTGGCCCAATTCGCGTTCGCGTGTCTTGGGGACCCCTATGTGGTGATTCCAGCCAGTGCCGCGACCCCGAAGTACAACAGCTTCCCGTTCGCTGTAGAGGGTGAAGTGTACAACGACGGGTCCGTGGGATTGTCTGCCAACAGTCAGCAGCAGCCGATCGTCATGATCTGTATGTAACGCATTCAAAAAGAGAACCATATGAATTTTCAAATCACACAAGCGGCACTCGATGCGTTGGCGGTCACTCCGGGATTGAGGCCCACCCTGTATCGCCTCGGTAGCGGCACTGGCTACACACCGGTTCCCGGCGATATCGCTATCCACGGTGGTCTGATCTATCAGGGATCGCTGACCACACAAGACGTCGTCAGTGGTAACATCATCCGCCAATCGGTGGTGCTGCCGTATGACTTGGGTCCCTTCGATTTCGGTGAAGTCGGCCTGTACACCGAGAGCGGTATGCTGTTTGCATTGGGCGTGTGTGACGTGCTCATGCACAAGACGGTGAACAGCGACACCACGAAAGCCAATTCCATTCGCTTCGACGCGTATCTGTCGAGCGTCGGCTCCATGTACAATATGTGGCTGGACGTTGCGGAAACTAGCAACGCCTTCCAGATGGCAGTGCTGGATTCGGTTGATCAGTTGCCGATGGCGGCTAACAGTGTTCCGGCTGCGTACATCATTCGCGGCCGCAATCTGGCAGACAGCTTCCGTGCCTACACCGATGGTTACGGTCTGTGGAACTTCGACGAGTACGTGGTAACGCCGACTCCGAGCACGGTAGTGTCGGCAGACATGAACAGCATAACGCTGCCGATCTCGGATTACTACGGATACACGAGTGTCACGTCGGATGGTGACCTGATCGTAGAGTTTATCACGGGCGCTTGCTACTCGACGCCGCGTATCGTCCACCAAGCTGTCATCAGCGGGGCGAACATCACGCTGATCTATAAGACCCCGCTGCAAGTATCACCGCAGCCGGGCGACCAGTTCCTGATCTTCAAGCGACGCACGGGCACGCAGTACGTGTTGCCCATCGCGAGCTCGACGATTCTGGGTGGTGTGAAGATTGGTTCTGGTATCACCATCTCGGCAGACGGCACGATCAGCGCAGCAGGTGGTGGCGGAGGCGGCTCGGATTACACTCTTCCGGCGGCAACGACGTCTGTTCTGGGTGGCGTGATCGTCGGCGCTGGATTGGCTGTGCAGCTCAATGGTCTGATCAACGTGAAGGCCGCAACGTCGGCGCAGATCGGTGGTGTGAAAGCCGGAACCTCGATGACCATCGCAGGTGACGGAACGATCGACTACAATCTTCCGAAAGCGACTGCCGTGGTATTGGGTGGTATCAAGGTAGGTACGGGCTTGACAGTCGCCGCAGACGGTACGCTGTCAGCAGTGGCTACGACCAATCCGTACGACATGCCGATTGGATACATCGGGGCAATGCCCGCCAACAATGCGCTGATGGCGCGTGTGATGTTCGCACGTCAAGTTCAGTTCCCGAATAACTTCACAGGTTCGGTGGCGAGTGCAGCGACGGCGGCGACGGGTACGGTTGTCCTGTCCGTGCGTAAGAACGGTACGGAAGTCGCACAGGTGACGTTCTCAGCTGGACAAGCGACTGGTGCAGTAACCGGTGCCAGCGTCACGTTCAACGCTGGTGACGTGCTTACTCTGTACACGACCCAAACGATTGCCGATGCCACGTTGGCGAACATGAGCGTCACGCTGACGGGTACGCGCCTGTCCTAAGGAGTGCCGGGCCATGGAATTTTATAAGGTAGCGGCACGTAACGGCGGCATTCGCACCGACCTCATTCTGTACAAGGACGACAACGGTGTGAAGTGGAATGTGCCGAGCGTACATCGGATCTGGCGTGAAATCTATCTGCCTTGGCTGGCAGCAGGTAACACGCCGAAGGAGCCAGACACGTCAGATAACGCCAGAGGTTAGTAATGATAGAGCAACTGAACTTCCCGTACACTGCGGTGAAGGCGGACGGGCAGATGATCATCGCACAGTCCCCGTCGGTCGATGCACTACCGTCCAGCGCGACGGTAGTGGATCAGGTTGGTCACAACAACGTGGTGCTGACAGCAGACCTCAACGATAGTTATCGATTGGGGATGTACCAATACACGACGATCCGCAATCGGTGGCAGATGGTGCTCCCGTACGAGGTCATCTGTTCGGAGCTGTTCGGCATCTCCACGATGTACGTGTGTCTTCCCAACGATGGGGACAATCTGCTGCCGATAGGCGATACGGGGCAAGCACTGCTGACCGTAACGCGGAACGGCGTGTCGATCTCCAACTACGATCGCACGAACACCGGATTGGCGTTGCAGTTACCGGCAGTCCGTGGTGATGTGTACGGTATCCTGTGTGCGTCTCCGATCACCGCAGCAACCGTAATACCGGCTGGAATAGCAGACGCACCGTTTGATAGCAGTCCCTACGTCCGCACTAACGGGATGTGGGACACGCTTCAAGATCACCTCAACGAAGGCGAATTCACAGGTTCCTAAATGGCTACGAAATTAATTCATCTACACAATAGCACGGCCGGGAAGGTTCCGCTGCCTTCGGAGTTGGTTGCAGGACAGATCGCAATCAATACCGCGGATAAGAAGATCTTCATTCTGGCCGCCGATGGTACGGTAGCATCTATCGCTGGCGGAGGTGGTGCTGGATCAGTAACCAGTGTGAACGGCGTGGCTCCTGACGGAGGCGGTAACGTCGCACTCACAGCATTCAATCTCGGTGCGTCTACCGTAGGGAACTCGATATTCACAGCGGTGACCGCGGCAGCAGCGCGCACTGCTCTGGGGGCAACTACGGTAGGATCGTCGGTGTTCACAGCAGCGACTGCAGCAGCAGCGCAATCCGCAATCGGCGCGACTTCAGTTGGTAGCGCAGTGCTGAGTGCGACGGATGCTCCGACTGCAGTCAGTGCCTTGGGTGCGTCATCGGTAGGAGCCGCAGTCTTTACGGCGAACAATACTGCGACTGCGCAATCAGCTCTCGGTGCTACGGCGATTGGTAAGTCGATCTTCACGGCAACGGATGCACCGACTGTCGTGTCGTTGCTGCAAGTAGTTCCGTCCGGCTCAGTAGGCGCAGCCAACGGCGTAGCTCCGCTGGATGTCAACGGTAAGGTGCCGGTCGCCAATCTGCCGTCGTCTATCCTGGGGTCGGTGAACTACCAAGGCACGTTCACTCCCGGATCGTCCACGCTCCCCATCGCAGGTGTTGGTAACAAGGGATGGTACTACGTCACGACGTCAGGCGGCACGTACACTCCGCCGGGTGGAACGCTTATCACGTTCAGCCAAGGCGACTGGCTGATATCGGATGCTTCCAAGTGGTCAGTGCTCGACTCGCAGGATGCAGTCACTGCGGTGAACGGCAAGACGGGTACAGTCACATTGGTTGCTGGTGACATCACGAGCGGAACGTTCGGTGCTGCTCAGTTGGGTTCCAATCCGGCTACAGGTATCCGTGTGCTGACTACGGATGCTGGCGGAAGCCCAACATGGTTGACCGTTGCACCGTCGGGTGTTCTGGGTGCGAATCCGGGTACGACCAAGGTGTTGACGACAGACGTTGCAGGGAACCCGACATGGGTGACGGCGATTCCGTATGCAAATCTTCCGGTAGCAACTGCTTCTTCGCTGGGACTGGCACAAGCTGGATCCGGTTTGTCGGTGGTCTCCGGTGTGATGAGTGTGAACACATCAGCTTTGACACTGGACGAAGGAACCTACGTCGGAGCGTAACCCTTGGCTTCGTCGTGTAATTTTATGCTGTAACACTTTGTTACAGAACGATCTTGCGCGACGGGGCCAACGATGTGCACAACAGATAAAGCAATTGAATCACAAGAAGTACTCACTGAGTATGCAATCGCGGCGATCCGCAGGAACGCTAAGCGAACGCTACTTTATTCTGGACACTGTTACTACTGTGACGAGACGGTACGTTCGCCGCATCTTTTCTGCGATCTCGATTGCCGCGATGACTGGGAACGAGAGAAACGGTTGAAGGAGATCGCTGGTAAGAAATAACCAAAGGGTCCGCACGAGTGCTTGCTCTGCGGACCCTTGACTCATTGAATGGCACATCCCCTCACGCACGGTATCCTATGTATCCATCCAACGCGGTAGTACGTCGGCAGGCGGTCGTAGAAGCCACGCCGGTGACAATCGGTGACGCAGGTGCGGTCTACAAGCCGGGTCAAGTCATCAACCATTCCATTGTGCTGAACCCTGGACACAGCTTCGACAGTCCGACAGGGTTTTCGGCCGTCTCGATGTCCGTGAACAATACGGTATTGTTCGTGTCGACGGTCGACGGTGTCAGCACCGAACAGAAGGTCAACAGTACCCTGTCGATGAACGAAAGTGTGGATTCGTTCAACATCCGTAACCTGAGCTATGCCGTGGTCGGGGTCCTACTCACGTTCATCACAAAGGAGGCTTAAATGCCCACTCCCGTCGTAGGCGATTGCGCAGATTGCATTGTCGCACTGCCGCAGACTCCACCCAAAGCTCTGAAGCTCGAGACTTACGTATCCACAGGGAATCGTCTGGTGATTCAGCGTGTCGGCACGTTCACCGGATACTATCCCTCCAATTCGGACCCGATGGTCCACGCAGGGCCAATGGCACCGGCGAGCAGCTATACCGTGCCTTCACCCGTTTCTGGTCTGTTTGTAGCTACAAATCAGCCTCTTAGCGTGACTGTGACGAAGGCTTCGGTCTCCATGACGTTCATTGTGAACCGTATGCTAGTTCTCGATGATACGTATGATTCGGTATCAGTGGTCAATACCGGAACCAATACGGCAGACGCCACTATCAGTTACGTGACTCCGTAACGTCAAAAGCCCCATCCGAGTGTGATATCGGATGGGGCTTTTCTCATTCTGCGCGCTTACAGGCTGGAGAACGGCTTGTTTAACCAAGCAGAATACTCACCGGGTTTCCACCCACGAGCTTGCTGTTCCTGGTCAACCTTTTCGCATGTGGCAACCAGCCGCCTGACATCTTCGGCAGTTGGTTTGAAGCGCTTCGCTGCGGCAATAAGTTCAGTAACCGTCACGTGCAGTTCCTCAGTGATTACTTCAGCGAACAGGCTTTCAGCGACTTATCGAATTCGACCGGAATCGGATTCTCCTTCAAGAAGCTGTTGGCTTCTTCCAGCCATGTACGCACTTCAGCAGTGAGCTCGACTTTCTTACCCACACTGATGTGCGGAGTGTAGTCGTCGAAGCTGTGCTTGAATTGCTGGCCGATCAGCTCGTAGTGCAAGCTCATCAACTGCGGACTGTTGATCAACGCAACGATGATCTTCTCACCGTCTCGCTCTTCCCACACCACGAACTCCGTGAGCTCACCGCTACACGTCCGATCCTTTGGCACGTTGACTTCGGTGGGGATATCACCCGCATGGTACAGCACGGTAGTATGGAACTCCGTGCTGTTGCGGGTTTTGAACGGCGCGTTCTTCAGGATGCGGCTGAGCAACACGACGGTGCTTTCCGTAGGATCGACCCACACGTAGAAACCACCCGTGGGGTCGCTGCCCGCGATTTCGTCGTACAAGATTCTTGCTGTGACTTTGTTCACGGGCTATCCTTACGTGTTGAAGTTGCAAAGCTGAAGCGTGATGACGGCACCAACGTTGGCGGAGTATATGATTTCATCGCCGGGCAAGAACATTGCAGTGTCATGGTGACGTCGACCATAACCACCACCGCCGTCCTTAGTGTTGCGCGAGACCATAGCACCATTGACGGACATGGAAGTGTTGCGCGACTGGTCGTCGACCACCCATGTATGGCAGACACCCTGCTTGAATGTCCGAATCGCATTGTTGCTGGTATATCCAGGAACTGTGTTGCCGCCACCATTGATGACGATGTTGGGTGCCGTCATGGTGAACGAGATCATCGCGTTGTTACCACCGCTCGGAGTATAGCTGTAGGGCGGAACGCTGATGGTACCGTCACCCGCTTCGTTGATTCCCGAACCGATCTTCACACCGCCGAGCTGTCCGCCGTTAGCTATCGGCAGCACATACGGAGGAGGCGGGCTGTACGGCGGATTGGCACTGATACGTCCGTTGCCATCTACAGTCAGGTAATCACCGACGATCACACCACCGAGGCTACCCGTCGTTGCTTTCGGCAGCACATACTGAGCCGGGATCACGGGCGGATCTACGATCTGGCCGTAGTAGACAGTACCGCCGCGCTGATCGTCGCGATAGATACGCATCTGCGAGCCAATGGTCGGCGCACTCAACAGCGGATTGGCATTCAGGTAGAATCGGTAGTTGCCGCCCGACACCACCACTTGCGATACCGAACGGAAGAACTGGTCGGCAGTCTTGATGACGAAACGTCGGTTCACAGTAGTCAGATCCGACGGGCGGAACTGTGCAGCCGGGAACTCGATCCACGTAGTCGTGCTGTTGGCAACGGTGAACGCTGAACCGTTTGCCGACGCGTATTCCATATAGCCAGTGGATTCGAGGGACCACGTAGCATCGCTGGTGTTGGTCAGCAACGAGCTGTCCCCATGCGAGTTCAGTTCACGCACCAGAACCAGAGGGATATCCGGATTGGCCGACAGTACCGGCGGATACACATCGCTCCAGTTGTAGACTTCCCATACCGCCGGAGGGCCGTTCATAGTGTCGATCTGGAAGACTGCCGTGGACTGTTGCAGCTTCAGCAGCGCGTGGAACGTATAGCTCGACACGACGTTGGTTCCCAGCGAGCTGTACTTCGTCTGCGGAGTTTCGAACACAGCCTTCGCGAACATCGTGCCGTCTTGCAGGAACACTGCGACCTCACCGAAGTCGAAGGGGCCAGCGTCCGGCGGGATCTCCAGAACGATGTCGATAGTGTTGTTGCCGATATTGTTGTACGTGGTGGGGACGCCGGTGTACAGCAGATTGCCGTTGATCCCAGCGTCGGTAGTCTGCGGGTCGTACCCGTAACCACTGCCGATCTGAAAGCTGGTGATGTGGATGTACGGTCCAGTCGGGGTTGCGACACTGGCAACCGCCAGCCCCCGATCGGTGATGAGAAACAGTGGAGTACCTGCCATGATATGCCTTGAACGTTATACGTTGGTTAGATGAGGCGCGGGCTGATAACGTTCAGCGGACGCGACTGCTGATCCTTCTGCAACCCGAAGAAGTAGTTGCGGATACCATAGCTAAGGTCGAAGTTCGCCGGGAATGTTCCCAGATTGGTCTTGCCCGTGGTCACAGTCAGCGCTTCGGTATCCGTCCAACTCAAATTAAGGATGCCGCTGCCGCTGCTACTGTTCGCACTGGTAGGGCTCAACACACTCGTCGTAGTGTTGCCCGGGATGTCGGCGTACAGCTTGATGAAGTACTGACGCGCCAGAAGCTGAGCTGCTGACGGGCCCGACGCCGCGTTCATCAGCAGACCGTTGATCTGGAACTGCGATGCGAACTGCGTGAGGTTGAGGCCTAGGGCACGAGCTTGCACACCCAAGAAGCCGAAGTACGCATTGGTGTCCGTCATGTTGACGATACTACCAACCAACTGAACGTATCCAGCGTCTGCCAGCGAAGGGCTGCGCACAACGTCGATGTTCTGCGAGTACAAGCCGATGGAAGGAGTAGCAGGTGCCGCCGGAAGGTTGAGTTTCACGCCGCGGATGATGACGGTGCCACCCAGACGATTGATACCGTTCATGTACCACTGCGCGCTGATGTTCTGCACAGCGAACGTGATGACTGGACGGTTCAGATCAGCCATCCATGCGGGAGCCGCACCTGTGCCGATTGGAGCGCCGTTGAAGTCACCGTACTGAGCATCGCCGTAGAACGTCAGGGTTACACGTCCACCGTAGATGTTGAAGTCGGCGTTCATCGAGAACGACTGTCCGGCTTGCAGTGCGATCGTGGTATCCGCCGCGCGATATTGACCGAAGGGGCTTTGCGACGACAGGTAGGCCAGCGCATAGTCCAGCGAGCGGAACGGTGCGGCTTTCGTGCCGTGTGCCGGATCGTCGACTCCAGTGCTGGAGTTCACGTAGTAAGCAGTCGAACCGAGCTGACCGCCGACGTACAGTCCGTCACCAACGCTCTGAATGGTATTGCCAGCACGCGCAGACAACGGGACCAGCGCCGGGTTCACAGCCTCGACGCCCGAAGTCATGGGTCGATGGACCTTCGCGGTCGCATCATACACATCAGGGTTTAAAAAGTTTGCCATGTCTTATTTACCAATATGGGGTGAACTGGCCGCTGCCCGGGACGACTTCCTTGAAGCCCTTCGGATTCACGAGCAGATTAGCGCGTTGATTGCCTACGACCTGTGACGGTATCCAGTCCGGGTGTGTACCCGTCCGTGCGGTAGGTATCACGGTGTAGACCGGGAGTCGAGCATCCGACCGACTGCTGCCCGGTACTGGAATCCAACCTACGGGTCCGTACAGAACCTTGTATCCGTCAGGCGTACCAGTCGTGGACGCGCCACCACACAGAGTGGTTGGCAACGTCGGCGTGTTGCTAACTGCCTGATCATGCAGAGTGTACGCGGGGAGCTTGTTGCCGGACTGGTCCTGAATCCAGGCAGTCGGCTGGCTCAGCATGTAGATGCTGGTGTAGTCGGTCGCCGCCGGATTGGACATCAACGCACCTGACGGGACGTTCGGAGCCGTGTCGTAAATCGGCGGACTATCCACACCCATACGCATGGTATTGGACAGCACGATTGCCGAGTCGCCCCACAGACCGATGGCTACGACCTTGGCGTCGGTGTATCCAGCTTCCAGGTGGTCAACCACCGGGATCTTGTAGTCGAGCCTGACAGACTCAAGAACCAGATTGTAGTTGGCGATTTCATAGAAGAAAGACACCAGAGTCTTGATGTCCAGCTTCTCCAAACCACCGGATGCAATCACAGCTACGTGCGTAGTCGGATACCATGTGCCGCCGTCCCAGATCGCGGTGCCGATAGTCTGGTCACCTTCGTCGTAGAAGTTCACATAGTCCTGCGTCCACTGCTTGCGCACGTCGAGGCTGGTGGACAGGCAGTAGTTGATGAAGTTGATGAACGACTCGGTGCCTTTGCCGAACCAGTATTGCCCGACCCATCGACTGATCGTCTGATAGTTGTCGCTGGTTACAACTCCGGCGTTCTGCAGCTTCATCCCCAACGCGTTCACTTGCTTGACCAGCAAGTCCCGCTCAGGCTGCGACCACGCCTCGAACGGGATGAGCTGGCTCTCGTTGATGTACGTAGCTTCCATCTCCGGATTGGTCACCCACATATTACGCAGGTTGCCCAAGATCTCCGTCTTCTTGTCCACAGTCGTTTCGAACACTTCGTCGACCGCGTCCATGAAGTCCGTGAAGTACGGGTTGATCTCCAGATACGGCGGCAGCAGGATTGACCGCGGTGTGCGATAACCAAGCCGCCGATTCTCAGCAGGATCGTTAGACGGTGGATCCGTCGTGTATTGGTAGCTCATGGTTTATCCGTTTGACAGACGCGTCGGATTGTTGCTGTCGATACGCTGCTGACGTTCCGCGTAGAACACGTTGATGGTCAAGCTGTTCAGCGAGTTGTAGCGAATCGGCGTGTTAGCGATCGTGGTAGGCGCACCACCCGTCGGCGTTATCGTACCGTTGTCCGTGAAGGTCAGCGGCGACGCAGCCGATACGTTAGCCAGAATACCTAGCTGGCCGCTCTTGCGACCCCAGACTTGATACGAGGCAGCGTTCACGACGGCGGGCCAATCAAGCTTGACCGCATAGCTATTTGTCACACTGACGATCTGCGGGAATGTCCAGTTGGTCGGAACACCGACTTCGCCCGTGGTAAGCGTGGTGCTGACTGCGTATGCGTATACTGACGAACCCAAACCACCACCGCCCGGAATCAGAGTGTACGTGGCATCAGGACTTTCCGGGCTGGTGACGACCATCGAACCAGTAGGAGCATTCGGGATGATGTACGATATCTGACCGGGAGCCGCAGCCGTTGCCACGTCGATCAAGTCGGACACGTAGAAGTTGGTCATCAACAAACCGGGGCGCGGAGCAAACAGCTTGGTGATCGCGCTGGTCACTGCGGTCTGCACTTGGGACGGAATAGCCGTGTTGAACACGTACACGTCCAGCGCCACGTCGCGCGGTACAGCGATCGGATCCTGCCACAGGAAGTACGGAGCGTACATCGTGACTGATTGGCAGTAGTCCGTGAAGCTCCTCTTCTGCGCCTGTGTCCACGGACTGCTGGTCAACCCGGCTACGCGGATAACGTTCATCCAGCGATAGTCCGAGGGGTTGATCTCACGCTGTGCCTGCGTCACTGCATCCAGGATACCGGGATACGTGGCGATGGTTGCTTGATACTGCGACTTGGTGACCGCCGACTGGTAAGTCCCGAATCCACCGGCTGCCACGTTCTTGTAGGCGACCACAGGCTTGTCGTTGGAACCACCGGTCGGATTGGCGTTGAACGTGCCGGTGATCTGCGGGAAGCCAGTGACGCTCACTGCCTTGTTGATGGTTACGACGTTGTTCCCGTTCGAACCCTGAGTAACCGGGTACGAGATGACAACCGCGTCGTTGACCTGCGGGATGGTGCCGAACTGGCCGTTCAACCCACCCAGATTACCGAACTGAATGAGCAACCGTCCGTCAGACATAGACAGGTCAGCGTAACCGGGCACACCGTCGAAGTTCCACAAGACGCCGAACGACTTGGGAATGATGGTGCCGTTCACCTGCACGATAACGTCCTGATCCGAGATCACGAACCCGTCTTGCGAGGACACGAACGTCTGCCGTTCAGTACCCAGACCGTTCATGGCGTAGCTGTAGACCTTGCCTTCATACAACGTTACTGCCAATGGCACGCCCGCCATGATGGTGATCTGCGAGCGGTTGAAGAAGTACGCGCCGCCACATGAGAACTGTGTCAGTGGCGGAAGGCTGACTGATACCGGGCTGTTGAGCGTACCGGTCACACCGGCCGGCAGATAGCGGGCGATACGCAGTCCCTGCATCTGCGTGATGGACAGGATCGAATCGTCAGCCTGTGCCGTTTCCGAGAACACGTCCTCGACTTCGCGCATGATACGGCCTTGCGCAAAGGCACCAACAGCGCTGATAAGTTCGATCAGGGTTTGCGATGTCTGCGTTGTGAGGTTGCCTACCCAAGTAGGCTTGTTCGCCAACGCCTGTTGGAACTGTGCGACGAACTGGTCAACGTCCGCGGTCAGGTCCGACAAAACGAGATTGGTGGTTGCCATCTATTTCTCTACTGAGTGATCGTGAAGTTAATGGCCTGTCTTGCACTCGTGAGTCCTACACCAAACGCCAGCCTCACGTTGTAACCGGGGAGCGTCAGGTCAGGTGTGATAAACGAGTTAGACATGTCGAGGTTGATGCGCGGTTCCCAGCGAGCGATAGCCTGGATCATCGCGATCTGCATCTTGTTGGCGGTTGTCTGATCGATCGGTTCCTGCAAGAACTGATACCACATCGAGCCGTACTCCGGCTGGAAGATGCGGGACCGGGAACCTATGGGGCAGTTGAACAGATTGAAGAGGCTACACAACTGGATAGCCTGTGCGTCAGGCAAACGATCCGGTAGATTGTTCATACCGAACTGAGTATTTACGTCGATCCAGGTTGCGCCGTCCAACGACGTCTGGTACGAAGTGAGTTGAGCGGCCATTGCTATACCCTGTAAAATTCGGATTGTTAGATCGGCTGATTCGGCTTGCCAGTCGTGCGCTCGTTGCCGTCGTCAGTGTATTCGTGATCGTGATTGTCGTAGGTGCTGCGCATGTTCCCGACGGTCTTGGAGTTACCCGAACTCGTCAAGTCGGTAATGTCACCACCGGCCGCGATCGTGGAATCCGCAACGATGGGGCCGTGGAAGTTATGTGCCGACGCAGTGTACGTAGCGGTTCCACCTGCCTGAACCGTGATGTTACTACTGGCGTGGACCGCGGCATTGCCACTAGCGGTGATAGACGCGTTCCCAGTAACGTTGACAGTCCAGTCGCCATTGGAATTCGTGACGTCCCCGTTGACCTGCGTGATGCGCTTGCCGTTAGCGTCGATATTGATTTGCGCGCCGCCCTTCGTGATGAAGGTATAGGTATGGTTCGTCATATCGTACTTGACGATGTTACCATCCGGGTCCTTGAAGCCCCACACGTTCGGATCGCTGAAGTCCGCGTTCACATCGGCCTTGACTTGCACCGGCGAGTACAGAGCGTTGTGCTCATCACCGTTCTGCAACTCGATCTTGATCTTGCTGCCAACCGCCGGACTGCCGTAGGTTCCGTACTGTCCGTTAGCGCCAGTACCGAAGCCGAACGGGCTGTCCTTGTGCGGACCAATCCAGGGCACTTCACCGGCAGCGCTGTCATACAGACCGGGCACGTCGGCCTGTACTCGATGGAGGCCTAACGGATCTTGATTGTTGGTCACGGTTCCCAAGTAATAGCCGGAGCCGTACTCCTCGGAATGTGATACTGTGTCGTTGGCTGTGTGGAAGGCCATGATCAACCCGATGTGTAATTAGAATTCGTGCCCTGACGTACTCCCAGCAACTTCTCAGCGTAGTTGGCACCGACAATCAGAAAGGCTTTGGCTGAGATGATATACGTCCCGGCGTAGGCCACATCCTGCTTCTGGTTCTCGGTATCCACTGCGAAGGTGAAGGTATCGAACAGTTGCAACGTTGTCGGCGTGGAGATGTTGAACTCAACACTCAGACTGTACGTGTTGGCAAACCGCATGTTCTGATAGACTGCGCGCTCGTAGTTCGTGTGGACGTTGCCAACGTCGATAGCGCTGAAGGTACGGTAGCCCTGCTGGATCTTGTCTTTGATAGCTACGTTGAACAGCGGACTATTGCTGTCCGGCGTGAACGTCACCTGATCGTGCATAGTGTGCGTGTCGTCGCCAATCATCGACTGCTGGACCCGGGTATTCTGGTAGCCAGTCATCTTGTTGTTAAGCCCAGACTTGGCTTGCGGCTGGTAGTCAGTAGCTGTGAACGCGCCGATGAGGTACTGGCCCAGAACAATCTTGGCAGACGGATCAGGCAACGTGTTCACATCCTTGTACTTCATTCCCCCGACAGGATCCACACCCAGAACCATGTATGATCCATCGTTTGCGTATCCGCGCTTCGCCACTTGCTTGGCGAACTCACCGTAGGTTCGGTTGCGAGGCATCCACAGTTGCGAATCGTTTGTGGCGGTGCCGCTATACGGGATACCGCACGTCGAAGCAATCTGAGACAGGACGTCGTCGCTTGTACCACGAACACCTCCAGTAGCAGTGCCCGTCCAGTAGCGAGGGGCGTCGTAGTAACCGTCCACCTCGTACTCAAACGACGAGCCGTTGAACTGCTTCACGTGATGGAACTTGCGGAAGTTATACGTGACTGTGGCAGCGGCTGACGGCTTGACCACCACGCGGATCGGAATGGCATCCTGCAACTCTAGCTGGTCCAGAGAGTGGATTACGTCGATGAGCTTGAAGTGCACGGTCGGAAGGAACGTCTTGGTCGAATAACCAACGTGCAGAAAGGCCAGCGTGTTAGTACCCGGATCCAGCGGATACTCCACGTTGTTGATGAAGATTGCTACTTCCAACCTTCCGTTTACGTTATAGCCCATGCTATCCTCAGATGGTCAATGTCTGCTGCTGATTGTTCTGCTGCTTCGACAGATACGCGATAACGTCTGCCTTGGTTGGCACACGAAGCACCAATCCGACAGCAAGATCCGAGATCGGGTCGGACAGACCGTTGTATGCCAGAAGGGCGCGCCACAGTGACGTGTCCCCGAACAAGCGGAAGGCCAGACCCGGCAGATTAGCGACGTCGGTGGACTTCAGCTGGATCTGCGTGTTAGGCTGCACGTTGAAGCGCAGATTCTTGTAACCCGATTTGAACTTGTCGTAGTTGCCACTGTTATCCAGCGGCGTGTAGCGACTCCAGTTGTAATCGCCGGTGTAACCGTCCATGATCTATCTCCTACAGGTGGAAGCCGAATGAACTGGCGGCTTTCGAGGCAGCGCCAGATGCGGCTTGGAATGCGTTCTGACCGACGCTGGAAATTGCGTTCGGAATGCTGAACCCGAAGTTGTCGGCACCGCTGGTGGTCCCACCGTTAGGATTCAGGAACAACTGATCCAAGTCCGACTGGACCAGCATGAAGAGTGGCTTGAATCCGACCATCACCTTCGCGTGGTGCGGCAAGCCAGTCTGCGCATCGAAGTTGGAACTGAACGTCTGCTGCACGTTCGTGATGACCACGCTATCGAAGAACATGTAGTTACCGATGCGGATGCTGATCTGATTCTTGATACGCGACTTCCAGTAAGCGGACGTACCGAGACTGGGGTTCTGCTGCAAGCTCGACTGAATGGTCGAGTTAGCCCCGTCGTTAGACGTCGTTGCACTGTTACTCAACGTGCCTAGTTGCGGGGACACACCGATAGCGCTGCCTACTTGGTTGACGACATCCTTGCCAAGATTCGTCGCGGTGTTCCACAGACCTTTGGCAACCGTACCGAACGTGGTGCCAGCGCTTTTGATACCGTCAGCGGCGGTCCCCACCAACTGCGACAAGTCCATGGACGGGCCGGGCTGTTGCAGCAATCCGAACGTGGAGTTGATTGAAGGCATCGTCAACTTCAACAGGTTCAGAATCGGCTGCCGCACGTCGGCATCCGGATCCGTTTCGGTGTGGAACTCCAATTCGATCGACAGGTCCGAGTCCTGATTACCAGACCAGATCTGAGCCGTAAGCGCTTGCACCGACAGCTTGGTGCCGAACAACGCCATCGCGTCGTTCAGCTTCTTGTTGCCTGAGAGCCCTTGTGCGAACGGTGTGTCGTAAGTGGCACGAGCATCGAACGCGAAGCTATCAGGCATCGGTGCAGTCACGACGATAGGCTGTCCGCCGTTGCTCGGCTGCGTCTGTTGAATGACGCACAGATAATTCGTATTTGCCATTGTAAACCCCAATCAATCAAGCGTTGACTGCTATGAGAACACCCTGCGGTCCGCGAATCACAGTGTTCCCGTTTGATCCGTCCTTCGAAGCGACGACGTTGCCGTTAGCCATCCGCTGACCAGGAGCTGACGCCGTGCCATTGTTAGGTTTCCCGTTGGGCTGCGTGGTCGCCCCGTTCTGCATCGCTACCTGTGCGTCTGGAAGTGACGACGTCGCACCCTGCGGATACTGCGTATTGTTTGCCAGCTGGACCAGCGATGCCTTTTCTGATTCGGCACGCTTACGCAAACCTCCCCACAGCGTAGGGCTCTTCGAGAACAGCTTCTCGGTGTTCGCGTATTTGTAGTCCTGGATAGCAGCGACGATCTGAGCGTCTGTCCACTTCTGCCAGTCCTGACCAGCCAGCGCTCCCTGCACGACCTTCAGAGTTAGGCCACGCATCTGCACAGCCGTCGACCAGATGTTATCCTGTACCGCTGGACCACGGTCGCTGAAGTCGAAGCCCGCCTGTTTCAAGCGGCGCATCTGCACATCGTAATACTGACCCTTGATGAAGTCGTGCTGTGCCTGTCCAAACGCTGGATCCTTTGCCAGTTCCTTCCACTTGGCATTAAACGCATCCGTGGCTGGAACCAGACCTTCGAACTCCTTACCGTATGGCGTGTTCTTCAGGAACTCCTGCACACCACCGGTCTTCGAGCTGAACTGATAGATACCGTAGGACACACCACCCAAGTCGCCAGCGCCGGACGAGATAGTGCCAGCACCACCTGAACCAGACTCGAAGCGCTTGGACGTCTGACCGAGACTCCAGGCACCACTCTGCGTGATTGCACGAATAGGAGCACCCGCTTCGCCTGGAGCTCCGGCCGCGATAGGGGCTCCGGCCATGCCTTCCATGCGAACAGGACTTTCCAGCAGTGCATCCGCTTGATCAGCGAGATTGCTCTTATCCGCATTGGCATCTTTCAGTGAATCCTTGTTACCCTTGAAGAACATGTCCCATGCCGCGTAACCAAGGACCGCAGCACCACCCAAGACTACGATAACCGGCCACAGTTCAGGGTTCAGGCCGATGAAGCCCAACACTTCCATGAGCACTGGACGCACCAACCATTCGACCATACCCATCATGCCGCGTACGATAACCTCTTTGACTATCCACTTCACGAAGCGAAACACTGCGCGCACTGCCGTCTTGACCACCCATTTCACGATCTTCTTCAGCGCCCACTTGGTAACGCGTTTCAGCAGACTGTCGCCTTGGCGTACTCGCTTGGCTTCAGCTTCATCAGCATCGGCCTCTTCGTCCAATCGCGACTGGATGAACGCTTCCTTGGCTGCTGCCTGTACTCGTTCCCAGTCAGCTTGCTCGTCATCGTGATTAGCGAAGTGCGTAACCACACCCTGGAAGGTCCAGGCCATGTAGTCACGCTTCTCCTGCTCGCGAGGTACGATAACCTTGTCGATAAATGACGACAGGTCCATAAACGACTTGGGGTTATCGACCGCAGTGCTGTCTTCCTTCGGTTCTCTGAAGGGCACCAGAGCCGTTGCGTCCGTCAGAGTAACCATATTAGTTCACGAGGAAAGTAGAGTTCATCAACGGCAGACTATCATCAATGCCTGACTGGAAGCCGAAGCTTGACCCACCAATCTTCGGTGAGCCTACACCCGGAGCGTTGCTACCAGTTCCAGCCGGACCACTCGGCGAGCTGGCTCCCGGTGGGGGAGTGGATGTTCCCGGATTTACCTTGACGGTAGTGCCCGGATTCGACACCGTCGAGTTGGTGATGCTACCGGCATTGGCCTGATTGTTGACGGTCGAGCGGTTGCCTCCGACGTTAGCACTCGACGACGCGGTCACCGTAGTGTTGGCGTTGACGCTGGTAGTGTTGGAGTTGCCACCCTTGTTCGCATAGTAGCTCGGATTGCTCGTGGCGTTGGCTACGTCGCTCTTCACCACGTTCTCATCACCGAGCTTGATGCCAAAGAAGTTGCCGATCTTCGACTGCCACGACTGATGCGCACCCGGATCTTTGGCTTCCGGTAGCTTGGCTCCAGGATGCTGGTCCTTCAAGCCCGCGTCCATCTTTGCCAGTTCAGCCTGTACCTTCGGATCTTGTAAGCGCTGCGCGTTGGACTTGGTGAGCTTGGCACCACCGTGATCCTTGGCTGCGTCTACTTCAGGCTGCTCGATCTTCTTGTTGAGCCCGAGCTTCTCGAGAACCCAATCAATGATCGTCTTGCCCTGATCCTTCATGTACTCCCACGAAGAGACCGCCATCTTCTTGATGTTATCCCATGTGAGGATCTTCTGAACCGTTTCCGCCAATCCAGTGAACAACTGCGGGTCCATGATCATGGCGGCCAACACACCACCCAGACCCTTCAGCCATGAACTAGTGTCGTCCTTCTCCTTCTTGGACTTCTTGCCTGAAGACTTATCGCCGAACTCATTCTTCAGGGCGCGGGCGACGGCGTTGGCATTCTCTTCAGCCTTATCCGACTCACCACTCTTGTGACCGTTCGGGTTAGCCAGGAAGTCCATCAGCTGTTTGTACAGCGACGTCTGGTCGTTAGCCGCAGTGGTGATCGCAGCTTCCGTATTCGGAGACAGCGACACCACGTCTGCACCCTTGACGGTACTGCCCTGAGTAGCAGTGTTGCCCGTCGGCATATCGATGACGTCGGCTGCCGGAGCACGATCACTTTCGCGATTGCCGCCAACCAACGACATCGCACGATTCAGCACCGAAGGCTGTTCTGCTAGGTGCCAGTCGTTGCTCTGATACGGGACCAGCGAGTTACCACCCGAAGGTCCCGACAGAAGCGGGGTATTGGCGTGATGTCCAATCTCGCCGTTCCCCATCGCAGTGCGTTCCCGCTTGATGGACGCCGCCAGATCGCGCAACGTGTGTTGAAACACGTCGGCAATGCTTTCCAGCAGATCCTTCTTGCGAGTAACCCATCGAGCGTCGTCGCGCGCCATCAGCTCGTCGACCATAATGTCCTGCGCAGTCAGAACATCATCCACACTTGCCGGATCTGCCTGTTTGCGCGGGGCCACCATGTTCTGGAAGTCCGTGAGCTTCGTGCCGATCACGCGCTCGATCTCTTCGGACTGTTCCAGGTTACTGAGCTCGACCACATCCTGGATCTGATGCAACAGATCAGGGAATGCGTCGGCAAGCGCCTTGTTCAGGGCTTGCTCGTAGGCCGTGAGTTGCGCGCCGCCACCGTCGTCAGCGCCGTGAAGCTTTTCATACTGTGCTTCGAACTTCTTGGCACTGACTTCGGCAGCGCTGATCGCCTGATCGAACACCTGCTTCGCCAGTCCACTCAACCCGTTGAGCGCGGTACTAACCGCCTTCACATCGGATGCGCTGGCAACTCCCTTTGCGATGTTCTGCAACGAGAGGCCCGCCTTGTGTTCCAGCGAAGCCCACTTCTTTTTCTCTGCGTCACTACGAAAAGCGGCCATAGTAATCAACCTGTGTAGATCATTCCATTGCGTGCAGCATCGATGCGCTCGTCACGACGTTTCTGAGCATACTCCGAATACTGCTGGAACCGATAAAGCGGCATTTCGTCAGATGGATCAAAACCGAATTCCGAAGCTATCAGAAAGTAGCGGTCCTTGACGTCAGCCGCGCTTGTCAGGGGAAAGAAACGAGAACGCATCGAGGATGAGCTTACTCTTCCTCGATGCGCCACACCCCTTGCACGTAACAACGACTTCTTCATCAACACCGTAAGTGCCAATGGCCTGTTCATAGTCTTGCAGCAGCTGAACTTGGTCTGCGGTTGCTTCCCCGACGATATCCACGCGCACGGCCAGCGTGAGCAGGAGTTCCTGATGCTGGATATGCGACGCCATCTGAGCCAGATACGCAAACTCGGTACGGGTAGCCTTGTCCTGCATCTGCGGCGCATCCTGGAACTCGATGACATCGCGCATGGTAGGCGGGCGGAAGAACATCGCCGAGGTATCGCTGAAGTGGTAGTGTTCCGGATTCGGGATTTCTTCCAGCTCCTTAACTACCATCGTGGATTGACGAATGATCTCGGCAATCTGCAGCGAGTCTTCCGGCAGGACTTGCGACTGGATGAGGTCGAACTGCTCCTGGGACATTTCGCCAGCAGCGACCGCGGCAGCGTACTGTTCCAGCTTGTAGCCGTCCTCGACGCGCTTCATGTGCGCTTCGTTGTTACACGTCGTCTTGTGCGTGTAGTTCGACTTCGTGAAGCTATTCAGACGCAGCCAATACAGCACGAAGTAGAAGTCCGGCAGGGTCAGGTCGAATGCGACAGCCGAATGTCCAGGCGTGGTCGTCATCAGAATCGATGACACGGCTTCCACCAGCGGAAGCAGTGACTGTTCACGGTGCGCGCGTTGCAGCTTCGCCAGATGCTTGGCACGAAACGGCGAGGCGTACAGATCCTTGAAGTTGTAGAAGGCGAAGCGCGAAGGCAGTGCCAGCGACGTACCTTCCGGTTCAGCGATCGCGTTCGTGAATCCAGGCATTTCCACCGGAACCGTCGGCGCGCTCACTTGAGCTTGTCCAGCAGGGACGCCGTTGAACGACATTCCCATCGGATTGGGTTGCGGAGCCTGACGAGGAGCTTGCGGCTGATCGTCAAGCACCGGCTGCATCATCGGGCGACGTTGCAGCTGCGGCGCGTGTTGCGCTTGCGGGGCTGCCTGAGGTTGCGGCTGTGCCGTAGGTTGATGCGGCGTCTGACCTACCTTCGTCATCTGCTGAGGTGCCTGAGGATGTGCCTTGGGCGGCGTCATGAAGTGAGCAGTCGACGCAGAACGCGCATCGACCTTCTTCTGGATCGCTTCCTGCCGCTCACGTGGGAACTCCATCGTGGTGGTGGAATGGATCGTGGTGTTGTTACCACTCATCGTTTACTCCTAGGTTGGGAAGGGTATTGCTTTGTGTTTATATCGTCGGTTGATACAGCGACGACGAGCCGGGCAACGGCAGATTATTGGCAAGGAAGTCAGTAGCACTGGACAGCATATGCGAACCGCTGCTGATCAGATCACCGACGTTACCAACTCCACTACCGATTAGATTCGTCAGCGCGTTGCTACTAAGGTTGGACGCAATCGCCGAAGTGAGGTCCGGGTTGACATCCATGACATTGATGAACACGTCGCCAACACTGAACGTCACGTGGTTGACTAGGCGCTCGCTGCTGTTGCTACCCATCTGGTAGGTGTCTACCGAGATAGGCCAGCACTCGGTGTACTGCACGATGGCGATAACGCTCTTGGTGACATCCAGCAAGTAGATATAGATCGGCTTCTTGTAGTCAGACGGGCGACCCCATCCACCAGCGAGCTGTCCAGCAGTTGCCGCGCTGAATGGCGTGAGCACTGCGTTGTTCCAGGCTTGCAGGTACTTCAACGAAGTGTTGGAGCTGTCCGCGTAGACCGCCAGACGAAGCGTATCCACAGAATACTTATCCGGGTAGTTGCGGTCGCGACCTTCACGGAAGATGGCCTTCGACGCGAACTGGCGGAAAGGCATAGTAGCCTCTTCCACGAAGTACCACGGAAGTTGCGCTGCTTGGCTAGTGGACACAGCGCCGCCCATAGCCGAAGACAGAGCGCCACCGACACCGCTGAGTGCGCTGCTCGCAAGACTAGCCAGCACTCCAGCGCTCGCGCCAGATGCGGTCTGCGTCGTGCCGGGGCTGATGACTGGGAGCTGAGCGTACCATGTGAACGACATCAGCGGATCTGGACGTGCGGAGATACCAGCCAACGGATTGCCGGGGTCTGCGCCACCGATGCTGCTCATAGCACTGAAAGTGCCAGGACTCTGCAGAGTTGCTGACGGGGCGAAGCCACCTAGGCCAGACAATGCTGAATCGAAAATCTTGGAGGGTGCGTTGAGTATGGAACCAACTGCACCGCTGACGTTGCCTGTGAGTAAGCTACCGACTGCACCTGTTACGGCGCCAATACCGGTCTTAACCACATTATTTACTGTGCCGCTGACTGCGGAACTAGCGTTGTTCTTGACGTTGGTGACAGCGCCTTTGACGCCCTGCTTGAGCGCGTTGACCTGCCCCTTCGTGTTCACGTGAATCTGTTGCTCGGCGTTGGATATTGCGTCGGAAAGAAAGCTCATGATTGGCACGCCCGTAAGGAGGCACCAAGAGTGGATTAGCTGACGGTTGAACCTCAAGAGTCAGCTGAACTCTTGGGTAAAGAGGAAAAGAGGAAAAGAGGGGACGCGAGACTCGAACTCGTTTTGATCGTCCCCCAAACCACAATGCAGTGTGTCACCCTTCCCACAAGTTTGAACCCACTGCACGTCGTCGAGTATGCGATACTGATGCTATTAAATTGGGGCTACTGGTGCCGTGCTTAGATCAGATGCACGTCATCGACAGTGAACGCCGGGAGGTCCGCAGTCTTCGTAGCGTTGCCAATCTGATCACGGAGCTTCTGGTATGCGGCAAGCAACGTCGCGTATTTGTCGTTGTACGCGTTCGACTTGGCGATGATCGAAGCCGCCAGATAGGAGACTTCGATACCGCGTGCGGTTGCCAGCGTGGACAACAGATGCGAAGCGGGTTGTCCGTCGATGACTGCGTGTGCGTCGACGACTTGCTGCTTCCACGAGGCTTGCTCGGACTTCGTGTAACCTGACGACAGCGCGTAGACTGCTTCGTCGAAGTCCATGGCGGCACGCGCATACGCTGCAGACTGCTGACTGGCGATCGGTGCGTTGATCAGGTCAGCACCGACTTGCCACGCGTTGCCAGTCCAGTAAACTACCAGTCCGGTGCCGAGTACCATCGGCGGTTCCCACGGCGTGCTGTTGTCGGGTTGCGCTGCGTCGGCGTCGAGCTCGACACTGGTATCGTACACGGTCAGTGCGCCAACGCCCGAAGCCTTGAACAGATACCACGTTTTCTTGGCGGGCGCTGCCGGAGTTTCTTCGACAGTCGGAGCGGGTTCTTCAGCAGGAACGCCGGTCTGGATGTTGATGGTTGCATCCGGCTCGATCGTTTCAACCGTCGTCGGTTGTTCAGGAAGGGTGTCTTGAGTGTCGGACATGTTGTTAAGACCAGATGAGTGTGAGTGCGGGGTCGACCGGGATGTAGCCGTTAGGAGCCGGCCGATCGAGCGAGATGGTATCCGGACACGGACGACCCTGCTCTGGCAGGTAATAGCCGTTGTCGTGAGCCTCGTCGGGAGCGATCATCTGCACGTTCTTCGTCGCAACGTACAGATCGCGCTGAACTTCCAGTGTCGTGCCTTCGGGAGCTACCGGCCAGTCCGCGTTCGTGCGGTACACCAACCATTCAGTGGTCAGCGTCGGGATCATCACACGACGCATACCAATGGCTTCCAGCAGTTGATCCGGTTTGTCGCTTTGACACACCAGAACAACCTCGTCGTACCGTTCCTTGCGCGCCACATCCATAAGCATGATGCAGTCACGCAGGAGTTGCGCTTCGACTTGCGGCGTGTACTCGTCGAAAAGCGCACCAAAATATTTACGCTTCGGTGCGGTCACTGGTTGATCGTTCGGGATATGCGTATCCACGTCAGACTCCCTTAGCGAGCTTGTCGGCTTGCTGCTTGGTTAGGGTGTGAACCTTGGTAGGTTCACCCTTGAAGATAAGCCGGATGTCCGTGCCGTTGACGGAAGGGCGCACGCCGAAGCGCATACCCTTTTCAACGACTACCGTCTTGCCACGGAAATCCAACTTGACCGGACGAGCTCCCTTGTAAGAAAACCACTGATAGGCCGTTTCGGGCTTGATTGCGGCAGTAACAGGTTTGCTGATCAGGAATGAATACATAGAGCATCCTTACATCGGGAGTGTTGTACGACCGAGCTTTTCTTTGTTGCGCTTCGCCAGTTCCAGGCGATAGTTCGGATCGCGGTCGGCTTTCGCTGCGATCTTGATGATCCGGCTGTTTGCTTCTGCCTTGGCACGCGGCTGGCTGATAGACGGGATGTGCTTGATCTTACCCGTCTTCGACAACGTCCAGCTGTCACCACTGTCGCCAAAGTCACGAGACAGCAACGGCTTCCGGTATCCACGTGAATGCGAAGCCGATTGTGTGGTCAGTTGACCAGCACTAGCACGTTCCAACAAGCGTGCGTGTTCCTGCTTGGCTTCTTCACGTGCGTCGACGCTACCACCGAAGTCATCGTCGAACTCGTCAGTGCCGAAGTCGTCTTCACCTTCGTGGCTGGTGTCCTTGCCCGTGTACTTCTCGAGCTTCTTGCGGAGCTCGGCGTCTTCGTCCAAGTCACGCATCAGCGCATCCGGATCGATCTTCGCAGCAGCCATCCACATCTTCAGCGGGATAGGTACACCCTTGTCGGATGCTTGCTGAAGCAGTTCCGCCATGTTCTCTTCACCCTTCGCTTCCAACTCCTTATGCCAGTGAAGCTGCGGCATCTTCAGGTTGTTGCGATTGGTGCGGTTGAACAGGAAGTCAACAACACGGCCAGCCTCTGCGCGTTTGCTCGGATCCTTGTACAGATTGTTGGTAACGGCGACCAGCGGGAAGATCTTCGAGTAGAACACCCGTTCCGTCATGTCGGTACGGAAGCTGTTCATCGATTCCAGGAACGTGGAGTACGCCGACTCAGCCGAAGCGTAGCTGGCATCACCCGAAAGGAACGACTCCGAGATACCGAGTGCCCGCAGCTTGTAGGCAACCAGAATGTCGGCCATGTCGGTCCACTTCCAGAAGTCACCACCAGGACGCAGATCGGTTGCTTGCACGGCGTTACGTGTGGATACCCATCCGCCAAGCGGATCCATTTCCGCGCTCTGGAACTCCTGCACCAATGCGCCGAGCTCTTCGCCTGTCGGTGTCCACTGATCGTCACCTGCGGTCAAGTGGGTCATCGCGCGCTGACGACGTTGCGATTCAACCAACGTACCGCGGAACAGCGTCTTCTCGATGAGGTACATCGGGAGGATGCGGTGCAGGTACGAGGTGAAGGCCCGGTCCGTTGTCGAACGGCGCGGCACGAACAGCGTAGTCACCGGGTCTAGAGTGAATGCACCCGACTTCAGCATGTCAACGAACTGCGACGGCATCTGCTGCAGATAGCGGCGTGCGTACTCCGAGGTATCGTTGAGGAACTGCTGCGTTGACTGTCCAACCCGCACGTTGATCGTGGGGTCGATGTTGAAGAACGGCGAAGGCATCACGCTGCAGGACAGTGCGTCGTGCAGCAGAGTGTCCATGAACACCTTAGCCTTCGGATCGAACACCAAGCTTCCGGCGAAGAAGCCGTCCACAAGGTGCGTTGTCGAGATCAACGGCATCATCTGCTGAACGTTGAGGCGCTCCAGCGTTTCATTGAACGGGCGCAGTTCCTTTTCTTCCAGACCCCGCAGTTCCCAGCTTGAGAACGGGAAGTGCGCCTGAATGTCCACTGCGCTACCTGCCGTGTTATCGAACAGGTAGATGTCCCGATACATCAGGGCCAGCGTGGAGGTGTCGACCAGATGCGGATCCGCCGGGATCAGGCCAGTCATGTAATACTGGTAGTTCGATTGCCAGAAGCCGTTGACGGACATCGAGGCACCACCGGCACCGCTTCCACCACCGAACATCGACATGTTAGCGCTGACCTCTGACTTGCTGGCTTTACGCGAAGCGCGTGCGCTGATACCATTTCCCTGGGAAGGAGGGGCCATGTTGAAGTTCTTGCCGTTCACACCCAGAATCTTTTGTTTGGCGAACATGTTGTTCCTTTATTTGGCCTTGCGATGTTTCGCAAACCGATTGAACTGCGCGTTGCGAAACGCCAGCCGGATTATCAGGTCGAGGTTGACTACGGCGTCGAGCTCACGGCGGAACGCGTACTTGGCAACCTTGGACTTCAGCAGATTACGACCCATTCGATCAGTAGCCCGGCTGACCAGCAACACACCGACTCCGCGTGGAATGTCGTCCTTCACCTTAGCGTACACGGCGGGCGACATGGCGAAGTAGAAGCGATTGCTCAACTCGACATAGTTGTGCCACTTCTTGTCTGCACGAAAATCGGCGACGCTCGACTTGACTTCTACGATAGTAACATCGCCGGAGAAGCTCAAGCACAGCAGGTCAGCACGGAAACGACCGCCTCGACACAAGCCCATCTCTTCGTTGACTGCCATGCGCTTCTTGACGAAGTATCGCGTGGCCGCAGTCTTGATCTCTGATGCAACCAGTGGTGTGCTCATCGCTGCATCGCCTGAATGATTTCCGTCTTCATCTTGTCGTGCTGCTCTTGCATGACTGTACCAAGCCGAGTACGACTCTGCACCATGCGCTCCCGGAATTCCTTCATGTTGGATTCGGGCAGCCCCAAGGTCTTGGCGTCATCGGTGATAAGCGCTAGCTCCTTCATGATCGCCATACCGATGTCCAGCATACCCGGACGCAGCACCTTCTCGACCAGCATCATGCCGACGGCACCGCGGTCTTGCGTGGACTGCAGGTCGATCATCAGCTCACGGATCGACTGGACCAAGCCGTTGAACGAGTGAACGCCGTAGCGGCCCTTCGACTCACGAATACCAGCTTCTACTTCCGAGATCAAGTCGATGGACGTTTGGATAAGCCGCTTGTTCAGCTGGGACAATGCGTTGTCCGCTTCACCAGCTTCCAGCATCTGTTGCAGTGCTTCTGCGTCATCACCGAGGATAGAGTTCAGACCCTTCTTGTTGAGGCGCGAAATACGACCCGGCTTCTGCGGTTCCAGCACCATGAGCTCAGTCCCCGGTTTATTCGGGGACGGGGCGGCTTTAGCTTTCTCAGCCTTGGGTGCCAGATGACGCTTGGCCTTCTTTGCTTTCGGAGGACGCGGCCGGAAGTCATTCTCGAAATCCGCGTCGTCCGGTTCATCTGTGTGGCGCGCCTTCTCAGGCTGTGCTGCCGACTTGTTCTTCCCCTTGCGCAACGGTTGCTCGTCGCCGTCTGCACCTTTCTTCTTGGATGGCTTTGGACTGGGGGACTGGGAAGGGTTGCTACCGGGACCCGAAATGTTGAACGAAAAGTCCCGTGTTTTAGTTTTCTTCAACATCAGCTACTCCTTTCGTGCGTGCTGGTCACTCGCTGTCAGCAACCGGAAGGGCGATACGGTGGTCTTCGCACACGAGAACCGGAATGCCGTTGGCGTGGCTGGCAGTCATCGGTTGACGGCATTCGGGACACAGACCCTTGCCTGCGACTTCGGCGCTCATGTCGATGCGCGCAGTCAGCTTCTTCTGGGTGGTAGCGGCAGCCGCGCCAATCTTCTTCGCGACCGCTTCGCTTTTGGTGGACGATGCTTCGAGATACGCTTTCGGGAATTGCATTGCCATGATTACACTCGCTTGTTGATTAAGGGCATACGGCTACTGTCTTCGACCATCTTGACGATGCCCATCGGCTGGTAGTCAAGGTATTTACCAAGACCGGCTTCCAGACCATACAGACCGATGAAGCTGCAGTCCAGTTGGTGCGGAGGCGTCCGACAGACACGGTACAGCTGATCAAGAGTGTAGCCTTCGAACCGCCGATGGAACTCGTTCTTCCACGTTGCCGCGGTGATGTACTTGACAGGAACGTTGTAGCGGCCAGCCAGCAGACCGTTCATCATCGAGACGCATTCAATGAGCGGACCCATCGAACTACCACCACGCGTCTGGAACCGTTCGGCGATGATGCCGTTCGGTTGATAAAGATCGATCCACCTACCAACCTCAGTCAAGAACAGATCGCGCTGCGGGCCGAACTTCGTCAGATCGTAGATTGGATTGGTCAGGATGGCGTTAGCCAGAACCCCGACCTTTCCGTTCTCGTTCACGGCAACTACCGAGATTCCCATATTGCGACTTCCCGGGTCGAATGCCAGCACCCGCTTCGTTGTGGGCTTCAGCTTCACATTGTCCGGCAAGTCATATTCCCGATTGGGCTTTCGTATTTTTCTGCGGGCCATCTCGTGTTACCTCGTATTCACATACGGTTAAATTGCGACAATCCGCAATTAACGTAAGCCCCTGAATCCTCGGAAGGCGCCACCACTGCGTCCGGCACTGGCGGGCATCGGCATGGTTGCACGACTCCCGTCGTACGTCCAGTCCTTGGCTTCGTTCAAGCGTTCCATGATTTTCGGATCGTGTAGCTTGGCACCCCACAGCACGAATGCACGGAAGATGTCGTCTGTGAATCCGTCACCCTTCTCAGGGCAGCGCGCTTCGCCAACATCTTTCACGGTAACGATCTGGAGCATCAAGTGCGGGACAGGCTTGCCGAACATATCCGTCTTGTAGTTCTCGACACGTCCGTCCAATATCATACGTTTCTCGGCGTCGTTGATGGTTGGGGCGACGATGTTCTTCTGTCCAAGCATTGCCACCACTGCGTTGAAATCCTTCCGACGCGGACTGTACTGACGCGCCAAACAACGCGGCTTCTGCGACGGGTTGTTACCCATGTCATCCTTCGCACGGTTCAGCAAGTCGATGGATTGCCACTGATCCGCCAGCAATGCCACAGCGTTGAGTTGCTTGAGCATCGGGAGGATCACGTGCTGATACATCATATTGTGATTGATGCGTCGGCCGTCATGTGGCATACACTCGATGACTGTAGTCAACACGCTCTTGCCTGAGTTGAAGTCGTAGTGACCGCCACACAGCGTGAACGAGTTATCTACTACTCCAGCGTCGATAGTTACCAGTGACGGCCAGCGGAAGCTACGAACACGATCCAGCTTGAGGTAGACCTCGTCGGCCTTGTCGTACTGGTAGGTTGCGTTGTGGCTGTTCTGACCGTTAACGAAGATCTCCTCTTCAACAACCTTGGGCTGAATGAACCGCGAGTGTACCGACGGCGGATTAGCCCCGAAGTCTCGCTCAGCCTTTTCCGGATTGGAGTTGTAGGCCATAGCGATGATCGGATCGTCCTTTTCCATTTCCGGGTGCATTTCCCATGTCGGGAGATTCACGCCCAGAATGTACTTGGATCCCACTTCGGTGCGCGACTCAGCCAGCAATCGCATCACCTTATCGCGCTTCGAGATCGGCGACGACACGCACATCATCAGAGCAGATGGAGCACTGGAAAAGCCAGCGGCCAGCAACTTGCGGCTCACCTTCTGCACCGTAGTCAGACTGTTGGTCAGTGACTTGTGTGCTTCGTCAGCGTTGGCGCGCTCGGACTGTTCGTCCTCATCTTCGTTACCTTTCGGCAGCGGGAACAAACCCAATTCGTCAAGGGCAGCGCCGATGCGTGTGTCACCCCGGAGGGTAGTAGAGTTCGGCCCACTCGGGTAGAACTTCATGTTGCGGTGATGGAACGTCAGGTACATTGACGAGTCGCGATACAGTTCTGTGCCTGAACGGGCCTTGGTATCGTCCAACACTTCGAAGTATGATTGGAACCAGGAACTGTTGTCAATCAGCTTCTTGAACGGAGTCCACAACACGCCGACGGCCTTGTTGAAGTTCAAGCTGACCATCGTACAGGTCAACTGCGTCGAGGCTTGCATCATAGTAGGAGCGAGCTCCGCGATGTTCGGAAACATCAAATACTGATGGGCCATGTACGCAAAGTAGCCAGCGGCCGACGATGATTTGCCGGATCGCTGGCCCAGAACGTTGACTAACTGCTGATAGTGATGCAGACCGTGGTTCTTTATCAGATCCCACTTGTGACGCTTGCACTTCGGACATACACCGTGCTCCAGCATCACCACGCTCTTCTTCAGGCGATCTGGTTCCAGTGCCTTCGGAATGTTGTAGATGTCGAATACGCGCTTGTCCGAACAGCACGGGCAGATCTCGGCGAACAACATCAGGCCGATCCACATCTGGCGCGCCCACGGAACGCTGTACTTCGGAGCATCACGCGACAGCACATTCATAGTGAAGTCGTAGAAGTTCTTGGCATGAGTAAGCTGTCGTGTATCGATCTTCAGATCACGTAGCGTACCCGTTGCCGGATCCTCCGCGTCGTTCATGTAAGCCAGGATGTCGAAGTCATCGACGGCCATACCACCTTCTTCGAATCCACCATGCTTGATGATGTACTCGTCAGGCGAGATCTCCTTGAACTTGATCTTCTTGCCCTTCTTCTTGGCAAGTTTAGCCTTCAGCATCCGCTTCTCGTGGATGCGTTGCATGTCGTCGTCAGACAGCAAGCCCTTCAGGAAGACGTCGGCATCCGCGTCCATCAAGCTGTCGGTACGAGCCGTTGCCAAGCGATCACTCGCAGACTCCACGGCATTATAATCGATCTTCTGCATGGCAATCCTATTCTTCAATTACCGGCGAACGTTTAGGTGTGGGTGTCTTGGGCGTGTCGTCGGAAGACGCTGCTGATTGGGCTTTCTCTTTCGGCCTACGACGTTCATCGTCGGAAAGCGCCGGGAAGATGATATTCGCTGGCTGCTTAGGCGTGATTGAGTTGATCAACGAGTCGACTGCAGACCGCGGCAATCCAAGATACTTTGCAATGTAGCGAGCCATCAACAATTGAGATCCGGTCGCTACCATGCGTTCAAATTGCGCGAATTGGGTATTGTCGACCTCAGCGTTCAAGGTACGCTGGACTACCTCACGTGCTTGCGAGGTGCCCGCCTGAACGGCCAGAGTAAGCGGTCCGAGGTCATTAAGGAAGAACTCTCGTACACGCTCGATGTTGGATTGGAGGGCGACTGGAAGCTCGTCAGAGTAGGCACTCTTACGGATCTCCACCTCCTCGGTGATGAGGGATAGTGCGTGCGGGGCCACCACCTTCTTGGTAGCATTCAACGACTCGTCGAAGGACTGGGTCGGACGGTAGAAGAAGCGGGAACGCCTGGACTTGGTGGTCTTTTTCTTTTTCTTGGGTGCTTCGGGAGCTTCCACTTCGGGTTGCTGCTGTGACTTCGGTGTCGGGTGGGCCATCACAGTCAGCGCACTGAGAAGATCGTCTGCCACGTCCTCCTGCTTCTTGGTGGACAAACTCAGGTGGGATAAACGACTTGCCATTGCGGACCTCTGACTGTGATGGTTGATTACGATTACTCTTCTGCGTCGTCGTCCATGGACTTCGACTTCTTCTGGTTGCGTTTCGCTACGTACAACTCTTCGCCAACGCCGGAAGCCAACTGGCGGAAGCACCACGAACGCAGATTCATAGGCTTGTAACCCATGCGGTTCGAATGCTCGGTCATCTTGGCCTTGTCGCCGAGGACCCATTCCTTGAGTTGCGCCCAGCTGATGACCTTCTTACCAGCGCCCAGACCCTTGAGGTCGATATACATATTTTTCCGATTCTTGCCGGTGAGCTGGCCCGTCTGGCGGAGATAGTACACCGTGTCGAAGAACGGGTCGAAACCGCGAGCTTCACCACTGCCGTCTTCTTCCCACAAGCGAACGAAGCCCATACGACCCGGCGTCCACAGCTTGTTCTTGATAGCCTTGAACCGGACGTAGCGATAACGGTCGGTGCCCTCTACTTCTACCGACGGCTCGTGCTCGCGACGATCTTCCGCGTCGAACTTCGGATTGAACGGCAGGTTCGAGGCCAACGGCGTCCATTGGATACGCACGTCACTGTTGAAGCGCAGTGCCTGTCCACCCGGTTCTGCTTCCTTCGGACCGTACATCGCCATCGGAACAGCACGCAGCTGATTGATACCAATGACCGCGACCATCTTTGATGCCAGACGACCCTTCACGCGCGGCAGATGCTTCGAGAACATACGCGCTTGCAACGCCAGCGAGTTGTCGCCGTCTTCCTTGTCGTTCGACGTCGGGTTCATTGCCGGATACGAGTCGACCAAGATCAGAGCTTGCAGTGCTCCATCGGGTGCCGGGATCCAGATGCCCTTGCCGTACTTCTTGGACATCGTCTTGTCGGAATGGCTATCGAGCTTCGCCTTGTTTTCCTTCGTCTCGTCGAACACGAGCCACCACTTACCCGCGATGAACTTCTTGTCCGGCAGCTTCTGCAGCATGTCGTGCAACCAGTCGAAGAACTTCTCGCCGATGGTTTCCGCACGATAACGCACACGCGGAGCCACCGTCCACTTGCCGGTTTGCGCGTCCTTCTTGCCGAACACTTCCTTGATCGAGATCTTCGCGCCGCAGGTACGCAGAATGTTGGCGACGTAGGGCTTGGAGTTCTTGGTCGAACCTTCGTAGTCCGCCAGCCCGATGATCGGGATGTTGGCGTTGATACCAGCGGCCATGATGTGCAGCGCGCCAGTAGTCTTACACGACTGTTCCGGGCCGAAGTGGGTGTACCATGCCGGGCGGATACCACCACCCTCGACGAGGTCCAGCGCCAGAATGCCGGTGGACATCGGCGGTACGTCTTCGAGCAAGTCGCTATCGAAGTCTTGACGGCGGCTGACGTCGTCGAGCGTATCCGAGTACAGACCAGCGACGTCGAAGGTTACTTCACCCTTCGCACCCTTCTTGCCACGAGGTGCCTTACCTACGACCGCTTCGATTGCTTCTTCGACTTCGTCTTGCTTGGCGCGGCGTGCTGGAGCTCGCTTGACTGCTGGCGCCTTCTTGGCTGCGACCTTACGGGCCGGAGCCTTAGCTACTGGCTTCTTTGTTGCCATGAGTTCTGTTCCTGGGAAGGGCAAATGAAAAGACCCGCCGCGAACGGTCATCTGTTCGGCGGCGGGCCCGAGGCTTCACGATGAGTTACGTGAGCTATTTACTACTGACGCTTTAGCGACGTGCCTTCTTCACCGGAGCCTTCTTACGTGCGGGCGGCTCGTCGTCCTCGTCTTCATCTTCGTCGTCGAAGTCATCGTCATCTTCATCTTCTTCCTCGACGACCTTCTTGCTTTTGGCTGCCGTCTTCTTGGCGGGAGCCTTGGCTACCGGCTTCTTGGCACCCTTCTTGGGCGGCGGGGCTTCGTCTTCATCTTCGTCGTCGAAGTCATCTTCATCTTCGTCATCCGAATCTTCGTCCTCGTCCTCGTCTTCCTCGACGGCGGCCTTCTTGCCCTTGGCTACAGGCTTCTTCGCCGGGGCTTTCTTGGCACCCTTCTTCGGAGCCGGCTCGTCGTCTTCGTCTTCGTCTTCGTCCTCGTCGTCGAGATCGTCGTCTTCGTCTTCCGAGTCTTGATCATCCTCGTCGTCCGAATCTTCGTCCTCGTCTTCATCATCGCCGAAGTCGTCCTCGTCTTCTTCGTCTTCCTCGACCTTCTTGCCCTTCTTGGCCGGTGCAGCCTTACCCTTCTTGGGCGGCGGTGCATCGTCCTCGTCTTCATCTTCGTCGTCGAAGTCATCGGACTCTTCGTCCTCGTCTTCTTCGTCTTCCTCAGCAGCCTTCTTGCCCTTGCCCTTTGCCGGAGCAGCCTTCTTGGCGGGAGCCGGTTTGCCCTTGCCCTTCTTCGGCGCCGGTTCGTCGTCCTCGTCCTCGTCTTCCTCGTCGAGGTCTTCGTCCTCTTCGTAGTCGTCTTCAGCAGCCTTCTTGCCCTTCGACTTCACCTTGATGCCCATGCGCTTTGCCCACGATTCGTAGTCACGCTTGGTTTCTTCTTCCGTCGATTCAGCAGCCAGATCCGACAGGTCCCACGTGAGGAATGCCAGTTCTTCTTCGGTCAGCGGCGAACGCTCGCCGATCTGCACGGAGTACTGCTCAGCCGGTGCCTTCGTGCTGTCGAACATGATACGCACGTCGCAACCGAACTTATCGTGGCTGACTGCGTAGGCCGTCGTGCTGCCAGTCTTCTTCGACGTTACCGTGTTGAGGGGCTTCAGTTCAGCCAGCTTGCGGATAGCGCCGCCCGGCAGTGCCAGAGCAACCCACGGTGTCCACGTTTCCGAGTCCTTGTCCTTGTGGCCCGACTTGCGTTCGGCAGCCGTCGGCTTCGGCAGACGCGACGGTTGCTGCTTCTGGGCAGCACGCGACAGAGCGTTGCAGTAGAACTTCTTTGCCACCTGAACCGTCTTCTTGTCGTTCTCGCGGATGTCTTCCTCTTCCTGCACGATTGCATACCACGGATCGTACTTCGTGGTGTCGAACTGCTGCGTGTCCGGATCGTACGACGGGAAAGAGACCGGGAACTTCGTGGGCTTGCCGTCCTTCGTCTTCGTCTTGACCCAACCCGTTGCGTAGCTGAACGTCGGTCCGAAGAAGCGGAACGTCACCCACTTCTTTTCCGGGAACTTGAACAGGTTGATCTTGTCGGTGATCTTCGGTTTGTCCGAACGGTTGCCAGTGCGGACGTTATCGAAATCTGTACCCTTTTGAGCCATGCTGGTGTTACTCCTGTGTGGGATGAGTTGGTCTCGACGCGCGCCCTTGTGATTGGTTCATCTGGGCGAGCGACATGGTAAGTGCCTTCTGAATACTATTTACTGTGTGCCGCAGAGTTGCATCGTCGAGCGGCGCAGCGCTATTCAGGGCAACCAGAGTGGTTTGTAGCAATGCCTGTTGATGCACAGCCAGCTGATTGGCACGCGATTCCAAGTGAGCGGCGACGAGCGTAGCAAACTTCTCAATGCCGTCAGCGTCCATCTTCTCGCGCATCATCAACGATACCGCTTGTTCTGCCTGTTGAGTGCGCTGCGAATACTCAGCAAGCAATCCCTTGTGGGCCTGAAGGGATAGTTCGAGACTGGCCTCCCGATTGGCGTTACGGCTAACGTGCGTCATTAAATTTCCAATGCGAACGAGCGCAGTAAGTCACGGTTCTTGCGGCTCACATGCTCGGGGATTCCGAGACTGGCTCGGATATATCCGTGCGTGTCCGCCTGTTTGGCTACGAAGGCGATGTGTTCTTCGAGCTCACCACTGGTATCCGGCATTGTGAAGCCGAGGATATCAGAAGCCGCGTCGCCGTGCGCATCGGTCAGACTCTCGACAGACTGGTCCGATTGTCCACGCGCCATGTTGGCTACTTCAGAGCGCGCACTCTTGAACCAGTTCTGTATGAATGTGGTAAGAACACCTTGCCGCGCGTCACACCGATCAATCGCCCGCGACACCACGATCATGTACGTCTGAGCGACGTCGTCCAATGGAACGTAGTGGTTGAAGTCCTTGTAGGTAGCTTGCGCTTGCATGATCGCCATCCGGGTGTACTTCTGGACAATCATCTCCTTGAACTCGCGAGCCTTGTCATACCAGTAACGCACCTGCTGGATTGCGCTATACAGACTACCACCCGGACGCAGTCCCATCTCGCGCTCGACCTGATGCATCCGTGAGTTGCGCACCACGTTGTCCACACGGGCAAACGGTGAATGCAACCACTCGTAGTGACGCAACTTCTTCAGGAACATCGACAGGAAGCCGAACAGCAAGCCTCGGTTGATGTACATGGACTTGGCGTGCTCGTGCGCCTTGGTTATGTCCGGGGCGGTGATTACATTGAACAAGTGGATAGCCAGTTTGGCCCGGTCATCCGACGTGAACTTGGTACTAGCCTTCAGCGACTGGTGCGCCGTGATCTTCGCCAGATAGTTGTTGAACAGCGACGGGCACTCCGCGTGAATCGGTTCGAGGGCTTTCCAGAGAAACAGGTCGAGCGTCTGCAGATACTGGAGGCTCGTCAGATTGCCCGTGATACTTTCGGTGATACCCTTCAGCGAGTCGAAGGCGCGGCTGTGCTCGTAGCTTTTCATGATTACTTCTTACGTTGAGATACCGGCGAGGGTTTCTGAGGCGGCGGGAGTTTGGACTCGATCTTGTTGAAGAGGGATACGACATGCTTGCACATCCCTGTGCGAAGCTCGGGATTGGTTTGGATCGGATACTCGCCGTTGGAGTACTCGATATCAGCGGCACCCTTCTCGTGTAAGGCCGTTTCCCAACGGTACGTGAAGTCGGCGCAACTGCAAGACAGCTTGACGTGCAGTTGCTTGTCCAAGAACACAATCACAGTCACGTACTTCTGTGGGTCTGGGTTCTTGACCGGACGGCCCTCGTTGTTGATGACGTGAGTGCTGTAGCTGGCACTCGCCACGTATCCTCGACCTTTAGAGTCGAAGCCCTTCTTCATATCGGTGATCCGCACGTACTTCGCACCCTCGTGGCGGAGGCGAGTGGTACGGCGGATGATTTGCGGCAATGTCAGCATGATGGATCCTCGGTGAGCCGAGTAATCAAATTACGTGAAGCTGATGTGCAGGTGTTGGAACAGGTGGATTAGCCAGCCGAACTCCGTGTAGACGCCGATCACCAGCAGAGTTGCCACCCATAATAACAGTAGGCCAATCCAGAATTCACTCTTGTTCATGGGTATGCAACTCCGGCACGCTCTTGCCATGCAATCACTTCGGGATTGCGCGTCTTCCAGCGGCCAGCCGGATTTACCTTAGTGCCAGCGCGCGGACGCATGGTTATCACGTTCAGCAGCGTGAGTCGGCTGAGCGCTTCACGCAGAACGGTACGGCTCACCCCCAACTGCACAGCCAGATCCAGCTGATCCGGAAGCATACCGCCGGGGCCGACTTTGACTACGAGGTCAACCAACGATTCGAGCGTCTTATCTACTTTGCTGACTGCCATGATGCACCTCTTAAGATGGGTGGTTTAATAGTCGGCTACTGCGGTGTGATAGCAAACGATGCCGCGTGCGCGCCACATATCGACTACGCATTGACGATCGTCGAACGCCATGAACACGTCGGCCAAGTCGAAGCCCGCTTGCTGCACGATCCACGGCTTGTAGTCTTCGTCCGACATCTTCGCAAGACCGTGGAGGCCGGGCGGACGCATCAGCAGTTGATCGTTGGTGATCTTCGGGCCAACGTACTCGTGAATCTGGTGGAGCGTCATACCCCGATACTCAGGACCGTCGCCACGGCTGGTAACGAACAGCATGTGGAACGCCGGATTGTCGTAGAAGGCGCGGTAGACGTGTGCTCCTTGTGGGATCACCGTGTCATTGACCGTTGCCTTGATGTAGGCTTCACGATCACCCTTGAAGTAGTGGGCCGTGCGATGGCTGGAGTTGATGAGGCAGCCGTCCAGATCACAGATGACCAGCTTGATTGGTGCTTGCATGAGGGAACCTCGTTGGGTTGGTTGTGGAGATGATCAGTTGGCGGCTGCGGTTTCCGGCGACGCGAGCAGCAGTGCGCGCTCAGCGATCATGCGTTGCTTGGTGCGACGCTTCTCCAACAGCAGCGCGAAGTAGAAGATCGCGTCGAGAAGCGTTTCGTCCAGCGACTCGGTGGCATTCGCATCACCTTCAACGTTGAACACGTCGTAGTTCAGCAGTTCGCACTGCGTCTCGAGGCGGTCGATCTTGCGCCAGATCGTGAAGAAGGCACCCGGTCCCACACGCTTGCACCACGACGCGCCGTACTCGCTGTCCTTCTTGATGCCGAGGTCGACCAGTTCGTTCATCATCTGGCGGATGTTCTCGAAGTTGGTATGCGGCAGGTCACGGTCTTGAATCAGCGAGTTGGGGAAAAAGGACACGCCGAAGTCCGGATGCAGCATCGACTGTTGTTTGGGTTGTTGGGGTTGTTTGGGTTGGTTGCTCATGTTGGTTCCTTGGGTTGGAAGCGGTTCAATACTACGGCGGTTCCGTCAGCGCTAATACGTTGCCACACTAGCGCTTTCTCTTCGACGCTGAGGAATACCCAATTGTCTACTTCGAATTGGGTACGACCGCAGCCTTTGCATTTGGCGTCGAAGAGCGTGGAACACACGCCGATACATGGGGTGTCGAGTCCGTGCATTACTTCATCCGGCGGCCGAGCCACATGATACCGGCGGTCAGCCAGTCGTTGCCGAGCTTGGTGTCGAGGTCAAGCTGGAGGCACTGCTTGTTGTACGTGAGCAGAGCCAGACCGCTCGCCGTGTCGCCGGCCTTGTGCATGTTGTAAGCCCGAGCCATCGGCATTGCCACGTAGTCCAGGAACTGGTTCTCGTAGTCACGGGGGTTCACCTGCTCGGTACACACCGTGACGAAGTCGCGCAGTTCGTCTTCGAATTCATCGCTGTCAGCTTGCAGCGGCAGCGGTGCCACGTCTTCGTCATACCGACCTGGATAGGCCAGACCACCCTCGACCCCACGGAAGCCGTTGCCCGCGCGCTCGATGAACCGCTTTGTTACGTCGAACTCCGTGTAGATGTGCAGGTTGTTGGACACCTGATAGTAGTTGCCAACTTCGACGCCGATCTTGTTCGCCAGATATTCATGGAGGAACGCGAAGTGAACGGCGTTGGCGCCGTAGGCACCCCAGATCATGTCGTTGCTACGGTTCGTCACCGTGATATTGAGCTTGCCCTGACAGATGTCGACGTAGACCGCGGTATTGCACGGCAGGTCCTTCGACGTCTGGTTCAGCAGATCCGACGGCTTATACTCGTTGTACATGCCGATGCCGCTTTCGTGCTCGACATCTTCGCCCTTGCCGTCCCACATGCTGATCACACAGCGACGGCTGCCCGGATTCTTGCGCAGTTCGGCGATCACGGCGTCCAGCTGATCGTAGCCGAAGTGGTTGCGCCAGCGGAAGCCATACGCGCCGTTGAGCGTCTCACCGTCGTCGGTGTACTGGAGCATCTGCTTGGCATAGTAGCCGATGGTCGCCACGTCGTTGTTGCCATTCAGCATCCACATGCTTTCGATCAGGTGGAGGAACGGGTTGGCGTCGCGAGCCTTGCTGAACGACACACGGTGCATCGGGCTCGACCACATGGTCGTCACCGGACGGGGGAAGCGCAGGACCGGACCGTTGCGGCTGTCGGTGACAACACCGTTGGCGAGGATCTGGGGGATGCCAATGCTGAGGGCATGGTCCGGGTTAGCTGCATGAATCACAAACATGAACAACTCCTATGAGAAGGGTTTGATTGGTTGCATACACCAGCTTATTTACGCGCTGGCTTAGAGTTGGATTAGGAGCCTTTGTAGCCGCTGCGAGGCTCGCCTTCACCGCTGATGACGCGGCAGTATTTGTCGTACTCGCACAGACAGTTGCTGAGGTTCGCTGCGCTCAGGTCGACGAAGCCCGTCTCGAAGCTACCGGACCACCACTTCGGAGGCACGATCGTCTTCGCCAACTTGTTCATGTCGCGGCGCAGCTTGACCATCGGCTCGTTGAGAGCATTGCCGCGGACGTCGGCTTTACGACCGCCGCTCATCACTCGGTTCATACCCCGCGTAGTGCCCGGTCCAGGACTAGTGAACGTCTCGATGTCCGTGGCATTCATCAGCCACTTCTGGCTGTACGTCAGGTCGACGATAACCTGATATGCCATGAACGGTCCCCAACCTTGATACTCACGAAGGGTGGATACGGCCTCTTCCTGGGACTCCTTGAACTTACTGCGCAATTCCTTGCGATCCTTCCACAGCGGATCCAGCCCAAAGTACGGGATGTAGTAAGCCTTGCTGTTGTCCGGCGGGTTCGTGCCCTTCGGGAACACGCTGTTGACGATGTAGGCACCGGTGATCAGCTTCTGCTTCTCGTTCTTGATAGCGTTGAACGTGGCGTAGGCTTTCTTGGCACTCCAGCCGTCGACTGGGAAGCTACCTTCGTCCATCATGCGTTGCAGCGTATCCGGCCAGTTGATGATACGAGCCAGCGCCAGCATGAACCACAGGTCCGGATGGTTCTGGTACGGCGTGATGATGTTGTCGATTATCCACTTGCTGACCGTGTCGAGCTCACGGTAGATGTTGCAGAAGCGGTAAGCGCGCAGCACTGGATCGTTGGTCCACGGCTTGGCCTTGCCTACGTGATAGCGCTTCAGGTAGATAGAGTGGCGCTCGATCCAGAACTTCGTGATCGACTCTACCTTGTTTTGATCTTCGGGCTGGAACAGATAGGGCAGCTTCTTCGGAGCCGCCGCTGGCTGATCAAACAGACTGCCTTGACTGGCGTTTGTTTTGCGCTTCATTTGAATAAGCCTCGTGTTCTTTGATTGGCAATCGTTGCCAGATACGTACCGTGACAGCGCTTGGGATTGCACCAACATCCGAGACGCTGTCCTTTTAAATCACGGCGGATCTCGTCTCGGGTTGGTGGCGTTTCTCCGTTAGGTGCTTCGAGCAATCCGTCTAGCCACTTCATGTGCTTGTCGCAGCATTCGGTACGCGTGCCGTGAACGCCGACCACAAAGGGATTGCCGTACTTCTGAGGCCTCCCGATGTAGACGTCGTATTCGGATCGCTCGCAGTGGACAACCAACGGATGGTTCGTCATAGCAGGAAGTGTTCGGCTTCGATTGCACGAGTGCGCCAGTACATGCACTGGTCACCGAGCGACATGTTGCGAATGTCGTCTTCGGAATAGTACCCGAGCACCTTGCGCGCCAGCGTGTCCACGGTATGTGCGTGGGTTGTACCCCTATTTACGCTGCCGACCATTTCGTAGCCGAAGAGCTTGAAATCGCGCTCGTACAGACGGTTGATCAGGCCCAGAACATCTTCGTCCAGTTCTTCGATTTTCAGCTTCGGACCAGTCGGATACTTCGTCTGATCCTTCGAGTGGCCGAACTCTTCGGTTTCCACGCCGATCATTTCACGCACCGTTTTCCAGTCGGCATCAAGGCGCTCGTAGCGGCCGATGAAGTCAGCGTAGCACTTGTTGCCTTGATAGAAGAAGTAATGCTGCGGGCAGAAGTGCGTGTACTTCCAGTCGAAGCGCACACTTACTTCGTTCAGATTGCGGCGCGCGAATTCGTTGAAGTCGGCATCGGCCGGCAGATTGTGTTGGCGCTTGTGCTCGGCCCACGAACTGATGAGACGAGTGTACGGATCACGCACGAAGCCGAACTTGAAGTACTCCTCGAAGTAGTGATGGGGCCACACTGCCGGGATGTCGGCAACGCACACGTGGAACACTTCGATCACACGTTCGAGCTTGGGAATGAACGACTGGTAGTCCAGCTTCAGCGGGTTGCTGTCATACTGGAAGAGGGTGCGGCGAATCGACGTTCCTGCAACCTTTGGGTTGTGCAAAAACATGAACTTGTTTTGGTCACTGATGATCATTGAGCAGTCTCTTGAGGTATTCGCGGTCTTTGTTTTGAAACGCCAGTTCGGCCTTCAGTAGTAATTTACCCTTCTCGCGGAACTTGGCGCGCTTTTCTTTGTCTTTGAACAGGCCCGGTGCGTTCATGAAGTCGACGCGCAGGAAGGACGCAACGTGCTGAGCTTGCTTGCCGCGCTTGATCAAACCTGGGAACATCACCATCTGGCGCAGGAACGAGTCGTGGACATGCTGGACCTTGCGCTCGCTGCCTGCACCACCTTGATCTTTCGGGTCGAAGGTGGTGTTCCACAGCATGTGATAGTCGACGACCGAACGATAGCCGTTGCACAGCACCGCCAGATTGTGAACTGTGTCGATGCCCCACAGATCGCGCGTTTCCTTCTTGTCGATGCAGTGCAGCAGGATGTTCACATCGTAGCCCGCGACGTTGGTACACTTGTGATTCTTGCGCTCCAGTCCCCAACGTTCGATGATGTTCTTGTGCATGAAGTAAGCGCCAGCGCCGACCAGCGCGTTACCCTTGCGGAACAGTTGCGGAGCCCTCTTCAGGAACCACTCGTCCGCAGCGCTGATGTCTTTGGTTGCGCCCACGTACTTGTCACCACGACGACCGTAGAACAGCATGTCGTCCTCTATCACCATTGCGAACTTGGCCCCCTGCTTGCGATGATGATCGAACACCGAGTAGCGCTTGTTCGGCAGCAGGATGTCGTCCTTGGTGCGCAAGAAGTCCACGTGCTTGGCGTAGGCTTCCTTCTTGTGGGCCGCATGCTCTGAGGCCGGGCACACCACTGTGATGTGCTTCTGCACTTCAGGGGACAGGTAGGACAGCGTCTTCTGCCGTCCTACTCGCCCCTTGGTCAGCAGGTAGATGTGGTAGTCTTTATCCATATGATACGTAGGTTCCAACCCACCCTTTATGGTGTTCTTTTATACCGCCGCAGACGGCCTTCATGCAAGAGTAGTCTAGACCGTGAATGCGGCATAGACCCCTGAGATTGTTTCCAATGTAGCTCACCCAACGTGGAGAAGTCACGTGGTAGCCGCGCGCCAGCTTGTTGCCAATCTCCACATCACCGCCGTTGAGGGCGCGCTCCGACAAGTTCTGAGCGGTTGTGATGAACCGGCAGTTACCCCAGACGTAATCACCGACGTCACCGAGGCGACCCATCTGGAATTCGGATACTGCCTTTCCGATCTGATCGGGGTGTTTTATACCGGCACGTTTCGCGAGCTTCATGTACTGGCGGAAGGTCAGCAAACAGACGCAACCACGACGACTAGCATTTCCGCGTAGATCGCGCCATTTCCTTCGCCATTGAAACCAGTAGCTCTGATCGAAGCTGAGCTTCTGCAGCACACCACAAGCTTCCTCTTCAGTTAGAACACGATCCCGAGTCATTAGACCAGCCCTCCGATTTTAGCAGCACCCCTCCAACTGATGCGAGTGTTGGAATCCGGGTGTTGGGCCGATGGCGGCTTTTCCTTCACGACATCGGGGTGCAGCTTGAGCAGCTTCTGCAGCGCAGCCTTCGCCATATCACGGGTACGTTCACCTTCTAGCCCACCTGGAGCGTCGGCCTTACGCTGCGCCACCGCCATGTCGTACGTGAGGGCGATTCGCGTTCCACCCTTGAGTAGTTGGAGCGTGTAGTCTATGTCCTCGTACGGAAATAAACGATCCCACACGATCTTCTTTACGGTGCCGCGGGACATGCCGAAGGCGAATCCTAGATGGCTGTTCTCTTTGATACCACCCTTCGGCGCGAAAGCCTTGGTCCCGAGCCCGACGCACTTGTAGCGCGAGCACAGGTCCGGAAGCACCTTGGTCCAGAAGCCCTTGGTCACTTCGGGAACCGTCGACGCCACGACGTGCTTGTCCTGCTCCTTATCGAAGGCATACAGGTACAGATCGTCGTCGAACATGAACGCGTACTTGTGCGGGCTGTTCTCCATGATCCACTGGCGCTTGGCACTCAGCGTCTGGATGGACTTCGGCTGCGCCAGCACGTTGACCTTCGGGTAGTTGGCCTTGAGGATAACGACTTCATCCTTGGGGCATACCAGAGTGACGTGACCGTGCATTCCCTTAGGCAACCGCTCGACCGTCAGCTGGTTGGCAGTACGGCCCCGCGTTGGGATGTAGATATGATAGTTGATCTTGGACATCAGAAGCGAGCCTCGTTTCTGCGTTGGAATTCCGCCAGATGCTCAGGCGTACCCAGATTGGTGAACTGACGGGTCTCGAAGTACCGCAGCGGCAGTCGTGTGATCCCGTTGATGACGGCGCTCAGTGGCAGTTCGGCATAAGGCTTTCTGTTGCGCTCGGCTTCAAGGAACGCATCCGCCATGTCGTCCACGTTACGGAACCAGTAGCAGCCAGTGTTGATGTAGTCGGAGATCCGCAGCTTCTCGGACAGACCATGGAACACGGCAGTCTTACGCCACGCCGAATGATACTTGGCTGGATTGTTCAGGAAAGAGTACTCTTCCGACCCGCTCTTGTCTTCGTAGGCAATGACGCCGGAGCTGCCCTCGATGACTGCTTCGGTCATGGTGTACTTGAGGTCGACGTGTGCCGAGCAGTCACAGTCGAAGATGATGACCGGTCCTTCACGCGGTGGATCGCACATCAACGCCAGAGCCATCGCGCTGAATGCCGGACCCGGCGAAACGTCTTCGAGATAGTGGACGGCCTTGAAGGTATCCCCGTACTGTGCGAGCAGCTCCTCGTCCTTGCGCAGGATCAGGATCTCGACGTCCGACGGTTCCAGCCCATACGAGTCGATAACCCATCGGTACATCGGGACGCCCGGAAGTACTTCGATGAACGGCTTGCTGACCGGGAATCCCTGCTCCCGGAAGCGTGAGCCCATTCCGGCGGCGGACATTAGATAGCGCATGATTGCTGTTCCATGAGTTGGTATATTTCTTGGCCCTTCTTGAACAGAGCCAGTTGTCGTTGCAGCGAATCGCTGTGTAGCGGCAGCATTGAGAAGAACAGCAGCGCAGTCATCGCCAGCACTTCTTGGAAGTCGATACCGAAGCGCTCCCGAACTACGACGCTGAAGTAACTAATGACCTCACGGTTCAGCGGAGGCGGGTTGATTGCCGAGACACTGTAGTGCCCGGCGATAATCGAGTCGTAGCCAACCATCGAGTGCAGCAGCTTTGCCAACTCGTAGCGGACGTCGCCGTATATGGAGCGCTCGTCGAATCCGTTGAGGCCGCGCGGGTCAAACACCTTGATGCTATTAGTGCGATGGTCATACGCGATGTTGCTGAAGCACAGGTCACCATGAACTACCGAGATACGGTCAGGGCGATCGGGTATCTGTGCGATGCAGTGCTCGGACAATGCCGTAAGCTCAGGCACAATCTCCGAGAAGGTGTCGGACTGGCCGCTGGACTGACCACTGAGTTGTAGCTGCTGGATGCGCTGGCGAGTCTTACCTTCGATGAGCTCACGGAACGCCGCCGCTTCATGCAGGACGGTCTCTGAGTCGATATGGTGTCCCGGGTCACCACCAATGAAGTCGAGGCACTTGTCGATGATGGTGTGCCACACACCAAACTCTTGATTGCCGAACACGTACAGTTCAGCCAGCGTCGGCAGCGGCAGGTACTCGATCTCGTAGGATCCGTAGCAGTCGTACGACAGCAGGGCCGGAGTGTACTTACGCAGCTTGACTGGGAGGTTGCTGTACCAATCGAACTCAGCGTGGATCTTGGCTGGAGTACCACTCTTACTCACCACGTTGTCTTCGATGCGAAGTTGGTTGAAATGCCGCGACGTCAGGAAGTTCTGCTTGGACAGGAAGTAGGTAGCAGCGTGTCCGAAGTCAAACCAGTCGACGCCGTCCGTATAGTCCTGATAGGTTACGGCGACTTCGTCGTGAATCCAATCCAGGGCTTCACTGATATCGTCGTCAGGTGCTATCACACGCGCTACCGTGTTGAGCGGAGCCATGAAGTATCCGATGAACACAGCATTGCGGCCGTTATCCAAGCGTATATCCAACCAGTTGAAGTTACCCGGACGGGTCGCAGCCACCCCGATGCACGGAGTGGTCGCCCACTTGCTGATCAGTGTATCGCCCCACAGAACGTGTAGTTCCACACCCTCACAGTTTCGAGCACCGTTCAAGTGGTTCACTATCCTGGTCACCGCATAGTACAGAACGTGCGACAACGGACGTGGGTGCTTGGACGAGTACTCACTTAACATGGTCACGCGATCATCGCACGGCGGCATCGGGAAATCTTCCGGATGTGTGACAAATACCTTGTCGAAGTCTGCACCCATCTTCAGCTGATGTTGGATCAACGACTTGCCAGCTACCGGAATGCGTGAGGCGGGCAGCTTACCGAACATGAACTGAAGCTCGGGGTTGCACAGCGCTGAAGACAGGATAAGCAGGACCTTCATTATGACCTCGGATTGTTGTGGGCGTACTACCCTATTTACTTCTGGCTGGCAGCATAGCATTTCTGCCAGTAGATGATGACTTCCTTGCGGGAGATGCTCTCTTTGTACTTACGGTCCACCACCTTGACGAACGGCTCGTGCGCACGCGCCAGCTTGACCGCAGCGATGTCCGAGCGCTTGATCGTCCGCTCTTCGAATGCCCCACCCTTTGCCCCGTAGGACAGCGGGTTGACTACGAAGTTGTTCATGATTAGATTGGGGATGCCGCGCTTGAGCAGATGCAAGGTCACGTTGAAGTCTTCGCGGAACTTGATCTCGTCGAAGCGGATGTCGTTGTCGAGTAGCGTGCGGCGGTGATGACCCATCGCGTGCATGGCGCGACCGGCTTCCATGGTTTCCTTGCGCTGCCGATTGTTGTTCTGCCGTGAAGCAATGCAGGTATGCCGATACTCACGTTCGAGCATGGCATCACGGATGAAGTCGAAGCGGCGGATCTTCTGCTCGTCGGTGAAGCCGTCCTTGAACAGGAACAGCACACCCTTCTTCTTGTACTCAGGCAGCACATCCCACTGCACCTTCTTGGGGTCGAAGGCTCGATACTTCTTGTTGCAGCGCCGGAAGAAGTACATGTCGTCGTCCATCTGGAAGATGTTGTCCGACTTGACGTTCTCGATGATCCACTGGCGCTTCTTGGCGATGCCGTCCACCGTCGGATCGTCGATAGCGTACACCAGATCGTGTTTATACTTCTTCTTTAAGGCCCGCGCATCTTCGAGGGTCGAAGTAATGAGCAGTACCTTGGCACGCAGTTCTTCGGGGATGCCCAAGAACGTCACTTGGCGATCCACCCGTTGATGCGTTGGTATGACCAGCTGAAAGTCTTTATCAGCCACGAGGAGTCTGTTCTTGAACATGCCCGAGCCTGTTAGTAGGTGAGAACGAACTTGCGGAATCCGTCAGGTGTGTTCTCGATGGAAGGGTAGCCAGTGGCCTCGACGTTGTACTTGGTGACGCCGTGCTCGACCGTGGTGGCGGGAACCATCAGACCACGCAGTTCGAAGTCGTCGAACAGATACTCTTCCATCGTGGCTGCGTTGATAACGCGCCACTGATTGGTGTGGCCGTCCGAATGCGTGTTGTACCGGATGTAGTACTTCTTGTGACCGGTCGTCACCACCTTGGCGATCTGACGTGCTTCCTTGTCGAACTCTTCGGCGCTCTCCAGATAGTTGCCGATCTGATAGTCCACCTCATCGTACTTGGGCGGCACGTACATCTTGTTCGTGTCCTCGAAGCGGCCCTTGTCGATGGTGTTCATCCACACCTTGAACACGTCGTCTGTGTGATCGAGGAACTGTTCTTGGAACGCGTTGCGCGTGGTTGCCAGCGGACACACGAAGTCGACGATAACCCAATGGCCTTGGAAGTGCAGCATCCGAGCCAACTGACCGAGAGTGGTTGCTTGCTTGACGCGGTCCAGGTTGGAGAAGCCCAGATGCGACGTGATGGTGCTACGCGCCCAGTCAGCGTTGACGTGGATGGCGTTCAGCTTCTGTTGGAGAACCTTTGCCAACGTGGTCTTGCCGCTGCCGGGCAAACCCTGAATGAAGATGACTTTGTTTTGGCTCATGATGGTTTGTTGTGTGTAGAGAGGGAAGAGCAGTAAAACTAGGAAGAGCGATTTTTCAGGCGGTGCGAGCCGAGGCTTGGTACGGCTTCATGCGCGTGTGGTGGACGATGATGTACTGCGACCGGCCGCCACGCGACATGTGATCAGCGTTGACCCATTGCCGTTCGCGCGGAAGGAACGCATCGGTGAACACGTAAATGTTGCTGTCGATACGGCACAGGAACCCTTCTGCCTTCTGAGCCGCAGTTGCCAGCAACGTCCGGTCCTGGATCTCCTCGTAGTTACGGCCGAGATGCTCGTACGTCGAGGGGTCCACGATGACGTGGGTGGTGAGCCGCGGATCGATGGTCACCAAGAAGTCCGGGATGGTCGTGAACTCCTGACGGGCCAGACCCATCGGGAAGTCCTTGTTCTTGTACACCTGGACAGGCTTGATCGGATTAGTCACGAGTGTTCTCCAGTGCTTTACGGCGACGCATTGCACGCACGTCATGAGCAACCTGACGTAACGTGTGAATGATGACTGCTAATGCCACGACGCCGAGCGCCAACATTATAGCGGATTGCAGCCGGGGTTCCATAGTGAAGATCCTTCAAATTGACTATTACAGATTGGCCTTCTCTTTCGGGTCGCAGCACGTTGCTTCGATTGGGATAACGAAGCAGCACCACCAACAGCGTTTGGTATCCGGACCAACTACAAACGGGAAGGGGTGCGGCGACGGCGGTTCGGTGTTCTCCCCCACGTCGTTTTCCATGTTAGCGGCGACCCTTCGTATTGAACTTGGCCTGTTGCCGCTGCTGGAAACGCTTCTGGTCTTGACGCTGGATCTTCAGTTCGTGACGCTTGTTCGCTTCGTCGTGGTTGAAGTCGGATGCAGGTGCCTGACACGGCGTATCGTCATAGTCATGTAGCTCGCGACGTTTACGCTGTTCGATGCTCGGTGTGCTCTCGTGAACGGCGCCCTGACTGGCGAGCATAGCCATTGCTGCGACTGCCGAAATGCTGGAGCGACCACCAAGTCCAATGCGACGCTGTGTCATTTGCGACGTCTCCCTGTTCTAGCGCGGCGCTGTGCCTTGCGTTTGTGGTGTAGCTTGCGTAGCGCCCGGACGCGGTTGACTTCATACGCCATAAGACGTAGCTGTGAGTCAGTCAGAATACGATAGTCAACCGCCCCCGGAACCTCGACCCATGTGAACTTCAATGGTTGTGGAAAGTAGAGGCCCATCAACGCCTTCCGGTGCGTGCGCGCTTCTGGCGCTTGCGCTTGTTGAGCTTGAGTCTGTGTTGGCGATACAAAGCCCACAGAGTACCGAAGATCCGCCGGTTCTCAATTTCCTCGATCTGGTTAGCAAACTCTACGGCCAGTGGATCATCCAAATCGTTCATTGTCAAAGTAGGCATCAACGTTTCTCCGAATTGGCCTTCGCATACGAGAACGTCTTGTCCACCAGCGACTCGACGTTCTTGGGCAGTTGCTTGCCGACCAACCGGAAGGCGATGGCCTCGGCGATCAGTTCGTTGACGTGCTTGGTGGCATACTCGGTGACGATGGGTTCAAGGTCACGCTTGGATACACCACGCGTAGGCCACAGCGCCCGGATGTCGTCCTTGAAGTCAGCCTCGAACAGCAGGTCCAGTTCCTTCACCGACAGGGAGTGGCGCTGGCTGATACTGCGCAGTATCCACTTGTAGGTGATGGTGTCCTCTTCCGACAGGATGGACCGGAAGTCTGACGGCATGTCTTCTTGACTCAGCAGCATGTCCAGCAGCTCCTGGGACTTGTCGCGCTTGATGTCCTCGACCTTGATGCTGGTATTGTACGCCCGGATCCACGCGGCATTGAGCTTCTTGCCGGTAGCGTATTCCTTGTGGAGGTGATGGCCGAGCTCGTGGTAGATCACGTACGGATACTCCGAGAACGGCATGATCTCCGGGCGGATCTGGAACGTATGCGGCCGCACTTCGGGCTTCTTACTGCGCTTGTAGAGGCCCGCGTACTTCTCGCCGTTGAACGGGATGACTTCCCACACGCAGGTGGAGGGGTCGATGATGAAGTCGAGGCCGTGTTGCTTCAGCACCTTGGCACACTTGTCGAACGCCGCGAACAGCTTCTTGCCGAGTTCAGCTTCGGGCTTGTAGAAGAAGTGGATGGTGCCGAAGTTGTCGTGTACCTTGCGGCCCGTATGCAGGATCGACGTATCGCAGCCGTACACCTTACCCGGAACCGGCGTCGGCCCCAGATTGACGACGATGTCCTTTGTGGACACTTCGACTGTGGACCGCAGGTTCGCGAAGTGGCAGTCCTTCTCTACTACACCAGTCACTTGATTGTTGGTCTTGCCAGTGACCTTGAACAGGAAGAGCTTGGCCTTCGTGTTGTTGGATTGGGTTCGTCCTACAGCGTAATCGCCTTTCTGCATGGTGCCTTCCTGTTCGTGGATAGAGATATGGTCTGGAAACGAAAAATGCCCGACCCTGAGTAACAAGGCCGGGCATCCGTTACTGTACAGCTTATTTACTGCGGATCGGCAGGTTGCACCGGGGCGACCACAACGGGTTCAGCCGGAGCCGGCGTCACAGTCAGCGTGACTGCGGGTTGCTCGGCGGGCACTTGCTGGATGGCTTCTTCGAACACAGCAGCCGGAGTAGGCGATGCCGTAACCTCTTGCGCGTTGAGGTCGGGCGGCAAGCCAGCGCTCGTGGTGGTGACCGAGCCGTCTTCGTGCTGCACGCTGGCGACGTCTTGATGTTCAGACACGTCCGACTCTTCGACGCGGAAGTCCGACTCGTCAGTGCTCGGGTTGTCTTCGGTGCCGACCAAGACGCTGGCGTACAGGCCGTTGGTGCTGAACTCCGGGTACACACCGATGAAGTGCGTCCAGTACACGAGATCCGTGCCGAGCTTGGTGCGAACTTCGAAGGCGTCGACCGTGGAGTTGGTTTCCGACGGGGCGAATGCTGTGCGCAGGTTGTCGATCGTGACCTTTTCCGACAGTTCGAACAGCAGACGGTGTTGCGTGAGGTTGAACGTGCCGTTCGGATCTTGGCTGTACACCACCAGAGAATCCGTGAGTTCGCGCGCCGACAGCGGCGAATCGACCAGACCTTCTTCGACTGCGAATGCGAAGCCGACGTGCACGCCGTCGTTGCTGTTGCTGGCTGCGACAACCGGCTCGTTGTCACCGGAGAGCTCCGCCATGAGCTGTTCTGCGAGCGTGCCTTCGTTTGCGCTTTGCGGAACTTCGTCCGTGACCAGCAGATCGACAGCGGCTTGCTCGACGGCTTCGGAGGCTTCTGCCGTTTCGGCTTCGTCGTCCGACGCGTAATCCGCCTCGTTGAATACGAACAGATTGTTGAGCTTGAGTTCGAGTTCGCCGTCGACGTTGTAGAACTTGTACATTTCGAGGAAACCGTCGATGTCGCGGTTGTACACCTTGCCGTCGTTGTCCGCGTACACGACTTGCGGCGGATGTTGCAACTGCGTCTTGGCTTTCAGCGCAGTGTTCGTGATGAACAGGAACTTCGCGGTGCGCCCGTCTTTGCGCATCCACACAGAACCGGGCGACAGGAATTCGAGTTGGGAAGCAGGAGTTGCCATTTGAATGGGATCCTTTGTAGGAAGGGTTATAGGTCGGCCGACCTTGGCGTCTATTGGGTTGCTTTACGCAGTTTATTTACTATGGTCGGCCGAGTTGCTTTTTGGCGCTTATTTCACGGGTTTTGCCGCTGGGACCGGCGTCTTCGTGATGTCGAATGCTTCCGCAGTCAGGTCCGAGAGTTTGGCTTGCTTGTTCGCACAGGCAGTGTACATGTCTTGCCACGTCTGCGCGGTAACGAGCGTTTCGCCCTGCGCGTATTTCCGCACCGGAAGTGTTTTCATGGGCGGACATTTCTCCAGAAGTTCTGGCGGAATATTGACCTCCTCCTTCGGTGCTACGATCGGCAGCGGCGTTGCAGTGATCGTGGGCTGACTTCCACATCCGTACAGGAGTGTGAAGACATACGACATCGCGAGATATCTTTTCATTTCGTAACTCCGGTTGGTGCCGACGCTTCGTCGGGATGTGCGGCCTCGTAAGCGTTTGCTGCGGCGTTGACAGGATCCGCGTCGATGATCTCGTTAATCGCAGACACGGTTGCTTCATCCCACCCGCACGACTTGGTTACGACGTCGGGAACCAGCAGCTGATACTTGGTAACTACGGAGGCGCGCGTTGACGCCGCTTTGGCGTTAGCCGTAAAAATGTCACCAGCCGCCTTCATGGCCTTCTGCTCCAAGTCGCTGATCCGAGCGTTCTGCGCAGTGGTTTGCGCATTCTGCTGATCGACCATCTTTTGAATGGTCTTCTGCTGCTCGTTCCAGCCAGCGGTGTGTCCGCTGTCGTAGCCATTGCTGTGTCCGTAGCTGTACACTCCGAACAACGCGCCGAGTATTGCAACGGTCATGAGACCGTACTTCACCAACGTTGACATGGTCTAACCTCTTAGTAGAATTTCTTTTTGATCTTTTCGAGGATCTGTTGCGGAAGATTGCCCGGATCCCAGAGCGTTACTCCTGCGGCCTTTGCTGCTTTGGACGGCTCTTCCTCGTCCTTGAAGGGAATATACGGCGACCCCTTTACCGCCCACAACCGGATGACCGACAGCTTGAACATCCGCTTGATCAGTGGCCGCAATCTCTCAGTGGCATCGATACCTGCATCGTCACCATCCATGAGCAGCACTACTTGATCGACCCCTGCGATCTCAAGTAGCTTGGCCTTGTTATCCGTCCACGACTGTGTACCGAAGATACACATAGCCGGGATGCCGTTCATGAGCAAGCGGAGTGCATCCCGCTGCCCCTCCACCAGAACAATAGTGCGACTCTTCTTCTGCACCATCATGTCGATAGCGTAGTCGAAGGGCCAGAGTCCGTGGGTAAGCGCCCATTTGCTGCCACCTTCCGCAGCCGCCAGCAGATAGGAGGGTGCCTCCCCTGTAGGGTCTTTCTTCAAGCGCGCACGGAAGAAGCCCTGCTGCTCGCCGTTTATAATAACCGGCATGTAGATATGCTTCGTGGTTCCCCACTTCTCCCACTCGTCATTCCACTTCAGACACATACGTCCACCCAACTCGATCAGCATGTCGGTTGGGATAGTACGCCACTTCTTTCCCTTCGGCAGGTCCCAGAACTTGAACTTGTCCTTACGGTACTTCTCGGTCTGGGTAAGTGCCGCCATGCCCTTTGCCATGAACAAGTCCATAGCGAACTCTTCTTTGGGTGGACCTTGGTAGAAAGGCTCTAGTCCGATGGCTGGAGCCAGATCATCCCATTTCTTCTTGACGCCACAGCCGTAACACACGAGGTATCCGGGCGAACGCGTGCTATCACCGTGGAAGATGCGCGCTGAAGGTGTCCGCTCTGAGTGATACGGGCAACAGATGAACGTGGTGTCCCCCATCTTGCGAGTCTCACCACTATACATGCTGAGCTGTTGCCGCACATGCTGCAAGCGATTGCCATTCTTTACCTGATCGATCATGATGAATGCTCAGAGGGAGTCGATAGACGGGTCCTTGTACAGTAACACTTCTAACGCATTCATCGCTTTGCTGAGCCCGTCGGTGCCCGTGAATGCCTTGGTCCAGGAGTACCACTTGGAGCACACGAGTTGCGTGTAGATGAACACAGGGCGATCAACAATCGGCGGGAACCTGTAGAACACGTAGCGCGTCGGATCTGCGCGTCGGATCTCTTCGATGAAACCATCTTCGGTAGTCCACGCCAGCCTGACACTGCTATTTACCGCGTCGAAGATACCAGTCAGGTGGATGACTTTGCCTGACGACATCAAGGTGAACGTGGCGTGCTCACTCAGATTGTTGATGACCGCAGCATAGCCTCCATGGTCAGCGGCAATAACCAACTCATCGTCGACCTCCAGCAGCAGCCGATGCAGCTTATACAGCTGACGGGCACCGTCGAACCGCGAGTCCAGATCGGCGAGCTTCTCTTTGAGGAGCAGTGCCGTATGCTCGGACTGCGGCTTCTTATCAGCCAGTACCGTTACCGTCATGTACTTGTTGCGCTGTGGAAGCGCCACGGTTTCAGCGGCCCACCTGTCACCAAGCTCTAATGTCGAGAACAGGCCACGAGTGCGGCTCTGGGTGTGGTTGCCGTGCTGCGGCTTCGACCCCTCCAACTGCGGGAACTGTCTGATAGGGGTAGTTGCTGCGATTGTCAGCGATCCGTAGATTGCCATAAGAACCTCTGTGGGTATGGTTAGTGAGCGGACGAATGCGTGGCCTGAACAACCGGCTCTGAGCGTATCGTCCCACCGAAAGCGTGAGCAAGCTCAACAGGATTCTCGATATCAGTGTCCAACAGCACTTCGATGATATTGTGAATCATGGTCTCCACGCCTTCGGGGATAGAGTAGAAGAACGCCGAGTATAGTTCGACATCCCAGATTGGAACCATCACCGCGGCGCTTACCACTGCGTCGTACGAGGTGAGGATCACCTGATGGTTAAGCATCCCTGCGACCTTGATAACGTACAGCATGTAGACCACAGGGGTGCCCTTCTTCTCTTCATCAAATATTGCCCATTCTTCGTCACCCACACGGTCCACGCTGTACCGAATGGTTGTCGTGGTCATGCGGCTTCTTTCTCCTTCTTGGGTAGCGGGCTGATGTCCTTAACCGCGCTACGGATTTGTGTATCGAGGTCCTTGACGCCGAGTAATGGATACTGGTCTTGCAACCAAGTACGCATCGACTTGCTGCGCCACGGCTTGAAGATAGTTTGCAGCACGTCTTCCTGAGTACCTTCCAGCACCCCTAGCTCATCAGCATCGGCAACCGCTTGCTTGATGGCTTGGATGCAGTTTGGCATGGACCAATCCCACTTGTAGGACTGGTCGTCGCGCGCTGCAAACTCAAGCTCGATTTCAGGCTCGACCGTGAACGTCACGTTGAACTCATCCTTGTAGGCTTTGGTGATGCCGTAGGTAGCTTGGTACTGCATGATGTGGATCATCGGCACCACCATCTCGTACGGAACCATCAGATAGTTCGCATCGTGAACCATACGGCTGAAGAAGGCTCGTAGATCCCAGTCGCTCTTTTCAACACCGAGCTTCTGCTTGAAGAACCGCAGATGCTTGTAGTAAGCCTCCAGCGTAATGCGCGATGCCTTCACGCCGATCTCCGAAGCAAAGCCCTGCACAGGAGCGTTGGAACCACGGCGTACTTGACGGCTAACGATCTTGCGGTCCTGCGTCATGGCAGCGTACAAGTGACGGACACGACCGATGGGGCTGTACACGTAATACTCGTTTTCAGCCATCGACTGCATCTTCTCAGTCCAACGCGCACCGGCCTTAAATTCGGTGAACATCTTGTCGACGATGCCTTGAGCATATTCGGTACGGTCTTCAGCAATAAGAGCGCCCAACTGCACATCGAGTGCTTCCAGTTGCTTGTTGATCTCGATGAGGCGCTTGTTGTCCTTCGTGACCAACGATTCTTCATAGAGCGCACTGATCTTGCCCTTGAGGTTGCCCATGTCGCCTTCCTTGGTATCGATACCCAAGGTTTCCGCACCCTTGCCGTACAGCACCCCGAACACGACCTTCTTAACGGCGTCCCGCAGCGGATGGTCCTTGTCCACCAGCTTGCCGAAGAAGCGCAGCACGTTCAGAATGTGAATGTCACCCTTCTCCTTGATGGCCTTCTTGTTGGCATCGGAAGGATCCTGAATGAACGCCTGACGCAGTGCTTGACCAGCCTGGAACGCCTCGGCCAGCACCTTGTCACCACTGGCAATCGACCAGATGCGGACTTCGTGAGCGCTATAGTCATACCGGATCATGAGGTAGCCCTTGGAGGCTACGAACATGCGCTTGATGAGCTTCGACAGCTTACCGCGCGCCGGAATCTGCTGGAGGCTTGGCCCACGTGAAGCCAGACGACCAGTGTCGATCACATAATAGTCAGGGCTCAAGTGATCGTTGGTTGCCGCGTCAATGCTGGTATTCAGCTTCTTGTACCAACCCTTGACGTAGGTTCCCATCAGCTTGGTGAGGCCTTGCAGCTCGCCGTACAGGCTGACGATCTTGTTCTTGTCCTTGTAGTGGGCGATGAACTTCTTATCGATCTGCGGCGCACCCGTCTTAGTCTGCGTCAACGCATCCAGCCCGAGGATGTTGATGAACAGCTTCTGCTTGTGCTCGGACTTGCTGAACTTGAACATCCACGTGGCAGCCTTCGAGCCAAACAAGCTTCCGGCCTTGAAGCCCGACTCGCGGACCAGTTCGGCATTGGCTTGCTTCACTTCCTTGTGGACGCGCAGCTCGCCGGACGAACGCTTCAGCTCCTTCCGCAAGGGGCTGTCTGCTCCCAGCATATGCTTCAGATATTTGCGTTCCACCTTCGAACCATCCTGCCGCAGATGGGACAGCTGATGCGCTGTGTCCGACATCTGGTTGAGCATGTGCCGCTCGAAGTAACGCTTGAAGTTCTTGCCAGCGATCTCCTGTGCAGCCGATCGCGCCAACTGCTGATGGTAGATGCCGACGATAGACACAACGTCAGTAGCCGCATACTCCAGGAAGCCCTTGTCCGTGGGAGGCGTGGTGCCAGTGGTTTCCCGTTCCTTCTTACTGAAGATCGCCTTGTAGTAGTGATCGTTGCCGTACTCGGAGTACGTTGGAGCCAAGCCACCGAACGTTGAACTCTTGCCGGTGTGCGGGTCGATCATGAAGGTGATGCCGTTCAGTGCGTTCTTGTTCTCATCCAGATCGTGCTCGCCGAACATGATCTCCCACACCTTGAGCCAGATGATTGGGATGCGCAAGCACTGACGGATCAGGCGCAGGTCGAACATGCCGTTGAACGTGATGAGCAACGGGCCAGTCGTAGCACTGAAGCGCCTACGGAGCTGTTGCTTGATGTACTTGCGCTCTTCTGCCGTCCAGTGGCACAACGGATGATCGACGGACAACACATAGCCGATGTTCTCGTTGTGGTTGGTACAGAACTGGATGGTGTAGATCTTGTTATGCAACACGGACAGGTTACGTGTTTCCGTGTCGACGCCGACGTGGGTAGCTGTATCGAACCGGCGCATCAGCGCGTCGAACTTCTCGATCGTATCGATATAGCGCGGCTGTGCCTTGAGCTGAGACAGGTCGTGCGGATTGCGTCCGAGTTGCAGGTAAGCGAAGTGGCGACACCAGAAGCCCAGCAGATTGGCCTGTGCCCCATCCTTTTCGAGCAAGCGCATGAAGTCGATGGTGGACGTGACCTTGACCGGCATGTCGCCGACCTTCAGCTGATGAACCCATCCCCGCTTGTACTGCGGATACTTGATCTCGGGAAAGCAGCCGTGCATGATCTCGTCGCCACTGAACAAGATGTGCGTGGGCTTCAGCTTCTTGATGAGCTTGATGATACGGTCAGCGAAAACGCCTTCTGCCTCCCGACGCTGTAGCGGCGGAAGGTGCAGATGCTTGAACGCGTTTCCGTTGACGACGGCATAGGCCGCCTCGGGCAGCGACCCACCCTTCAGATACGGGCGTGCCACCTGACGACTGTACTTGATGGCGTTGCGCACCGACGAGTTGACGGTACGGTCCGACATCAGTTCACCATTGGCTAAGTCCCGACCGTCAACAGTTTGCATGACGATCAGGATACGACGCTTGGTGTTGCTCCACGTGCTGCACTTCTTCAGCACGAGGTTGTACGGCGACCTCTTCTCGAAGGCGTCCGTACCGAGGTCGAAGGAAAAGTCTTGGTCTAACATGGGAACCTTATAGGTTGGTAACTACCTTATTTACTGGTGGAACCGACCTTCTTCGAGCTCACGGCGGAAATCTTCGAGCGCTCGTTCGAGATGGAACTCCTGCATCTGACGGCCGAACTTGGTGAACATCGTCGCTTCGCGCAGGAAGGTGGCATTCTTTTCCAGTGCCGACCAACGCGCACCGGCATCGAGTGCCAGCATGTTGATTCCGAGTTCCGTGTACAGGCCGACCAGAAGTGCGCGACCTTCGAAAGTGTAGATGGACATCAGGTCCGCGTCACGGATACTCTTCTGAACCAGATTGGCCGGGCTGAACGGGAACGCGCCGTCCTTGAACATGGTGACGCGGATGATATCCGACACGCTGTTGGCGCGACGCTTGTCCCATCCAAGCAGGGCGTTCCGCGAGAAGATCGGGCCACGCACAAATTCGATGGCGCGCTGGACGTTGACGTTGTCCGGGTTCTTGCCGCCACTGTGGCCGTGGTCATGGAACAGCGCGGCCATCAGCAGGTCTTCCACTTCCGAGTAGTGACGAAGGGTCGTCTCGTCGGCCTCCGGCTCGTTCACGTAGGCTGTGAACGCGTAGTAGGCGACGGCCAGTTCGTGTTCCAAGTTGTGATACGGGTTCTGCATGTGCGAACCGCAGGCAGCCAGCTGAAGCAGGTTCGGGGCGGTGACATAACGTTCGAAGATTTCACGGCCGAGTTGGGAAGGGCTGATGTTCATGGAAACTCCTTTTGATTTATAAAGTTAGTCGGTGTAGTAACCGGTCCAGCCTTTGTGGTGAGCAACCGCGCCGCGAAAGACTTTTGATAGTTCACTCTGGTTAAGACCGTGCTTCGCTGCGAACTCTTTCACATTCCGCCCGACGTATTTCTTTCCGCGTGGACTTAATACCGCGAAGGGTTTAGAGCGAGCTTCGGATACTATCTGATATCCGACGTGAGTGCTTTTTGTCCGACCTCGTAACTTTTCTGCGCTGCGCGCGACGCTTGGGTCGTTCTCTTTTGTCCGACCTCGCAACTTTTCTGCTGCGACGTAACTTCCACCGTTGACAGTCTTCTCCCACGTATTCTGTTCAACCGTGATGAATCTACAGTTACCGACTTCGTAGTCACCGGCATCACCTTTCCGCGCCATTGCATAATGATGTGGTGCTTTGCCAATATCGTCCGGCCGGGTGAGCTTGGCGCGCTTCGCCAACTTCATATACTGGACAAAGGTTAGGTGACACTCAGCATCTCGTAGCTTGGCATTGCTACGAAGATTAGTATACTTCCGACGCCACTGCCGCCAGTCGTTGCCGTCGAATCCCGCGGCCCACACAGTAGCTTCTATCAGAAGACGTTCCGCGTTTGATATGCCCATGATAAAGCCCACTTAACTAATGTGTGACCTATTTACTCTCAGAGGAAGACTTTGACGCTTTTGGCAGCTCTAGTGATTGCCGTGTACAGATGCTCTTGGATCTGGTCCTGAAAGACGTCGGACTGATCGACGACGAGGACGTGGTCCCACTGCGAACCTTGAGCTTTGTGAACTGTACAGGCATAGGCAAATCCCCACTGATCTGTTCCGGCGATGTCGCGCCAGTTCGGTTCCGGCAGGTTCGTGTCGAAGTGATGGGTAGAACATACCGTGTTGACGATCAGCGGCCGTCCATCAGCGTCGAACATATCATAGGACCGCACCTTGAAGTGAAGCCCTTCGATGTTGGTGTCCTCGAATCCAGACTTCGGATTGCGGAAGTCCTTCAACTTACGTATCACCTTGATCTGCGGCTGCGTACACTGCCAGATCGTACCATTCATCAAGCCGTTCTGCTTGTTGTTCTTCAGACACATCAAGCGGTCACCCTTGACCGGGAACTGCGAGTCGATGTCGAATCGACCGTTGACGATACGTACCCGACGATTGATAGCATCCCTAGTGTTGCGCATACCGACGAGGACTTGGTCAGCCTTCATCAATGCCTTGTCAGTCATCAATGATCCCGGTGCGTACACACGGGACTCACCGTAGCGTCCAGGCTTGAGTCGCTTCCCCTCTCGGACAAGGGTGGCTAGATACGTGATTGGATCGTCCTTGGCAGTACGCTCCACGCTTGTCAGCATGATGTCTTCCCGCGACTGGGTGAAGTAACCCTCACCCTTGATTGGCTTCAACTGTCCAGGGTCACCCAGAACCAGAATGGCTACACCGTAGCTCATCAGGTCCATAGCCATCTCTTCGTTGACCATGGATACTTCGTCGACGATGAGCAGTGCGCAGTCACGCAACGGGCTTTCGCCGTTGCGGGTGAATCCGGTTACCTGACCAGTATCCCGATCGATCTGGGGCTTGTAGATAAGACTGTGGATGGTGGTGGCGCTCGTACAACCCTTCGAACGCAGGACTGCAGCGGCCTTACCACTGTAAGCAGCGAACAACACGAGTCCGCGAGGGACGCCTTCACCATTCTCAACAACCCACGCGATCTCCTTCGCCATGCTCGTTTTGCCTGTACCAGCAAATCCGAACATCCGGAAGATGGGCTTCTTGCGTGGATCGTTTAACCATCGCCAGACACTCTTGAATGCTTTGTTCTGATCGTCGTTCCACGGGATGGTCGGACGGGCCACCGGGTCATACTTGCGCTCTGGTGCTTCACCACCGAACTCAATGTCCTGCCGACGCCGATCCTGTTCTTTCACAATGTCGGATGCAGCGATCACGCCGGACACATCTTCAGAGTTGGTTTCCCTACGGACTGGTCCGGGGTCAGCGTGACGCAGCATCGCTTCCAGATCCAGTTCCCAAGTCTTTGGGTTCAACGGATCTTCAGCACCGCCGTGTCCGTTGTCACACACCCATCCACTAGTGGTGTTGAACATCGACTGTCCACATACGGTGCACTTCACTTCTGAGACTCCGTCAGCCGTAGGCACACCGCGAGACAGCACCATCAAAGGCGGTGCCTCGAATCGGGCGGCACGAACGAAGAACGAGGTGGGGGAATTGGTGTAGAAGGCGGTGACCATGTCGTACAAGAGCGAGTAGCAATTGTCGTCAGTGGAGCCAATGGCAAAGCTGAACTTCTCGGGGGATTGGAGTAGGGTCCGGAGCTTCGAATCAGTAGGATTCTTTTCCAGGTGGAGGCAGCACGAAGCGAAGGTGAGGGCCGGTTGTTCCCGACCACTCACCTGTTCGTACAGTCTCATGAACTCGATAGGTTCGAGGCGGAGGCGTAGACAAGCCTCCTTGATAAGCGCGATAACGCCGTTCTTGATTTTGTTTGCATTCATGGGAAGGGTTGCGCAGGATATCCCTTACGCAGTTGGATTAATGAACGGTCCCCGAAGCTGGTAGGAACAACGACGAGTGGTTGTCCATGTCGCGTGCGATTTCTTCGTCTTCCGCGTCGGACTCACCTGATACTTCAGAACCTTGCATACTGTCGGATGACACTTCCTCGTCGTCTAGATCTTCGTCTTCAGACCCATCGAAGTTGGTGTCCAGACGCAGCATATGCTTGCGCAGCGTCTTCAACTCGTAGTAATGCACGAGCTCCGTGTACTCTTCGAGTTCGTCTTCGCTGATGCCTTCCATAACATCTGGAGGCGGCTGGATGTACTCGATACGTTGGAAGATCAAGCAACGCTGCCACATGTCGCTGACCACACAGGAATTAACAAAGTCTGATAACCGATCCGTGTAAACCTCGATGAAGAATTTGTTGTCAGCCACCGGATCGTTTCCTGCTTGGCGCCGAACCTGCGCACGATTCTCCTCGGTGAATGCGGAAGCCTTCCGGGCGAAGTTGCCGTACTGAACACGGTTCTGAAACTCGGTATCCTTCGTCGCCGGATCATCAATGTTGATTAGAACAATGATCCGGCTTATCTCGTTCACGGTCGCCGTCATAAAGCCCCTGCAGAAGTTGTGTTAATGATGCCCACCGCCACCACCTTCGTGTCCTCCACCCAAGTGACCGCTGTAGAACGCATGTTCCAACCCCTCGCCAATCGATTCCACGAAGTGGTGGACGATCGACTTGGGATTGTCACCGCGCGCCTTTGCCGCACGCATCTTCTTGATGCCGTACGAAATCACAGAGGCAGAAACGCCAGCCGTCAAGTGCGCGGCCAGACCACCTGGAATGGCTGCAATCGAAAGCATCAATGCCTGTTTACCCAGACTCTTGACGGCCTTCTTTTGCTCATCATCCAGCGGCTTCTTCTGCGTGAGACCAACCAAACCCTGAGTTGCGGGCTTGATGTTCGGGAAGCTTCGATTCAACACTTCCGTCACGTGACCAGCACTCTTCTTCAGATTCTCGCCGAGTGCCTTACGATACGGGGAGCCCGCCTTTGCGTGCTCTTCCGGAACAGGTGCGTGCTGCGACTTGGCTGCGCCTTCGCCAACTGCTTCGACGAACGCTTCCACCGAATCCTTGTCCTTGTTGGCTGCCTGTCGTTCCTTGTACTTCTCGATACCGTACTTCACTGCCGTGATACCGATGTCGGCCACGTAGTGAACGGCGTTACCGCCGATGAATTTGGAGGCAGCGTTATGCAGTGCCAGCTCGCCCAACTCGTGCAGGACTTCCTTCTGATGGTGGTCCAGCTTCTTGCCTGTCGCCAAACTCTTCAGGGCGCCGACGGCATGGTTCATCTTCGGGAACGTCTTCTTCAGATGCTCAGCGATCTTCGGCGCATTCTTGGTAACTGCATCGGCTACCTTCGTGCGGCCTTCGCTGTCTTGCTTCAGGTGTTCGGGTGCTTCGTGACCTTTGTCCTGTCCTTCCTTGATAGCCTGTTCCGCGTACTTGGAAGCCGGGTGTTGTTCGATGTAGTCCTTCTTCTGATCGGCCGGCAGATTGGTCCACCACTCGGAAGGTTGTGCTGCGCTCGCGTCGTCCGCGTGGACTGGCGTGAAGTTGGCGGTCGCCATCAGGCGGTACAGTGCTTGCGTCATAATATCCTCGTTGTGAAAAGGGCCTCCGGTTAAGGAGGCAGCCCGATGTTTGCATTAAATTTGCCGACATGGGCTGCCTATCGGGTTAGAACTTCCCGAGTAGTACCAGAACGAGTACCACAGTCAACGCCGTTGTGAAGATGTAGAACGCAGAGTAGCCCCAGGACTTTGAGTACTTCCAACCCGGAAAGCTGACCACACTGCACAGCAGCAACAGCAGGATGACGATCATATTAACTGACATGTGAAACCTCCTGTGAGATACTGCACAGTTAAATTCCACACGACCAGCTTGGGTGTTACTGGATGTTACAACAGACAGACTGCGGTGTGCATACGCTGGAAATACTCAGCGTACGACTGTACGTCACCACGATCAGCCTCACGCCCAGCCTCACGTGCGTCCCGGCGACGATCGTTCTTGACTTCGATATACGCCAAGAAGACGAGAGTGGGGTCGACATAACTGGATCTAAGCACGTTCATTACTGTTCTCTGAAGTCAACGTCGTCTACATCGGCGTAGGTCAGACGCTTCGGTGGCTGGGATTGGCGGGTTGGTGGCAGAGCCGGTTGAACAACGCGTTCTACAGTGGGCTTCGCTTGCAGCACTTCCAGCCCCTGTAGACTGAACGACGGGTCGCTATCCGACGATCGGGAGCTGCTGAAACTGCTAGACCGCTTGATTGGCGTTAGACACTTGAGCCACAGCGACGGCCGCTCCTTGGTGCAGAAGCAGTCGCCGGGCAACACTTCGTGAAGCAGACGGTCGTCGAAGAACTGCCCGTTGCGGAAAATCTCCACGTCCTTGTCGTATCGTCCCTGCCGCGCATCAGGTAGGGCGGGTAATTGCTCCACCGCGCCAGTCGAAGGCTGCAGAACTATGGACGTTGACATTGGATGCTCCCATTGGTTGGGCGTGCCCCGGTTCCCTGTAGCCATTGTGCGGGAACCGGCGACGCATGTCAGTGAAGAAGGCGTCGATGAAGAACAGCAGTGGACTCAGATGCATGTCCGGTACATCGGGGAAGTTTACAGACACCCACTGACGATCGAGCTCCGCGGCTCGCAACTCGTCGTACGTGAATGTCTTCGACTCACCACGGCGCGGATTGATGAACAGCGACGACTTGCCGATATGCGATGCACCGCTGATCTTCTCCGCAGTGTACCAGAAGCTCGAATTCCAACTGCTGTACGCCATGATTATCTCCACTTGATTTAGTTTGTGTTTATTACAGGACAACGTTGTCCGGGTCGGTGTGCTCGTCGGCCCGCTGCTTCAGCTCCGGCCAGCGATGCGACATGTAGGTGCGCAGCCAGTTCGCGGCTTTGCGGTAGCCCGGATTGTGCGGCTCGCGGGCTGCTCCGTATCCGTCGGTGACTCCGTTGAGATACGCGTTTCGGATTGCCGAAACACCGATGATTCCCAGCGTCAGAATTACGACTACCCCGCACAGCAGTTGCACATTCATGGTCTCACCTATTGATGGTTGGATTGTTTGTTTTGATACCACTGTTTATTTACTGTGACGGAGCAGGTCCAGAAAAGTCAAAAGGCACGCGACCCTTTCGAGTGGCGTGCCATTGTTCAGCTAGTTACGTCAATCAGGACAACGTGTTTGCGTCGTCGTTGCGTTGCGCGAAGTAGTCGCGAATCCCGTCACGCAACCCATGATTGTCACCGGTCAGTTGAAGCAACCCGTGTTCGTCATAGTAGACGTCGGTGTTAGGATCGTACTTGTTGTCCACCAGGATGGACCACCGCTCGACATATTTACGGCTTGATTTACGACCGTGCCAGTGATGCAGGATTGTGCCTTCCACAAATCCCAAGTCTCCGTTCACCACATGCTTCATTCGGTACAGCCGCGCAAGGGCTGCTTTCTGGTATGCTTTGGTGGTCCTGCCGTGGATTCCCATATGAGCATGACCTACGAAGGCCCACGCCATGTGATGATCACCAGCACCTAGGATGGAAATGTCAAACAATCCACCACCTTGTTCCCACGTGTCTCGACGGATAGCCCATGCGTAGCCCGGATGCCACAGAGTAGCGTATCCACCGGCTTTACGCGCTTCGAGTCCGTACGTCTGATAGCAGTAGCCGAACGACTCGACGACTGCATTCTTCGACTCACCGAACACGATGGGGCGACCCTGCGGATCCATGTCCAGCGCACGCGCCCACATCTGCACTACTTGGTGACGGTGCAGCTGAGTGATGGTGTCTTGAACGATGTTGCTGTTGAAGAAGTGAATGTCAGCGTCGATCCATGCCAGATACTTCACTTGGTCACCGTACAGCTTCACTGCGTTTGCGAAGGCAATGTTGGTGAGGTTCTCTTTGTGGAACAGTTCGTACTTGGTCCGCAGCTGGACGTGATGCGGATTGTCCGGGCTGGTGACTTCGAATTCAGATTCGTTGAGCACCACTTCCACGACATGAAGTGTCACACCGAGATCTTCCATGTGCTTGACAAAGCGCTGGAAATTGGTGAGCAGGTTCTTGAAGTGTCGGTGGTTGAAATAGACGGCCGCAACGTGAAGGCGGGCGTTACCTTCTAACTTCTTGTGATGATGGTGACCGTGACTGCTGCGCGCGTGATGCGGGTGCGACGGTTTCTGTTGAACCGGTCGCGGCGCGTAGTAGCCTTGGGCGATGTGGTCTTTGATGAGTCTGGCGATTTTGGTGAGCCCGGAAAACATGCTGATCTCTGCGAGTTGGAGGTTAAGGTCTCATGACGAGGTATGTCCTAATAAGTGCAATGGAATTGTAAGCTTCCATTCCCAGATGTGAAAAGGGAGCAGCGACTGGTCCGTTCGCTGCTCCCCCATGTTGTTATTCGTTATGTGAATTGTGGTATTAAATTGCGTAGCCTACCGCCTTCACACCAAACCCCAGTTCACAGCTGACTATTGACGTCGCGTCGCAGCGCTTCCAGCTGGTTTGACACGCGACTGAGAACTTCGTAGCGAGCTAGTGCTTGCTTGGCTTTGATAAGTGCATCCAGTCGCTGGAAGTCGGCGAAGCTGTCCACACGCACTTCGTATCGCTCGCCGTTGACCTTCCACCACGCGATGCCGCGGCGATCGGCGATGTCTCCACTGCCGTCGAAACCGCTGGTGCTGATGTCGACTCGCTGAACTGGCGAGCTCGTCGGATACGGTGCGTAATGATCGCTGCTCATTTGTTCACCTCAATTGGTTTTATTGCCATGATCTATCCTTGAAACAGGCTGTGTACACTGCTCCGGCTATACGTAGGTCTTTGCTTTCAGTAGCCGAAGCCCATGCCATGACGCTGCATCCGGTCTCGACTGCTCGATTGTGGAAGTGCCGGTAAACGCGGTATCCCAAGTACGACACGACTATCGCGAGGGTGGCGATCATGAGCCAGTCAACGATACCGCGATTAGGTCGACGACTCACTCAGGCACCCCGTACTTGGCGATCAGGTTCTTGAGGCGCGTGATGTCCTTACGCCGCTGCATAGCCTTGACCGGATCTTCCACCGGCGTCCGCGCCGTCTTGGGGCGCTCGTGCGCTTCGATTATCTGGCGAGGAACAACGCGAGCCTCGACGTTGTTGAATCCAGCGTCAGTGTATAGCACGGCATCGAAACCGTACTTGACGATGAGCTGGGCCAAGATTGTGCTGAGATCTTTCAGGGTGCCCTGGAAGTCGGACAGTTCCTGAATGCCCTCTGAAGGCAGATCACGGATTTGGGTTGCTGACAGCTTCGTCGTGAGGTCCCCAGCTTCCGCGTGGCCTGACATCGAGACCCCAAGGTGGGGTACAACGTTGTAACCCGCGTCGAAGTATATAACTGACTGGGAACCGTGCTGTTCCTCGACACGACGCAGGGCAGCGATCATTTCACCGATCGTGAGGCTAGTAATCTGCGGTGGTAACAGTGTACGATTGGCGTTCATGCAAGCACCTTCTCGTCCTGATGCAGTGGAGGCCACTGATGCGACAAGACGGCGATGGCCGCAGCCTCGTTACAGAACACGCCGATCATGTCGTCTGTCAGCACGTACACATGGCCGTTCCACACATGCAGCGTCAGCATGACGTCACACGTGGACGGATCTTCAACCGTCTCGGGAACCGGCGTTGCCAAGATTGGTGTGGTGAACACTTTGTTGAACAGACTGGCTAGTTCCAGCGTGTTGTGACTGTTGCCAGCCAGCACGTTCGCCACGTCGGTTTGCAGCAGTCCGGCAGCGGCGCGCGCCGTATCCTGTTCGAACTCTTCCAGCATGTGGATGCCAACGAAGTGGCACTTTATATCTACAGACATTAGAACCTCGTGGGTTGATGGGTGTGTTGTTCACAAATCCAGGAACCGCTTGTAGAAAGCCTCGAACTCGCGTTCAAGATTCAGTATTAAACGGTCATAGGCGTCGGGCTTACCCTTTTGGAGCTTGCGCCGACGCCTGATATCTTCGAAGTCCCGGAGCATGGAGTTGTAGAACTCCGGGTCGAAGAACTCCTTGTTAGACAAGGTTTGTATTGGAGATTTCATGAAGCTTCGCTAGTGAGCCGAACTTATCGAAGTCCGGTTCGTCAGTCAAGGCACGCTGGCTATGAAGGTTGAAGCAGTGCCGGTCACCGTGCATCTTGACGACGATGTTGAATGACTGAACCAGCACGTGAGGCTGATGGCCGGTGTAATACGGCGAATGAGTTGCACCCATTTGGATGATCTCGAACGCCGGATCCGACAGCAGATGTGAATCGCATAACTCACTGAGCTTCGTGAAGGCCTCGGCAGCCGCTTTCCGAGTAGTTACCTTTGCGATGACCTCAGACACCTTCTGTCCAAGCGGGAAGGTGTGCTCGCGATACTTCAACATGCCCATGATGGTTAGTCTCGATATGTTATGGTTTGATCAAACACATACTCCATTGCGATTAAGCAATGGGCTAGGTGCTTGTAATGCCGATCCGGAGGCGCGGTCGCGCGACAAGGCGCAGCGCCCCCGTAATCAGCGATTGGTCATAAGGAAGATCGCGCGCACGCACAAGGAAGGAATTCGCGCGCAACCCAAGTCATAACAACCAATCTAGACAGCTAACTTCCGCTGGATCTGGACATCTAGCAACGACGCATAGCGATGACTCACAGTGCGACGATACGCCTAGAGACCGGACCAAGGCAGCGGCAACCTTCTCGTCGCGCAAAGGGCAGCAATTGCGACGGCCAAGTGGGGGTAACGACAGAGTCCCTTTCCCCATCCAACCTAGTCCTCGAACGGCGACGCGCACAAAGGCTAGGCTGGCTGAGGGCTGACGTTGGGCGCGGCACATAGGCTGCGCGAATCAGCTTCAACTGCAAACGCGCGTTGCTCGCAGCGGCGCGAATGCTTTCTTGCAACTGATTGAGACCAGTTGCCAGTCCTCACCACTGCCGTTCATGAAGCAGCACGGCTGGACAGTGGTGGCCGAGTGGAGCCAGCCGTGCCCCCAACTCTTTTCACTTAGGTTCGTTCCAGAGCTTTTCTATAAGCCGAGTTTCTCGACGACGGATAATCCGTAGCAGAGTTTTCCGCCAGGATTTGGGACAGTCGTTGAGGTATTCGTTGCATCTGTTGCGAACCTTCATGTGATGCTTGGATTTCGATTGCATGAGATATCTCCGTAGTGTACTAACACGGCATGATAACCTCCTATGCTTTATTTACTATGCGGCGCTGACTTCACATGCGGGCGTAGGCTACGCTGTGAACGTATCGTGTATCGGGATTGCCCGCTACTTCGTAGTAGATCTCGTACCAGATGCGGCTGGCATCTTCGGTGACGTGGCACTTGATCACGTCCAGCACTTTGTGATGTGCCAGACCGTCTTGCGTCAGACAGGCACTGGATTTGGCCCAGCGACTATCGTCCGACGAAATCCTCTCCTTGGTGATGAAGGGTGCCAGCGGCGACATTTCAGCTGCGTAGTGTCCCATGCGTGCTCACTTCGGAATCGTGCGGTTGACGGCTTCGCGGATGTCCACGCATTGCTTGCGGCCGACTTCGCGAATATCGAACTCGAGAGTTTCCGAGTGGTCGAGTTGCAGATTGCGATCCGACGTCACCAGGAAGCCTTTCTGCTTGAGGAAGTCTTCGAGCGCTTGGACAACCACCGACTTACCGACGCCGACAGGGCCTTCGACTGTGATCTTGATTGCCATGATTTCTCTGTTAGGGTGGGGCCATGCTACTCGATGACGGTTCAAACGCGGGACTCTTATTAGGAAAACCACACGTCATCGAATGCGTAGCACAGCCCCGGTGGAGGGTGGGACAGGTTGGAGTCGAACCAACGACAGCGCAGATACTATTTCAACCCGCTGCTCTACCGGCTTGAGCTATCTGTCCCGATTGATTGGAGGGAAGGCGAGGATTCGAACCCCGCTTCGCGCATTAACCCGTAAGGGTGAGTTTGCACTTTCCGTTGCCCTACTACCAGACCGTCGCTATCGCTAGCATCGCGCACGGCCCAGATTCGGCTTCCCGTTGATTAAGGTGGGTGGTGGAGGGGATTGAACCCTCGACCTCGGACGTACCAAGAACCACCGCGAGACGCATCCGAAGATGTACGGGTTCAGGATTCCTTGCTCTACCACCTGAGCTACACCACCCATGTACTTTATTTACTGTCCGACATGATAAACGACACGCCAGTGAAACTACCGATCTCGCCACTGAGTAAGTGCTTGGCGTCCTCGGGAGTGATTTCCACACGCTTACCCATCTGCTCGAACCACGAGTTGTCGTCGGCAAAGAAGTACGTGTAGGTGTAGCGCCCGAGCCGCCGCTTCAATCCTGCGTACAGCCGACGCCGGTGCTTACGCATTCGGCGTGCCCTCTTGCGGTTCCGCACGCTTGATGGCGTCGTTAAGTTCGTCGCGCAATCCAGCAAGACCTTTCACATCAAGTCCTGCCGATGCCTGCCCATTCCATAGCATCAACGTCTCGATGAGGTCTTTGACAACGGTAGCGATTTGCTCGACACGATTCGTATCCGTCGACGCACGCTTAGGAGCGTACACGAGCAGGTGTTGCCATGCTCGTGGGTCGACTTCAGGGGCGCCGTGACCGAGCCGGTCAACCAAGTCCATCATTTCATCGCTGATCGATTTGGCGCGTTGCTCTTTAGTCGGCGCATTGAAGGTCATAGCTGCTCCTTCTTGCGACGCGCTGTCAGGATTTCCTTGGCGATGGCGCCGCGCAGGATGCCGTAGTTGGGAACCGACTGCGAACCCCAATGGCCAGGACCGAGATTGTTGAAGTCCGGGTAAGCCAACGCTAGTGCGCGATCAGCAGCATCGAACGCATCGCGATGATCGCCGGCCTTTGAGACAACCGGGTTCAGATAGAAGGGCACTTCTTCGGCCGTCTGGCGGAACACGTTGGCGAGCACCGGCTTATGTGCAGCAACGAACTCGGCGTCGTTCATACCCAACGATGCCGGATTCGCGTACAGATCAGCTTCCTGCGGTTCGGTCGGCGTCGAGCTTTCACGCGCCAGCAGTTCGCGCAGGGGACAATCGGCTTCACGCAGGGGACCGCTGTAGCCATACTCGGCCAGCACACTGCGGATCCACGTGAGTTCTTCGAGGACCGTGTTGACGTTCGGGTCGTTCTTGCCCGACAGTTTCTCGGCTTCCACCCGGTCATCACGACCACGGATGTTGGTGCCGTCACGCACGCCCTTGTCGTAGGCGGCTGCTTGACTGCCGTTCTCGGTGAACGGATTCGGGAACACACGGCGCTCGTACGACTTGCTGAAGCCGTCGTTGTACGCGAAGATGATCGCTTCCAGGTGAAGATCCTCAAGCGTGGGCCACTCTTTGTTGCTGCTCATTTAACACCCCGGAATGTTGGGAATAACGCGAATACCACCGAGACCGTGGTCTGGGTAGCGTAAGAAGATTGTCGGGTCAGCTTCGACTACGATCGTCCAGTAGGCGACTCGCTGTGCTCTATAGAGCTTGACCCAGAACGTGAATAGGTACATGGTGCTCCTCCAGTGGCCTATCGTTATCTTGCGGTAACTTCTGCGAGTTACTGGAAGTAGTGGGCGGCGATTGCAGCCAGCCCAACGACAATCACAAACTTGATCTTGGTGCGCTGAACCCGTGCGTAGAACGCGGGTTCTTCAATCATACGTTCGAACACGTTGGCATAGAGATGATGTAGCATGGTCTTCCTCGGCCTCGTCCAGTTGTTCGCGGTACTGAACCAACCATCGCTTCTCTTGGATGGTCGGCGTCCAGCCCGCAGTGTTGTGTCGCTGATTGCCGCATCCCAAACAGGAACACAGCTGAGTAGTGTTTACTACTTGCCCCAGAATACGCGGCGGCATCTCCACAGGAGTTCGGGGCAGATCATCGAATGCTTGTTTGTAGCGGTTCGGCCAGCCCCAATAATGCTTGCGCTTATGCTTGAGTCGGGCGACGTGATGTCGGCGTACTGCACGGTTGAACTTGTCCATCTGTATTCCCCGGCCGTGCGCTGACTGGTGGTCCAGTCATACCAACGCACGGCGTCTTAGGGTGATACAGCTTGGCGTACTGCGCAGACAACTCCATGGAGCGACGCATCAAACGGTCGGCACCGTGGTTGTATCGCGCGTAGATTGCGGCGATGTTGATTGACATGGGCTTTGTTGAATTTTGTTGAACTGGAGGCCGAACTGATTTGCCACTTGCGACAGCCGATCTTCCCATTCCCACGTACCGAAGATATCGTGTACGTTCTGCAGCACTGACAGGAGTTCGATTGTGCGGTCATCGTCAACGTTCACGTGTGCTGCCAGCAGACCATCCCGAAGTTGTTTGAGTCCCACAGTGTTGCCACTGTTCAGCGTCTGCGAGTGTTGCTTGCCATCTTTCAGGAAGGCCCGCAGATATCGGACAGGCAAGCCTTCCATGCGTGTGACGTGGAAGCGCGCCGGGATCAGGGCGCCGACCGGACAGCCTCCACCACCGAAGGAACGATACGCTCCACCGCCGGTTGGTAGGAGCTTGGCTTTCTGCTGGCTACGAAGATGAAGGACTGCACTGTCGAAGATCTGTTGGTGCGTCAGGAATGGCTTGCTGGATTTCACGGCGGTCTCCAACTGTCTAGTTAGAATTGTTTAACTGGCCTCGCGCTCGTCTACTTGACGCAGCGCTTCTTGCAGATCTGTCAGAAGTTGGTCCGCGTTCTCGCGGGTCATAACGTACAGCATGGACCGGCCGTCTTGCGTCGGACACACAAGACGGATCATCGGGTTCTGGCCTATCGGCACGTTTGGTTGCACTTGAACTGCGACGCGCATCAGTTTGTCGTTTATCATCGGTGACACGGATTCCTCAGAGGGAAGTGATAACGGGTACTACCGCGATACAGCATCAAACTGTGGTGCGCTTAATCAGACGCAATTAGCTGTGGACTTCCCAGAGTTCCTTGCCGATTTCACCGGCCAGCCCGTAGTACGAATCCATGATAACGTAGTGCGCGACCTTGCCGATGTTCATGGGGTCGTCGATAACGCAGTCATCAGGCTCGAAGCAGCGCAGCCGGTTCAGGAAGTCGTGGTAGAACTCGTGAACCGCAGGATCGATGACGCCCAGATGTTCCATCAAGAACTCGTTTGGCTTGCCATCCTTGATGTGACCAACGAGGAATGCTTTGTACTTACCGAGCTCGAATGCTTCGTTGCGTTTATGGTTGAGTGCGTAAGTCAGAGTTGCCATGCGATCACCACCGGAACAGGCTGCGATTGTTGTAGGGCTTGTCCAGCTGGACGTATCCGGCGTCACGCGTTTCGAACGTGCGATAACGGTAGCCTTCCGGGACATAGATAACGCTCCACACCGAAACACCACCGCGCGGAGCGTCTTTCCATTCAGAGAACTTGAGTGCCACGTGAACCTCAGGTTTGTTAGGCCATCACATCGTCGGGATCGAAGCCTTCGTCCATGCGCTTACGGCCGAAGGTCACCGGTTCTTGTGTGCGGCCCGTGTAGACCGGCGCTTGATGTTCGTGATCCGCGTTGCTCTGTGCCTCGACAGCTTCACGCACAGGCAACGACAGCACATTCTTGCCTACCACACCGTAGCGCAGGTGGAGCGGCTCGGCCACAGCCTTGTTGAGTGTGATGTCGGCTTCGATGGTGGACAGCCATGCCGGGTCGATTTGTCCCACCAGCTTCTGAATGTCGAATGCGAAGTGCTGCAAGATGGGGAGCGTCGTCGAGAACACCTGAACACGGCTGGACGTCGAGATACCCATGTTGGAGTTCGTGATCTCCAGGAACAGGCGCGTGGTGTTGGGCTTGACCTCGCCGTCGACCATCTGATCGATGCGGATCAGCGCGTAGCTGATGCTGCCGTTGTTGAAGTTTTGATGCGCGTCAGCTATGATGGTTTCCAGCTGCGAAGTGGCCTTGAGTTCCATGATGTTCTCCAGTGTTTTGTTTGAATTCGAGTTGAAGCTGAAACTGATCGTCAGGTCAGAGGTCGCGGCACGGTTTCCAGTTGTCCCAGTTGTCCTGCTCGTTGCTTTCTACGATATAGGTCATGGCGATTCTCGGTTGGTCAGTCAATACTGCATGGTTGACGTGGTGTACATGGTGGTGAACATCGTCGGCTGCGGCTCGGCAGGGCATACGTACTCGGAGGCCATGCTGACAGCGTGTTCATGCACCGCTAGGTCCAGGGAGCTCAAGCTCATGCGCTTGCGGCAAGTATCCAGCCGCTCTACCAGCATGATACCCAACGGCGATTCGGCAAACTCACCAGTCTTGCGGCTGAACTTACGTTGCAGGTACTCGTAGCGGCTGACTGCCCGCTGCAAGTTTGTCCGTGCCTCGTGGATCTGTTGGATCGTCTGGCGAAGCATGTCCTGCACGATAGCCACCGGTTCTTGCAGCCGGATGTCGAAGCGTGCGTCACCTTCGTTAGCCATCTGGTCGATGAGGTTGGTGAACGTTTGATTAACCAGATCGAGCGCCTTCGATTTCATCTGCTCGTCGGTGGGGCGGCGATATCCGACCGTATCGTAGAATTCCCGCATGGACACATCGCTGAGAACTTCATACGCTTCCTTGATTGCCTGGAAGCGCTTCTTGGCCTCGTCGGTGCCACCGTTGCGATCCGGGTGGAAGGCCATCGAAGCCTTGCGATACGCCCGGCGAATCTCGGTAGGCGTCGCCCCCTTATCCAGACCCAAGACATCGTACAGGTCCGGAGCCTCGGGATCGAACAGGTCGTCTATGTCGAGCTCGGTTGTTACCATGGAGTTTGTCATTTATGAATTCGGTTTGTTGAAGTCGGCAGGAATCGAACCTGCTTCGCGGGGATCAATCCGCATCTATGCCAATCTAATACGACCCAAGCAATCCAGACCTGCGAGTCGGTTCACTGCATTTCCGTGGCGTTGTACGGACGACCCGATTCCTGTTGCATAGGTCAAACACATAGGTTCCGCACGCAGTGGTTATGTCTGGCACTTGGTATTTACTGTGGTTGCCATCGTCCGGTATTTGGTCCTTTTAGACGTCGGTATCCACAATAAACGGTTTGCACAAATGCGGTCCGCGTTTTCCGCACGCGTGACAAACTGGACCGCGGCGATTTGGCGAATCGGGACGTGTCGGAATCTTGGTGTAGTTGCCGGGTTTCAGACCAGCCGCAGGATTTATCGGCATCGCGTTTTCGATACCGCGCATCTGTTCACGAATCACGTTCGTCGTGTGTTCGCGCTCGGCAGCCAACGCTTCCTCGATTGCCGACACGAAGTGCTGGATGTACGGTCGAGTGCCTTCAGTGAGCGCCCTCGTCGCATGTTTGTTGGCAATCTGCAGTATCACTTCCTGCGGCAGGTGAAGATTCTTCGCGAATAGCATGCTCATGGCGTTGGAATGTGTGTTGAGGTTCGTCTTGCGGGTCGCGACCTTGTTTCACAGGGTCGAGAACAACGTCGCTGTCTTCGTCAGCGTTGAGCCAGCCGCGTATCTCGATGTCCTGCCACGCCTGACGCATGGTCACCAGTTCGGACTTGTCCATGAGTTTCAACGACATGCGACAGAACTCTTCCAGCTTGTCGATCAGCTCTTCGTCGATGATCCGGTCGTGGCGCACGGTGCGGAGCACGCTGAGGATGCTGTCGTTGTGGATGTCGGGATTGCTCGGATCGTCGAGTACATCTTGGCCGCGCCACACCTTCTTGATGATTTCGGGCTTGCTGATAAGGCGCAGGTGCAACACGAACTGCGAGAAGTTCTGTAGCTTGTCGAGATCAGTCTCGTTGAGCTCACCGTTGCGAAGGTTCGTGATTGTTTCGACAACTCGGCGACGATACGTCTGCACGTAGTTGTAGTGTTGATGGAACAGTTGCGGGTCTCGATGCACACGCTTCTTCGTCGGGATCTTGGATCGATTCTTTGCCATGTCGGGTGTTCTTGAATGCTCCGTTGTGGAAAGGGGGAACCCGAAGGCTCCCCGTGTGAACTACTTTACTCGGCGTCACCCCAGTCCGGATCGCGCTCGACGACGGCCGTCGGTTGTTTGATCACACCGTCTTCGGCGACCCACGGCTTGAGGTTGGCTTCGGCTTCCTCTTCGGCGATGCGCACGTCCAGCGGTTCGGCCGGTTCTTCGGTGAACTCCACGTCGGTAACGGCTTCGGCCGGCGATTCGTTGGCGAGCTCGACGGGCACCGCTTCGATCGACCACGAGGCGCGCGTGCCGTTGTTGTCCGTGTAGTTGACATACGGTATGGACTGCGCTTGGTTGAGCTCGTCCTTCCCAACGAAGCGGAACACGTCGCCGATCTTGAGTGCCAGGAATTCACCGGGCACGAAGTCCAGGTTGTTACCAGTCCAGATCTCGATCGGCTGCAGATTCGGCGACGGGTGCGGCAGCTTTTCAAACAGCGACATGACGACGCCATGGAACAGGAAATCCTTCACGCGCTGTTCTTGCGGAAGGGCTTCGTAGGGAAGCATCGCCGGGTTGGTCTTGGCTTCCTCGTCCTTGACCTTGCCATATGTCCAGCCTTCCGCTTGCTTGGCTGCCATCCACGCTGCGTGTTGCTGTTCGGCAGTGGACGTCGGATTGCGCAGCTTGAAGATCACGCCGTTGGTCATTGACTGCTTCTGCGCGTCGGACGCTTCGGCCCACGCGACGACGTCGTGACCGAGTGCCTTCAGGTACGACTGGTTGACTTCGTGCGCAACCTTCGCGATCGTCTCGATGTTGATGGTGCCCTGCACGTTGATGAAGCTGATCGGGTCGTCGTTCGTAACGATGATGTTGTAGCACTGGACATGATCGCCGGTTGCCACGCTGACCGTCGGGTCGTTGTTGCGCAGAGCCGCGGCAAATCCTTCGGCGATGCGCGTGAGACTTTCGGTGTTGGGTTCGTTCGCCACCTGAATGTGGAGAATGCGTTTTGCGTTGTGGATGGGTGTGCTGACTTGGACGTCGCTCATTGTTGGACTGCTCCTGTGTAAGATTATGGGACTGCGTTTGTGTACGCGTTGTTATTTACGGTAGGTGGGTGAGGCCGGAGTTAGCATCATTTGCGCACGTACATGAAGGAGATGAAGTGAAGATGACTGGTAGGGATACGGATGACGTCTCTTTTCAAGTTTCCAGTAAAGCGAGCGAAGCGAGATTTACCACCAGCGAGCGCAGCGAGTCTGGTGAACCATCCTATACCACATGGGGGTGTGGGGGTGTGGGAATATGGTTCTCAAGTTTCATGCAATGACAACTACGGGCTTCGCCCTCCGTTGTCTAGGCATGGTACAGAACCTCCGAAGGAGGTAGAAAAGAGGAATCCTCAGCCTCAAAAACCTAGGTGTTAGGTGCAGAAATTTGCCTTAATAATATGTAATAATGGTATATACCTAACAGTAGTAAATAAGCCTCATGAGATGCTCGTGCGCAAACTGTGCTCGATCATGTTCGTTCGCAAATTTACCGGAGCACATTCTTGAACGTCGTTCACACTGTAAGTAGTCTGCCCGGCATGGGCAAAACCGAAGGGGCCGTGCGGTTGATGGCGAAACACCTGCTGTCCGACGCCGATGGTGTCGTGCTCTACGTGGCTCCTACAGTCATGCTTCTGAAGAAGGTGGAAGAGCGTCTGAAGGTCATGCTGCAATCAATGGGTGGCAAGCCGCGCCACGAAGCCAACATCCTCACGTACAACGAACTGCCGGGCGACGGTGAAGGTGGCACCCCTCGCGGTGTGGTGCATAGCATTCTCGAAGACCTGAGCGGCAGTGCCCGAGCAGGTGGCAATCTGTTGATGAGCGCTCGGAACAATGCTGTGGCATTCGTCACACACTCCGCGTTCTTCCTGCTGCCGTTCGAGTTCAAGAACAAAGAGCGCGTCAGTGTTGTCTTCGACGAGGCTCGGAAATGCGTGTTCGAACCTACCGAGGTCGCACTCACTGAAAAGGAACTCGACCTGTTCAACACCTACATGCAGGACGATGCGTCGCCGCGTCCGTCTGAGTATCGGCAGGTCAGCTTCAACACTAAGAAGCTGCGCGATCTCGAGAAGCTGATGATCGATCTGCGTGCCAACAAAAGTATGAAGGCGTTCGAGGTCAACCGCTTTCTCGATATGGTGAAGGCGCTCAAGCGCGGCACTACTGAGGTCTACTATCTCAAGAAGCGATCTTCAAAGAAATATAAGGATGCCACTACCGGAGAACTGAAGTACCGCACGGCCCTCAAGTTCTACGAGGTCCACATTCCCGGCAAGGTGTTCTTCGGTTGGAAGCGAGTGGTGCTCATGTCAGCGTTTCTCGAACACACTCAGCTATACGCCCTTCTGTGTCGTGGCGTGTTCAAGAGTGGCGCGGGCGTCTACACTATGGCGATAGTCAACGGCGTGTGGAAACCGAAGCCCGCCCGTCGCAACGTTGCGCACGACGTCGAACTCGTCGACGTGACTGAACGGGTTATCAAGGACTACAAGAAGCGGCACGCACAGATCATGCGGCGCTACTCCAACGTCACGATCGTATCGTTGACCGGCAACAAAGATACGCCAGTAACAACTCGCAACCTTATCTCGTCGGAGAAGCTGAACGGTGTGGTAGTCAAGACCAAGGCGATGGCCGAGAAGGGTAAGAAGCAACTTGAAGAACTGTGGGAACGATCCGGCAGTGCCAACGGCATGGGTATCAAATCAATTCGCGAGATCCTGTACGCGACAGCCGAGTCCCGTCAGCGGCAAGTTCTCACGTCATTCGCCAAGGACTTGCGCGCATGGCATGACAAACTGAACAAGGCCGCCGAAGCTCCGTATCTGTGGTATCTAGAACAAGGCATCCACGTGGCCGGTCAGTGGTTCGACCGTAACAGTAACAGCAGTCCGGTTCCTCTGTTCCTCGCCAACAAGAACCACATGGCGGCGCTTCGGAGGCAGCGCCCTGACTTGCGTCGAATGGTCAAGAAACTCCCGTCTGCGTGCCACGGCCGCGACGACTTCAAGGACCACTGCATGTTGCTGTTCCAGGCAGCTATCAATCCGAAGCCGGAGGCGCGTGCCTTCTACGAAGGTCACATGCCGTGGTATGACTATAATCAAGATCACGTAGTAGACGTGGCAGTACAGGCCGCGACTCGCACGTCGATGCGGGATACATCAAAGACCGAACCAGTCTTGATCGTAGTGCCTGACCCACATCTAATGGGCTTGCTTGCCGAGCGCCTCGGTAACGTCACAACCAGTTTCGCGCAAGACGACTACGGTGTCCCGGGGGTCTACTCGATTTCACTGCGTCGGCCGAAGCAAGCTGTGGTCAAGCGGTATCAAACGTCGGACAAGGGCAAGGAAGCCATACGCCGTGCGCGGGCGAACGCCAAGAAGAGCCCACACTTCGCACGCATCAATAGCCTGACCACTCAGATCGCACGCATCAACAAGAAGGGTGTGGACTCTCGCGAAACGAAGGCGCGTCTCGATGCATTGGTAGCTGAGCGTCTAGCAAAACGCGCACTCCATTCTCAGTGGATGAAAGACAACAAGTAACGAGGAATCAAATGAAAGCAGTCAAGAAGGTGCACACATCGCCCGACGAGTTTAACTCTGAGGGCTTCGACAAGGACGGATTCCGACCTACCTACAGTGACGAGCGAACCAAAATCCGTGAGCGGGTACTACGTGAGCTGGCTAGTAAATAACACGGTCAACATACCTACACACCAAGGAGCCATCATGCCCTACCAAATCGACACATCCACCAACGTCAAGACTGGCGAGTTCTTCCAACACTACAAGGGCGGCGTCTACGAGATTGTAACGCTGGCAATGAACGAGGGCGACGGCAAGACTATGGTCGTCTACAAGAACTGGGATGACGAGACCTTCGTCCGCCCGCTCGAAGAATTCGTCGCGGTGATGCCCGGTCTGCTAATGCCACCGGATACTCCGGTCCACCGCTTCAACCTCATCTGCGACAAGGCAGCACTGCGCGATCTGCAAGCGCACGAAGCAGCCAAGCGCTTGCGGGGCGTCTGATGGCTGAGTTCATCGGGATAGGGGATTTGCATCTTACCAGCGCAGACGGTTCTGGTGGACTGGCGAAGTACATTCAGAACCCCAACGAAATGGTGATGGAGGAACTACTGACGGTCCTCCAGTGGGCGCGCAAGAAGGGCATCTCGAAGGCGATCTTCTACGGCGACGTGTGCGACAGCCCGCGCATGAGCTACGAAGCGTTGATCGCCTTCACGAAGTTCCTGTCCGAGAACGACGACTTCATGTTCTACATCATCTTGGGCAACCACGATATGTATGGTGAGACGCCGGAGACCGGGCACAGCCTCGAAGTGCTCCAGCTGCTGTACTCGAAGAAGAACGTGCGCTTCATCACCAAGCCCCGGACGCTCGACATCGACGGGGCTAAGGTGCGGTTCCTGCCGTACCCGTTCGAGAACTTCGACAAGAATGCCCTCAACGTTTTCCACAAGGAAGTGTACGGATCGAAGGGTGACAGCGGCCGGGTCATGGAAGGCGACGATATGTCGAAGAGCAAGGCTGTGGTTGTGGCCGGTCACTTGCATACCGCACATCGGGTTCGCAACACGTTCTACAGTGGAACGCTGTATCAGACCAACTTCGGCGAGTCACAAGATAAGTTCTTCCATCACATCGACTTCCACAGCCCGTCCGAGTACAGTATTGAGTTGGTGCCTCACAAGCCGAAGTACGTGTTGCATAACGTGGTGCTCCAGTCCCGCGCTGATCTAGCAACTATCCCGACTGGCGAGACCAATCTGGTGAAGCTGGTAGTGCAAGACGGTGCCGACGTAACGGCTGCCGACTATGCCAACCGTCCGAACATCGCAGTCGTCAAGAACTTCAAATCGAAGGACGATCTGCACGCGGTGCTGACCGAGGATCTGACTGAGGGCAAGCAACTGGTGGTACGCACCGAGGACTTCTTCAGGGCGTGGATCGATAGTCTCGACGTAGAAAGCGCCATGCGCAAGCGCGTCCGTCAAGTACGCCGTCGTGTTTTAGAAGCAGTCCCATCAAAGATGGAGCGTGTATGACCCCTACCGTTACTCAAGTCAAAGTCGTTGCCATCGAACTCGACAGGCGTGCGTGCGCCAATCAACTGTCCGACATGTCGTTCCCACCCTCGTTCTCACGGATGGTACTCGAGACGGTTCGCAACTACGAGAACCCCAATCAGCTGATGACTGCGCATGTGCTGTACGCGGAAAGCGCCGATCTGATCCTGCCGTTGGGTATCGTCTCGCGCTACTATCCGTATCAGTACGACGCGCGGATTGCGGTTGTCAAGAATCAGAATCTGCCCTATTACGCACACGCGTACCTGCCGAGCGCCGATCGCTACCCTGATGCCGCCATGTGCATCTTCCAAGGTTCCCACGACACACTCGAAGCGGCTACCCTCAGTATCCAGGAACGCTGGCTGCTGATTCAGCAATCCATGTCGATGGTCACCATTCAACCTCTCGAGACACCCCATGTTTAAGATTCTCATCACCACCATCTCGTACATCGTCGGCGGCCCCGGCATGAATAGCCAGACGGCGCTGCACACCATCGTCACGCAGTTCGGCAATCGCGAAGAAGCACTGACCGCCGTCCGCATGATCAACGCGCAGAAGGAAGATACCCAGCTCCTCATTCAACGGGCGGTCCCGATGTTCGACCCGAAGAAACCATGATAATCCGCCGCCACGCCCGCAACGACTTCGTGGCCTTGCGCATATGCGAGACCATCGACGATTACAACGGCACCGTTTTCAGTGTGACGCACGACGGCGTGAAGTACATCGTGTGGGCCAACATACATGACTCCAGGCTGTCGCAACTCGATGCTCAGCTGGACCACGTCTACATGGAGCCCGACAAATGAACGGCAATCTTGAAGAACACGACGCCCGGCAGCAGACCATTCAGAATACGCTGTCTGCGTGCGCTGGCCTAATCCACCTTCTGATCGAAGCGCAGCGCAGCACTGACGCGCTGTCCGAGCCTGTTGCCCGTCCGGAGTACGGTGGGGAAAATCCGAAGCTGTTCGGTCACGGCAGTCAGGTGTCCCGCCTTGATGCCCTGCGCTTTCAGATGGACCTGCTGAACAACTCCATGCACGCGCTCGACACTGATCTGCGTGCGCGTGCGGCTGACGTGGACGAAGCATTCCGCTACAAGGTCCAGTCACGTCAGACTGCGCTGGATGATGCGTTGCGCAATATGACCACGCTTACGGGAGTGCCAAAGCTGTGAACACTCAACCTGAACGTGGAACGTACTGCGTGGTGATCCACGATCAACTCGCGGTGTCTTACTGTCCGCTGCCCGACGGTGAATGTATGTGGAAGCACCGATCAACCGGAAGGTGCATGTACAGCGAGGAATTCGCAGCCACGAGTTTTACGCCCAATGAATTCGCACAGCGAGTTGGGTTGCCCGCAATTCCTGCGGACGTAGTAAATATAATCAAACGGGTTCTGGTAACCCGCATCCGAGACGAGCTCGCCACGTAGCAATCCCGCTCGGATACAAACCCATCCCACGTCTCGTTCCCAATCCTATCGGAGAAATCCACATGAGTATCAAAAGCATCAGCATCAGCGACCTCGAAGCACAGGGACCCCGTGGTTCGGTGTGGGTTCTGAACAGCGCAGCAACCTCGCAGTACGCACTCGTCGGCGAAATCGTCATCAACATCCCGAAGACCAACGGCGCCGGTGCCGACCCGCTCAAGATCCCGCAGACGTGGCTCCCGGTCGACGCTGCTGCCCGCTTCCCGCGTGAACGTCTGCTCGACGCAGCCGAATTCCGTAGCGCCGTCGTCAACGGTCTGGTCACGATCGTCGACGAAGAAACCGCCGCCAAGATCCTGCGCAAGGACGGGGCCACCGACGAACTGAAGCGTCTGCGTGCTACCGACCAACACGTCCGTCAAGCCGGTGCCGCTCGTACCATCGCTGACTCGAACGTCGAGATCTCGCGTGCTGACGGCGTCAAGGACGACGAAGACGAAGGCGACAAGGTCGAGATCTACGGCAGCAACGACGAAGACGACAACCTCGCACGCAAGGCGAAGAACGGCGTCGAACTCAACGACGGCCACAAGCCCTCGTTCCTCATGTTCGTCGACAAGCTCAAGACCGAGTCGGACATCGGCGCGCTGAACGCAATCCGCAGCCGCGCGAAGTTCACCCGCAAGGAAATGCGCTTCATGCGTGACAACCTCACGCGCGGCGAATTCCCGAAGACGATCAAGGCACTCAAGTCGCGCATCGCCGAGTTCAAGACTACCGCGTAATTCAGAAGTTCCCGTAGCGCCGTCGTATCTGTCAGGTTCACAACACCAACAGTCATAACTACCAACCGACTTACAAGGAGTATCACACAATGCCCCGTAAATCCACCGCAATTCCCGCTGCGAAACCGGCTGCAATTCCCGCCAAGCCTGTGACCAAAGTCGCGCGCAAGCTGACGCCGGAGCATTCGGCAGGTTCGCT